GGTGGTTAAAGATTGGCGCTTGCAGCTGACCCCATTCGTCTCGATACTTTTCCGGACCACCATAGGCTGATAAAGGTGCATGAATGCGCATCCTCATCAAAGTCGTGGCCATTTCTTCTAGCTGCACTAAACCCTTCTGATGGTGATTCTCCAGATCAGCAAGATCATGCTCAATCGGTTTTCTCACCGCTAAGAGTTTAGATAACTCTTGGTGAATTGCATCGACTTCAGTCTTTAGACGCTGCTGCTCTTCACCGGTGATGATCTTTTGCTGCTCAACCACTAAGCGTTCGCGTTGTCGACGCAAAAACCCAGAGGAAGCACTCGCCTCTTTACGTAGACGATCATACACACCGATAGCGTAATCAAAATCGACATCCGACAGATACGTGAGCCATTCGCGTCTGTCTTTTGGCTTCATCCGCGAGAAACGAATCTTACCTTGCAGAAGTTTCCGAACATTCTCGGTATAGCCAAACTCTTGTCGACACAGTTCGTATTGCGTCGTCTGCAAATGCGAGGCGTTAAGCTCCTCTCCATTGCGCGCAAAGCTGTGCCAACCCTTTTGAGTGTCAAATCGGTTAATCAATGTATAGTGTTGACCGCGATGGCTAATGGTTATGGTTTTACCGCCGCCTTTGTGAAAAGCACTGCCGTCAGCCGGTAACGGAGTCAACTCCGACATAAGGGAGGACTTACCGCTACCATTGGTACCAAGGATCAATTGGATCTTTTGGGCAAGGTTCATACGGAACATTGCTACGGTGTTTCCCATCAAAGGGATGTAACCTACGAGTTCGATGCCGAGTATTCGCATGTTGGTTTCTTACGTACGGGGTTATCAGACGATTACTTCGAGCAGTGTTTTTTGATTCAGAAGGTTTTCTATGCAAACGTTACCGAAAAACGAACCCACGCTTTCCAAATTACACGCTCACAGTTTTGGCGTGGCAGCAAACGATTTGCCGTTAAACTCCAAGATTCTAGAAGTCATACCGGTGGAAGAATTCCCAATGCTCTCGGGTACTCTCAGCAATAACGCCAATCAATACCAAGCAACAGGTGTGAACGCACAAGGGCAGAACTATTCAGACAGTATCTTGCAAAGTCCCTCTAAACCAGCTGAATGGCTACCCATGGGCAGTAGCAACCGAATGACGCCACCCAATATCCGCGCGGGTGAGCGTTTGATGCTTTGGCGCATGGGGGATTCGGATAAGTACTATTGGATGACACTCACCGATGACCTACATCTGCGTAAGCTAGAGACAGTGATCTATGCGTGGAGTGCCAGTACGGCGCAGACAGGTGCACAAAGTAATACGGATGATTCCAGCGCAGGCAATACCGATTCGTCCTATTTCTTCGAAGTATCGACCCACAACAAATTGATGCATTTACACACCTCCAAAGTCAACGGCGAAGTGTGTAGTTTCGATATTCAGATCAACCCTGGTACCGGCACCCTTCAGATTCAAGACGATATTGGCAATTTCTTTTTCTTAGATGCCATTAATCGAATCCTGACCATGCAAACGGCCGATCACGCGGTGGTACAGCTAGACAAAAAGGATTTGAATTTCCAAGTTCCTGGTACGTGGAAAGTCAATGCTCAGAATGTAGATTGGACCTTTGGTCAAGCGACCATCCAACAGCAGTCGCTTCAGATGACAAGTGGCAATGCCACCCACAATGGCCCCTGGACAGAAAACGGACCTTATCAGCTAAATGGTGATATGACCACGGCTGAGGGAAGTAATGATACAGGTGGCGGTTCGGGTAAAATCACGATCGCTGGACAAGCATTACTTAAGGGTGACATGAATATCGAAGGAGATATGAAAGCTGTCACCATTGAAGCTACCACCAGTATTACGGCACCTAATCTCCAGTATAATTGAGGACATATTACCCCAGGGGACGTCCCCTGGGGTGTATGCCGTTACGCGGTGGTATTCGGTGAACTGCCATCCGGATTTTCCACAGGAGGTAACCCGTTGTTACTCAAGATGTAGTTTTCCAACTCCGTGATCCGTTGCAAAGCTTGATCGCGTTGAGCAGTCACTTGTACAAGCATAGAGTAGTCCGTCGTGTTGTTGGTGATATTGGCTTGCCGCGCGCTTTCCAACCCTTGCGCGGTAGCTGTATCGAGCAACTTGACATTGGACACCGCCGATACACGGATCGTGACATCTTGGATACCCAAAATGGCTGCAATATCGTCTTGGATTTTTTGCTGAATCGGAGAGAGATCCAGTGAATCGGGAATTGCTCCCAAATTACCAGAAACGATGATTACCCGATAAGGAATTCCACCCCCGTCCGGGTAAGCGGCCAAATAACTCGACGGCACTGGAACCAACGAGTTATCAGCAGCTTGTAGCGTAACAATGGAAACATCGTTGGTTAAATCGGTAGTATAGGTCGATTTATCCAAACTCTTCGGGACGTAGTAATCCGTAAAGGGATCGCCTCCCCCTGCGACAATCTCAACCAATTTACGGATAGCCACACAGGTATACTGCGTATTTGCCAGTAGATCGGTGTTAAACGGTGCTTTCAGCGTGTAAATGCCCGCTGCACCCAACATCGGAAGCATATCGGCCATTTACTTAACCTCCGTTGAGCGGCGGGATAACTTGTGTCAGATTTTGCTTTGCACACACCAAGTAGTTGATGTTCTCGTAATTGACCACGAGGTATAACTTCCCGTCACGTGTGACCCGAGTGTATCCGTGCGGAATATCCGTGAACGGACCCATCGTCTCTGCAATTGGTAGCATCGTTGCCAATTGCTGTAAAAGTCCCTGCGTGTCTTGCGACATGCGACCAAAATCTGACGACGTAGTGGAAACGGCCAACAAATCAGGAAACACCTGTTGCAACTCGTACCAATTATTTCGATTATCAATCGAACCCACCACCGCGATTTGCAGATTCTTGTACGGGTGAGCCATGAGTGAGAGATGGCTATCGATATGAGCCGAGGGATACGACGGTACGACACTCTTATACAGAGTGTTCACCCGAGCCAAATTAGTGATGGTGGCGTAAATACCCGTACCTTGTAACGGATTGGCCTCGATAGCGTACTGGTCTTCCAAAGGTACCAGAATAAACTCAGTACGTTTGAATAAGTCAGGCAAAATCTTGACCCAGTCGTCGCGCGTATGGGTCGAATTGGCCAGGATGTAATTGACAAGTGCATCGTTGATCGTATCGATCGTATTACCGGCCGCACCGTAACCGAGCACAATCCACTCTGTCGGTACGATGTTGGTTGCATTGTTCGGATCGATGTAGTTGTACGTAAGTGCAACTTGAATCGTCTCGGGGTCACTGGCGCGTATCACCGTGATTTGGTCAAAAAGCTGCGGAAGCGTACGAGCTGCGATAGCGGTAGCTACTTGTTGCCCCGTCTGGAAAAAGTTATCCAACGGTGTGAGGGGAGCGACTACCTTGAACGAGTAATCATCGAACTCATCTTGAAACGACGCATCGGCAAACCAGAGTTTGATCTGATTGGGTGTTGCTGCTGCGGTGAGTGTATTGTCGACCCAACTGACCCATTCCGGACACCAATGACTATTACCATCGGTGACGATGTTGCCACAGGCAAAGGTACCCGCTGTGGATTGAAATTGTGTGAGAATGTCCTGCAAAAGTTGATCAGCGTAGAGCTGAACATTCGTGTTGACTTGATCATACACCCATTTGGCGATCGCCAACACCCGATCACGTAGATCATTAGTCACCGCAGCAGCAACACCGTCCGTTGCGCTGGTGAATGTGACCATCTGAATATCCGGTGAGATCGTGTCGTTCTGATACCACCCCTTCTCAATCGAGAAAGTTGCCGATTGCGTCGTCAACTCGCCCATGACCGATGTCTGACCCGGCGCGTTGTTTGCAAACGTCGGGTTGACGATAAAGCCTTTTAACACATACATGGATCTCTCCGAGCGAGAAATAACAAAAAAGAGAAGAATTCTTGCATTTTGTTACCGAGTATGGTAACCTTGAAGCTATAAAATGAACTAAGGACCTTCTATGTCATCCTTTAAACTCATCGCCTTTTTGTTTCCTTTTATCAAGGAAATGATACTCGGTGAGAAGACTGTTCAGGAAGCTATCAGAACCAACAAGGTACGGGTGTTCCTCATTGGTTTGATTCTTCTTTCCTTCTTTTTGAATATCGTGTTTATCCCGAAATTGGTGAAGATCTCTGCCGATTACGTGATTCTCGATCGTAAATACAAGGAAATGGGTCAGCACCCCAGCAAATTATCTTCTCAACCTGTTAGCAAACCTACCACTAAACCAGAAAAACCAACCATCAACGTAAAACCTGACGAATCCACTAGTTTTGTCAATACACCAGCGTCACCCGATCAACCGGTAACACCTCCGCCAAATCCTTCCCAGGATACCCCGCCTCCGGCGGCGGATATCCCTCCCGAGCCTTCTAAACGTGAAAAGCGTCGCTACTATCCACCGCGTGGACGGCGTGAACCACCTGTGTCTTCTTCGTCGGTACGGTACAACGAATGGAAACGTACACTTGATGCTATTCGCAGCCAGGAGTATCGGGAAGAACACGGTAACACCGGGGATAATTCTAGTAATCAGTAGGTATTGATAAAGAAAGTGGTTCATCATGAAAATCACACGCGTCTGTATTGTTCTGTTCGCATGGATAGGGCTTTCTTCTTGTCATTCGTTTAATCATTACGAACTCTACAATTGGGGAGATAGCGACGTAGCAAATGCACCGCATAAAGCCAGTGCAGCCGCTGCACTAGAAAGCGCCAGTCTCAGTGATGAGAAAATTCATTCTGACAGTGCAACGGGGTCCCATCCGTCCGTTCCTTTAGAAACACCAGATGCCAAAAAAACCACCCTTCCCGTGTCTTGTCCAGTTTATCGTTTACCCGATTTGGGTTCTGCCCCGGATCTCCCTTACGATCAACTCGACAAGTTAAGGAAATCCAACGACCCTCGCGATTTCGATCAAGTAGCTGAAAAGCAAATCACAATGCTCTACCAATATATCGGTCAAATAAAACACACGATCCGAGAAAGTCATCAGCAGTATCTGAAGGATTGCCAAAGCTACATTACGACAAATTCTGGCACTCAGAATTCATTGGGTCGGTAGATCATCTAGAGAGGTTAAGCGAACAAACAGGACCGAACCATGTGTAATAAAGAACAAGGATACCATCAGTCGAATCATCCCGATGATATCGCCGCTGTTGAAGCAGAGCGCAAAGCCGCATCTGAATCCAAACAAGAGCAGCCTGCACCCGTTGTGTTGCAAGGTATGTGTCTGTGGACCGATGGCTCTTGCATCCCCAATCCCGGTTACGGTGGTTGGGGACTACACGGGTATCTCTACTCGTTTGAAGTACCGAAAAAAGGTTCAGGTAACCCCGACCATATTCTTACCTCTGACGGTTACATGACCAAGATTGAGGTTGCGCAACTCAAAACCCTTGGAGAAGACGATAGCGTCAATGCCGTCACACCGCTGCATTATATCGACGGTTTCGGTTCGTACGAAATCGACATGGCGCGCGGTATCAAAGTGTCGAACAACATTGCAGAGCTAGATGCCGCCTACCATGGTTTGCGTCACGCCGAGCAGTTTGCTATCAAGCAAGTGAGCATCTTCACTGACAGCGAGTACGTCCGTAAAGGTATGGAAAGCTGGGTTGGGAGTTGGAAACGCCATGGGTGGAAAAGATCCGATGGTAGTGAGATCACCAATCTGAAATACTGGCGCAAGCTCTCGGATCTCACCGATGAATTGCGTGCTAAAGGTATCACTGTGAAGTTTGGTTGGGTGCGGGCTCACTCGGATATTCTGGGTAATGTCAAAGCCGATCGTTGGGCCGCCATCGGTACTAACCACTCGCTGTCTGGAATCGTAAAAAATGAAGTGATCGTGAGTGCACCCGAGGGCTACTGGGGGTACGAGTCGAACAAGCACCCGTTTATCTCTCATCAAAATCTGTACTTCAATACCCGTCGCACACATCTGACGCCAGGTGAATACTACTTGGGAAATCATGGTAAGGAAGACGGAGAACATGGCATGCGTTCAGCCGATGGCGCCTTTGCCGTGGTTCGGTTACATACGCCTGACCCGGTGATCGAGACGATTTTCGATCATCAATCGAATTTGGCGGATAACACCGATAACCTCATGAAGATGTTGATCGGCAATGTCTTTAGCAGTGTGGTTCACAAGGAGTTGAGCAACTACGGTCATCTTGCCACCTATCGATCCAATCCATATTTGCTGGATTTGGTGGGAGCAGATGCCGAACCACTCACCACGCAATTTCGTCCCGCAAAGCTCGCTTATCGGGCCGTGGAGAACATTGCATTTCTCGGACAGAAACTCGAACAGTATCTGTCTGGGGTATCCGAGTTAGCAATTACGGATTTGACACCTATTCTTTATGAGACAGTTGTCAAGACCAGTAAGAAGGAATCCACGACACTTACCGTGCTCAAGGATGATTACTGCGTCGGGTTCGCGGCATTAGACGTACTGGCTAACTATAAGCCAGACGCTGCAACGGGTGAACTTTATCAAGAGTCGCTTAAACTCACTCTTGGCATTGACATGCTGGATCGTAATGGACTACGGCGTCTGGAGAAGCTCAATCCGAAGGTTAGTCTTGTTACGTGGATGGAAAGCGAATTGGCTTTTCGGCATGCAACCGTCATTCAGGTCAATGATGCGATTGGCATTTGGGCGGGGATGTATAGCAACATCCGAGTTGTTTCGATGAAGACGTCGGTACCCGCATCTTAAGTCTTTTCCACCACCCCTAGCCGCGTGGTCTTTAACAACCGACAATGATGACCACGCAAACCAGCAGGAGTTTCGTTATGAGTCGAGCCTCAGAGGCATTAAGGCAGTATAGCGTTCAGTTTCTTGATCGCTATCTTCCTCGACGCACCAAGCGCTTGATGTTTCTGGCCTCATTTTTCGCACGTGTCAAAGACGGACAAGTCGAGGGCGAACCCCAGATCGACGACCCCGTATTGGAGAAACTTAACCGCTTGATGCAGTTAAGCAAATCCGATTCCGCGCTGAAGTTGCCGATTCATCTATCCAAAGCAATCTGGCGTGGCAAGACACTGACCGATATCTGCGGCGAATCGATTCTTGCGGACCAAACCAGTCCCGACATGATCGAGCATGCCACCAAGCAGATCATCATGGCTATGCCCAAGTGGCTACGCTATGGTCGACCGGAAGACATCGAGAAAGACGTTCGTCAGTTGTTGGTTCATCGGCAAATTCTCACTGCATGAGTTTTGTATTACGTGGTAAGAGCATAGACCCCCATACTACCCGTTGGAGTCGGGGTAGTATGGGGGTCTTATGTCTTTATACCGTCAACGGCTTACGAAGTGAAGTTCACATCGGTTCCCAGTTTGATAAACCGCGCAGCGCTAAGGATGCTCGGTCTTGCTGGAACGCGGTTAGAAGCGAGGCTATTTAACTGCTTAGGGTCGGTGGTGTAGTACACACGACGATCCATAAGAGCATCAGGCGTTTGGGTCAATATCGCCCATTGACCATCTTCCTCGACACTCCACCATTCACTGACTTTACCGTGACCGGTAATCAAGGGCCAATTAGGCTCTTCCGCCGAAACATACATTCCCGGCACTCCCGTGTCAGCCACATCTTTAAAATCAACAAAGACTTCTTCGTTGTCGAGTAAAACGATGAACGACTGAGATAGCGAGCAGTACGCAGTGATCGCAGTGTCGCTAAGTAGTTCACTCACCGCCACTTGAGAAGGGTTATTCACCGTGTGACTTAGATTCATCGAAGACAAATCGATCGCGTCGACTTGTTCGAAATAGCGGTCGAAATACGGGAAGTTCGGCCAGTCAATTTTAATTAACTGATCACCCACTCGGTTAAATGTTAAACCATCCATCACGTGCAAATATCCGGCAATCACGAGTAATACCGTTTTACCCGATAAGCTTTGTCCAATGTCGATATATACCCCATTGGATAGCGTATTACTAGGATCTTGTTTGTAGATCATATCTGCTGTGAGATCGATATACTGAATCGAACCCAAAGAAGCTAGAGAATAGATTCCGATGGTGTTGCGCTTGCTTTTCACGCATGAAGTATTACCATCACGAATGTACGCTCCAGTGTTGTCGGTAGCCAGATAATGCCAGTAACCATTGACAGAAACCATGCAGCTTTTTCCAAATAACGTAAAATCCACTGGCATGACTTCAGGATTAGTGGGATCATCATAATCGGTAAGTTTAAGCCATGTCTTATCGGCGTCCGGTAAAGGTGAATCAATGGCTGCATCGGGCGCGATCGGGGTGACCATGTAACCTGCATTCCACGCATCGTTATATTTTGCATAGACTGTATCTAGTACAGGCAGGTTCGCGGTAGTCGGCAATGCAGCATTACCGATACTTAACAGATACTGGCTAAACGTCATCGAAGGATCGCCCTCCGTAAATTCGATGTCTGCCAAATCGAGTGCGGTATTGCTGGAATCGTACGGGTTAGACAGCGTTGCAATCACCCGAATATAGTTCTGGAAAATATCGGTAAACGACATATTGGAGATGTCAACCGACACCCAGCGCCCCCCGCCGCCAACGGGTTTGCCAATTGCCGAGAGGAGTGAATAACTCATGGGAGTTCGCCTTAAAGAAGATCAAATAGTATAGTCGTTTGACTTTGAATCACAACATTAGCTTCTTCATGCGGGAGTGTTTTTATGTCAACACCCATCGTTGGGACGACTTATCCGTTTGATCCGACGGGTCAGTTGGCCTCGAATTTGATCCCGTCTGAGCAGCAGATTTTGACGGCTCAGAATTATCAAGATTATCACCTCCTTGTTCCGGTCTTTGCTCCGTACTTCGTCGACTCGCTCGTCGTGACGTACAAAGATACGGACGGTAATGTCAAAATCCTTACCGAAGGCGTGGATTACATTTGCACCCACGTCTTTCATGATGCATCGCTGGCGTGCGCAACGCCGATCGCCGGTTCGATCAGTTTTTACAACACCTTGCTCACGGGTGTAGCGCAACTGAAGTATCAAACGCTTGGCGGTATCTGGACCATCGATACGGCGACGATTACCCAAATTCTAGCCGATCGTCTGCATAACCCTCGCATTACGACGTGGGAGCAAGTCACTGAGCAACCGGTGACGTTCCCGGTGATCGATCACGAGTGGAACTTGGTGGACCTCGTTGGAATGAGCGATGTGGTTACCTCGCTCAACGACATCACCAACATGCTCGCGCAGACGGGTTCTACGGGGTTAGCTGTACACGAAGCAGATCACGATAACCCCCACTTGGTCACTGCTACTCAAGTGGGTTTGGGATTGGTGCAAAACTTCGCTATCGCTTCGACAACCGATGCACAAACGGGAGTGCGAAACGATCTGTACATGACGCCGGCAGCGACAGCTGCCGCTATCTCGGTGCTACCCAGTGGTGGTTTGGCTACGCACGAAGCAGACCACACCAATCCTCACCAAGTCACGGCCACGCAAGTGGGTTTGGGGAACGTTCCGAACTATGGTGCGGCCTCTACTGCCGACGCGCAAGCGGCTACGCGCGACGATGTCTTCATGACGCCGCTTAAAACGGCTGCGCTTCTGAGCGCTGGGTTCGGTCAAGATCTCGCTAACCACGAGGATGATTACACCAACCCGCACCGCGTGACAGCGCAAGAAGTGGGTTCTTATACGACTGCGGAAACCGATCAACTCCTTGCTGCTAAACTCGATGCGACGGCGCAAGCTGTAGATTCGGCCAAGTTGGCGGGTCAGACGTTGCAACAAATTGAAGATTTGATGGTGACATTGAAGGTAAACAATGCCACCAATGCTGATCACGCGAGCGATTCTGACACGCTTGGCTCACTGACGGCCCAAGAGATCATCGCCGCTGCACAAAGTAGCTCAGGCAGTTTTGCTTCGCAAATGGCGTTGACTCAGTCGATCTCGCAAAACGCGAATCTGTGGACTCGCGTCGGTTCGGCTAGACCGGCAAATTCTGCTCAGAACAACACGATGTATCCGGACGCACAAATCATCGTTTCGGGCGGAGATGGTGTTAGTGACAACGTCTCTGGTTTGTATTTAATCACCCTGTCATCGGGACGTAACGGGCAAACACCCGCCATGACAGTGTTAAATCTGACCGGCGGGGTGAATAATTGCGAATTCGGATGGGCAGCTGGAGTCGATTCGCAAAGTAATCCAACCCTCGATATCTGGGTAAAAACATCCGGCAATGCCAATTTCATTGCTTCGACAGAATTGTCCCCTAACGGAACGTTTCTTAGCAATGCAGTTGCACCGGTGGCAACTGAACCCACAGGGATCACTTATGTGGTCGAAGACAGCTTTGCGCGCGCCTCGGATGTGGCCAACGGTCTGCAAACCATGGCAACTGCATTCGAGAACTTCAAGGCTTCTGTCTTAACCGCGTGAGTAATGAATAACGGAGTTTAAAACATGAGCACGCCAGTAATCCGCTATCCGTTTGATCCGACGGGCGTCAATCCGAATAACCTCGTAGTCGGGGAACTTCAGTCGATGCCCGCTCGCAAGATTCGAGCGGTGGCCCCGGAGTACGGTCCGTTTTACACGCAAGGGTTGGTCATCACCGATATGGCGACCAACTTGTCACTCGCCCCCGATCAGTTCTACTGCGCTGAATTGGAGACGATGGCGAGTGTGGAAACTGGGTTGGAGATCATGCGTATCATCATGATCACTGACCAGACGGTGTCGGCCAACATCTCGCTTCAATATCAGGTGGTTGGGGGTGAGTATTCAGCTTCGGCGCAAGCAATTATTGATCAGATTTACAATCTGAATCTGGATGATCGCCCTGCGGCTTGGCCTGTCATTATCGGCAAACCCGCTGCGTTTGCACCGAGCGCTCACCTACACGACGCGGGAGACCTGATCGGTTTTGAATACACGGTGGCAGCGCTCGACCGGATTTCGAAAGCAATCCTCTTAGGCGATGAAGCGTCCCACGATGCGATCTACAAGTATATCGATCTAGGAACTACGTCGATTGCTTCACAAATTCAAGCGTTGCAAAACGCATTGAATAACCACCTGGCGGATTTTAACAACCCGCACAAAGTGACAGCAGCGCAAGTGGGTGCATACACCACGGCGCAGTCTGATGCGAATTTAAGCGCGGCGCAAACCACGCTTCAGAATAACATCAACACGGTGAACTCAGCACTCACCACGCATGAAAACAATACGTCTAATCCCCACCTGGTGACAGCGACGCAGGTTGGTACATACACCTCCAGCCAAATTGACAGCACCACCACGTCTTTGCAAAACCAGATCAACGGGAAGGCTCCAGCCAATCCGGGAAGCGGAGGTTACGTTTATGCAGCCGCCGGGCAAACAGTTACCTTGGGCGACGTTCATGTAAATGGAACGATTTACTGCGCAAACGATATCTGGGCATATTGGTCAGATGAGAGGCTTAAAGAAGATATTGAACCGATCACCAATCCGTTAAGCAAGATTCACCACCTTAATGGGGTGACTTATCGTCACAACGAGCTGGCCGCCAAACTTACCGGGACTGACACGACCCGGCGACACATGGGTTTATTGGCTGGCGACGCTTATAAGGTGACTCCAGAACTCACAGGTCTGGCTGTGTTGGATCGAGACCCTCACACAGGTTTATCCATTTCAGGTGAAAACTATCGCACTTTACAGTACGATAGAATGGTCGCCCTCACCGTTGAAGCGGTCAAATCGCTTGACAAAAAAGTGGACACGCTCATCACATCCCTTAAACGCAATGGTTGGGGGAAAGTGTTAGCTGAATTGGATGTCACAGATGTCATGGCGGTATCAATACCTGCTTAAAGGAGAGATATCATGACGATGCAAACGTCTGGCGCGATCAGTATCGGTCAGGCTCAAGCCGAATGTCGTGAGAGCGGAACAATTGATGCTGGAAATACGCTCTTGTCAAGATTGGCGGGTGTAAGTCCTGGGCAACGTTACGCTTGGAGTTATTGGTACGGGAAGAGTTTTGGCGTCGCTCCAGTTCACGGGGCGACGATTGCCGCTTTCGATCTCAATTGCGATAATGGCGCCTACATTGCCTTTAACCTCACTACGATGGCTAAAGGTACACCGAGCGATAACACCCCCGCGGGTTCTTACCCAGCCAACACCGGAAACCCAGATGGTCAGGGAACCATCAATAACGCTTACCCGTTTTATGATTTGGCAAACGGGGGAACGACCGACGCAAGAACGTATATCGATTCGTACTCGTATTTCAATACCCCGTACTCCATGGCGTATACGCCTGGTAATTGGGGGTATGGTCTTGACATTTCCCAAATGTCTTGGACGCGTGCGTACGGCGGAAACGATCTTAACGGATATCTTTTGGCCACCCAGGGTAACTGTGCTTTTTCAGTTAGTGGGTCCGGCGACGACATCGGCGCCCCTTGGTCGGCGATTCAACCTAACTCCAGTAATAACTGGCAGTGTAGTCTTTGGTACTTAGATTTCGCCGGCTCGTCCGCTCACACATTTATTGCGTGTGTCTTTGTTGATTTGAATCAGCTTTCTTTCTCAGGGAACCAGTACACTAACTTTCTTGATTCACAAACGGGATACACCTTTAATGGATTTACCATTGCAAACGGTATGGTGGACCGCAATGGTAATATCTATACGGGTGGAGATTGGAATCAGTGTGCTTTTGCCATGATCAATGGTCGACCGATTATGGGTCCGCGATTTAAAGACCTCACTTTAAACCTTACCCTGTTCTATGGTGGTGCGCCCAGTGATTCAGGTGGTAATAAAACTGTGGTGAAATGGAACGGTATCTTTGTTGGGACTGTTACGGGTGCTGCGGGCGGTGGTGGTGGTGCTTCGTGTTTTGTGGCGGGATCACTCGTCCTTATGGCGGATCGGTCGTGGAAACAAATTCAGACGATCCAGGCAGGCGATATAGTCATGGGACCAACCGGTCCAGCCACGGTTAAACATTTACACGTTTCACGGGTGGGTGAGGAGCGAAAGTTGTTGATGTTTGAGGAAGATCCACACCACCAGTGGTCGGCTGAACATCCGCACTGGGTGAGGCAAGATGGTAAAGATTGGTGGTGGGTACACGATCATGTGCAAATTCACAAAGAAATTGAAATGGGTTTGATTCGAGGTTTGAAGGACCCTCACAGTTTCTTAAAGGGACCAGCTGAGTTTGCCTCATTACATGGTTTTGTTAAACGCACCCCAGTGGTGGTACCAAACTATGATCCGGATACACAGGTGTTTATTCCAGTGGTGGAAGGCTCACCTGTGATTGTGAACGGCTATGTTGTTAGCGCGTTCATTAATGAATTTGGGTATGATTACCACCAGATTAAATGGGATCAGCAAGTTCATGATTTTGTGGTGGATCGGCAAATGCTGAACATGAATCTGAAGTGGATGAGGGAGTATCAAGACTACCTCGATCAGTTAAAAACTTGAGGTGAGAGACACGGACGGCTCACCCCCGTCCGTGTCTATGTCTACTTTAAGGATTAGATCATGAATACGCAAGATATAACAAGAGAAATCACCACGGGTATTCAGTGTGGTTCGGGGATAACTGGGATAGCTTTTAAACCATTTAGCTGATTTTTGGGGCGCGCTGAACATCCATGCAAGGGAAGTAAAATGAGTACACCGCCAGTGGTCTCTGCCTCAGAGCAACTTTTACGGGATCTGATTTTTGCAGTGAACGGGTTTCATCTTCCCGCACAAGCAACGTTTGGTATCCCTAAGGCTTTAACGCCGAATACAGACGATCTAACCCAAAATGATACTGCCGTACTGGTGAGTATGCCACAAACCCTCTACGGGGGTGATACGGGCTCTAAATGGCTTTACTATCGACGTATGGATTTGGGTCGACTCACCCCGATGAATGTCAGTGGGATTTTGATGACACTGGATGCAGCGTTTAGCCTGTCATCCATCCTTTCCCAGATCAACAACCTTTATGGAACAAATCTGGAGACAAGTGATATTATCGACGCCAATTACGTGGCTGGAAACGGACCGTACACGATGCAAGCGTCGAGTAATTCACTCGCCTGGGAGGGACAGATCAATGTCAATGTCGTGTTAGATCTGGCCGCCGCTACTCCAGTGATATCGCTAGGTGGGTTTGACCCGGTCAACGTTATGCTCTCCATGGGTAACCTTAGTGGTTTTAAGGACGTGGCACCGGTTTAAATTGTAGGCATAAAGGGAGAGCCAAACGGCTCTCCCAAATATACCGTTACTTCTTAAGCAGTGGATTCGGGGTCGTGTAGACCTCTTTGAATAGCTTGTCGAGCAGCGACGTTTCTTCTTGGGTGTTCTGAATCCCACGACCACCCTTGATGAGTCGTTTGACCTTGAACGGCATCTCCGGAATGGTGGCGTCGAAGTTCATCACCTCGTAGTCGATCTTGCACCAGAAGTGATAGTCGCGTCCGCGATTCTTCATGCCTTGAAGTCGTGCTTCTGCCAAACCAGGTAACAGAAACATGTCGACTTCAAACACACCACCGTCAACAGGAAAGAAGTAACGATCCTTCTGCATACCGTTATCAGCCAGGTACCGGAACGTCTCGAAGTACTCCTTCGTCACTTCAATCTCGTTTTCGTAGGCACCACCATCAGCTGCGTTGATCTTCACGGCGTGCGTGAACGCCGGGTCTCCAAGATTCATGAAACCTTCACCCCCCGGATAGGTGCCACGCACGCGCACTTGACCTGCCGCCGCATTCTTCTCGGTCTTGCCGATCTTGATACCCCACTGGTCGTGGAATTCCCAAGAAGTGGCTTTCTTCAACTCTGGAAAATGAATTCCATCGGAAATCATTTCTGCAAACCACAGATGTTCATTTTCCTTTCGGAGCTTACCATCTGCTTCACCTTCTAAGGCAATATGGCTGCGAGTCAAAGCTTTGTACCATACACTCGACATGATTTCTCCGTTAGTGATTAGCCGGGACCCGCAAAGATGAGATGCACGATCTCGCCAGCGAACTCTAAAAAAGCGCTGATCACTTCGTTCGATGGAATTGCACCTGACCGATAAGCGATGGCCGCCACGGCCCCGAACAGAGTCACGGACATAAAAGCAATGACCCAAACGATTGCCTTTAGCGTCCAACGGCGAAACTTACGGTCTTCTAATTGATCGGGTGTTTCCATCGGAACAATGCGTTTGCTGTCAATCAAGTACACGTACAATATCGAGACTTGGTCCTCGATCGACAGTTTCTCGATTCCTTCTTTCAAGTCCAATCCTGTTGAACCAGCCGTTAGATTTGGTGCATTATCGTTGTGTAAAGCCTTTTCACGATAAGTTTGAATAAGGGTCTTAAGTGGAGAGTGTCCTGGTGAATGATCGGCTAACAGCCGGGTATCCGACACACCACTTAAGACTTCTTTTACGAGACCCATGCGCTACCCTCCTTTACTTATTGGGTACAGCGCTCGATGCTCCTTGGGCAGGCGCAGCCGGGGCTTGTCCAGGAAAAACAGCAATCGGGTCATTGGAAAAGAGTTGCAACTCCTTCTCATTCCAAATATCGACTTGATCCCACCGATCATTACAGTCCTTGATAACCTTCATGAGTGAACCATTGGCTTTGAGTAGCATGTTAATGCGCTCATCCTTGCTGGCTCGAACGTAGGTATCCTTGGTCGGGGGTTTGGGCATCGCGCAGTGACCGGTGTAGCTTTTGGGAACCACCGCCACTACATTTTGATACTTGGTCACCGTCACAGGTGGTTGAGCGGCACAACCAGCAAGTGCGACGATAGCGGCTACGATGAGTAGATTCTTTTTCATGGTACAGGCCCTCTTTATTGTTGCGACGCTTGTGGCGCGCAGTTCGGATCAGTGGTGTCTCCCGACATGGCGCAATAAGTTTGCCACAATCCATCGATCTGAACCGTGGCAATCGCAACGTCCTCAGCCTTTGTATTGGTATCTGTTTTTGGCTGGGTGTTATATTGTTGTTGAATTTGGTTTACTGCTGTATCTGTTTTACTTTGAATAGCGTCTTGCTTGGCCTGATTTTGAACCGGGGCAGCGATAATCGCCTGATTACCTGCATCGGTAATCGCAGCACTTTTCTGTTGATTGACGATTACACTGCTGGCTTCACTAGCGGCAGCCACTTGGGCCGCAATAGTTGCACTCGCCGCACCCGCTTGTACATTAAGCTTCTTTACTTCCCGATGTTGAAACCAGATAACCCCGATGACAACCAAACAGATGGTAACGAAAATCCCCGCGCCGATCAGTCTGGCGTCAAGTTTAATGTTTTCAAACATTTCTCTCACCGTGTAGTTTAAAGTGGCTCAAGACGCCCGTCTTTCCAGAACAAATAATTGACCCGGATCATGAGTAACATCGCATAAGCCACCGCCAGTGCATCGATTGAATGCTCATCTAACACATCAATCGGCACTCGACCCTTGTATTTTAAATCATCTAAAGAAAGTACATAGGCACGTACACTTTCTTTATCAGCATTTCCTTTGGCTCCTACTGCATTTTTAACTGACGGAGGGTCGATGAGCTGAACCTCCATGAGTGGATCATATTCGAAAATCGTCAACCTCAGTGCATAGACGACTTCCGTTAATGCTCCATAAGCCTGTGGTTGGGCTCGGGAGAAAAACGGTGACTCTGATGCAAGAAACGCCGGCTGGATGGTGTTCAAAAGACGTGCGAGGTTGATACGGTGAGCATTGATTCTTGCAAAACGATCACCATGCACGTCCCCGACCCAGCTGTGTTTGGCCATTCTTGAACCTTTATACGTTTGCGCCTCAGACCCCACAATGAGTCCAGTTCGACAATCGAACTGAATACACGCAAGTCCAAGGGTATCCGTACCAGGATCGATGGCGAGGATTGACGCGAACGGGTCCCCCCCGTCCGGCATCGTCAGCATACTACACACTCCTTTTGCGTTCTCGTACCCGATTAACCGTTCAGGTTCAGTAGCGGTTCGGTCGCGCCCACATCCAGTAAGATATCCACACCGTTGTTCATGAAATTCACCGGGATGAAACCCGAGACGAACGTCATCACTTGAGAAGCAATCGCTTCCATGAAGTTGAACGTGCCGTTACCCACGCCCGAGGATACGCTGACCATCTGGTCGACGCCGGAGCAGAACAAAATCTCCGAGACAATCGCGTAAGCCGGGTCACCCCAAATCACTTGTGCAACATTGAGCAACTCAGTGCAGTCAAACGGGGTGAGTGACAGATCGATGCGCGCGTCAGCGGCCACATACGTGCCGTCGGTCAGGTTCACGCTATCGCTGGAGAGTACCGGCGGGGTGGGGTTCAAATTCGACGAGTCGGGTACGAACTCGGTGGTTGTCACCACGCCCGTGGTCGGATCGGTCGTCTTGTACTGCATGTCGACCGTCACACCGGTGAAATCGATACGCTTGAGGTAGTACGCCACATACGTTACCCCCTGCCACACTTCCATACGTCGCAAGGCGTAGTTGGCGCGTGTGGCCGGATCCAGGTCGTTTGCTGGTAGACGCAACACGAACGGTAGCGGTTTGAATGCGGCCGCGTCCGTTGCTCGGTGTTGAATCGGCTCGGGCTTGGGGATCATATCTGCACCGACCGTGAAAGTATGACCTCCGTTACCCAGCGAGTAATAACGCGCCCGTGGCGGGTTATCGATGGTCGGCAGCACCCCCGCTTGAATGGAGAAACGCTCGTTCAGGGTCGAGTTCGGTTTGATTGGTACCGGTTCGTTCAAGTACAGAGCCGTTTGCAATACAGCCGAGTAGAGAGTTCGAGTCATCTGCTCCATAACCTAGTCCTTAGAAAAAAAATCCTGTTTATTTATTACCAGACAATCCAATTAAGAAATTGGCAGTTTCATATCAAGCACGCAGGCTAATGAATTCGCCTGTTCAAACTGAAATTACACCTAACCGAGCCAAACTAAACCGTTCAAAGTCTTATTTGTAACGGCTTCGTCCAGGGGCTCTTCGACAGGTGGAGTATGGTAATAATTGGAATTACCCCATAAGTCCACGAATCGATATTTCTCATCATCGGGTAAAGCCAGCCATGCATCCATTCCTGGAATAGTGGCCAATCCCGTGTCACCGACATCGGGGGGGTTACCTAACTTCACCCGTGTAGCGGTAGGTGCAGTATAGCTTAATTCCCAACTATGTAGACCCATCTGTGGTCGAGCCAACATCTCGATACTTTCCAACACATTCACGTGAAAATAGTAATCTTCACGTGGCACCGGATGATTGATATCGAGTGTAATTTCTACGTCCGCATGTGCTTGCCGGTGACGTGGATTGACCGTGGAATCAGGCAACCACACTTCGGTTGAACCATGGCCTAAGATATCACCTACTCGAATTGCCGGACCATTCAGATTGCGTATTGGGGAGGAATTGATCTTACTTGTGAACTGAATGGAGTAACTCGATAGTCGCTCAAACATGGCTACCATGGCCGCTTGCAAACTCGACAAACTTTGTGAATTTACAAGGCTCAAACCCGTAGCTTGTTTAACCAAATCCAGATACATCAGATTAAGCTGGTCGTTGCTAAAGGTGGAGACATTCAAGTTACGCTGAGCAAACCACGTCTGGTACGTCTGACCCACATCAGCGGTATAGACTACGTTATCTGAGTAAATGCGCTCGACCATCGCTTGCACGTAAGCCCGTCGATCTTTGTGCTCCATGAAGGCGATTAAGTTAAGTTGCATATTCGCCGCTTGCGTAATCTGCACGCACGTTTGGTAAAACGCCTCGGTCGAGAGGAGCGGGGTGATTCTTGGTTGCAACGAGAGTGCTGTTTGTGCAACCGATACATCCACTAACGTGGGGTCAACAACACTCATTAAATCTGACACAGGGGGTGTCGGGATACGCTGCACTCGATTGGCAAACATCTCAGGGATCACTTGCTCAGACAAATCAATCCCGTTGGACGTCATCCAACAATACCACATAAGCGTCCAAGCATCTTTAACTGAGAGCGGAATCGCCTCACCCGTTTGTGGGTTGGTGGTAGTTACAAATGCTTGGTAAGAACCGTTACTGGCTAACCAAAGCCAGTGGTTGAGTAAAGTATCCGAAAGAGTGTAGAGGGAGCTGTTCGAATAATCGATCATCTCACTAGACACAACTTTGGTCATCAAGGAACTGGAGAGCGAATTTTGCATTGCTTCTAAAATTGCTGGCTCCATATCCCCCTGATAGGCGATGTTATCGCGTGCAGCGTTCTGTTCTTTATCGAGCATCTGCTCCAAGTCGATGACATTATTGCTGTCATCATTTCCCCCGAGATTAAGAGGGGTGCGCACAAACGTAACCGTGGGGTCAAGCTGACCTGGCATTTGCGAGATATCATGCGCCATGCGGTACTCGGCCATTGGCAAGCTGCGCTCGGTCATGATATGCTCAAGGAGCAAGTTGAAAATCTGGCGCTGCCCTGTGTTGCGCTCGATGTAGCAAATATTCCGATAGAACCAAAGCGCCTGTTTGGTGGTCATGAAATCCAAGAATTGATCCAGACCCAAGTGTGAGGCGAGGTACATTCGCACGTGATACGAATGTGCTTCATTCGTCTTACACGCAGCTAAACGAATGTTTAGAATCTGAAGCAAAATCAACAGATACATGATCCCGTGATTAACGTACGGGTAAAGCGGATCGCTTAAGTTAAATTGACGATTGACCCAACGTTCTTTGTAGCCGTAGATCCACTCTTGTAGCTTGTAAATCAAGGAATACTCGTTATTTTCCACCAGGTTAGGAGGATAAGCGAGAATCGTTCCATCTGTCGCCGCGATTGCTTGATCGATATCGGCTGGGTAGAGGATACCCAAGATGAGCATTTCTTGATTTGGGTAGCGCGAGACCAGATCTTGATAGGAGGTTGTCCCGTACTGATATCCCTTTGCCGTGGCCAAGTGAATTTGGAGATTTTCCTTGGTGAAATTAATTTGCTCCAAGGTATCCATTGAGGTCACGGACATCATCGTGTCGGTCGGATGATATTCGCCCGAAATATTCATGTAGTACTTCCAGGTGGTTGGGTTCAATGAGTCGACCGCACCACCCAATTCTTTTGCGACGTAGTTGTTAAGCCCGTCAGCGGTGTCTACTGACTTGATGACGATAGTTTCTGCGAGCTGAATGACCGATTGGACATACAGATCGTAATAATTTTGGCTGGCCATAACGACTGCCTCTTAAGCTGACGAGGTTTAAATGAAAGACGCGATCAGGAAAACGATTGCACTCGTAAATTCAGGCCGCAAGGTCTCGGCGCTGTCCTTGGTTCGCTCCGACCCGGAGTTGGCCGCAACCATCAGTAAATTGGTTGCTCCGACCTTACCACCGACGTACGATAACAAGGGTCAACGCGCACCGACTGCGCCACAAATCAACGCGTTCAAAAACATCTCCCAGCACACTGCTCAGAACATCGGCGACGCCGAGACTGTGATGCAGATCCTGCCGGACATGAAACTCGCCATTGAGATTTTGGTGAGTTCCATTTTGTCACCGAAAGATCTGACAACCAGTGAGTTGATTTTCACTTCGGCAGAAGATCTCTTGCCGCCCCAAGTCCAAGGGGCAATGCTCACCCGCATTCGGCAGCATTTTGAACAAGACTATAACATTCAGTCGAAGTGTTCCGAGATTTTGACGGACATGCTGGGTAAAACTGGGAGTTATGCCATAGCGGTGATTCCGGAAAACTCGATCGACGATGTGATCAATTCTCCTCGTCATATGTCAATGGAAGCGTTTGCTGATCACTTCGATACTCGTACCGGGATGATGCGTAATCGGGGAGTTTTGGGGCCTTCAGTCAAAAACATCGGGACGATGGAGCGCCAAGGTCCGGGACTGGCCATGGAGGCATTCAATAGTCATGTTCCTGAAGCGGTGGAAGGTCGCGTGACTTTTGAAGGGATCATGGAGAAACCCCATCCGGATACCTACTTGGTCGTGACAGATAACCCCCATGTCCTTAAGATCCCTCAAATCAATCAAAAAATCCGTGAATCTCGGATTCGCTCAATGTTGGGAGTCAATGATAACCTCATGGCGCTGGAAAGTGAAATGTCTCGCGCCATGGAAAAAGAAGGAATGAGTAAGCTGACTGATCGGGAACTTACCCAGTTGGTCTACAAAAACAAGCAGTACGGGTACAATTCAATCACATCGCTCAAGACACAAGAGCAACTCAGTCGCCGCACTGTGGGCAATCCACTTGTGTTGCATCTACCGAGTGAGTCAGTGATTCCGGTGTTTATTCCTGGAACTCCGCAAGAGCAGATTGGCTTTTTCGTCTTGGTTGATCAAGATGGAAATCCGGTGTCACGTACGAGTAACACCGATTACTATCAAGAACTCAGCTCACGGCTTAATGCCAATGGTTCGTTTCCGTCCGCGATGCTTACTAAAACGCGCTCGATGATGGGGGGGTTCCCATCGATCAATGCTAACCTGACCGATTACTCGGTGCGCTATTATCAAGAAATCGTGGAAGCCGATCTCTTGGCACGCTTGCGCAATGGTTACTACGGTAATGGCGTCGCCCTGGCGCGGCGTGAAGAAGTCTACCGCATCATGCTTTCACGTACGTTGGCTAAGCAATATACGCAACTCCTTTTCATTCCAGTTGAGTTGATGACGTATTTCGCCTTCAATTATACCCCCGATGGCGTGGGTGAGTCGTTACTTGACGACATGAAGGTACTCAACTCGATGCGCGCCATGCTCATGTTTGCACAGACCATGGCGGGTGTGAAAAATTCGATTGGTCGCACGAACGTTGAATTGGTACTCGATCCGGAAGATCCGGATCCGAAAAAGACCATCGAAATTGCTTCGCATGAAATCGTACGCAGTCGTCAACAGTATTTTCCGTTGGGGATGAATTCACCAACAGATCTGGTCGATTGGTTGCAACGCTCGGGCCTGGAGTTCACCTTTAAGGGTCACCCGGAAGTACCTTCGCTGGAGATTAACTTCTCCGAAAAGCATTCTGAGTACACCAAACCTGATACGGAATTGGTCGAGTCGCTTGATAAGAAAGCGATCATGGCCACGGGTCTTTCGCCAGAGAATATCGACGCTGCCTTCCACGCGGAGTTTGCGACTTCGATTGTGCAGAATAATCTTCTGCTCTCTAAGCGAGTGCTTAAGTATCAAACCCGTTTTTCTGAACTACTGTCGGATCACTGTCGTAAGTACACCTTGGCTTCGCAGTATTTGTTGGAAGCTTTGCGCCAGATTCTCATCGATAATTACGACGAACTCGTGCAGGATAAACGCGATAGCGTCCAAAACGAAGAGAAGGCTAAAGAGGCAGTGCAGCAACAGGTCAACACAGATGACCATGATGATTTTGTTACGGCTGCCCGTAAAGCCATCCAACAGAAAAACCAAGGTACTACCGCACCAGGCACCACAACCGAAACACCGCCTGAGGAAAACCAAACGACTACACAACCAAGCAATATGGGTGGTGTTCCGTATGCCGTCACCAGTCCGGAGGAAGCCAAACCAACTCAACCTACATCCAGTGTGAAGAAGGAAAATACAGTACAAGAGCACAAGAAGCGTTTTGTTGTGGAACAAATCTTGATGCAATTTATTTCCACCCTGGAAGTGAGTTTACCCAAACCCAATACGGTCACGCTGGAAAATCAGATGACTGCGTACGATAAGTACGTGGAGGGTCTGGACAAAGCACTGGACGCATGGATTAGCTCGACGTTCTTCACGAGCGATACAGTCGGCACGATCAGTCAGGATGTCGATGCGATCCGCGCTTCAGTGCGTGCACTCTACCAGCGTAAGTTCATGGCGGAAAACGGGATCTTCACAGAACTGTCTGAGCTTACCGCACAAGACGAATCAGGTAATCCGGCTGTAAACCTCTTTGAAGCTCAAAAGGTTCACTTGGAGGGTTTGGTCAAGAGCTTTACGGAAAACATCGTAAAGCTCTCCGTGATCAAGAACAACTCGGAAGAAATCCTGAACAAGACGGGGGCAACCCCGGAAGGTGGTGGTGGTCTGGGTGGAGGTGAAGCTACAGGTGGTACCGATGAGTTTGCTACTGGCGAGGAAGGCGGCGCAGGTGGTGAACCGAACCTCGGCGGACCTGAGGCTGGTGGTGGGGAGAGTGGACAAGAAGCGGGTGGTGAAGGTGGGGCAGAAGGTGAAGGAACGGATGAACAAACTCCCCCGGAATAAAACACCTAATTGACCACAAAAAAAGAAGAACATATTAGGGAGAGCCGTTTGGCTCTCCCTTTATGCTGTTTACTTCATTGCAAGTGACCATCAACACTCATCGCTTGGTACAATGCATCTGCTTGATTCATCGGACGCCCGCGTAGCAAAAAGAAAGCTGCGCGGGTGACCGCTTGATCGAAATCGAAATAATGAATTCGATCATTGGGCGGTGCAACATGCGCCACATCGTTAAGCAGATAGATGAGCGTTAACTCCTCGTAGGCATCATTTTCTGCGATGATTACCGCGCGTTTGGGGTGAAGATCAAACACATTGGTTAAATGAGGATCTTCATGCGTGATATAAATCTGGGTGTAACGCCAAACCCCTGTGTTCGGTGAGACAACTGGTTCTAGTGATGCGGCCCAAAAACACTCTTCTTTCTTTAACTCCTTTTTGTAAAGCGCGCGAAGCATGTGAAATACCCCTAACCCCATGCGTTCTTGTTCATTGTTGAATTGACAAACGGCTTTGACTGCGGGGTGTTGGTCCACCTTCTGTTCCACCATGAACATTGCCTAGCCTCTTTTTCCGGATAAGAGAAACTGTCCGAGTTGATCAGCGACTTCAGACAGACTAGCCAAGTCGACGTTGCTGCGCGTGCTGTTTGCTCCGCTTTGACTGACCCCGTAATCGTTAAAGATTACGACCGCTTTGCTGCTATCACGTTGCGCCATGACATGGACTTGATAACGACCATAGGGCATGCGCGCTGTTGGCGCACCCACCCCTATTAAGGCATAGGCACGGTAAAGATTACCAGAAGTTACCTTCAGCGTAGTTGTCCCGACAATGGGTTCAACAGTGATTCGAATCGCTGCGGTCAAGGAGTCTAATGTCGTGCTCGTATTCATGACTTTTTAGTGCCTTAAGTTGGGTCATATCAACGTGATCAGGACAAAAAAAATATAGGTGAAATAAATGACAAAAAAAGAGAGGACCGAAGTCCTCTCTAAAAAGTCAAGCCCTGTGATCATTCCTAGGGCTCGGCATGCAAGAACTTAACCGAACCACACCTGCGGTACACGGGCAAGCATGTAAGCGTCCGGCACGAGATCGCCTTCGACCACTTCGAGCAATACACCATCGTTGGTCTGGAACAGATGCTTGGCGAAAGTGCGATCCTTAGGCAAACGGCTATAAAGATCAGCCATCACCGTATGCAGATCACCACTATTTTCCTTCGTCAGCATCGATCCGGTATCCGGATCGAGTTCGAGATCCAGGTCGCGTGCGTACATGTCCAACGTGGTAAACGATACACAGCTCGTGAGCAAACCTAACCAAGGTGTTTTACCTTCCGGGAATTTACTCGGATCGATGAACGAATCGCGCAGCGTCTTTTCGACCTCCGCGTCGCCAATCGACTGGAACATGGAAAGAATGTGGTTGCGCTGATGCTTCTTATACGCACTCACAAAGACGCTGGAGAACATACTCTCTAGCGCCGATTCCAGTTCTTGAATCGTGGCAACATCGAAGTCCGTACCCAGACAAATCATATCCGGTGGCACCGACATGTGCAAAGCGAGCACCCGGTTCAGCGTGACGATCGCGCGGCGCGTGACCGCTTCGACAAACCCGATGTCGTTTTCCTTCAGACCAGCTTCGATCTTGCCGGCCAATTCCAACCACGTACGGGAGTCGGCCAGTCGACGGATGAAATCCGATTGGTCGGTCTCGCAGATCACCGGTTCGGAGATGAACGCGTAACGACGGAAAACGTCAGGCGACTTCTGTGTTTTGGCTGCATACTCGGCTCGTGAGACACCGACCGTAACCATCAAGCTCACTTCCGAAACTTCACAGAGCCAGCCATCTTCGTCTGTGACAACTGATACCGGTTCTTCATTGGCTTTTTCCTGCGCTTGTCGACCTTCATCGGTGTCACCCAGCTGCCGGGCTTTGATCGTCCAATCCATTCGGTGAGCGAACTCTTGCGCGCCACGACCAAACGCCTGATTTGCACGCGCGATGTCGTAAGACACACCTTCGCGCGCTTTGCCGAAGATGCTGTGCGGCAGGTTGTGTTCTTCGAAGTCCATGTTCGATTGGCTCAGTTTGTCGTGAACCTCGATAAAGACCGTTCCATCTGGCATAACGCGATGGAAGCGCTCTTGGGTCGAGGGGTGATAAGCGGGTCTGGCCGGTTGTTCTTCCGTCGGTTTCCAGAAATAGGTGCTGGTGACCTCGGGAATGAGAATGCTGCCGTCCTCCAATTCATTCACTTGAGCAGAGACGTTTTCTTGTTGCATGGCAAATTCTTCCTTTTGAGTGCGAGCGGTAAAAGGCGGGCGTAGTGCTTCCGCCGCTTGCTTGACTTGGTTAGCTTCGGCTTGTTGCTCCTCAGCCAGCATTCGGGCATACGGGTTATCACGTTTAGCCGAGACAATCGGCTCAGAGACACTGGCGCCCAACAAACGCGGATCAATGTTGGAACCACCGTACGAAGGTTGTATGGATGGCGTACCCATTCCCCCCGCAGCTACTCCCAGTTGATGTGCGGCCATTGAACGATACGCTGCGCGCGGATCCCCCATCGGAGGTTGCTGCGGGTGCATGTACGGTCGTTGCATTTGCGGTTGTTGACCATACCCCCAAATCGGATTACGAGACCGAAACAAGTCGATGGTACCTTTGACTCGCGCCCAAAGGGCACATTGCTGCTGAACGGCAGCCCATTGCTCCTGATCAATATATCGAATTAACTCCTGAAAGTGGTTCGTGTTTTCAGCCACGACCATCTTCACGAAGCGCGGGATAAGTTGAATCGCAGCTTCATCCGGAGCACGAAATTCTCGATTGACAAGCGACAACACAATGTAGTCGCATACCTTACCGAAGATTCCTGCAAAATCGTCGTTTCTCCAACCATTAGCTGAGAAGAGGTTGTAGGCAAAGATTCTTAACGGATTTTGGCGGGCCAATCCGTTTTGAATCTCCAGAATCAATAATCCCGCGATATACGGTCGAAACGGCATCAGACCGTCTTCGCATCGATAATCCGGAACGAAGGGGGGATTGTTGATATCGATCTGCATAGGCGGTTGGGTTGGCCGCGTTGGATCGAAGGGAAGAGAAGGTTGAGAGTACATCTTTCGGTTTCCTTATCTAAACTTATTTCTTACTTGCTCAAAACTTATAAGCGTTTGATCTGCGACTCGACTTGGTCTAACAACTCACGTAAATCTTCATGACGTTGCACCATACCGCACTCATCCAGTAGAACGTGCGGATTAAGGCGTGCACGCCCACTTGGTTCGGACTTAGGTACATTGGAGTAACCTCCAATTTCTGCCACCGACACGTGTAGTCGTTTGGTTGCATCGGTGGTGGAGCCTCGATCACTCTTACCCACTCCCTTTTGACTGGCGGTTTGCGGAATCAAAATAGTCGTGAGTTTGAACGCTTTATTATCCCCTGGGCTACTAGTAGTAGACAGACACCCCGATGTTTTCACAAGACTAAAGAGCGCACCTTGCTTGACTTGTTGCAAGGCGTTTTCTACATCACGTAACTTCAACTCCTTTTTAGCCGCCGCTTTGAGTCGAAAGTTCAGCCGTACAATCAAAAAGGTGAGCGTCTCCAGCAAGAAACCGATGACGTTTAGCTCCTTATCGTACATGCTATTCACTTTATCAGCACCATCGAGTAACCATTGATCAAAGTTATCGACCAGTAGCGCAAAGAGCTGATACAGATCGGTGATGGGTTTCTCGATCTGCTTGAACTTATCGATCATGATACTGTCGATATAATCGTCCAAGGAAGCGATATGGGCAGCTGTATCGTTTTGCAAGCGACCATAAGGCACTGACGGGGCCCAGATGATCTGCCCCATCAAAATCATCATCCAGCGCGAATCATTCGCATTAGCCGGGTTTTCAAAAAACTCTGGAAAGTGATCGACCACATAAAACAGACCCGCTGTGAGATTCTTCGCCATTCGCGTACGTTCAAAGTCTTCCCGGCGAATGGCGATGCGCAAATTCGAGGGTAACCATGGACCGAACCCGACACCTTTGGGTTTAGTTTGATTGCTCTTGCAGATTACCCACTGATCAGGTGGATATTGATGCACGTCGATCGTGGTGTGGTCTCCCACAACCGGAGTGGTGTGGGCAAAACGTTGCATTGCCTCCGTATAGCCATACTTGCAAAAGAGATAGTGCGCGAGAGTACACTTCATTTTACTCAAGGGATTCTTGAGTTTTTTCATCTGTTCCGTTTTGTGATACACATTGGACCACACCACTGACACTGTTTCCCGAACATCATCCACTTTAAAGTGATGGTTCAACTTCTCAAACGTCATCCGATCACGCAACAGTCGAATGAACACGTAGTTCAATCCGATAGAAATCACGCGATCCGCTAACACAGGCGAGACCAGATATCGACCGTTGCTGATGTGGATGGTGCAGTTCTCAGTGACGTACGGTAGATAAATGTACTTCGGTTTTAGCTTCTCTCCCTTAAAGCTAAAATAATACTTCACCATGTAAAAGTTTGACTCTGCAATGTCGTACGAAGGACGCACTGTACGTTTGCGGATGGTTTCCCGATACTCTTCCGGAAAAGGACAACGCTCACACCCCAGATACTTAAACTCCGGGGGAAATTCCTTTTCAACTGATCGCCAAACATCGTCGATATACTTCTCGGCGTGTTTCATATCGCGCACAGCAATGCCATTGGCCACCAAGTCATTCAGTGGTGGCGTGTCAGCATCAACTAACATGCTAAGAGAGGAGTCGATTTTAAACTCTCCATCGGGTGATTTGAACGAAACCCTTCTTAGGTTGATTCCGTCCAGTTATCAAAAGAACGCACGAACTGCGAGTACTAGAGCACCTATACCCATGATCACACTGGGTAAAAACTTGACCACCTCATTGCGATCTTTGCGCTCGTATGATCTAGACTCGTAATAATCTCTTAGTTTTTGCTTTTCGATCTCCAAAGTGTGGGATTGGCGACCCATCAACTCATCGCGCTCAGTCTTAAGCATCTCGTACTGATGTGTAAGCGACTTCAAAGCGGAGTCGAGTTCTAGATTCTTTCGATCGACCTCGACTTTCTCAGCCTGCATCTTCGCCTTGAGCACAGCGGTATCATGCTCGATGTCTGCGATTTCCTTCTTCCTGACGTCATCCCCGTTACCAAAGCGCTCGGCTTCGTGGTACGTCCGGAACAACTTAAACTCCAAATCAGCTTCCTCGAATGGATAACATCGTACCTGCGTGTCGGGTAAGTCAAGCTTCCCGCAGACCGAGTGATTCCAACTAACGTACACCCCATCCATCTTTCGATAGTTGGTTATTGCACTAATGCGTGAAATATGACCACCAAGATTGATGTATCGATCACCAATCGCACCTTGGTTATCGACGATTTCAATGGAGAAACCAAAGCGACCTCCGGTTTGTCGGTGTAGGTCCACGCATTGCGCTTTCAACATGCCTTGCTCCGAGAACGGATGTTCAGGCGCACGATGAATTGGTAATTGACTTACCATTAAATCCACATCGTGAAAATACACACTCCCCCCATAATTCCGTAACTCCGGAATCGAGATCGAGTAGTCAATCGTGATGGTCTGTGCCTCGAATGGTCTCCTATAAACGTTCGTTTCACCCTGAGGACCGATGGCTGTTCGCACCAGTCTCATTTCCGGTGTACAATGCTCTTCCACCACACTTAATAGATGGTCGACGTTAATTTCTACTAATTGACTTAGCAAAATGTCGGTTCGGATGATGAGCTGCCCTTGGTGATCTGGATCCCATTGCCTAGGTAGGTTAAACTTTAGCCCGTTCCGATAGGCTATGGACAGATCCTGAGAGGTGAAGTTCAGCGCCGCTGTCCTCACCTCGACATACTTCTTTTGCTTACTTGTTTTAAATACACCATCGCCAGTGATGACGGGTTCACCAAAGACCGATGGTACCTCAATTTGAGCGGAAGAAGTCATAGACCACTCTCTTACATTGCGACCTTAACTGAAGACGATCGGTTACTTTCGTCTTAAAGATGATATATATTTTCAAATATTTTCAGTCGACTAAGGGCATAAAGCCCTGCCCCAGCTTGTGACCGGGGGCAGGGCAGGTACAGCTGAGGATCACTTCACGTACAGCGCAACACGCTGTCTTAAACGCTAGGCTCGGCACTGCATGGCTCGGGTGAACGCGTCAGAAGCTTAAACTCTACTTACTTCTGACGACCTCAACTCCAAGCGTCACCCCGAGTATGGCGTGAAGCCATTGAGGTCATGCACGTTCACCATGCCCTGCGTTCAGACGTTGTGGAAGTCGATAGCGATCTTGTCGGTCGCAGCGGCCGACAAGTTCACGACGTCGAACATGGCCATCACCGGCAGGTTCACGACGTGCAGGAACGACGGCTGAACCGTGAGTTCCTTGCTGTTTGCGCCGTTGCGGTGCAGCGGCAGCACGAGCGTGAGTTCCGGCTTCCACGCCATATTACCGAAGTGCATCGGGTTGGGCACACCTTCCTTGCCCGTACCGAATTCGCCGAACGACACGACGATCTTACCAGCCATGTTCGTGTTCAGCGTCGACTCAACACGCACGTTGAACGAGCCGCCGAGCGTGCGCAGATCGCCTTCCACATTGATGTAGCGTGCGATCGTCGGATCCGTACCGATGATGACCGTCGGAACCGGACCGATACCGCCAGCGAGCGCGTCAGCCGCAGCCTTGTAGCCCGACGCCGTGTACATGCGGTAGACCGTGTCGCGCAGGTAGTTCACGATCACAGCCGACAGATCCGCCGGACGATTTTGCGACGTCAGGTTGTTGATGACCGCAGCCACGTCGATCGTCTTGCGCTCGAAGAACGGCGTCACGAGGAAACGCGTCACACCGAGCACGTCCGGAATCGTACCGAGCGGGTCGAGATTCGAGACGTATGCTTCAAGTACGTTCGCTGCATTAAGCAGCTCGTCGATCGCCGCGTTCGTCGTACGCACGTGCGTTGCCGTGATCAGAGCGGCAAGATCGCTCGAATCGTTGGCATCGCCGATCGTGAGCGGACGCGGAATCGTGATCGGAGCCCGCAGCGGCACTGCGTACACTTGGTTGTAGAACGTCGTGTCGAGCAACTGACCGCGTTCACGGCGGTTGCTGTTCGTACGGCGCGCTTCGAGATCGTAACCGATCATCGTGGCGTTGGCAAACAGAGCAACGATCGTTGCACCGTCGCCCGTCGTCAGATCGAGCGCTTCTCCGGCGGCATTGCGCACCGATTGCACCGAAACCTTCGACGCCATGATGTTGGTGTCACCCAGTTCGCAGTTCACCTGACCCGAGACGTACACACCCAGTCGCACGTTGTAGTTGCCCGATTGGAGCAACGTGAGCAGCTGCGAAGTCGAGCCGTCGACCTTCGTCGTCGTGCCGTTTACGAGCAGGCTCGTCGTGCTGAAGTTCAGCAGCATCGTGCGGTAGTTGCCTTGCGGAGCGTAGTTGAACGTCGCAAGGGGCAGACGCCGCGTGGAGAACTTCACGACTTCGGTCGTGGGTGTACCGCTGACCGTACCCGAGAGTTTCAAGTACAGGTTGTCCAGGCCGATTGCCGTATCGATCGCATCGGTCGAATCCATGATGCCGGTCTGAAGCAGGGCATCGGTCTGCGAAATCGCGATCAGCGAGAGTTCCGTTTGCATCGCCAACGGCGCAGTCGTGATGACCTGTCCGTCATCCAGCGTGATGTTGCGCGGAGCGACGTCGCCCGACGAAACGAACATGGCGGTGCTTTCCGGACGCACGACCGGGTACATACGGGTCGTGTCGTTGCGCAGAATCGTCGGGTCGATCACGGCCTGGACGATGTTGCGCTTGTTGAAATTCTGACTGGGCTTGCCCGAGATGTCGCGGCGCACTTCGTTGTACACGTTGATCAGGCGGATCGACATCGTGAAGCCAACCTGATCGGGCGTGACGACGACCGTCGGGAAGAACATTTCAGCAAACGCGTCTTGCTTGGCCGCTTGCATGTTGTACGCGACCGAATACACCATCGCGTTCTTGTTGTCCTTCTCGTCGTACGCTTCGAGCGCAAGACGCTTGTCCGGCGAGACTTGGTCCGGCGCGAACACATCCATCACCTTCGTCGTGCGGAACGCCGTGTCCGGCTGAACACGCATCGATTCGGCCGCATATGTTGCGCCGAGCGCGGCTTCCACGTTCGAGGCCATGATGCCGGCAGCGATAGCGGACTCCATCTGCGTCTTGGTAACGCCAAACTTGTGATACGGATCTTCTTTGTCGTTTGCCGAAGCGAGCGGCATGCCGATGTTTTGCAGCACCGATTCGAGCGCGACATTCAACTCTTGCAGCGTGTCGGTCATGCGACCCGCGACGTCTTCGTTGAAGTTCTCCATCGCAACAGCAGCCGCGCCAAGCGAGGGATCTTTGAACGTTGCACCAGCGCCGTCGATGTGTTGACGCAGTTGCTGGGCGAAATCGTCCAATGCGGTTGCGGACGGCGTTGCTTTCGGGGCCTTATGCCGGAAAAGGGTCAGAGCAGACATTATTACCTCATTGGTGCGTTTTAGAAAATGCTTCTGGGGTGTGAACCTCAGACCATAATCCGTTTCTTGGACAACAGGCCGAGATATCGAAGAAACACAGCCGTGCTTGCAACCTCGTGTAAAGGAGCGTACACATACAATGCTTTTACAACTTCCTCCACCAGATTAAACTCATGGTGTTCGGATCCTGCTTCCCCGGTAAAAAATCCGGGATAAATGACAACGCCCTGGTATTCAGGGGATAGGTCATAGATATTGAAGGGTTTTTCGTAGATACCGCCACCGCCATTACTACTGCGAGCATCGGGGGAGAAAAGCCGATCGACCAACTCTTCCTGGAATTGTTGCATATTCGTCAAAGGATATACAACATCAAAGAGGTATTGCTCGTGGTCTCGTTCGAGGTTGGCGCAATTTATAAAAACGCCACCCATGATGTCAGCACTCTGAGCACCCGGTTTGCGCTCTTCGATACCAGTATGGTGTGCGTAGCGATTAAGCAAAATGAAACCTGCCAAATCGTTCGCCGACACGAGGCGATGCAACGTGTTGAAATTCAAAGCTTCACTGATTGGCAGTTGATGGCGGGTCAGTGTCTCATGAACCCAATGCGGGATCAGGATGACTCTTTTGGCTTCGTTCACAAGACACTCCTGAAAGGGTCAGAAAAGTTTTGTTGACTAAAAATACGCGCGGCGTCGATCTCTATGAAAGAGATTCCCGCAACCGAATTCGTTACTCATAGAAATGCACTAATAATGGACCACAAGTTGCTGTTGACCACCGGGATCACACTTTTGTATCTGGAAAGTCAGCTCGACACCAAAAGCGAGAATTCGTCGAATTTGGTGCGCCGGATTATTCTGGAAGCAAAGTTGCCCGAAGTCTCGATCGGTCTTGACCATAGTCGAGAAATCCTGCAAGCACTGAAAAACACCGCTGTTTGGATGTGCGATCAACCATTTACTACCGAGTACGAAGCAGAGGACTTATTAGTTCGCCTGAAGGTCGATACCAAGGACGACACCGATCTATTTCAGGCATTCGAGAAAGGTATCGGTAGCGAGATCCCTCAATCGAAGCTAAAGAAACTCATTCTCACCAAAAAAAAGCAGATTCACGATCATTTCCGACGGGTGGAGTTAGGACAGATCATCCGGGATATTTCTTCCACCTTCATGTTCCGCCCCGACTCGATCCCTGATCTGGGTAAGTTTATCTCGGAGGCTATGACCAAGCTGGAACCGTTTCAGGTCGACGCTATTCTCCGTGATCCTGCCATCGTCTCAGATGTGGACTTTGGCAATATCGACTCCGTGGCCAAGGCGTTTGAAAACGTCAAAGAAATGGACATGGGTTTCGGTGTCATGAAAACGGGCTACCAGGGTATAAACCGAATGCTGCAAGGCGGCTTTCGCCGGGGAGAGGAATGGGTCATCGGGGCCCTTCAGCACAAGTACAAGACTGGGATGAACCTGTCAATTTTTGACACAATCCCACTTTACAATGTGCCGCACATGTTGGACGCCACTAAGCGACCCATGATTTTGCGCATCACGTTCGAAGATACAGCGGAGCAGAATATGCGCTTTATCTACGAACACCTGTATGAAAACGAAACGGGACTGAAGTGCACCAAGGAGCACATGAAGTCCAGATCAGCCGAAGACATCGCGCAGTATGTGACCACACGTCTGCAAGCGTCCGGCTACAAACTACGCGTGATGTACGTTGACCCCACGCAGTGGAATTACCAGAACATCATCAACAAGTGCATGGAGTTTGAAGCTGAAGGCTTTGAAATCCATTGCTTATTCTTGGACTACCTGGCACTGATCAATAAGAAGGGATTGGCGCAAGGCTCCATTGGAGATGATATCCGGGACTTGTTCCGTCGGATGAAGAACTTTTGCACTCCTCGCAAGATTTTGCTTATCACCCCGCATCAGCTTTCCTCAGAGGCCATGGGTAAGATACGGGAGGGGGCCGTGGACTTTGTCCGCGACATTGCCGAGAAGAATTACTGGGATGGATGTAAGCGTCTATCTCAGGAAGTCGATGGGGAGTTGTACATCCACATCGAGAAGATGAATGGCCGCTCGTTCCTCACTATCATGCGTGGCAAACACCGTGGGATGCCCGTGATGGATGAGGTCGATAAATACCTTGTTCTGGAGTTGCACAAGATCGGCGGGTTGCGACCCGACATCAATGGACCGGATAGTTCACTGAAGAAAGTCGGTGGTGGACCGGTAGGATCAGGGGAAGAATTCCCCTTCTGGGATGGCGTACCCAATGATTTCCAGATGGCGGAAATGGCGCACTAAGTAAGGAGAAGAATAAATGGCTGAAGTCAAATTTAATATCAATCCGTGGTACGCCCCAATTTCCGAGACGTGGAAAAATGGTTCACCACCCATTTTCACTTACAACGAGACGCCCGTCTACAGTAACGACTCGGGTCTGGAAGTCTACGAGATGACCGGGCTTAACGATGACACGTTTGCACTGGGCCATTACTACGAAGTGCGCTGGGTCAACAAGAACGGGGAGAAAGAAAAACGCTGGGTGTTCTTCCAAGATGGTCCGATTCCGGAAGAAGGCGTTACGGGTTTGACCACCGAGGCACTGCTGGTGATTGCTATCCACCGCACCTCGACGCTGAACAGCAAGTTCCCGTGTGAAGAGAATGAACTGGCGATTCTCCACATGAAAAAAGCTCTCGATTGGTTCAACACCCGTACGGAAAAGCGCAAAGCACGCGGGGTGGAAGGACACCTGAAACCATGAGTGCCATCGACGAGAAACCCAACGAGAAGGTTATCTACGAAGAAGATGACATTCGTGTTTCCACCATTCTAAAGGTGAACGTGAATGGCGGAGAGATGGTGTTGGAGCCCGGTGAGCGCGTCATCATCGAAACGGTTCATCCGAACCATCAGTCCATCATGTCGATGGATTTCAAGCGCTGGTTCAACGGAGATGTTATTTGTCCGTTCGGCATCACAGATGCAGCGCTTGCGGCGATTCTAAAGTTCCGTTTTGAACAGAAGCGCAATCGGGAAGATACACCTCCACTCGATAGTGGAGTCTACGACGAGTGGATTCAGACGCTGACGGAGATCATCAATGACTGACAAGTTACCGAAACCGTTCCCGGTCGGTCGGGGACTGCTGACGCCGGAGATCTGGAATCGCAGGTTGCTCGGCAAGTCCTCATGAAATCGTGATCAACGGACGATCAGCGAGCCAGTGTGCGCGGCATTGGGACCGAATAGCACGCCTACCCGGTTTGGGCATAGCCGCATTCGGTTAAAGGGCCGGTGGTGAAAATCCAACTATCGTCCACCATGTTTATTCTTCTCAGAAATGATGACATATTTGGCTAGAGGACGGGTAAGCCCGCCTCTAGCCTTTTTATTTGCGAAATCTTGTGCTATCAATACTCTACCAGCTAACGAGGTCTCTATGTTTTCGAGCCTGCGACGGTTGATCGGACTCATCTCAGTGCGAGAATCAGGAGACCTGATCACCATCTCGGGGCTGCCAGGCGACACCGTCCAGCGCTCCATCTACGAAATTTGGAATACTCGCAAGATTGCTGATAATGTATTCACGCATATCAGCAACAGCGAAGTGGTCTTTAACCGCTTTTTTGCAGTCGATGTGGCGTACATCTTGCAACGTATCGTCGACGAAGACCACAAAGGACACAACATCCGGGCGTTGAAAAGAACGCTGGAATTGCTCTTTCAAAATACGTGGTTAAAAAGCACCCAAGAGCAGCATCCTGACATTCTGAACTACGGACACCTCTCCGAGCTTAACGTCACGATGCAAGATCACCAGATGCAGTTTTTTGGTATCTACAACGAGGTCGTCCCGAAGTATCAACTCAAAGGTTACCTACTCGGGGCTGACCCCGGTACGGGTAAGACCCTTATGTGCATTGGTTTGTCCTTGTGCCTGGGGGTTGAAGTCTTAATTACCGTGTGCCCGAAAAACGCGGTCGAGCGCGTCTGGATGCAAACGTACGAGGAGCGCTTTCACAAAGTGCCGCATTACTGGCACTCGCTCATGGATCGCGCCCCTACCCGACAAGATAAGTACCTCATCTGTCACTTCGATGCGCTTGAAACCCTGTTGCATCACTTGCATCAGATTGGTGTACCTTCTCGTGTGATGGTGGCACTTGATGAGTCACACGGGTTAAACGAGTTTGAATCGCTGCGCTCGGAACTCTTTCGTGAGTTGTGCCGCTACACCAAGAGTCAACACGTGGTGTGGTCCTCGGGTACGCCGATTAAAGCCGTGGGTCGGGAAGCCACGCCCTTGTTCTCCACGATCGATCCGTTCTTTGATGAAGATGCGCAAAAGCGTTTCCAAACAATCTACGGTAAGTCCTCCTCGACCGCCAATGACATCTTGCATCACCGCATGGGGAAAGTGCACTTCCATGTGAGTAAACGCAGTGTGGTGAAAACCGAAGTCCACACCCATGTCATCGAAGTGGAGATGGCCAACGGCGAGTACTACACACTTGATGCAGTGCGAGATAGGATGGTGGAGTACGTCAAAGCGCGTGTGGCTTACTACCAAAAGAACATGCGCAATTATGTCCAGATGTATCAAGACATCTTAGCGTATTTTGAACGCGTCTATCTGCCTAAGCAATCGGTTGCGGCTGGATTAGTCACAGTGGTGACAGGTCACACCTCGGATGATAAGCGTAAAGCCTTCGAGTTGTATAAACACTACATCGCACAGATTCGCAAGGGTTTTGATCCTCGCACCATGCGTGAGATGAGTGCTTATTGCAATCATTACGAAAAAACCGTGATTATGCCGGTGCTACCTAAGGAGTTGCGAGATAACTTCAAAGAAGTGCGATCCATCGTGAAGTACTACATGCTCAAAGTCCAAGGTGAGGCTTTGGGTAAAGTACTGGGCCAAGACAGGGTGAAATGCCATGAAGATATGCTCAAGGGCAAGTGGTTCGAGGAAGTCAAGAAAGACGGTCATGAGGTCATGGTTCCAATGTCGCCCGCACAAATTATCGAGCACTCACTCAAGAAAACGATTTTCTTTACGAGTTATGTGCCTGTAGTAGATGCGGCAGCTAAGTTCTTTCGTGATCAAGGGTTTCATCCGATTCTCGTTTACGGGAAAACCAACAACGAGTTGGCGGCTCACGTGGGTTCGTTTGAGAAGAACCCCGACATCAACCCCCTCATCGCGACCTTCGCGTCACTATCCACGGCAGTGCCACTTGTGATGGCCAATAGCACGATCATGATGAACGTGCCGTTTCGCTCGTATGAGTACGAGCAAGCCGTAGCTCGCACGGATCGCAATGGTCAGGACTCAGCCGTTCATATCTGGAACGTTAAGTTAGATACGAACGGTCAACCCAATATCTCGACCCGCTCACATGACATCATGCAGTGGAGTAAGGATCAAGTCGAACAGATTTTGGGTGCTGGTTCCTTAGGTCCGCAAGCCGCGCTAGAAGGATACATGTTGGCGTTGGAGGACTTTAGTGAAACGAGTGGGGATGGTGATCGTCGGGAAGTCTTCGCAGGCGCTTTCTTAGGGATTGAAGACTTCGCAGAAATAGAGGGGTATGAATCGGACTTCAGTGGAAAGTTGGAGTACGACGAACCCGTTCATCCGTCGTGGACAAATTGGTGAAACCATGCGCAATTGGCAAGCCGATCCAAACCGGATCAAGTGTTTTTTCATCGAGCCGACGGGCGATTGTGAAGTGGAACTATATCGCTCATCGGACTATCGTGTCAAAATGGTCTGTCCCAATAGCAGCTATGGTGGTGGACATTTCACCGCCGTGATGTTCGGGGTCGAAAAGGACCACGATGAAAACGGCGAGGTGATCGCAGGAGGGACGCTATCGAGCAAGCAGGTGCAGCGTTACGGGTTGGATAAATTCCCCACCCAGTGCGCCTGTGGCTATCGATACACCGACTCCGATGAGTACGGTCATCGTCGCAAATCGATCTACATGCGCCGTGACAATTCCAGTGTGCGTTATACCTTGCGCGATGCCCCAGTGGGTGCGATGTATTTCGCCACTTGGTACGAAAAGTACCCCGAGTGGTGCGGGTTAGATGGACACGCTTTGGTCGTCAAAGTCCACGGGAGTCAAGATTGGCACGTTGATGGTAGAGCGAGTAATTGCACCAAACCCGATGATTCGGTCCATAAGTGCTGGTGTCGGCACGGTGACCCCAGCACTGGGGAGGTGACGGTCGATAAAAATGGCAATACGTGTTCAGCAGGAGCGGGTTCTTTGATGCTGCGTGACTGGCACGGATTTCTCACTGCCGGCTGGCTTCACGTGTGATGGAATTTAACCAGGAGAGGACTGATGGCTTATCTGAACCCCTTACCACCCGCTAATTTTTACCAGAGTAAGCCGTCCTCTCCGAACACACCCCGCGATGAGGACACGCAGTTCTTCTCACTGGAAAAGAGCATGACACAGAGTAACCCCACTTATCCGAATGAATTTACGACCGAGCTACCTTACTCGGTTGACATCGAGACTCAAGAGTCAAGTGAACACTTCTCGATGGAAAAGCTCGATGCGCTCTTTGAATTGAGCGCTGCACTTGAAGAGCACAAAGTCCTGACGATGGAAATTGCCCTGGAAGCAGACCTTCTTCTTGGAGGGTCCGATTTGGGCAATCTCTACTTCAGCGGGGAGAGTAAGCAAAAGAAATACACGCTCGCTATGGAGTCTATCAATGGCCGGATGGCTCTTGGTATTGCTGCGATCGTCGGAGCCGTTCTAGCGGCGATTACGGCCGCTATTGCGTACTTTGCGGGTAAGAATGACCAAGCTATCCCTTCGGTGGATAATTCGGCAATCATCAAACATAAACAGGAGATGGCGCTACTGGCACAGTCATCGGCTAATCAGTTATCTCCCGAAGCGCTTCAGACGCTTAACAAAGCGATGCAGCTAACAGAGCAAGCTAAAGCTGACATTAAAGCTAGACGAGAAGGGCGCAACGTTGCTCAAGAGCTTCACTCCGATACACCGGACCACACCCCCTTTGCCAAGCAACTCAATGCGCTTGAGATGGATCACCTTGCAACGGGTGAATATAGCGCACTCATGGGGCAGTTGCTTAAAACCATCGATGAGATCCACCCGATCGGAGTGCTGCAAGACGCACGCCTTGCTTACCGGGAAATGGTCGCTGCAAGTAAAGCTGACCCCAAGCAAGGGCAAAACGGTGAAACCAATTCGCTCAAAGAGCGCTACTATCAGCTCTTGGCTAAACCGCGTGAAACACATCGATTGTTGATGGAGCAAATTAGCAAACTGAACGATAAGAAAGACCGACTTGATGCTGGTCAAGTTCAGTTGCCTAAAGACATCAATCACGCTTTGCGCAACTTCGTCGGCGCTGTCACCGAGCGCAATATCGTCTCGTATGCCAACGAGCGCAAAGAGATCGCGCTGGAACTGGAGCGCATGCGTAAAGAAGCGCAAGCTTTGCAAAGCACCACCGAAGCTAACAAGGTTCAAGGTGGAGTTGACCAACACGGTCGGGAAGTATTGGCGCAGGTGCATGCCTTGCTGGCAGTGATGATCAAAGCGGACATGCTTTTTCAGCGCTATTGGAAGTCGCTCGATACGTGTGCCAATTACTTGTATTGGGTAGCCACCACGGCGCGCCATCAGTTGATCATTGATTTGAAGCAAAAAGGTCAAGCTCGCGATGCTGTACTGTCTAACACATCGGTGCAACAGATGGATCGCGTCATTCACGCATTGAGCAATTTTCGTCAAAGAGCAAAATAAAAGAGGTGAGCAATGGAAGTAGTGAATCTCCCCCAGTATCCGGTACCACAAGTGACAAGTTACCTGGATACGACGTTCGGTAAGCTCGTTGTCGAAGACGAACGAATGGATCAGTACGCACAAGTTCGCGTGCTTTTCAATAACATCGGTTCGATGGAAGAAAAATACGGCAAGCTCTTGCAGTACCGTACGGCTTTGGAAGAAGCAAAGATGCTTACCCCTCATATCGCGTTGGAATGCGATGCGGTGATGGAGGACGGGGTAGTGCTCAAAACTTGCTTTTGCGATGAAGAAGAACAAAAAAAGTATGACATCGCCATGGAAGCGATCAGTGGTGGTTTGGCCTTACTGATCGCTGCAATTGCAGCCGCCTTAGGTAGTTTGATTGTGCATTTGATCGCACACTACAAGGGTCAAGCAGTTGAAAACGGTTTAAAAAGTGGTACTTCCACCAATACGTTCAAAGAGTGGTCAGCCACTGCCGGGGTACTAGAGTGCGCAGAAATTTCTGGTGAAGTGGCGCAAGCATTGAATGAAGAAATGCAAGCGGGTTCCACCGGTAAAGCTTCTACCAAGGAGTTGAAGGTGAACCCGCGCGGTAAGCGCAACCAGGTGGCAACTGAAGACTCCACCTCGTATAAGTACAGCACCGACACCACAGGTTGGGAGGTGCCGAAAACACACCCCGAGCATCAAGGTGAGGCGGTCAAACCGCAAAACGCACCGGGCTACATTCGGCCTCTCACCTCGCTTCAACGGGACCATCTCACCCGTGGTGAGTATAGCAAGATCATGGTTCAGACACTAAAGGAAGTCGACGATGCCCACCCTGCAAAGGTGCTCGCCGATACCCGTGAAGCGTACAAAACGATGCTCTTGGCAGGACACCGCGATGAAGCAGCGGCGCGCGAAGCTGATCCCACCAAGCAGCAGCAGTATCTCGATGGTCTGGCTCAGCAGTTTGAACGCTTGATGGACTCACCCAGGAAAGTCTATCAACTGTGCGTTGAGAGTCTTCAAAGACTAAGTGCTAAGGCAGTGGAATTGAACCGGGGTGCGCCTGCCGTGCCGGAGGAGTTTCACCAAGCACTCCGAGTGTTTGCTCAAGCGGTGCAGGCTCGTGAAATTTTGTATTACGCTCACACGCGAGAGGCGCTGATCCCGGAGTTGGAAAAGCTCAGAGCAGAAATTGCTGAATCGCAAACCTTCTACAGTCAAACGCAGAAGGAACACGATGAAGGTAAATCGACGGGTTTTGACGCTAACCTGGCTAAGCACGGTAAGAAGGTATTGACTGATATTCGCAACTTGATCGGTGCACTTATGCAGATCGACATGCAGTTTCAGCAATACTGGAAGTCGCTTAATGCAGCTGCGCATTACTTGTATTTCGTTGCCAGTCAAGCAAGGCTTAAGTTTGCCTTGGCACTGATTGAAGATGGGGTAGATCGAAAAGAAGTCAAGGACGATTTTGCCATTCGTCAACTCGATCACATCCTCGGTATGCTGGAATCATATCGACAAAAGTCTTCCTAAAGACAAAAAAAAAAGAAGGCGTAAGACCGGAGGGAGAAATCCCTCCGGCTTTATGCCCTTAACTACTTAGATACTCATGCTGCCGGAGACCATTGCGACTTCCGTCAGCGTCTTGGGTAGGTACACTTTAACCTTGACAAAAGCATCGACACTGTCTCGATATTCTTGCCAGTTCCCTTTGACCGATAGCTTGAAACACACATCGCCCCTATCAGCTTCCACTGCTGGTTCGTGTTCTTTCAACAAATGACAGATGGCGTTATACAACCAAAGGTTACCCACGCGGAGAACTTCATCGAGGAAGAATTTGATATCGTCTTTCTTTTGGAAGTTGACCTTCATTTTCTTCACCGAAGCGAGATCCTCTTCTGACATTCTCGTACCACGTTCGAGAAGCAGTTTGACTTTCTCCTCAAGATTGGATTTGGACAGTGATCGCCCGAGGATTTTCGGATCTACGCCGAATAAATAGAGCGTGTCTTCTTCCATTTTTTCTGGTTCCTTGATCTTCACGTAGGTTTGGCCGGTCGGCAAGAAAAGACCTTGCGGTGCGGGTGTTTCGTTTGAAATGGGTTGTTGAACTATCTCCTCGGGAATCTTCGTCAGCATTTCAGGCCACTCCTCACGACCAATTTTCACTCCTTTGAACGTCCAGATCGTCTTCCTTGTTGTTTGGTGAGGTGTTTGACTCAATGTAAACGTTAAGACAAGTTCTGGTTTACCAATGCCTGGGGAATACAGATCCTTGAATTCATTAACCAACACCTCTTTCGTAATCGCATCCAGATGTCAGTCGAGATCCCAGAGTTGGATCTCGACCCGCATGTCTTTGTCAGGGTGATCCATGTACTGGTAGACCAAACCAGTGATTTTGATTTGTTTGAACTGTCGCGGCGGGGTCACTTGTGAAGCAAAATGATAGGCTCCCTCTCCGATTGTCCGGTGAATCTCAACGCACGATTCCGGAACTATACGACCCATTTCCTGTACGAAAAAACCGAGCGTCACGCCATCGGGAATCATCCCACCCGCTTCGAAGATGGGTAAATTCGGGATGCCCAGAACCTTCCCGGTTTTGGCGAACCACTTCAGAACGTTCGTGCGTTGTTGAAAACGAACGTCTTCGGCCACGCTGGCCAGTGTTTCTTGGGTAGCTTCCATGACTTGATACCTCCAGATTTGATTGACTTACCAGCGATAGCTGCCTGGTTGATGATTGGGTTGATACTGATGATTGATGCGGGTAGTTAGGGTCAGTTCCAGATTGACTGAAACATCTCGCGTTCTTTCATCCCCAGCGACGAGGTAGATTTTAGCCCACTTGGCCTCTGTCTTACTCCAGTCGCCGAAAAGATGGATCGTGAAAACTCGTCCTTCTGCGGCGGTGTTATTCACCAAGTCGGTTACTGTTGTCAACAATTTGACCTGATCGGGAAAACGCTCGCGAAGCGTGACCAAATGCGGTTCGATCTCGTCGAGCGTATGGAAGATCATCCTGATCTCGTTGTTCCCACGCACCGGTGGTATGTTAAATTGCCTGGATTGCGGGCCGCCAGAAGGATATCCCGGCCAGGGCTGCTCAGGCGCCATACTCTGCGGGCCAGGACCATACGCCATGCCTGGGTTAAAGTTCTCCCTTGCTTCATACATCCCAAGACTAGGATGGCTGAAAGGCGGGGAAGTGCGAGTTCCTTCATCTGCTCCACGATACCCCGTCGGCTTTCCATAGTGGTCGATTGGTCGTTCGATTCGAACCGCTCCTGCTCGCTCGGTCAAGACCAAGTAAAAGATCCAATAACCTGTGGCCACCGTCGGCGTCGACACTTTGAGTATGCGCTTATCCGCAGAAGCATATTCCACAGCCCACGCCGTGTTTTGATACTTCCACAGATTCGTTTTGTATTTTTGTTCGATGTGGAGATCGAGTTCGCGCAGAAGTTGATCTCCATTCCAAGCGCACTCAGCGAGTATCGCTTTGAGTGAGGGTTTTGTACTTGACACCGAGCTAAAAGTATTGACCGTCGGATAAGGAGAACCCGCGACTAATTCGTCGATGGCTGAGTAATCTGCTTCCTTTCTTGTCGGGATCGGAGCAAAAACAGATATCGATTCCTGACTTTCGTTCTTCCACTTGACTGCGATACATACCGAAGCATCTATGCGCGCCTGACCATTGAAAAGTATGATCGGATATGTCACGTTAAAAGCGTGAGCGTTGTTGTCGTCAGTGGCTTCCTGACAAATCAAAGCAAAGGTTTCATCGCCTAAATAGCGCGCACCCCACTTGAGGTCTTGAAACTCTTGATCGGTCAAGTTCGACGCGTTCTCCCGTAGCTTATTGAAGATCTTGACCGGATCGCTTTGATCACAGGTGACTGGAACGAGTTTATCCACCAACTCACTGGTCGTGTACGGTGCTTGCGCGACGAACTTTTCGAGTTCTACATATTCCGCTGGAACTGAAGTCATTTCTTTTCTCCAAAGTTACTTTAAGGGCATAAAGCCGGAGTAGATCCTCCGGCCCCCAACGTGTTTGTTCTTTAAAACGGACAGATCAGGATACAACCATCGTTTTCAAGGACGAACGTGGTCGATCCGATCTTCTCTTCGCTGATCGGTTGAAACATCTCGATGTCGCCGAGGTTATCACGCACCGTCGTTGCCAGAAAGGTCGGACAAAAATCCTTACCCATTGGACCCCGGTACTTATCGTACTGTTGCGTCAGGTCGGCGATGACTTCTTTCACTGCATCTTCTTGCAGCCCTTCTCCACGCAGGAAGTTGGTCAAAAACCAAAATCCTTGAAAGATCTCGTTCTTCCATTTGACTGCGACAGCACTCATGATGAACCCCTTTGAAAATGGCCTAAGTCATTACTTCTAATTCTTGATTACACTTCATACGAAGGAAGCGGTGGTGTGAAAAACTCAACATAACCGGAGGAGCATAATGCTCCTCCGTGTCCCTTTCTTTGGGGTTGACTTTACTGCTGTTGCTTTTTGATGTCCATGGTTTCCATCCTGGCGATCAGTTCTGCAAAACGCGTCGGATGAGGATCATCAGCCAAGATTTCGGCGAGTCGATCAAACTCCTCGCCGTCTTCTTTGGTCCAAACACCAGATTGCGCCTTATCCAGTAATGCTTTTGCTTTGGCGTAAGACGCTTCGATTACATCATCCATATACCCTCCTTACTGCAACGTCATGTTGCGAACCGACTTGAAGGCCGAATCCAACTGCTGACGTTGCGACATCGCGTTCAGGGCGATCATGCGCATCTCGCCCTCGGGCAGAATCGTCTTGGACGGCTTGATGAGTTCCTTCGTGAAACGACCTTCGATCTGGAAGGGCGAGACCTCGCGCAGGTACTTCAGATCCTTGTAGATGGTCGAGGGAGAAAAGCCAAGCATCTTGGCGATCGTGGTGCCCGTGATACCTTCCTTCCACATCTTCGCCACGAACGGGATACGCTGCTCTTGCGTAAGCCAGTAGGCGAAGTTGGGCAGGCCGTCGACGAACCAGGCCGTTTGCTTGCGGTCGTAGATGGTGACGGTCACGAGCGTGATGTTTTGGTAGTGATCCAGGTGAACCTGTGCGTGGTGTTTGCTCTTCATGCATTTTTCATACGCGAGGTCCAGATACTCTTTGATGAAATCGCGCACTTCTTTCTTTTCTTGCTTGGCTGCCATCTGGAATATTCCTTCTAATGAAAACAACACAAGAGAACTAGGAGTCGGGAAAACTCCTAGCCTTACCTACAACAGCTTTACTTCTTTTGTTTTCCTTCCAACTCCTTGATCAACTCATCGGTTGTCATCGATCTTCCATCAGTCAATGCGATTTGACCATCCGCATAGATGTAACCGGTGACGCCGTGTTTTCGCATTAACAATGCGAGTCGATTGACACCAACAGGTGAAAATATCGAAACGCCAGGATCTTGAATGATCTCCGCCAGATCTTGCACCGGTTTCACACCCCTTAGATCCAACACTTCCGAAGGATCAATGTCGTGCTCAGCCGCGATTTCCTCAACCGTAATGCGCTGTTCAGGTGAATTGCGATCCCATTCCTGACCGTCTTGGGGAGGTAAAGACCTCTCCCAGTCTTCGAAATACTGATCACTCACCTGCTGCGCCAACTGCTCGTCAGAGACCGATTCAAGCGTACCGGCATCGCTGTGTGCTTTCAGCACTTTCGCTGCCGCGATATCCATCGGCGTGGTCGGCTCTTGTTTCTTAGACAGCAGTTCCTTGGCTGCGTCGCGACTATCCAACAAGTCTTGCATCTTCTTCTTTGTCTCCTCGCTTAATGCTACCGGCAAGCGACCAAAGATATGCAAATGTTCGCCTTCAGGGTCCGGCTGTTTTTTCACCCTCACACCCGCTCCCTGAGGTTCTCCGGCTTTCGGCGATTCAGGGGTTTGTTTGGCCAACTCGGCAGCGAGGATAGGATCCATCGGATGATTCGGTCGTACCTTGACCATGTAACCGGTGAAACCATCCGGTCCTATTTCACGTCTCCAACCATCGTCGACGTAATCCAACGCATGAATGCGTGACAAATCCGCCTGGATCATTGGTCGGCGCTCCAAACCCGATGCATCATCTTGCGATGCGAGAATCTCGGCGCGGTAGGAAAATGTCGGCTTGTCCCCGGAAAAGACGTGTTTCCTCCACGGGGTGGTGTTGGAAGACGGCGTGGAAGCCAGTTCGAACGATTTCTCGCAATCCACGATCATCTTCTTGGCAATAGCGTCGATCTCGTCGAGCTTGTTGCTGTTCGCGATATCGGTGAGTTGTTTCAAACTCTCCGCATTCACCGTTTTGAATTCGGTGAGAACATTGAGCAAATCCATCACTGCCTCATGAATCACCGTTCTCGAACCAGTTTGGAGCATGCGTTCGAGGAAAGGAATCGGTGCACACACTTCAAAGGCGGGAAACCCCAACTCCTCATTTTCTTTCACGATCTTCCGATACGCCTCGGCGATCTTCGGAATCATTTCGTTAAAGGACATGTCCTTGTGAAACAGGTATTCGATTTTAACACCCATTACAAACCTCGCTTCAAATGTAGTTTATGGATATGTTTTTAAGTGCTACGCATTTCAACTTAGGAAGCCAAGACAAGAAGATCACGACATCGACCGACAATTGCGTCTCGCACAGTCTCACCTAAAATAGAACGTAGTAGACTCGCTGAAACATAATCGAACGACTTTGGATTCACACTCTGATAGATCGCGAGTAACTCACGAACTACATTGTTGATTTCCACCATGTCTTGCGTCTCGATGATTTTCTCGACGATCGGTTTTGAAATACGGACGACACCACCCATCCGCTCTGTCATGGGAATCGAGCTTCTGAAGTATGTCAGCAGTTTCTCGAAAGACATCTCTTTTGATACCACTACGTACTCATCCATGAATACCTCAATGATCAGTAAGAGGGGAGCTGGTCTCCCCGTGCTGCCCAGTCGTCGCCCAATACGTGTCAACTGGCTCCACGCGCTACAGCGCTCTGTACTACGACCTACTTGATTGATCGAACAGCTAAATTCTTACCAACGTCGTGGATCATCCTTCTTTTCAAAAATACCACCAATCCAGCTGGCTTTCGAGTGCTGACCAATTTTGATGCCGATGTAAAGAATCAGAGCACCGATTATCATGAACTTGATCATTTCGATCTCCTGATTACCACCATTTCGCCATCACAAAAGCCGCGAAGTTTTCGAACGAGTGGAATATGACGGGCTCTTCTATTTTAGAAGCACCGGGCTTCCAGAACAGTTCCCCCCACACTGGGAAGCTGTGCAACTGGCGGGGCTTCAGTTCATGCACGATCTGATTGCCATAGACATCGGCCTGGATTGAGAAGGTGTTCCGAACTTCCCATTTCATGGATTTCATGAATTTCTCCAGATCCGTCTGGCGGGGAGTCAAGTAAGCGACCGCTTTGTCATGGTCGCAAGCCAATTCATCAGCGCTAGTAAACTCAGTGATCATGGTGATTCTTCCTTTTACCAATTAAGGGCATAAAGGCTGTCCAAATGGACAGCCCCTAAAAGAAGTCCTTGCTTCATCATTCCTGTTATATATAACCAAGATAATCTACATTACCACTTTGCCCAGATCGGCATACTCTCAGTAGCGATGGTTAAGTTCTTGTCTTTCAACCATTGCTCAACATTGATTTCCTCTCGTTTAAAGAGGTTCTCTTTGATGACATGGGTGGTCTTGTACTCTTGGTCAATCCCGTTAAACTGGTTGTTCACTTTCACCCAGCCATCACGTTTATCATACTGTATCGTGTACAGATAAACTTTGATTTCGTTCAGCTCATGTGGTTTGAGTGTCTCGCCCTTTCTTACATCGAAGTGAATGTCTTTGCCTTCCGTGTGGTAGCGCTTCACATCGTACTGCTTTTCCACTGCTGAAGCAAAACCTAGGCTAATAGCTTCTTCTCGGAGCGTAGTGGCGTAAAGCCAGATGTTCGCTTCCGTTTGATCCCAATTGACTTTCTTACCGGTGTGGTGAAAGCCAGGTTTCAATTCGTCTTGTTTAAAGGCTGAGCCGTGGTAGAGAAAGTCCATGATGGTCCCTAAGTCATTTAAACGACGGCATAGCGGGGTGGCCGAAGCCACCCCTACCACACCGATGCGCGAAAGCAAAACCCTAGTTCGATTGTCAATTCCCTAGCGCGTGGAGTCGTTTGGTGAATCGACTAGCGGATCTGCGTTTCGAACGAGCATCCCACAATGCTATCAAGACCTATTCGAATTCAGTCCTAACAGCATTGCAGGCTGCGCGCTCAGTGAGTGAACGAGTCGGGATGCGCGAACCGGTGTTCTGGAGGAAGCACCTCCGCGTCCCGTAGGTGGTCGATCTATCAGGCTACCAGAACTCCTGGGTGGCCGTCGACCTGTCACTCATGCGTACAACTTGATGGAGCCTAGCGTAGCTCCACCCGCTCCGTTTATCCGACGCCGGGCGCTATCCCAGTAAGTGTCGGAAACCAGGCTCTCGCGCCTACACGGAAAGTTAGCGCGTCCGGACAACGACTCCGGCTTGCGAAAATTGTGCTCGACCAATCGATACAACATTGCAGTCATCGACCTAAAACGCCAGAAAGGAGAAAGCGTTAAGGCGGACGTCCACTGTGGCGGAGCACTCTCGCATATAATAGAAAGTGGTGTATTTTTTACTTTATTCCAAGCCAAGCTCCTCGCACTTAGCTTTCAGAGCCACGGCATCCCACCAGGCGTTGTGCTGCACCGCACCTTCGACTTTCGTGGGGTAAGCATCTATACGATGCATGCGAAATGATATCCGTGGAATGTTGATCATCGTGCCCGGCCCCGTCAGAAGAAGCTCACTGAAAAACGAGATATCATCAGGCCAATCGGTGATAACGATAGGATTGTCATCACTCGCCATAAACTTCTCGATGTACTTAGCTGAATTGGAGGGAAAGATCCGATGAATCGAAATATGATCTGGCACTGAATCCAAATACGGCATCACATGCTCTTTCACCCAGGGATGAATGTGCATCGGTCGGTTATACACCAGGTAAAGACTTTCATTGTCTTCACGCACCATTCCAAGGGAAATCAACTGACCCCCGTATGAGTTGAATTCTGCATCAATCCAGTATTTCATTTTCTTATCTCATCCTTTTTTTCCGGCATAAATAAGGATTGGGGGAGAGCTTTAGCCCTCCCCCGCCCCTCTTCCCATGACCCATCAACTCAAAGCGCATCGATGCAAGGTCGACCAACCCACATCTTCCCGCAGCCTAGGCACATTGCCCCAACTCGCTCGGATTTGCCGAACACGAATGGTGGTGTGACTCGAAGCTGCGGGAAGATGAAGGCTAGTGTGAGGAGGGAATCAAGCGACTCCCTCCTCGGCGAATGCCGGCGAGGCATCGGTTCGGATTCATAACTTCCGCACCCCGTAAGATACCTAAATCTTCGATAACGATTCTGACCAGTCGTTACCTCACGTGGAGGTCAGTCCACGGGTGTCTGCTTTCACCCAGATAGGTTCTTACAGGCTGCGTCCTTCCTCCATTCGGTTAGAAGGTCACAACTTGACGCATCGCGCGCCCGCTGTAATCACGAAGATCTAAAAGGTAGATGCTCTCGGGACACCACCGGTCAAAGTGGCTCATCGACGTCCTAAGCAATCTGGCCTACCACCGTGAGGTCCTTCCAAGACACACGATGTGATCTTCGTTATTTCGTGGGCTTTGCACCCGACGAAATCCACACGCGGCGAGGTATCGCGTGTATTGGATTCTCATCTGCCGACTTGCACGGCTCATCAGACAGCTTTATTTCACGACACCGTGACTGGCGATGGTTTTGCCTTGCTCGTTCAAAACATAGGCGTTGCCAGTTAAGGGGACCACTCGGTCTTTGTCGTGACTGGGAATGTCAAATCCATCCTGGTTCGACCCTGCGTGAGGACCAATCAGCGCACACCAGTGCACATCCGTTTCAGGATAAGACTGGTCCTTCACAAACACCAATCGATCAGTGTTATTGATCGGAATGATGCTGAAATCCTTAAGCGGATCGGTATCCGGTAAATCTTCATTCGACATTACTTTCAAATACAACATGATGGTCTAGTCCTAGTAAGTGGCATCTCTGCCGTGGGTGTTACAGATACTATCGAAATTGGCCCCTCGGGATGGATTTGAACCACCGACCTGCGTCTTTACCGGCCGGACAGACGCCGCTCTACCAGACTGAGCTACCTCGGGTCTACTACAAGAAACTACTTAGGTTGGCGCATCGTCAAGTCATGGCAGTCGCCCAGGAGTGAAACAGTGAAGGCGAGACCCAACAATGTGCCACTTAAGTGGTCTAAAGAAAACGAGGTTAAGGGCAGGAATTGAACCTGCAATGAGCCAACCAACACCTCGTCCCATCACGAGGATCAGTTACTACGACTCGGCAGCAAACGGGGTATTCGCTGCTGGGATCATCGATTCCCTAGCCTTCCTCACAATCCTTCTGCTGTCGCTGAGGCCAAGGTTGGGATTCGAACCCAACAAAGCCTATACTGTCTAGACTCTCCGTCCGGGAGTGGATACCCCTCGCCCATGCGCCTGCACCGCAGCCGTGCAGTGGTATTACCCAGAAACATCGATGATGATGGAGGGCATCAGCATGTGTCAAGTCGCCCCAGCTGCTTAACCCCTCTCCCTCAGCTGGGTACACTGGCTCTACACTGCGCATCAATGGTTTCTCGCACATTATTTCACGCAGCGTAAATTTTCTCTGCGAAATCAAGGATCTGCTGGCGAATCTCTTTTTGAGTGTGGTTGCTATCGACACCTGTTGTATCGCGCTGTTTAAACCCATGGGGCAATGTCACAGTCGTAGCAATGCCCAACTTGTACCCCACGGCTGCACCTGCAATATCGGCACCCGTTTGACCCCCAGATACAATCCCAGCTAGAGGGTAATGTTTGTGCACAGTCGAGAGGATATCAAAGATGTACTGATTCACTTGTTCTTGCGTTACGTCATGTTTGACAAACGTAGACATCCCGTTACCGGCCACATTGAGTACTGAGGCACGCCAGCGGTACAGCGACTTATAAAGCTCTCTGGCATTGGTTAAAGCATCCGTCTTAAACGGACAAGCGATAAAGTGCGAGCCTGCCGCTTTCATGGTGAGCTTTTCACCAAATGTGGAGTAATCCACCGCAATGGCCACTGTCAAATCAGCAGCTTTTGCGTTATGAAACGTCCTTGGACCATAACTGCTAGAATGATGCTCGACGATTGTGAGCATTAAGTCTCCTTCCTACCCGGTTCAATGAGAAATAAACCGCGCGCATTCCAATTCAGAACCGACAGGGTTATGCGCATTGAGTAACCATTCGACTGCTGCGTTGGTTTGTCGTGCGACGACTTCTTTGGCAAGACAATCAAGCGCTGTCGGTACCGTATGCAGCGTACGCCGATGCTCCGTGAGTGCAACGGCTTGTACCGCATTCTCTGCATCCGAGATAGCGTCGGCTAAATGGTCGGCCAGAATCGCGTGGAATTGCGCGCGCTCCAGCCCTTCCAAGTCGCCGTACACGTTGAGGAAAGCATCAATTGCACGATCGAGCTTTGTATTCATGATTTTCTCACGAAAGGTAAGATGACGGCCGTAGTCGGTTTAGAATCGACAACCGGGGGTTTTTGCGCGACCCGGACCTCTTGAATGGTTCGAAGAGGTTCTCCCGTTCCTACATTGGGGAAAACCTCCCGGACGGCTTTTAACCATCTCTCGATGATGTCACTCGACATACTTTAGAAAGTTCTCCACCGTCTTCGGTGCTTTCTCTTGATCGAGTTCGAGCACGATAGTACCTTTGTTCGTTTCCATTGCCACTTGGACGTATCGCATTTTTGATTCTCCTAATCTTCAAAATCTGAAATGGGAACAGTTCGTCCCTTCAGAGGATAAACTTGGTGTATAGTTTTTCATTTCTCAATCTTCAAGCTCTGGTATGTCGAGAGTCTGCCCTTTTAAACTGTGAAAACAATCACCGAGGAAGGTAATTTTCCCATCAGTAATCCACGAGTGACATCGATGCGTCGGGTCATCTCGACATACATCAAGACTGGGTCGTATGGTCGGCTTATCCAGATCTCCATTAAACGTCCAGTTCTGTTCTACCCCATTTGAAATGGGTCCGTTCTTGGTATAAAAAGCGTGACCGTACTTACATCCTGGGCATTCAAAATAGAACATACCCTCACGCATCTCGTAGACGGTCTTACCTTGGCGCAATCCCATGTGTTTCTCCCTTGGGTCGGTCGTTAGGCCAAAAGTGTCTTTCAGCACATGCCGGACACATGAGCCACTTACAATCCAGACAACGGATGTCTTCACCTTCTGTGAGTGGTTTCTTACAATCCCCACAGTGGCGTTGCTTTGCCTCCAAGTAGTTCAGAATACTTAAGCAGCCAATATTCCAAATCTGTTGCGGGATACTGGAGCTTGAGCCATCTTCCGAGACTTCTTTCTCGATTCCCTCTTCCTTCATCGCCTTTTCAATTGCGGTACGAAAGGGTCGCCAATCCCCGGCTATTACCACTTGTCCTTTTTCAGTTTTATACATGCTAACTCTCTTAGGGAAATAAAAGGGGAGCCGAAGCTCCCCTCTCGCACGATCACTGTCTGGGTCTGTGCTCTTTCCAAACACCGCCGATAAGCCACCCATGCCAAGAGCGAGTCACAATCGAGGGCCACACCGTAATGGTGCCGTCGTCGTGCTCGTTGACTTGGTGGATGGCCGGGTTTAACTCTACAACGCTACCATCAGGAGCCACGACGTTCCACCATGAGGCGAAAGTACCTTGGACTCGCTTAGCGGTGGCGCGGCCATAACTACCGGGTTCGGTGAGGTTGGGTAAGAACCCATCCTCTTTTGTAGCTACACGTTTGCCCAACATGATTGCCCCCGTACCGCAAAAGACGTGAAAGCTTACTCGGCGACGCTCGTACCGTTTTGGTTCACGCTACCGAGTGCCGGCGTGTGCGACGCGGCCGTGGGCAATGCACCACTGGGCGTACCAGCGCCCGTATCGGTCCAGGTTTCGACCGCGCCAAGCGTGGCCAGTAGTTGCTCTGAACCTGCCGTGCGACCATACACCTTGATACCGGTCGTGCCCGTCGAATTGGTCCACGTACCCGTTGCGCTCCCGTTCGGACCAGTTACATCGACGGTGACTTCGGTCGAAGCCAGCGTTTCACCGAAAGCGTCCGTCGCTGAGATGCGATATCCGTACGTAGCGGTTGCCAACGTACCGGCCGTACCAGCTGCGAAAGCGACACTCGACGGCGGCGTGGCGGCCACCGGGAACGTGTAGTCCGTCGGGGTCACGAAATAACCTTCGCTCGGCGAAGGCGAGCCGTCGCCAATGAACGGCACGTTACGCACGACGTACTGACCCGCCACGTTCTTTGCGTTGGTGGTATCACGCACCATCACATCGACACGCTTGCCGCCAGGCTTGACGTCGACGATCGTACACGACAGTGCTTTGGTGAGGTCGGTGATGGGAGTTTCTTTGAACTGTTTGAAAAACAGCGCGGCGGAGTTGTTCACTGCGGTGGTGGTTCCAGACATGATGTCCTCAAAAAGATAAGAAGAGGGGACTACGTGAGCCTACCGGAAAGTAGGAATGGAAAATCAGGTGTACGGCAACACGACTGGCGAATTGAGCGTTGTCGTGGTCGGTGTTGTGTCCGGGTGAGCCCAGATGTTCTGATCGGGCAAAATCACATTACCGTTCGAATCGGTGACTGGCTCCACAACAGGCGGTGCTGGAATGACAAAACCAACTGGTGCCACGTAACCGCCATTCGGGGGAACAAGAGATGTGTCGGTATCGCTATCCACATAGGGTACTTGTTCTGTTACCCACACCGAATAGGGACCGCTACCTGCTGGTACTCGCACGAATGCATTCACCAAGGGTTTTTCCACCCCAGTGGCAAGTACACTGACGATGGTGCAGTTATACGCTGTGTAGCCTGTCATCCCGTAGATCTGCGCACCGCGTGGCGGCATGTAAAGAGCAGCCACGTCTTTTTGCGGAGTAGCCATTAGAAGACTCCCCAGCACGCAGCAAACATGCTGCGTACCATGAAATCGTACATGTACCAACCTTGGATCAAAGGATGCATGTAAACCTCAAAACGTTTTGAACGGCGGCGCGCCATTCGGTTGAACATAGCCGGTGCTGGAGACCGAGGCACTCGGGGAAACGGTCATGCTCTCGCGCGCCGGTTTGCCAGTGCTTGCTTTGGCCTTCTCGCTTCGCGCTTTGGCTTGGTCAGCTTTGACAAACTCACACGCCACGTCATGTCTGATGTGGTGTGCATCGGCGATTTTCTTATCGTGACAAGCCGCACGCATGAACTTGGCTTGCTCCGGTGTTTTGGACGGCATGAAATCCTCCTATTTGAAAATACCCTTGATAGCTTGCCAGACGGTCTTGAGCTTGCCAGCAAAGGTTTGAGCTTGGTTTAGCTCGTCTTGAGCAAGGTTACTCACACCATCGAGGGTCATTTGTACCCCTTGTGCAGCGCCATTTACCGCTGCTTGTACACCTGGGTCATTGGGGAAGTTAGCTGCGGCGATAGTAGGGTTGTACGGCACTTCCGCACCACTTTTAATACCCACTCCAGTGGCTGCTGCCAAAAGGGCCGCCCCTACCTTCACCAAACCATCACCATAGGCACTGGGATCCCAGGCTTGCCCTTTGATGACGATAGCGTAGTAGGCAAAGTAGATATAGTACGCAGCACCAATAAGGACAATGAGTAGACCGACTCGTGAACCATCGATGTCGCCATTCGGAGTAGTGATCTGGTCATGCCAGAAGCGCTTAAAGAATTTCCACAGACCCATACCACCCCCGAATCGTGTATAGTTAAAGACAAAAAAATAAGTCTACACACAATTGACGGCATAAAAGCACACCAACCTTTTCGGCCAGTGTGCTTTTAACCGGTCAAGGTATTGCTTAGAAACGAAATCTGGGATACAACAATTGCACGAGTTGGTACGAGAAGAAGGCCCCAGCCGATGCCATCACTACGATTAAGAGGAAATACGACGCAAAGCGCCCCCAAGCCTTATCGGCTTTTGTCTCTTCTGGAAGTGTCATTGTTATTCCTCACTTAAGAGCATAACAGGGGTGGATAACACCACCCCTATAAACGCTACTCAGCGCGAGCTAAGAGTCGCGCAGTCTGTGCTTCTTCCTGCTCATGACCTGGCGGGTAGAGGAGGAATGTTCCGTTTTCTCCTTGACCCAAAATCTCCTGAGTCTTAGAGTCTTTGCACACACCGTTGTCGCACACAACGATAATTGCGCCTTTCTTAACAGCCTCCTGGATTACTTCATCTTTGGAGACTGCATACGAACTGCTCACGATGGTAGCAGTTAATGCGAGGACAAGTCCTTGCAAGGGTTTCATTTCAGAACCTTTTTTCCTAAAGGTAGTTAAGGGGAACAAGCTGTGCGATAATCGCCTTGGTTATTCGTTGGGTAGCGACGTGAGCGACTGATAATCTCAACGACTTGTTCGCCTTCCCAAACGAATTCCAGATGCAAGCTGCGCTGACCTGCATCGGCAATTAAGGTACTACCGTAACGAATGAAACGCAGTGACGCGGTTTTTGTGGAACGCTTAAATTGAGCAATCACTTCGTCCATTTGCTGCTGCGCATATGGGGTCGAGATACTTCTCCATGGATCCCAAAATGATCCACCCCACATATAAACGTTTTCTGGAATACACCGAGGCTTAGGCGGCGGATCGGTGTCATTTAATTTACGTTTTCTTTGTCGCATTAAACCTAGCATTTTGGGTACCCTATTGGAGTAGTCGAGAAGACTATTTCGCTAGTTGACGTTCCAATGGCTGATAATCGACGTCGACGATTATTCCGTCGTGGTTGATCAGGAGTGCCATCTCGTAAAATACCGGAGGGAGTTTTCCCTTAGAATCTTTGACTTCTCGGCGAATTTCCATCTTCATCATGATTCGATGATTAACTGGGTGATCTATTTCAGGATGGTCCAGTTCTAGATGGAAGTCAGCAAAAAAGCCCAATACTTCCTTATCCGTTTTACGTACCTGATTAAACGCGATGTTGGCCCCCAACAGTACTAATTTAAAGACGCGCGCATTAAAGCAATTTCTTCGGATATACTCCATCGCGCGATCACGATCAAATGTTTCCATTTTGTAATCGCTACGAGAAACATATTGCCAGAAGTTATCCGTTCCTACGTTTAAAGCTGTGTTCGTCTTCATTTTTCTTATCTCCCCGTTTGACCGTACACTCAGGTCGGAAACTCAGTCAAGTCCAATTCTTGGGATTGAATGGTCACAATTTCCTGGTGTCGGTTTAAATCAGGAAACGCGTCACGAAGCTCTCCCAGGTTACCATTAAATAACCTCTCGTAGAAGAATTCCATCGTGAGGTACGCCATTTTCATAACGTTATTTTCTTCGACGGTATGGATTTGGGCACAATAACGCGTCTCACCACCAGTCAGTTTCATGGTGGTAAGTTGAATATACTTGGCTTGCTCTGGGTGGGATAACACCACGAAGAGACCGTGTTTTGAGATCGAAAGTGCGTACGCTGTTTTACCCGTTAATCGGGTATGAAAAGCACACACATCAATGTCTCGGCGTGACCTTTTTTCTAACTCATGACAGAGTGCCTCGAAGGTCATCAGTAGTCTAGATTTTCTGATTCGCATCTTATCTCCGCTTTATGTTAAAAAAGTGAAAACAAAAACAACAGCGTTTCATCCTGTCTTTAGACTAATGATTATCAACTACTCAACTAAACAACTAAACCCCCGTACCCAGATGATCTACTGACGACGTATAAAACAACTTTTGTGCCATGAACTGACTTGATTAACCGTGGGCATAAAAGGGGTTCCTTTTGGAACCCCCGTATCCTTACGGCGTACTTGTGAGCATGGCGTTGCCATATAGTAGCAAGATTGAAACCACGCCACCGATGACCACTGCGATTCGAACTCGAATAACTTGCAAACTATTCGGATTAGAAGCACCTTTTACCATTGAAAACCACATCCACCCCAATACCCCGACCACCCACAACACCACCAGAGCCGCGATTAAATGACTCATATTCATCGGTCTTCCTCCGCTAGACCTAGGCTATATTGCCCAGTGTCATAGCATCACTTTTACGTGTAGGCTGGAATTTTACGCTGGGTTCGCCAATACTCGTGACGTAAAGTCGGCGAATCGAGTTCTTTGAAAACTTCCACAATCCGATGTAGATCAAATCGCTGTCGGAATATAGTTGCATGCAAGCTCATCCAGTACAGGACATCGCGTGCAACGCGCGCTGGATCATGCACCTCGTCACTTTCTTCAAGAAAGAACGTGATGCCAACGCCGGGTTTGTACGGATAGCCCTGCGGGCGATCAAATACGGTAACATTGGTCACCCCCGATGGCTCTGTGTGGATCGCGATGTGGGCCGACGCGATTTCGATGGTCTTCTCGCTTACCCCGTTGCGATGCAGTGCCCCTTCTTTGATCGCGTCCTTTAGTCCCGGAATATCGATGCGTTGGAATTCATCGATCAGGGCACTGAACAGCTTTTTCGCTCTGCTCATGTTTGGTTCTCGGTCTTCCAGTAAAGGTTAAGAATGAAGGGAAGGTCAACCCCTTCATACCTTTTATTGTTTTTTATTGTTTCTAATCAGCCTTCGGCACGAATAAGGGTACGTCGTACTTGGTCATCTTGAGTGCGGATTCATTAAGATCCGCCTGTTCGATGTTTTCACCCAACTCCCAGATGCCGTTGATCTTGTCTTCTTCGGTTTTGGTCAAGAACCAAAGTCGGGTGTGCCAGCCCGATGGGTCTTTCGGATCGGCTTGTTTGTAGTAATGAACCGTGACCATGTACCCGTCATGCTCACCTTCGTCGGTGCGAACGGTAACGGCGCGCAGATCGGTGCTGGAGGAGATCACTTGGTTCATCTCGCCGCTGTAGCGAGTTTCAAATCGCATCACGCTTTGAGCCAAGTCCTCCAATAGCTGAGGATTGATCTGATTCTCTTGGATGAAGTGAATTACTTCCGGACCATTTAACTCGATACACTCATGCGTCATTGCTCGCTCTCCGTGGGCGATTGCGAATCTTCGTCTTTCTCGGCGTGCCACACGATAATTGGCTTGTTATCGGGCTTGCGTGCCTCGACATTGAGCTTCCAGGTGTAGCTCTCCGGAAGATCCTTGTACGCCGCTTTCAGTGCGTTTTCCACTTCAAGCGGTTTGTGAAAAAGTGGGTTAGGCAAGGTGTTACCTTCCTCATCGAGCGCTTCAAGCGTCGGCACGCGTTCGTAGAAGAACTTCAAAATGTCGAACGAGATAAAAACCGCCGCCTGGGGTTTGAACGTGTAGATTGTGCGAAAACCAACCGACCCACCGTTCGTGTGGGTGAGCAGTACAGTCAACTCTTCATTGGTTGGATCGGTATCGACCACTGCGGCATGAAACGCTTCCTTGCTCTCGTTGTTGACGGTGCACGAAATACAAGGAATCATGCGTTGTCCGCCCGTCTCAGTTGGTAGACGTAATGACGAAGTCTGATACACGAGGTTCAGTTGCGGCAGTGGCGCGCGCTTTTCGATGTCACTCAAAATGCGCTGCATGGTCTGTGTCTCACGCGGCGCGTCAAAACCAAAGTTCTTGATCTTCATTCTGAATCGTCCAGTTCTGGGAAATTGTCGATCTTGTAAAACTGCACAAGCATTTTTTGCTCATCCACTTGGCCGAAGTAATGCAGATAAACGTACTTCGACCTGTCCTCAACCGGTGGATTGGGTCCGATCTTGTACTCGATGAGAAAACCATCCATTGAGATTGAACCGGCAAACTCAATGTTTTCGATCCCTTCTACAAACCGAGCCCGATAAGTTGAACCACACGGCACCCCGAGTTCAGCTTGGCGTTGCTTGGTCTTGGCAATGGCAATGGATGCCAAAAAGAGCTTGGCGTTCTGCACGTCTTTGGCATGTGAAGCCACCACTTCCAACGCCTGAAGCCCTAAGATGAATTTGCCAGCTTTCACGACCACCTCCTTTTAAGCGGCAAGTAGATCCGCGTACAGCGCGTAGTCGTAGTATTTGATCGAGTAATCCACATGCATCGGATCATCCGGAGCAAGCGCCTGCATGCACGCATCGTAGTGCGAAGCCTTGGCTTTCGCTTCATCGCTCGTCATCAAACCGAGTCGCGTCTTAAGTTGCTCCAGAACCATCCCTCCCAGCACTCCCGTCACTGGTGCTATCTTCTTGATCATTTTGCTGCTCCTCTTCTTGCTTGTGTTTCAAAAATACAGCTAAACTATCCGATGTATCGCTAAAAGAACCGTAAATCACACGATCCCAATCTCTAACGAATACTGGGTCATCAAATGCATCGCGGTAATAGAAAAAGAATTGAGCAAAGCGACTTGAAACGCGGTGCGCTATCTCCGTAAGATGGGTCAACCCTTTAGGGATATAGATACACCAGTCTTCTAAGACAACAAGATCAGGTGATTCTTTCACTTTTTGATAAAACCGAATACTGACGATCTCCTTTCCCTCGTCTTCTGGATCACTCACAATGGTGACACATGCGTGGAGATCCTCGGGTAGGATAGAGAGCGAGGTGATCGGCGATCTTAACTTACTACCCTTTTGTGTTGCCCGAGTCAATTGATTACACTCGAATACTCCGATGCTGGGTAGTCGGCGGCGTTCCAAGTCTTTGATGGTGAGCATCATTAACTCTTCATCGCGCCAATAGGGGTTGCGAATGATCTTCAAAGCTTACTCCTCGTCTTGAGCCGTCACCCAGGAGAGCACTCCTTTGCGACTCAGGGTACCGACGATACGCCCCATGGTGTCAGCGCGAAAGAAGGTAATGGCCATCTCCGGATCGGCGTTCGGATGCTCGATGATGATTTCAAACGAATATCCATCGAACGTCTCACCCACAGCTGGGGTGGCTCTTACCGGTGAAATCAGGTAAGAAATTTGATCATGGGCGTGAGGGTTATTATCCAAACTTTGCTGGAGCTTTTGAATGGTCCAGTCTTTGATCTCCCGAAACACTTCGACCGAGACACAGTGGTCTCGAATCCAGTCGATCAGAATCTCCGGAGTATCTGCTTTGATTGCATGCATTTGAAACACCTCGTTTATTTTTAGTGAGTCTTGATCATCGACTGGAATTTCTCGATGTCTTCTTTAAGAATGAATTCACCGATGAAGGTGTCTTTACCGAGTCCTACTCCAGCAAAACTGCTACCTTCAGCTAACACTAAAAAGCAGTAGTCTTGATAGCGCTTGACTTCTTTTTCTTCACCATCAAAATAGATGTGATCGATGATAAACCGATATCCAACCACCCAAGACTCGTCTGTCTTCCTTTGGAAAATATGCGGCATCGCAACCATGCAGATGTCGCAGGAGTAGGGTGAATTTTCTTTCGGGATTTGAAGATCGACATCAGCCTGCCGATACATCTGATTTTCAGCTTGTTCTCCCCAATCTTTAAATTTCTCCCAAATCGATTCATCTTTCATTCCAGACTTCATTGCCAGAACAACATCGCGTGTCCTGGAAGATTCACCTACATTCTGAGTTTGATGCTCGCTCATGATTTGTTCCTTCTCGATATAAAAAGTTAATGCGATCGTATGAAGTATCCCACTTCAACGCTACGCTTAAGGTGAAACATGAAGCGACTGTACAATCGTGTCAAAGACAAACACGATCCGCGTGACCACAAATACTCGGCAGCTGCACCGATCGATATTCCCGACCAGATCGATTTGCGCCCTGGCTGCTCCCCGGTCGAAGACCAAGGTGAGTTGGGTTCGTGCACGGCCCACGCCATCGTCGGGGCGCTGGAGTACGACGAGAACAAACAGCGTGAGCAACCGATTCGTCTCTCGCGCCTTTTCGTCTACTACGGCGAGCGCGGTCTCGAAGGCACACTCACGGAAGACTCGGGTGCCGAGATCCGCGACGGCATCAAAGTGATCGCACAGCTGGGTACCTGCAACGAAACGCTGTGTCCGTACGTCGAGGAAAACTTCAAACTGAAGCCCTCGCTCGAAGCGTACAACGACGCTTTGAAACACAAAGCGATTGCGTACCGCCGTGTGAATCAAACCGAAGACGACCTTTTGCACGCGCTTGCATCGGGTTACCCGATCGCCTTTGGCATCTACGTCTACGATTCGCTCGAATCGGACGAAGTGGCAGCCAGCGGTTTGGTACCCATGCCCGATGTGAACAAGGAACAATGCTTGGGTGGTCACGCCGTGTTGATCGTCGGTTACGATCGCATCAAGCGTCTCTTCATTATTAGGAATAGCTGGGGATCGGGCTGGGGTGAAAATGGTTACTTCTACCTGCCCTTCGACTATGTCCTTTCGCCAGATCTGGCTGAAGACTTCTGGAGCGTTACGTCGATAGAGTAACGTTTGGGGACTCCTTACGGAGTCCCCACTTATGTCGTCAATCGAAGATTTTTTCACTCGATGGGTTTGAGTTCGTCACCGTAGACGTCTTTGTACCCATTCGGGTATTTCCGCGCGATGTCGCTATCGTCGACACGCGGATCCCACTGTACGACGTAGGGATATCGATCACCATCGTAGAAGCTGTTGACCAAAGCGCCCGCCATCGCTTCTTTCAGTTTCGGGTCAGTAAAACACCCAGCCACTAATTCAGCTGCCTTAGCGGGATTCTTAGCCGCATAGCTATCTGGCTTCACACCGTTATAAGCGACGATCGTACCTTTACCATGCGTACCTGGACCCCCGTCGAAGTGGGTCACACGTTGACCGATTCCAAACAACTTTCTCTCACTCATTTTGTTTCCCTTATATTTTCTTACTGTAGCTTGTTGAGGGGTTCGATTTCTGGTATTTCGGGAAAAAAAGAAAAGGGAGAGCCGAAGCTCTCGTTTCTATTCCATCCTTTTTGTTTATTGAGGAAGCTTAACCGCTAATCCCAAGGTAGTCTGGACCTCTTCCTGCTTGACGCCAGCAAGTCGGATATTGACCATATCGAAGCCGAGCATTTCCATGCCCTTCAGATAGACTTTCCACGACATGTTCAGTTCGCACAGTTGCTTCGAGAGGTTTGCTCGTGCAGATTTAATATCTGCACGAGTTGCCACCACCCCTTGTGCAGCGAAGTGTTTCTCCAGATACGCCGACATCAGTTCGTCCCATTTCACCGAAGTGATATTCAGGTCCCTCAATGCGACTTGAAAGCTTCGTGCAAAAAACACTTCGGGTGTAATCGGTTGCTGTTCAGCGTCGACTTGAAACGGTTCCAGAAGTTCTTTGATGCTCATGGTAAATTCCTCTCTGAATGACTGGATTTAAGCGGACCTACGATAGCGCGGATGTTGCCAACCAGCTTCCTTAGCTTCACCGTGTACTTTGCCGAGTACCCCTTCCGAATACTCCGGGGCGACAACCAAACCTTCCAGCTTACGCCAGTGGTTATAGAGGTCAACCAGAAAACGCTTGACCATGTAGCGAATGGCCATGTTGTGCTTGTGAAGCGCGCTCTTCTCGATGTGACGCGGATCGTTGTTCAGACGGTTCTTGTAGTTGTTGTAAATCACCGAGTAAGGGCTCGGCTCCACCACAACCTCGTGACCCTTAGCACGTAGGTAGACGATCACTGCTTGATCTTCGTCCATCTCAACGTAATCCTTCGGATCGAACCCTTCTGCCTTGGCAAGTGCCAAGCGAGCCGCACCACCGGTCTTCTTACCATCAACCGTTGCGATACCAGCACGCAAGAAAGACGTGCCGAGCACCCCGACCAACTTCGTCTTCAGAAACGGATTGAACGTGATTGAGTCACGCTCACTTTGCTCACCCGCTTTGTTGACGTAGGTGCGTCGCACGAGACAAAACTCTTTACGCGAACGACCATGGGCTTCGAAGTGAACCGGGTACTTGCCTTCAGCGAGGAACTCCTTATCGATGTTCTGGTCGTTGGAGTACCATTGGTCGATCTCCCAACCCCGCACTGTGCGCTCGACCCCTTTATCGTCGGTGTACTTACCGACGTGAACGACATCGAGCCCTGCCAACATCCAAAGGCTAGACGGATACTGCGCCTTGTAGATGTCAATCTCGGAGATGATCACGCCCGCCATGGCTGGACCAATACCACGAACGTTTTCGAGGAACTCGGTGTAGACCGGGATCTTCTTTAGGATCTTCTCCATGTCCTTGAAATGTCGCTCTTCATTCCTGAGCGTAGCCAGGTAGTTATCTACGAGCAACAATTCGCTGTAGTGGGTAATCAGCTCATCGCCGACGAACTTCTTTTCAGTCGGCAACTTCTTGACCTTGATGTCTTCACCATGCTCTTCGATGATGCCGTCGGTGATGCGGGCGTAAGAAGCACGTAGCTGATCGAGTAGACCCTTTTCTTGCTTTTCGAGGTCCTTCTCACTCATGCCGTCTTGGCGAAGGCCGAGCTTGACTTTGAAGCTGGCGGTCACGCGGTTGCCCATCTGGATGCGCAACAGTTGCATGTCGTAAGCTGAGCGCACCATCGTGCGAATCACGGAGATGTTCGGGTTGTATGTGGGGATAATCGTTTCTTGGCTCATGGTGCTCTATTCCTTTCTTTAGTTCGAATAAAAATGGTTTCTTAGTGTGTCGTGGTGGGCGACACTGTATCGCATTGGGTGAATTGCTGCTGTTGATACACTACAACCCAATGGGTGAGTTGTGCTTCTTGATACACTTCCTTTTGGTGGATGAATAAGGGGTGATGGTGCATTTTCAAAGAATGGGTGAATACGACATTTTGATACATTTGTTCCAACTGGGTGAATTCCCTACTATGATACATTGCTTGGGATTGGATGTCTTTGATCCTCTAATACACTCTCATGCCATGGGTAATTAACTTTCCATGATACACTGACCCACCTTGTGTGAATGTCTGCTATTGATGCACTCCGCTATACTGGGTGACTGTGGCCGTTTGATACATTGAATAACCACGGGCGATTCACCTCTTCTGATACATTTTACTCTCTTGGGCGACTTCGTTCCATTGATGCACTTTCCTTTTCTGGATGAATTGAGGTCCTTGATTCGATGGCCATCACGGGTTGTCTAATCCGATACGTCTCATTTTCCTTCAATGGGTGATTGGGTCGACTGATACACTCTTTCACGATGGATGTTTTGCCTTGTTTGATGCGTTACCTCGTACTGTGTGGTTCTGGTATCTTGACGCACTTTCTTTGTTTGGATGTATGGCTTGCATTGATACACTCGCATCCATTGGGTGAATACCGTAACGTGGTACACTATTCTCGATTGGGTGTCTAGTTCACTGTGATACACTAGTAAGCAGTGGGTGGTTATTGGACATTGATACACTTTATTCCAATGGGTGAATGGGGCTGATTGATACACTTACGTCACCTGGGTGAATATATGCGATTGATACACTAATGGCTAATGAGTGATTATTCTTTCAATGATACACTGTCCAACAATGGATGATTACGGCAATTTGATACACTAATACTTATTGGGTGTTTGTTGGAGTTTGATTAAATACCTAGTCTAATCCAGTAAGTTATATATGTCTCAAATTTTCTAGAATAGACAAAAAAAAAAGAGGGAGGAGTATTTCCTCCCAATATGCTGTCAATCGTTTTACATCAACGCACCGCGCGCTACCCGCTCGCGCTCACTACGCTCCCACGCAGCATCGCTTGCTGCAATCTGCTCGGCGCTGCGAGTATCGATCAAGATTTCTATCGAATCGAACCCACCGCTATTGATAGAATAAAAAGGATTGATACTTCCGATGAATTTCAAATCTTCATCGTAAAGTGCAACCTCTGAGGTGAGCATCGGTTTGACCAATTCATCGTCTTCCTTGTCAGTCAATTCAAGAAAACTCTTACGGGCGCTGCGCATCTCGTAAAGCTGTACGTTGTTGAGCTTGATAACGATGCGATTTTCAGTTACATCTTCGAGACGACGCAGGAAGAAGTAAGCATAGTCGTACTCGACTACCGCTATTCCTTGGTTGAACTCCTCGATCGTTTGTTTTCTCTCATGATGCTTCAACACCCAGCCGGAGTAATTCTTCGGCATCGCTGTAAGCTCTTCCATATTTGTTGACCATTGCGGGAGCGGATTATTCAATTGACCCGGCACCTTAGGCTGAACCGCTACAATCCTCTTACCCGCGAAGTCACTCACAACTTTGTGACCGCCATCTCCCCACGCCCACCACACCGGTTTCTTTGAAACACTATCGATCGGGATTCTCATTGTCCACCTCTAAATGGTTAAACACGGGAGGAGATTCTCCTCCCGGATTATGCTGTCGCTTAAGACACCTTCTCTTCTTTCGGTGTATCTCGGAAGACCGGTTTAGTGGACTCGGAGAAAATGCACTGATACATCGAGTGGTAAAGATTCGAATACGCTTGGCGTAAAAACTCCATGGTCTTGGGGTGCTTCTCTCCTGCGAGTATCGAGTAGATGTTGCGGTGGTAGTACAGATTCGTGGACTTCGGGTTCTCCAGTCCAGCCGCATCCGCAGTTGCCAAGATGAACTCCTCCATGAGAGTACCCATCTGTGCGTAGATGGCGTTACCGCATTTCTCGAAGATCCACCGGTGCATCTCGGCAACACCTTGAACATCGAACTCAAATGGTGGAAAGATTTCGAGCACGGATTCGATGCGCCCGCTCGTCAGGTACGCGGCGTGAGACCCCGCCGTGTAGAACAAGTCCAACGTATCACCCAACTGCTGCTTGCTGGAATTGTTCTTGAAGTAGTTTTGCGAGATGATCTGGTTGATCAAGAGCCACTCGCTACGCGGTTTGACCTTGGTGCCGATCTTGGGGCGCGAGTCCAAGACGTTGTTGGCTTCCAACTTGGCAATCGCTTCGCGCAGCACGGTCCGACTGACATTGTAGCGCAACGCCAACACGTCTTGCGGCGGCACGCCGTATTCGAATTCCCCGGAGACAATCGCATCCATAAGCGACTGAAGTGTAGTTTCAACTGATGAAGTCGTCATTTGGTTCCTCTTTGAGTGTGTTTAACTTTCTTTCTTCTCAGGTAACTTCCAACCACCGTTCTTACAGTAGTGTGGTTCCAACTCCTTCAATGCCAACCCAGCTGCATCGGGATTATGCAAAAGTGTGCGTGCATTGATGGTGAATTTGAGCGTTTGCGCATCATCTGGCTCAAACTTCATCTCCCTGATGATTTCTTCAGTCGGAAGATGATACTGCATCTTGACTTGCTTTTCGATCACATCAATCGGGTTAGGCGACTGACCCGGTAGAAGCGGTAGATTGCGCGTAACTTGTAACTCCCGTATGTGGTGTCCAGGTCCACTGATTGCGTTCAAGAGATGATGTAGCGCATCAGCGTCAACCACGTAATACTTAGGCATTTTTTGTTCTCCAATCTATATCCACAAAATCGATCGAACCAGTAAAAACACAATACCCTAGGGCATAAAGCCGGAGAGTTTCCTCCCCGGCCCCGTGGCAAACTTAACAGCCTTCTTTACATTGCTGGCGTACACCCGGTGCAATGATGTTGCGAGCCATCTTACGCAGCTCTTCTTTCAACTGTTTCTTCAACTCAACATCGACCATGCGTTGCATGTCTGAACGAGTCAAAATCAAATCTCTCGCGGTCTCACTCACTTTAAGGCCCCCAATCAAAACATGGAATGTATACGAGATGAAGCATCCACCTCGTATTATATCCCTCCCCAATCATCTTGTTGTTGAATTTAGTTTTTCCAACCGAGTGCTTGAGCCGGAACCGTCTGAACAACAGTAGTGCAATAAAATTGCTTATCGCCAAGACTGACTGTTACTGAATCCGTGAAACCATGTTGAAGGCAGAACTTGTACTGCTGTCCATCGAGTATCCAAATAGAAGCAGCCCAGTGGAAGAAGAGTCCTGCGGCAAAGAACACAACGATTAGTGTTACCACTGCACATAACCAAAAAGCTATTCGATTAAGAGCCAATGCACGACCCACATTCTCGTTGGCTCCGTCCAATTCCTTTATAACCGAATCGATTCTCATGACTTCTCCAATAGTTCGCACCAACATCAATGGTTAAAGAACCACAGAGCGACACGAACAAGTACGTCAATCGCCATCAGGATCAGAACAATTACCTGTGGGTTGAAGTTAAACGACTTAGACATCACGTACCATCGGGAGGGATACATTGGCGTCGAATCCAGCGATCTGATTTGATGCTCATTTCTTTTGTTCCTTTTTGAAAGACGTTTTTAGTCTTGCAGCGTAAAGTTCTGCGAAGTGAAAAAGTCAAGCTCCTGCTCGTACACGACAAAGTCATCTTTACTCGTGTCGACTAGCTCAATGCTCACCCAAAGCGCGTGAATCAGCTTCACGTGTCGTTTCAAGTGTTCGGAATAAGCCACTTTCTCCGTTACCACATTCGTCGGACTATGACGAATGCACGCAGCCATTTTCAGGTAGTCCCATTCATTGGCCCACCATTGACGCTCGCGGTGTGAACCACCCAGGATGTGCGCGATAATGTATTTTGCTTCATCGCGATCGAATTGAAGCACTCTAGCTTTCCGATCGCCACCAAAAGGAACCCACTCTAACTTTGGCGGGATCTTGAAAAAGAAGAATTTACGATCGTGTTCACGTGTACCCAACGCTTGTGGGTTTTCCCCGCAAATGGCGATCTGAATCCGATATTTTTTCTTCATGATGTACTTATCAGGTTGTCTGTTCGCCATTTCGTCCCCTTAGGCGGTCGAAATTAGCCGTGACGTTATTGAACGTCTTGCCGCACTTGTTGCACGTCTCCATCCAGCAGCACTGCATGAAATGCACCATACCCGTACCACGGTGGCACGAGCAATTACAGAATGTCAACGGACACTCCAATTCACCACAACTGTGGCTATCACTTCCCAGAATAATCATCGCAACCCCATTGCTTTTACTTCGAACGCCTCATCAAACTCCAAGATGAGATAATTGTTTTCTTCTCGACCAGCGTACTCGTAGGGTGTAACGCCGCTAGGCAAGTACGCTTTGATGTCTAACAACTGATGGTAAATCTCACGTCCGATTTTATCGACGTGTTTGGCGACTCGCTCGCCCTCCTTGAGGCGAATGTCGTCGACATACTCACCAAGGTTGATATAAGCTTCCGACTTCTTACGCAAAGTCTGGACAATGTTGCACATGAGTTTTTCCAGGTAAGAGTCTGGAAATTTAAACGTGTACAAAAGGTCGTCCAGATACTTCACGTCATCGGGAAGCTCAAGGAGGACGAGTTTTGGAATCATCTTCTTTTAACTATTGATTGACACTGTTAAACCATGTTTCGAAATCGTCGAAAACCCGATCCTTTTTAGACTCGAAAAAGTGGCGAAATTCCCCCAACTTCATCGGTTGACCGAGTCTTGTGAGGTCTTCGAAGTCATCTGTGCGATTAAACAAGATAACTTGATCGCCCGAGTAAGGCGCGCCCGGCTGGCAACACACACGCGCCGTGATTTGTCCTGATTCGTGTAAAATGCCGAAGATCTTAAAGTGCTGCGCTTCGAGCTTCGCACCATTGGAGGTATTGTAAAGTGCAACAACCCGTTCCCGCAAACGAAGACTATCGCAGAAAGGTTTGACGAGTTCCTCGTCTTGAATAATACGCTGCGCTTCTTCTCTGTTCTTTTTGTGGTCTTCGTCCATCTCCCACGGTGGGAAGTAATCTTCCTCGGCTGCTTTGGCCAAGACTTCATAGCGTGCCAATACCTTACCAACCCTGTAGATTTGTTTCGACGTGGCAGGCTCGTCATAAAGCATGACGATCTCGATAAAAAGATTCCCAGCGTGCCATTCAATCTTAAGTTGGCCGTCTTCGTCAATACCGATCTCACCTGTCATAACGGTGAGTTTGAATTTCTCGAACACACTGGCTTCGCTAAGTCTAGCCGGTAACCCTGCACGCATGAAATTGTTGACATAATCTCGCGCCCGGTAAAGATTCACAGGGGTCACGATATTAAGATCGGATGTCAGAAAACATGGCTCATGCGGTTCGCAGTCCAGATACAGCGGCGCTTTTATAGGTGGCAACCCAAAGCGATCCTGAATGGCTTCCGGAGACTCATCCGATGACCACTGATAGCACATGAAACGGATAGCGTATTGTTCTTCCTCTGGATTGAACTTTGCACTCATGTCTTTACCTTATTTTCTCGAAATATTCAGGGGAGCTTAGGCTCCCCGGACAATTGCTTAGTCTTCGTCTTCTTCTTGCTCGTCCTCAGCGTCTTGACTGTGATCGGTATAGACCCATCGATAGTCATCCTGCACGATGATGTTCCATTGCAACTCACCCGTCTCTGTCTCCATCACCGAGAGCACCTGAATGATCATGTTCTCGTTAAAACGGATTCGCACTCCATCCATCCCCATTTCTTGCTCGATCTGGCCGAGCAAGCGCAGCTTGAGTATGATACTTTCTTTGGCAAGCTCGATGAGCGGGCCATCTTCGATGCTGGCCTCTCGCAGACGATTAAAGATTTTGGTGGCACTCGTCACATCGTCGAATACTTCAGCGGCCTCCATGAAGTCTGCGGTGTCTGCCTCGCAATAGTAACGCACCCAGTTCGATGTGGTAATTTCACCCGTCGTATCGTTTTCCCGAGTAGGATCAACAAAACGAATGACGAAGTACGACTCACGTGAAGGTTTTGGATCAGGATTGGCCGGTATCCCCAAATGCTGCGCTGCTTCATTGGGTGAAACGGGAATCAGCGCGTTCTTATCGAACGGTAAGATTCTGATAGGCGGTAAGATACTGGCTTCTTGGTCTTTGAAACGAGCCAGAAATTCTTCTTTGGACTGGGCAGCTTCGATGGGTGTGTCGAAGTGTTTTGCCAACGAGATTGTCGGCGTCGCAAACTTAGTACCATCGGCGTGTTCGGCGAAATAAAGCGAATACGCACTCCATCCATCCCCGCCTTGGATTGAAAGCATGAAGTCGAAACTGGACTCAACTTCTTTCTTTTCTTCAATCACGGGTTGATCGGCGAATTCTTTATCTGTAGACTTCAAGTATCGTGCAAGTGCGATACGAAGTACCTCCGAGAAACCAATCGCTTCGGTATGGTCATCAAAAAGCATAGCTTCGTTTTGATCGATGCTTACTCCATCTATTCCCGTGTAGTAATACTGTATTTGCCCTGCCTTGGCGATGAATGGATAATGCATGAAAATGATCGGTTTTCCATCTTTATAAGTCAGATATACGGATGAAAGTTGGTACGAATCGGTTGTCAAGATTCACTCCTATTGGGTTTGATGATATCGAGATAATCAACGAAGATAATCTCGGGGGGATCCTGCCATGGTATCCCCCTATAAGGCGACCTAGGTTGATGAGGAGTCACGATGACTATGTCATACTGCTTCGCTAAATCTCTCATCCTCTCGTAAAGCTCTTCGGTCTTACTCATGTCGCGAGTACGATGTTATACGGTGGTTGGAAAATCCGAGGATCGTAGCCGAGCACTTCCACTCCGAAACGCTGAAGGCTATTGCCCAACTGAGTGGGGTCAACCTCCAATTCCGGATACGCTTTCAGAATCGCTTGCATCGACCACTCGTTACGATACTGACGATCGTACTCAAGGGTGAGGTACATCCCCACGTAAAACGACATGAGTACGATGTTTTGCTCATCAGCTCCAAAGGGGAAGAACCCTTGGTACGAGAGCGTTTGATCACCGGCTTTTCGGAACACCATGAAGACAGTGTCCGTACTATCGTTGTGATCAATAAAAACTGCATGAATCTCGGGATTGCTCGTGGCAATGGACGGACACGGCAGGTCCGTATAGGCGTACTTGTACATTAGCTGCACTGAGAGTCTTGGCAAATTACGCGCCTGAAGATCGGTCATCACAGCTTGAGCGATACTCGTGAGAAACGCTTGGTCCTGGGGACCGCCCCGCATTTGAATACCGGGGTTTTGAATGCTAACCATTATCACTCCGATGGGTCGGACAGTCCTGACATAAGGGCAGCTTGCGTCTGGCTGTAGCCTTCCCGACGCAACTCTCGGTATTTCCTGATGTCGTCAATCGAGCGGTGACAGTCCTCGCAAAAACCAGAACTGTTCACCCCGCCATCTGTTACCTTCTTATCGCACCGAAGAGGTGTTCTCCACCCTTCACAATCCTTCTCCTCCATTACTCCCCCTTATAGCCGAACGCTTTGATGATGTTATTCTGCGCTTGGTACTCGCTGCTGCCTTCGCGCTCTTGCCTAAGCGCTTTGGTACGAGCATCGAGCGCGTCGAAGATGAAATTGACTTCTTCTTGCGTGAAGTTGCCATTAACTCCGATGATCACTCCACGATCATCATACATGGCTCGTGGATCACGCTGATCGACAGAGGGGAAGTTACGGCCAACAGGTTGATCTAAGCCGACGAACTTGCGCCATTCGCCGAAGAACTCCTCCACACTGCGCTCGTTTAGCGCCAGAGGATCGTCGTGTAAAATGAAATTAGGCGAAGACGACGCTGCCTGCAACTGAGGTTCTTGTTCATGCGCAGTAAAGTTCAATTCCACACTGAACGAAGGGGGTTCGTTCAACAAAACCCCGGTCAAAAACCGAACCGGTTTATTGATGGCAGGAAATTCATTGGTCTTCTCAGGTTGATTCGTTTCCATCATTACCCCCAAAGAGTTCTTCCACTGTTTCAAGGATGACGTCACTGACGTCAAAAGCTTTGCGACGTCTTACACCGAATTGGTCGAGGGACTCGATCATTGCTCGATGCTCATCAAGCATTCGGCATTCACGAATCCACACCACCATAAAGCGCTCTAGTTTCTTACCTTCTTTACGCAGTGCAAGCACACGTTCACGTACAGAAGGTAACACTTCCTTCGATCTCGGCGATCGCTTCTTTAAACTTAACGCCATGGCACTACTCGACTTCGTCAGCTGGCTGATCAACCTTGACTACCGAGATACTGATCACCACGGGGTGCCAACGTTTCAAACCGACGACGCTGTAGTTGCAATCGCTTTTAGCTAAGCGTAAGAAAAAGCGTTGCTCGATGATTTCTTTGCACTGCTCGATGATTGCTTGATTCACACTCGCCCCAAGTGACGCAGGCAAACGAATCAAGGTTGTATGAAGTTGATTGACCACGTGGAAGTGTCCACTATCCACGCCGGTTTTGGCTGAGCAGTAACCCACATCAATCAAGCACGTGCATTTCCAATGACATAGGTTCTTGGTCTGCGTCTGTTGCATTGTTGTTTCTTCAATTGTCTTGTTCATGGATTTTTTTTGTCCTCTTCGTGCCCGTTATTCACAGAAGAGTTCTTGACTGCTAAATTGCTCATCTGGAAAACACTGCTTGAGTTTTTCCAGCAATCTATCCTTAGCTTCAGCCTTATAGACATCAACGAGTAAAGGATTGGTTTCCCAATACTTCGCATCTAATTTAGAACCCACGATGGTTTCGTCACCTTTCAAATATTCGTAGGTGTCTTTGAATTTTCGTCGAATAAGAAAACCAAACGACTTCTTCTCGATGAGTTCCACGACTTCGAATTCAGTCTCAACGCTTTCCCCGTTGATCTGGATCTTAAAATCTCGATATTCGACCGAGAGTAATTCAATTCTCTCGAAAATGTCACGCTTAAGACGCGACTTATCATAGAGTTCTGCGTCTTCCCGAAAACGCGTCCAGTTGATTTCTTTCCAACCACTTAGGCGAATTTCAGCCAGATACTCTGCTGGATAATTCTCCCTAAGCTTAGGGTCAACCAGTCTTCTCCTTAGCAAAGCCAATTGGGATTGATTTACTTGTTTCTTGATCGACATGTACTTTCTCCAGTTAAGAGCGGGATTGCTTGATCCACGTTGACATGATATATCATTGAAAATGACTACATTACGGCATATGAGGGAGCGCTCCAGTGAGTTTTCACTGGAGTACCCCATCTTAGTTTATGCCGGTCGACGGTTGTAATTCACGCGTTTGGCTTTGAGCTTATAGCCGACGACGCGCACGTCGGTGAAGTCGGCGTCTTCTCGGTTCGTGATCTTGAAGTTGAGTTTGGTGTTGCCGAGTTCCAAATTGCAGGTTCCGAAGCCGTTCACGCCAATCGAGTTCGTGACATTCGCTTTCGAGGTCATGACGATGACACCGGCGTAGTTCAGCTGAAGTACGTGATAACCGCCTTGCGGTGAATAGGTGAATGCGCCAAGAGGATCGGCACTTTCGGGCGTTTCCAGCTTGTGATACCAGACGTGGTCTTCGCCATTGTGCTTGAAGGTGATCGCGATCTCGGCGAGACTCATGTCCGGATCGATCGCATCGGTCACGTCCAGTAAACCGCTTTCGAGCAAGCTGATCGATTGGCTCAGACCAAGTAGCGAGAATTGAACATCCGGTTTCAGGTAATTCGTCTCGAATGCCGCGCCGTCGACTTCGATCTTGGTCGGTTGGGTGAATTCACAAAAATACTGTTTGCTTTCCGGTTGATAAACCGGGATGAGACTACTTTGGTACGTGTGAAGGCGGATTTCGTTGGTGTTTGCGTCGCTCATTTGTTTTCTCTACTCAATTAAGGAAATTGACATATCAAAAGTGAAGACCAAAAAAAGATCGACGAAACAAAAAAAAGAGGGACTTCGGTCCCTCCAAAAAGCAGAGCAAAGAAACACTTAACGCAACACCACCACGCGGGTGGCGACCCGCTTGATGACACGCTCCACGATCAGCAAAGTACCGGCTGAAGTGGGGAATGCTTTTCTCAACAATTCACTGACTGGCTTGCGCCGAGAATCGTGTTCGTGAAGCTCATCGGTGAACTTCTTGTACAGCCGGTCGATCTCAGACCAACTCTCGGTCTGAAATGCATCTTCTTCTTTCAAAGTCCACTCCATACAACTGCTATCCAAATACCAATCGTGGGTAGCTGCTTTGGGGGACGCTGCAATCATGAACGCCATGATTCTCCTTGTTCTTTAAATTAACCTGCTTGCGGGTGGTGACCCTCAACCTCAATGTAGTGTTCGGTCGGCTCGATCTTTAACTCGCAGATAAAGATCGTGGCCTTACCCTCCATCTTGCGATCTGGTCCCGGTAGGGAGTTAAGCGCTAACAACTGAAAGATGTGGTAAGGTAGATCGATGCGTTTGATCGGCTGCTTGGTCATCGAATCGAGAATCGGTTTACCTGTCTTCAAATCCCGACCGAGGTGAATCTCCATCGAGCGGCGAATCCGATCGAACACCCCGTACACATCAGCCACATCGCGATAAATGCTGGCGAATTTCAACTCCTGCGTCCAAGCTTCGGGCGGGTTGCTACGTTCGTAATAGTACATATCGGGTTGACCTTCGACCTTCCCGACGATCACGTAATACATCTCACTCTCCCTAGTATCGTACCCCAAAGTACTCAGGGTGTTTCATACAGCGCTTGTAAATCTCCGCATAAGCTACCTCTGGTTGGATGTGTCCGTCTCGAAAGACGTACTTACCCGACTCATTAGCAATACCCCATGCGTTTTTGAACTGATCGCTGTTGTGCTGAATGATCTCATCCACTCCGACCACGTAGGCGTGGTAATTGTTGCTGGTGCTGCGGATCTCAGCTGCTACCACCGCGTACTGGGCAGCAAGGTTGCACTGATCCATCTTGCTTTGGGCAGCTTCTCCTACGACGCTTTGCGTCACGATCACTTGTGACGCCGCATGAGCACATACAGATACCGCTACCAGAGCCGCGCCTACCATAGAAACAAGCTGCCTGATCACTTTTTACCCTCGTTGTGGTGGTTTGATTTCTACTCCCGGACCGAGCAAGAGGGGTCGAATCTTGAATTCAACACACTCCTCGCTATACCCCTCCGGGAGTCTGGGGTTAGCGAGGATCGCTTCGTAATACTTGGAGGCAGCTGCTACATCATCGTGGCGAATGGCAGCTTGCTCGTTGATACTCCAAGCATAATTCGCATCGGCGAGTTCGAGGTCGATCAGATAAAGTGTGGCTTTACCTTCTTGCTGCGCGGTGATGACCCAACCAATCACCGCCTCCCTCGAACTGTGTAAAGCTTTGGCAATTGGTTCAAGCGGCGCGAGTGATTTAGCACCAAAAACATTGAATTCATCGCTCATGATCTTACTCCTTTCCTTGTTCGTTCCATTCACCGAAAGCAGGTGCCTGAAGCCGCGATCGATACGGCACCATCGGTCTGATGCTACCAATGGCGTCAGGTTCTACCGGATGCAGCGCACGCAGCTGAAGTACACGCTCTTGCGCTTGTCTGTGTTCCTCTAGTGTGGGAGCAGCTGGCAGTTGCGCTACGTGCGCTTGTGCAAGCGCATCGACCTGGGCGTAGGGTTGCATTTCACCGGCATAGCTCGGGTACACATAGAGTACCATCGCGATGGCGACAAACGCCAACATCATGCGAAGGATCAACCCCTTCAATGTAATCTGTTTCATCTCTTTGTACCCACCTAGTTATTGGTTCTGTGAGGGAATAAAAAATAAAATGGCAAGGGTGTGGAGCAATTCCACACCCAAGCCGGTACTACCGAAGCCATTACTTGACGGACGTATCGGCCACGCTGTATGTTGCTTGGCCGGTTTTCGGATCGACCACCGTCTTGGGTGTCGATGCGATGCTATCCGCTTTCAGGTTACCGTTCTTCTCGGCTGTCTTCGCATCTTTTGCTGCCGGAACGATTTGAGTGCCTTGCTTACCTTCTACCGCGCCCGACGGACACGGCTTGTCGGTGATGGCTGCGGCTGCTCGGAACTGATCGTCCTGACACATCAGATTGAAAGCGATATCCATGCGACCCATCTTACCGGCTACTGCCGCCGTCAGACGACGATTGCAATCATAGTCTTTGATGGTTGCCGCACCCGTGATTCCGAAGCCCACGGCCGACACAGCACCCGAGACCGAACCCCAGCAGGTTTCGGTAATGGATGCCGTAAGCGACGGCGCATAGACAGTCGGTGCAGATTTCACGGTGTAGTTACCATGGTACGTCACGTCAGAGGGACCACCCGACGGAAAGTCCACGGTATTATGGACATTCACCGCCTGTTGTGCGTTGGAATTCGTGCCATTGGTGATGGTACCGTTGGCTTGCGCAAAACAGGTTGCAGCGCTCAGGGAGAAGAGCGCTGCGACGAAGAGCTTATAGATTTTCATTTCCGGTCCTAGTTCTTTTTCATTCGAGAAAGAGCACCGGTGGAATCGCTCCCACCGGTGCGATTCTAACGAGACACGCGTATGACGCGTGCTTTGATTCTACTGCATCGGCCCTTGACCGACTTAGCCGTGATGATGGCCGTTGTCGTTACCGTTGTTACCCTGACCGTTGTCACCGCCTTGACCACCGTTACCACCTTGGCTACCGGTGTTAGTCGACGGAACCGTAACGGGTGCCGACGAATTGCTGTTGTCGAAACCCCCGAACCCACCGAAACCTGTGCCGGCCACCACAGCGATACCTTGGGTTTTGGCGTCGCCCGAACCGCTCGCGTACGAACCGAAACCCGACTTACCCGCACCTGCCGTGGTGAGGTTTTCCGTACCGTAGTTTTCGCTACCCGATTGGCTCACGACCGACAGACCCGAAGACGTCGATTGTTGAAAGCCGCTCGACACCGACGTGCCGGCCGGATTACCCGTGGTGACCGTGTTGCTTGCCGTCGTGGTGTTGGCCGTAACCGTGCCGAAACCGACCGACGTGTTGGCATAGCTTTGGTTGCCGGCGCTGTAGCCGCCGTTCACCGAACCCGGTGCATTCAGCGATGCGCCGAAGCCGCCGTTCACCGAGCTGTTGCTGTTACTGTTGATACCGAAAACACCCGCGCCGACTGCCCCGGCCACACCGACTCCACCGCCCGCAGCCGTGACGCTGGTACCCGGCGCTTGGCTACCATCGGCGAAAGCGGGGACGGCGAAAGCGGCGGAAATCAGAACAGCTGCAAACAGGGAGATGTGGGTCTTCTTCATTTTCGTATTTCCTTGTAGAGAAAGGGGATGGGGGAAATAAGAGATCGAACTCCCCGGATATCCGATCAATGAAGCTTAAGAAAGGTGTTAAACCAGTTGATAATGCTACCAGTTCAAGAGAAGAATATATAACTGAGATTTTCTACAATCCAGTTTCTTACCTCCCTACCACCTTTACTCTACAAATCTTCTTTTTGTCAATACCACCGTATGTTTATCGAGCCAACCGGTGAATTCGTAGTGATGATACCCTGTGGGTGTGTAAAGGGGGTTGATCTGTTCACGAAGATGGGTGAAGAGCATTCCAATGGCATTCAGATATTCTAACGAGTTATCGTTCATCCAATCGCTTGCGGAGAGTTCTTCGCAGATATCATCAAACCAACTTTCAAGCTCTTCTTCTGCGTTCTCTTTAACCAGACTTCTTGCCAAGCAATCGTCAATGAGGTCTTCAAAAACAAACCCGTATTCACTCCTTAACAACCAAGATTTTTGCTCGTAGTGAAAACGCAACTCAGGTGTGATCTCGATAAGTGCATAATCGGGTAACTGCTGGTAAAACTCCCACTCACTGTGCACTTTGTTCGCTGTATCCGATGCGCTGCAAGATGATGCAATCATGACTGAGACTTTCCTTATAAAAGAAAGGTAAGTACTCTTCCCCGTAGTACATTCTAAACTGATGAAACTGAGTGAGTAATTCTTGACCAAAATCAAACAAGCACTGCGCGTATTTAAATTGCCCTTGGTCAAACTCCACATCGTGCATGCACTGCGCTTCGCACATGTGCTGAAGATTTTCTTGCGCTACGTCTCTTTCTTCCAGAGAAGAGACGATGTCTGTGATGGAGTCATTTATCTCCTCCTCGATGTGGCCTTCGGGCAACGCCTCGGGTAAATGTTCGTAAGAGCGGTATAACGTCTCACGCACTTTAACCAAAGACGGTACCTCTAAAATCACGTAATCGGGTACAGTTTGAATGACCATTTGAACACTCAACGGAATAAAAAACCCTCCCCGTAGGGAGGGCTCAAAAGCGTCTGTGGTTTTATCCACAGCCTGTTTTTCCTCACTACAGCATCCACTGCGAGCGTAGAAATTTAAAAGCTTTTAGAGACTATCGGTCCAGCCAAATACCCCCAGACTTCCGAATGGTCCAGTAGTGTTGGAAGCGAGAGGTGGGTTACCGGCATTACTTGCCCAGTAAATCGACATGGATTCGAGCGGGAGCTTTTCCAACCCTACTTGATAACTTCCCTGTCCGATGTAACTTACTGGCGGGGGATTGACGGCATCGTTGTAGGCACCGTAACCATTATTGGGTGCCGCCATCACCACTGCGTTACCCAACCCTCTGACTTGTAGTGTAACGGCAACAGCAGTACTCGGCACCCACGGCGTGAGGTCAATCGGTACCCACGTCGGAACAGTTACGTCACCCGCTTCACCGGTGCCCACCTGCGGGATAGCCGTTAGACCACTACCTGCAATAGGGGTGAAATGGAAATCTGCGCCATTTTGAATAAACGGCATGATATTCTTATTCGCATCAGTTTTGAACCAACCAACACGAATTTTATACGAAAACCCACTGGGCATTACCGGTGCAGTCGCACTCAAAGATAAGAGGGAGTCGAAGTTATTGTTACCATCTCCGACTACCCAGAGTGCATACAACGTATTGGCAGCAAGTACCCCGGTATCCAACCCATTAGCACCAACAATCCCTAGGTTTGCACCCCCTAAGAAACTTTGACACAATTCGTAATGGCCCGAACCATCAGAGAGTAAAAGTCCCTTAGCGGCAATGGTCAATGAAACTGCGTTCGCGGTAGTGCAGGAAATCTTCAGACCGTTATAAAACCGACTGGCGGCAAGTGCAGATGGAACAGTGGTAAGTGGAGAGACCTCCGCATCAAGCGTTTGAATCTTTCCAGTAACGGCAGTACTCGTATCTCCGATAGCGTTATTGACGGCGGTGAATGCAGCTTGAACAGTATTACTCATGTCTTACCTCAGTGCGGGAAGTAGCCGTTAACGATTGCAGCTTGGATGTATGCGATTACCCTTTCAATGGCGTGATCACCTTCATTAGCTCCAATTGGCCACTGTGATGGTCTGATGACTTCAATAGAATTCGCTTTTAACCACAACACGTCACTCTGCGCATCGTGGGTGTATCCTTGTTTAGGCGGCCAATTATAGAAGATATCCGCCCCGCAGACGGTATGGACCGCGCGTGAGAGTTCTTCCCGATAAGCATCCCAGAATTCTTGCGTGGCGGTCTGCGGCGCTTCAAACGCATGCAGGTCTCCGATTTGCTCTTTGGGCAAAAAAAGAGGAGCGAGCAACGCGCGCTCTGCACCAAGCGAATGACCTTCAATGTTCAATGTCGCACTAGTGGGTAGGTGGGATTTCATCCACATCCACAAATCATCCATTCCGCTATAGACGCCACTAGCCACTTCTCCACCACGTTGCACTTTCACTGGAGCAAGCCAGATATCATCGAGCAAATCCAGATTATCCCCTTCAAAGAAACGGGTACCCGAGATACTCAGATAGTGATATCCATGTTGGTCTTTGGAATAGACCGCTTGATGCGTGGCGTTCCGGTACTGGTCAACAAAAATCATCCCAAGTGCAGCGAATGCTTGGGCGACTGCTGATTTGTCCATGACATACGCCGCATTACAACGCTGGGCGGCGGCCAGCACGCTTAATGGATTCATTTTATATCCAAAAGGGTTGGTCATAAAATGCGCCGATATAAAGGGGGGAGCCAGTGGCTCCCCGATTTTATTCGTGGCGATGACCTAGTGGAAAAGGACGACCACATCTTCCACAGTACTCCTCACCTCTTAAGACCCAATACCCACAAGACTGGCAACACTTAGGTGAATTTTTTGACGAAGTTCCACGGGAAGTCATCGGACCCGATAATCGGTTCGATCCACCCAGCGGCATGCTTGTGGCCGGCGCCACCTTGTTGTTTTGCAATCTCAACCACATCGATCCCTGTCTCCTTATTACTGCGAATCGAGAACTTACGCCGACCCAATGCCCACTGGGTCTCATAAGTTACAGAGAACGGATAGCCTTGGTTAAGTTTATCTCCTGCTTCTGATGCGAGGTCGTACGGTACCTCTGCAACCGGGACTCGATAAGTTGCATCGAGGAGATAATTGCCAGGGTGATTGGGATCATCCTTATACGTCGGAAAATCCACGAAAGTTGAAGTTCGCTCCAAAATCAAATCGATTAAAGCCGATTCCGCGCGTTCGATCACCACACCGAAAGCAAGTAGTCTCGTGATTTCCTCGTCTTTCCACATGAATGCATACTTTGAGAATCGGAGGAACTTTTCTCGCAGTTTTCTTTGATCCTTCTCGCGAGACATAAAACCTTCGGATTTGAGCACTGCATGTACCTGGGGTGAACCAGTGATACTCCACTTCCACAAATCTCGGTCCTGGATGTGGGAAAGAATAAGCGGCATGGGTTGACCAGAATGGAAATAATCCCACGTCAAGCCAATTCCTGATTCTTTATCTGAATAAACGTAAAGCATGTTCTTCGGAAGTTTGACTTCTGCCCATACCTTTTGTGCACCGATATGGTGATCGATCATGACCACCCGTTCGGCTTTGGTCACTTCAGTCAACAACGCATCCACGTCGTACCAGGAGAAGTCGGCAATGTAGACAACCTTACCCGTCATATCGGGGATGGGGTCGCCATAGTCGCACGGGATGAACTCCATGTCCTCGTCTTTTACTCCTTCCTTATTCAGTGCATCATAGACACACCACGCCGATGCAAATCCGTCGATGCATGAAGTGTGAAAGCAAATCAAATACTGTTCGTTCATTTGGATTCCTCTTTACTTGCGTGAATCTTGGCTTTTTGTTTTTCTCGAATAAGCGGGATCTTAGTCCAGATACGGACCAATTCATCGAACCCGCACTCGATAAGGTCAACCTTTTTATTGGTACACCACACTGCTAGGGTTGTGAGTACCCCGCCGACTTCTTGTTTGAACTCTCCCTTGGGGCGACTGTAGACGTGTCGTACGAGTTCGTGCATCTTCTCTTCTGGGACGTCTCCTGCTTGAGAAGCCTCAATCGCTTCCTCGGCAAATCTTAGTCCGCGCTCCTCGCCATCGTCGAGATCGTCTTTCGAAAAGCACGTCGTGAACCAATAAATCACTTGACGCTGAAAGCCTTCGAAAAGCCGCTCGATCTTACCCGGTGTCTTTGCCCTCTCATCGATCACCATCGGACACACCGATAGATCAACATCTTTGTACCATCCGTGCACTTGGATAGTGGTGGCGCGTCGACCGAAGGGTTTATACTCCGCATCGATCATTCGCCCATTAATCGCTTTGGCGATATGCTCCATCACCTCGCGATAGTTGTACTTAAGCGCCTCTTGTGTCCAGGGGATGGCTACTACATCCAAGTCGCGTTCAAGTGAACCATGCACTGCAAGCGCGTAGCCAATTTCTTTGGCTGCGGCGCGAATCATCTCTACATCCGGCAGCGCGGGCTCCTCCCACTCATCGCATGGAATGATGCACTCGCTACCGCATTTAAAGCAAGGGGTGACTTTACGCATCGTCGCACAGCCCTTGCAATAAAGACGCGTTGGTTTTGTCTCTTCAGTCATGGTACGTTCCGTTCAGTAAGCGATCACGCGCCACCGTTTGCATGGCCGATAAAATAGCGTACGGACCAGAAGGGTCGTCGCAGTTGGATTTATTAAACGCATCTTTGTCTTCGTAGTTGCGACCCGTCAATCTCCACTTCGCCCATTGCGCACGCCCCTTCACCCGCGCCACTCCCGTTTTCTTTAGCACGAAAAGTTGCATGCTAACCCATTTGGTCTCCCGGCCCAAACTGGATGCAATCTCTGAGCAGCTTGGTTGATTAGGGAAGACCTTGGTCAAATACTGTTCGACCACTTCATACGGTCTGATCATGGTTTTTTCTTCTGAAATGAACTTGCCTAATCCCCGGTGAATGTGGCAAGTGTTTTGGTCGGTAAAACAAACTCTGGGTGGTTCTGGAAGTATTCACGCACTCGCATTTGGACTTTACCGTGTTTGTTTTGCCCAGTCCAAAGTGATGGGTCTGCGACTCGATCATCATCTTCATCGACCCCACATCCCCAGATCAAATCCCTCTTAGTAGCCTCCGCTAAGATGGTCTCACCTGTCATCATCAGTAACTTAAGCAGCGTCGGATTTTGCCGATACTTCTCTTTGTTACCGATGTAGACGATGTTCTCACACTTTTCATCCCACTCTTGTTGAACAAAGGGAGTGACGTCTCGGCCAATCATTTTCTGGGCTTGACAGATGTTTGTCTCCAAGATGCGCTTAGCGTTTTTCTTATCCTTAAAGAGCATCGCTTTGCTATACATCATCATCTGCTCCATCGAGGTGAAGTGCACTCCTCGAACGGTAAAGTCACACAGAAAATGATGACTAGGAAAATCATGCTTGGAGTAGTAGGCTGTGACGTTCCCGACCACACGCATGCGTTTCTCCTAAAGTGAATTGTGGGAACATTGATTCGACCTATTCGCGTATCGGTTGTGATAGCGCCTGGCCGCACACCAACCTAAAGACCAATGTAAATAGACTGTGCTGGTGTGCGGAAAAGGGTTCTCCGCCTTAGGAATACCCTCTAGAAATGCTTTCGCTCCCATCAAGTAGGCTGAATCTTGGTAGTGCATCGCTTCTCCTCACATCTCGGGATTGACAAACATCCTCGCCTGATGCATCACTATCTTTAGACGCGTGTCCACCGGGTAGTCGAGGAAGCGTTGCTGGGAAGAATGAATATCTTTACGGGTTGCGAATACCATACCCGCTAAAACTTCAGCCGGACTGAGTTCGTTCAGTTGATCGAGTTGTGTCACGAAAAAAGCATGCATCCGAGACTTGTAATGTTCGTTACTTGCGAAGACCTTCATGACTTCCGGGATCAGATTCGGAACCGGATCGACAAACTGCCATGCCGGATAAAACGCCTGTGTATCGGTGGAATCCGAAATAGCGTAGTTCATCTTCTGGAAACCTTCCGTGATGGCTCGCTCCGGCATGTAGTTCTCGATCGGGAGGACGGCAGGCTTCACCACTTTTTCTTCTTGAACATCTTCATCGTAACCACCGTCTTCGTTACGCTTGGCCCACACATCGATCCCGATGATCGGGTCTCTCGGTGAGAGAGGGTCGATTCGATGATCGACCCGTACGTTATAGCCAAGCGAATGAGCCAACATGACGTTGCCATGCAAGGTGTCAAGTAAGATCGCTTTGGCGTCGATGAGCATCGGGCCATCGGCAACCGCGTCTTCCATCGGGTCGTTCACACTCGCTTCGATACGAAAGCCAGCGAGCTTGGCTTGTTCTTGAAGCATCTTCAAAGCATCTTCGAAGTTCTTCTTAGCGATTTCACGCACTTTCATGTCGTTCATGTTTTATCCTTTTACTCTAATTGAGAAAAAATAAGGGAGAGCCGAAGCTCTCCCTCTAAAAATCCCCTACCTTTTTCCGAGGCATGAGAAGAGACCCAATGCAAGGTAGGGGATTGGAGCATCCTAATTTGATCCGAGTTTCAAAACTGCTGCTTCGGCTGTACCATCGGCCAAAACACGAAACGTAATAGGGAACCCTTGTCGGCGTGCAATTTCGATGTGTTTGTTAAGGTACGTTTCCACCTGTTGTGCAAAAAGTAAACTCTTGGTCACACCTGGCAAAGAAGCCGCGATGCGCACTTCACCTTGTTTGACCACGCGAATACAAGTCTGACCCGCATCTTCGAATACATCGACTGCAAATCCAGCACTCTGTGCTTTCTCCAGTAACACTTCGAATGCTCTGTAGACATCATTCGAATGGTCAAAGCTTTGCTGCTTTACAATCTTTTCGAACTCGGTGATTTTATCCGTCGTCATCTAATACTCCGTGTACATAAAAGCTAGTCGTCATTGACCGTCGGCACAATCCGTGGTCGGGCCAAATTCAATTGCAACGGCGTGCCACCGCTATCGGGATCGATCTCCCCTTCACTCGGTACGGTCGAAGGAATCCAGCTGGAATAGTCCACCGCTGATGCAGCGTCAATCCACACCCGCTGCATGGCTTTAAGCGACTGCACGATCACGCGGTCGGGGTGAATCTCCACGTAGATCTGACAACCCGCTTTGCGCGCATTGTCAATCGCCTTCCATACCGCCTGACACTGGGCGGTTGCATCCTGATACATCTGATCCAGTGTCTCGTTGTTGATCGGTGTGCTCATGAGTGTCCTCAATAGGGGGGTGGTTCAAATAGGTGGCAACGATACACACCATTACCACCTATCAATTTCCATGAGGCTCAAATGCACCCTACAAATAGGTCTTCAGAAAAGAGTCGATTCTCAGGTGGTGTTTTTCTAATGAGTTGGTTTTGCAGCAGTGCAACGATCAAGGCTTGCTCTCGATTAAGAAAGCGCCCGTGCGAGGTGAGAAAGCCTTGCACGATTTTGGCTTTATGCCATCGATCGCTAGTGTACTCGTTGATGATTGCCACCAGGTTTCCATGTCTTGCAGGCGGGGGTGAATACCAGATGAGGTTATCCAACTCATCGTGACACGCCACCCCGATGATGCGCTCTTCTTTACTACAGAAGTCCTTCCAACGAATGAAGTTCTCGGCAGTACCGTAGTAAAAATGATGATTCAGATTAAACATCCCCTTAAAAGGGGTGCGAATCGTTGTCTTTGTGGGCCACGTATCGTTTAACAGAATACGTCGCTTAAGGATTTGTTGTTTCTCTAAAAAGCATCGAACAGCTTTACGCACTCCTTCATTGGGTTCTTCTGTGTAACCCCGAATGTAATTGAGCGATTGCTTAGCGCGAGATTGCTTAGCTTCGATGACGGCGATCTTCGGTTTCATTGGATCACTTTCTAAGGATGTTTATTTCTCGGAAATTACCTTGATGTCGTTTCGCTTTCAAACGCTTCGTGTTTTTAGATTACCCGCCAAAGGATGCTTGTATAGGCTAAAAAAAATTAATGGTGACATATTTGGGAGAGCCGAAGCTCTCCCACAAAGGGTGACTTAACACCAACGAACTGACGTCAACTTACCAGTGATGAGGTAGGAGGTAAGCTCCGGATACCTCGATTCCAGTTCAACGTGCGTCTTTGCGCAAAGCTTGGAGTCCACGGGTGGAACCTTGTTGTTAAAGAGAAGTTCTTTAGCATCCGAGTATATACTAGCACGCTCGGTTGCTGAAAACATTCCCTTGAATAACTTCTGGTGAACCAACAACAGAGTAGCAGAATAATCCGCTATGGCTGCTGACATCACGGTCTCCTTGCATTACTTCCTGACAGACGTTTCTTTACGTGTGGAAAACGCAACTCTTCCACACGATAGGTTGTGCAGTGATTATTTAATACCTTGCTTTACACCGCTTGCGATTACGACCATGATATTCTCCTTGATTAGACAGCCATGGGTGCCTTCAGTTCGGGGTGATGGAAATATCCATCCAGCGTGAAATCCGTCGGTTCGACCATCGAGAGCCAATCAATTGCAACCGAGACTGCATGTTCGCGCGCCCGTTTGTCAAATTCCAACGGATCGAGATCGTGCAATTCTTCGCCGCGCTCGTCTTTGAAGCGAGTGAGTGCAGTGTTGAAGTACGGAATACGATCATTGATGTCCAGTTGAGGCGGACCAAGCGGGGTACGACTCAGCTGTTCCTCGACCATGGGTAGATGATTTTCGTACACGTGGGTATCGCCCGAGAAGATCGTCACTCGCTTGGGCTTAAAGCCTGTCAGTCGCGAGACCAGTTCGAGCAGTAAACCACCTTCCGCGATGTTGAAGGGGCCACCTAAAAAAGTATCCCATGACATGTGGGGGCGTTCAGTTACGTTCGCTAGACGTAACCCGCTGACAGTCTTAGGCACCTGTCAGCCGCTGCATGTCGCCATGCAGATCAGACTATATCACGACCTCATTTCTGAGGCCCTTCCCGTTTCGAGTTCGCTTGAACCCTACGCCTTTCGGCTAGTCGTTGGGCATTGCTGTTACGTAGAAGTAATCTTTGAACTTAGGATTGTTACTTTTTATCCGAAAAAGAATGGTTGCAGGAACAACGCCGATAGTTCGCGAAGCTTCTGTAACCGACGGATAAGTAACACCATTGATCGATACAGCCCGGATAGTAGGAGGAAGTCGTCCTTTCAATTGCTCAGATAACTTTCTCTTTGTTTCTTCCGAATGTGTTCGACCGTAAAACGAATTTGCTTTTCCAGTTCTCGTTTTTGCGAAATCTGAAATAGCTTTCCTTTGTTCAATACTTCTTACTGCGCCAAGTGCGTACCGATTTCCCTTATTGATAGCGGAAAGCATGGCTTTAACTTCGTCAGAATGCGTCTTACCGTACATGGGATTCAATTCCCCTGCGCGTCCAAATCGCATCTTTCGTTCTTCCGGAGACATCTCACGAATGAGTGTTCTCCATGACGAAGTTATTTTCTCAATAATCGCAGCACGTTCTGGATGGCGGGTCAAGTTATCGCCCCCATAAACACCACGACCGATGTTTATCATCTTCGGATTATCTTCATTCTCCGTGATGAAAGCTTGTTCAACGGCAAACGCTTCGTCTCTACTTTCTGCTCGAATGGTCCGAACATCAAATTTCGGCGATTCATCCCAAAGCTTTTGAAAAGTCTTTGAAATGTGTTTGCCCTTCATCAGTAAATACCAATGAAGCTTTACGCGCTTATCAACATCTTTCGAGCTACCCACATAAAACATTTTCGATTTCACATGGGTCAAGATATACGCACCAATCATCGTAATTTCCTTGGCGTCCACACCAAGTGGTTAGACGATCGCAGTTTGTAACAGGTTAGCAACGGATTGTCTCACGAATGAGGGTTTCCCGTTTTAGAGAAGTTGTTCGACTGCGATTACTCGCAGAAGCCGCTCATGGATTTAACGGATGTACATCGCGAGATTCAATTCACGAGTTGCAAGATTCGGCAGAAACTGATACAAAATGTGGCAAGCTGGCAACGCGATCTCGTCGAGCTTGGCTGGGTTCCAGCCGTGGAAGAGAATTCGTCGATCAGACGGATTGAGAATCAGCTTGCGAATGCAGTCACCGAGTTGATCGATTTGCTTAGTAAGAACCAGATATTGTCCGGGTTCAAAATTCATTGCATCTTTGATCTCAAAATCCAACCCGTCTTCAGTCTTACCTTTAAACGCAAGGTTGACTTTATGCTGTGTAAGAATCATCCAGCCATTACGATAGGCTTCATCAAGACGCGCTGTAGCACCCGGAATCGCAACGGTCGTATTTAATTCAGCCATTTTGAGATGTTTGTATGCAGGCCAACGACGCCATTGCGCACCGTATACATCGCCCAAATCATCAGGACCTTTACGGAAGGTATTAGCGAGCCATGCGGCGTTCTCGTTAGCATTCTGGTCCCACACCTTCGAACCGAGCGCACGGAAGTCAGCAGCGCTCGTTACACCGCGCAGAAAGCCACAGAACTCACCGGTGATCGACTTCCACGCGAGCTTCTTTGTTGTCACCGCACACGTGAACGCTTGACTGATGTCAAAGCGCGCCATCGCGCCGTCGAGCATGCAACACATTTCGCCCGTGCGGTCGTTCTTCTGCCATGTACCGTTATCCAGTACATCGCGCATCGTGTTCAGATAGTTTTGTTCGGACATGATGTTCCTTTATTTCCCGTAAAGAAAAGCGACTTCTTGTTCCGCGTACTTTTCGCTAACATCGGCATAGCCGTCCAGTACGATCGGTCGATCCATGAGATCGGGATTTTTCTCGATCATGGGTTTGATGAATTCCTTAGCACCACCTTCTGGATGCGGAACAACGAACCGCAAATCTTCCAAGACAGGTGGTTCGCGGCGCGGTGAAGCCCGCTCATGGCCTGCTTGAATATTGATGTCAGCGACCCGAGCAAATTGCCCCGGAACTTCCACACCATTAGAGACCATGACGATCTTGACTTTGGTATTGGTGAAGCCAGCGCTCTGAATGGCTTCTGCGATGACAACCTGAAGTGCGGCACTGAGTGCCGCATCTTGCGTTTCGATCTTGATCTTTGCAGGCATGTTCTACTCCTGTTGAACTTTGTTAGAACGAAAATCCGAAGATCGCAAACTCCCATTTCTGTTCTTTACACCAATCGAGAAACTGGAACCACCACGACGGGAAGAGTTCGCGATACGTTTTACCTTCAATGGGTTCTTGCTGATCGTAATCAAATTTCCTTAGGTCTTCGACCCGATGCAACGTATGGCAACGATCCCCGATGAAGTGAAGACATTCGTCAACATCGTTACCTATGAACGGACCGTAGTTGCCGTATTCGTTCTTGAACTGGATCGATGACTTCTCGTACCCCCCATTGACCCAAGCAATAAACGCTTCGGTTGCAATTTGTCGCTCAGTCAAATTGGGAAGGATGGATAGAGAAGGATTATCAGGGTTTAACCAATGATCATTGTCCCCGAGGAAATAGTACAGTTTGTAGTTGCGGGACAGATTGGTTTCCTTCCCGGAGTAGAACTCCAGATCCTCGAACAACACTCTCTTGTCGCCGAACACCGCGAGTTCAGTACCCTGCTCCTTATCGCCGGTATTCGGTTTTACCCGACCGACGACACACCACATATCCGTACCCATTTATACTCCTTAAACCCATTGCGCAATGGCTTGGTGGTCAGCAAACATCTGCTGGGTGATTGCTTCGATCGGTGCACGATGCACATGTTTGTACGCCAATTTGCACTGCATCGCTGCTTTGAGTGGATCCATGCGACCAGCACTCGTACCGAAGGCCGAGATCAGGATGCGGGGATCAGCAAAGTCTTCCCCGGCAGTGAGGAATTTGATCGACTGGACACGGCAAATCGACTGATTGTGATCGTTGAAGATGAATTTCATTTCCAAACTCGCTGAAAGGTGGGTGCACGCCGATAGGTTTTATTGCTCTTATCGTAGATGAGGTTACCCGGCGTGAGTTTGATGTAATTGGCCAAATCGGTACTCGCCTGAGGCATCGAGATACCGAAATAATCCATCAGAATCTTGCGGTTAAACACATTGGAGTGTTCTAAAACGATGTCAATTAACCGCAAGCGTTGAACGAGCGCGTAAGATAAGTCTTCAGTATTCATTCGCCCTCTCTTAATTGATCGTATCGGATGTATTTCCAGCAACGTACGTTTGATTGCCGATCATCCTGGTCAGAAAACCCATCAACATCGATTGCACAATCGGCGAATCTGAACCTTCTTCTCGATAAGCTTTAGCGAAAGCTTGCCTCTCGTGTGAAGGGGCGAGCAAGTTCGGCTGACAACAGGAGAAGTCAGGACAACATTCACCGCGTTCTTCGTTGTGGAGCGACTGCCCTTCTTCCCATTTCTTTAGTTGCTCTTCAATATCCACCGTCTTCTCCTTAGCCCGACCAACCCAGATAGAACTGATTTTTATCCGGGTGCTCCAAGATCCATTCAACCATTTCTTGAACGATCTGAAGCGCTGTGACGTACCACTGAATGGAATTGCCGTCTTCTCGCTCACACACCAGATAGGTCACTGGCATATTGAGAAAATGAAGCGGTTGTTCAGGATTCCAAGCACCTGCGATAATGGCGGCAACTTTCAGCGGTTTGGGATAAAACGCACCCTCACGGCTAATCCATCCTGATGATTTCCACTCGTCTTTATCGATCTCTTCCTTTTTCTTTAGGTAGTTTTCATTCAGTCGCTCGATGGCTTCATGTTCGTTGGTGACACCATCCGGGATCAAGCGGCCAGAAGAGTTGAGTTTGTTGCTGAAGTTCGGACGAAACGTCTGCACGTAATACTTACCAGCTGGACTATCGGCGTGTGCTTGCCACTTCTCCAGTGCATCATTCACGTTCAGGTAAATCGTATCCCAATCGATTTCCTGATAGTACTCATCGTTATCGATCTCAAAGATCGTGTACAAATCAGGCAGATCAAATACCCTGGCCACTGAGTTGATTCCTGCTCCGTTGTAACTGGAACGCATGTACCCGATTTTAAAGAGATGCTCGGGTTCCGTCTTTGAATCGAACTCGATATGTTCGAGACTCTTGTGGTTATATCCATCGATCTCGAACTTCTCTTTCGCGTCTGCTCTTTTCTTATTAAACTCGTCTTCAGTTGCTTGAGTGGGAGGACCGGCTTTACTCAGTTCATCCCACTCTTTGTAAATCTGATCGAGCGCCGCTTGGTACGCTTCTTGCATCTTGATGGCGTACTTTAAATTTGGGCACTTGTAGAGATAAACGTCGAGACCCATGGAAAACCTCGCATTAAAAGTGGCGGAAGAATTTTATCTTCCGTCGCAATCTTTCTTATTTTTTCTTGGCGACGAAATCGAACGTGATGATCTGCTTCGGAACAAGGTAGTTTCCACCGTTCGTAATCACCGATTCACCAAAACACCGCATTGCAAAGCCGACGCCGTTCTTTCGCATTGAATCGAGAAAATCCATCGCCATCAAACCACTTGGTTGAACCCGCGCAGCCAAAGCAGATACTCGCTTATTCTTGCGCGTCACCACTTCCTGAATAGAGAAATTCGTGAAGCTGCAACACTGGTTGAACTCTTCCACCTTCTGAAAACGATTATCGCCAGCGTTAGCCGCTGGTTGACCGAATTCACCGTGAACACCAGTTGTATTAGCCCGCTCGTTCAGATTGGATAGCATCGTTTGAGTATCATCAACCGAGAGCTTAATGCCAGAGATCGGTTCGTCCGAGAGCTTGCGCAAAACAACATGTACTTGCGTTGAGACTCCGTCGTCGTTCAAGATGAATGGCAATTCATCCTCGATCGGTGCAAAACGCTGACGGCTGTCTTCGAGAAAACCGTTGAATTCGTTGGTATCACGGTGCCAAGCGCTAAGCTCGTGCGGATGCAGATGCAAGTAAAGCGCTCGGTCCGAACCATCGTCGGCGTTACGGATCTTACCTAGTTCACGATACAACCCACCCTTGTAGTGCTTATGGGTGGCCAACTCGAACCCTTCTTGTTCGGTCAGGGGTTCATCGGTGAGTAGTTGAGAAAACTTCGAGAGGATGAAATCATACTTCTCGATCTTACTCATGTTGTCCCAGTCGACGTGTTCTTTCTGAACGATTTCCTGCGCATCACCCGTACGCATAACCGTCAAGACCACTTTCCAGTCACTGGTCATCGAAATGGTAGACGGAACCATTTTGTAATCACCCGTCTCGCTCGACCAATAGAGCATACCGGCGATCGTTTGCCGGTCCATGTTGATTTCGATCAGTCGATCGTAAAGATTGTCGCCGAAGGTGTACTTATCGATCTCGCGCTCTTTGAACGTGCAGTTCGAGAAGAACTCGCCGAGTTGGTCCTTCACTCCTACCGTACTCAACGCAACCACCCGATCCGTCGGAGCGCTACCTTCGATGTCGCGCGTCTCGACAAGCAAATTGCCGGAGCGAATGTCGGTGATCATGACACCGGCGTTCATCGAGATTTCGATTTGACCCTTCAGGATTTGCATGTTCTTGGCTCCTTAGCCTAATTGGTTAAATTGGTTTGCAAGTTCAATGCGATCGATGCAAAGTTCTTGATTCTGCCATGGCCAGATCCAGGCTTCACCATTACCTGGAAAACCGACCCACAAATTCAGACTCTTAAGTGCAGCGAGAATAACTAAATCGCCAACAGGCAGTACAACGTAAGTTTCAGACGCGTGGCCGTAAGCACCGTCCCAGCATGCGTACGTTGGATATGCTTCGAAAAGACACTTATGGTGAAAGTGCTCCAAATCCCTACCCTGAATGTATTCGGGTTTGGAGTGAAGCGACGAACCTTCTGAAGTCGGCATCAGTTGCTTATTAGCCACCTTCTCGCGCAACATATCGAGAAATTCAATGGGAGATACCGGTTTCATCACAATCGGGGAACGACTAAACGGAGGAATCAATTCCTTACCGCCTGAGATGATATTGGTCATCACTGCACCTTATTGATCGAGGGAATAAAAAGGGAGTGGCTGTAACCACTCCCTTTTGGCAACAAACACACCGTGTATTTACTGCATACGCGGTCCGAGTTGAGACTGCAACTCGGTGAGCGGATCCACGGCCTTTACCGCTTCTTCTTGGATATCGACTTGGGGCTGCGGCCACTCGATCGCGGGTTCGACAAGGTTGCTGTCGTACTTCGCGAAAGGATGAGTTTGCACCTCGCTGACTGAGCCAAAGTAGTCCCAGCTGTCTTTGCAGATCTCGTCGATCACGATATTCGACCAGTTCTCGTACAGGTCGGCGCGAGAGTTCTTTTGCTTCATCAACTCATCGCGATTGCACATCGCTCCGAGCTTATGCTCGTCTTCACGCGACTCGATTGCGATCGATTCAGGCACCTTCACCTCCCAGACAAGTGCAAGGTGGTGCTGACCGACATCGTCCGACGGATCCCAGATGAAACCCTTGAACGTGGTGTGCTTATCAATCAGATCGTTCGACTCGTACTCCCGATCCGTATCGATGAAGCGAAAGCGACACTCTTGAGATAACTCCAGCATCATGTTATTGCGCGCCGTCTGAAGGTAATCGACCGCGTCATGCTTATCCCACGCCACCATGTCCCAGTCGGTGTGCCCACCCCAGCCGATTGACATCTTGTCTTCGAGTCGCGATTCACCCACACCCTTCTTACGGTAGTACGTGGAGAAGAAGTCATCCCACGTCGAACCCGAGATATCGTGCTTCTGGGTGAGCAAGCTCTGCTTGAGCACGAGATAGTTCAGCGGTTGGAGGAAGTTCTTATCGAACTCCAACCGATGGCGCTCACGCAGCATCGTGCGGCTGGCCAGATCGTCCTGGTAGTGGATCGTTTTCACTTCCACACCCTTCTCGATAAGTCGGTGCGCCGGGACCCCTTTGATGAAGTCCTCCAGCGAAACCGCGTTAAACCCCGGCTTGAAGAACTTCATGCAGTATTCCAAATCGATCGCAATGATCCATTGGGCGTGGCGTTTTTGTTCAAGTTCAATCATTTTGATTTATTCCTTTTCTGGGCTAATGAAATACCAATCCTGATACTTCGTTTGGTGTCTGCATCTATTCAAGACCGCAGAGATGGTTAAATTAAAAGCGCGACAAGCATCCTTGATTGACGGATATTGAGCACCACCCGCAATAATAGGTTTTCTTCTTTTCAAACTCGACCGCAGGAGATTGTTAATACAAATTGTTTTATCTACCTTTTTCCCAGCTGCGGACATCTTTGCACGTGTTTCTGGCCGGGCTTTTAAACCGGTACGTTGCGCTACCCATTTTGCTCTTGTTTCAGCAGAAGGTTTTCTACCAAGCAACTTCAAACGTTGTTTTTCACGTGATTCTGAGCTATATAACGTCGGATTAGAAGCCGGATTTCTTGCATCCAATGCGACATTGAACAACAGCGGATTGTCTTTATGATGATTCAACATCTGTTGTTCAAAATCATACGCTTCTTCCCGTGTTTCCGTGATGACATGGAAAAATTCCAATCTCGGATCACTATTGAAAGCGGCTTGTAGTTTCGGATTTCTATGTCTATTTTTCCGCAATGTCCACCGGTGTTGCATCTCTCGTAATCGGAGATCCTGGGTACTACCAATGTAGACGCCACCGGATGCGACATGGGTAATGGTGTATGCCCCACAGAGTTTGATTCTCGGAATCTTTATTCCTCCCAGTGAATACATTTCATTTTCCCTTCCTCTTTTAGGCGGCCGCCAATGCCGCTTTGTTCAAGTGTTTGTTGTTGCGCTCGGCTTCGTCTTCCAGTAGACGATAGAACCGATCACCACGTTTGACCTGCATGTGCAGCGGGATTGCCTCGTTGGTGCCACCGTGATACATCACGCTCCCATCCTCGGTGAAAGTGCAATTTTCCCGGACCCAGTCAACTGCCTGGTAAAAATCCTCCATGTCCTCACTTTTGCCGAGTCGAAGAAACGGAGCAAGCTCGCGATCGAGGCGCTCACGAAGTTGATCCGATTGATGGATGTTCACGATAATACTCCTAAATAACGACGCGTAACTTTTGTCCCGCGTAGATTCGATCAGCCGCTTGGAGTTGGTTCAACTCCAGTAGTTTGCCGATCGAAGTGTTAAACTTACTGGCAATGACATCCATGGTGTCACCTTTCTGGACTGTGTAAAACACACAGTTTTGCATGAATCGCATTACAACTTTATACTGTCGGCACAAAATCAGAAACATCGCCACCAGCCGCATGTAAGCATTATACTGATGGTTCATTCCTGGTTGATTCATGGCTGAAATCAACCCGTCTTTACCTATTCGGTGCGCCTCAAACGCCAGTGTAAAAGGATGCCATTCGTTCATTTTAGCAACTGAGAGCGCAAAACCGTCGAACCTCTCATGTCCTTTAATGGCGATATAAAGCATTTCCCTAGTTTGTATGTCCTTACACCAAAACCGATTGGCAATCCATTCACACACTTCTTTCAAACCGAGATCACCGCCCTCTGCAAGATGGATGTAATGCTTAAAAAGCTCGTTGAAAGCCAGGATATCTTCGGCTTTTGCTTTCTCGGTTTTCTCTACCTTTTCTACTTGTTCCGGTTCAATACGAAAACACACCGAACCATCAGCAATACCGATGTAGTGTTCTTTAAACCACTGGCGCGCTTGCTCTTGTTGCGCGGGAGTACCATTGACCATGATACCCCATTTCTGGAGATCTGTCATGAACTCGATACGCTGTTCCCGAGTGATTTCTCTTTCATCAACCAAATGTGGGAAGAACTGCATATTTAAACTCCTTATCGCGGAAAATGGCGCAGATGTTCGTACTTGGGTGTGAATTTCTCGTGCACCCAACGACGCAATTGTTCACGAACATGTTCAGGATCGTTCAGTGCATCAATCCGCACCATTCGATGGCGATTGGAATTAAAGCAATTTTGGTATCCTTCCCAAACACGCTTTTTGAAATCGATGGCTTCCTGATCGATTCGATCTTGTTTGTCGCTGCGTTTGGATAAACGATTCAAACACTCTTCAAAGGGAATATCGAAAAAAAGCGTATGGTCCGGCTCGAACCCTTGCCGAACGAACTTATCTAGTTCGTGCACCTTACTAAGCAACTTTCGACCCCAACCTTGATACGCTATAGTGGAGTCGTGGAAACGATCAGAAAGTACAACCGTACCTTCGGCCATCGCTGGTTTAATGACGGTAGCGATGTGGTCAGCGCGGGCCGCTGCAAAGATCAACAACTCGGCGTCATCTGTCATGTGTTCATGGAGTACCAAATGTCGCAGTTGCTCAGCAACGGGAGTACCACCTGGTTCACGGGTCGTCAATATGCGAAACCCGTACTCACGCAAACACTCAGCGATGAATGAGACATTGGACGTCTTACCGGCGCCGTCACTGCCTTCCAATGTGACAAAAACCCCATGCTTGTTATTCTCCAACATCATGTTTTCCTTTAGTTCTAAGCGGGTTTCTTAGCAACCCAATATTTGCTGCTAGGTGGCAATGTGGCTGATGGTGAGAAATAAGCTGGAGAAAGTTTGTTGGCTAACACCAGCCTATTAAGGTGATATGTAGTTCAAATTTGATGGGTTTGGGCTAACTCCACCATCTCCCCGATATTCTTAAAATCGACCTGATTGTTCTTATATCCAACAAATTGAACAAAAGCATTATGGGTCGAAAGTAAACTCAAGTTCAACTCGCTACGTTTGTACAGCAAGTATGTCTCCAGCGCTCGATTGACTAACACTTCCACCTGAGCTTTACCTGCTATCTTCATCACCACCGGTCCATACCGGGTAGAGATAGCCAGTATATCACTAGGTCGACCCAGTGAGATTCGAAAGAGCTTGCCAAACCCAATGTGGGGAATCAAATCGCCGTTGAACAAAATGGAATGTAGCGATTGGTCGGTTAGCGTTTGAACTTCTTTCACTTCCTTCTGTATCCGACGAAAAGCTGCAACTGTGCTTTCCCCGAACATACTTGTGGTAATAATACCTTGGTTATTTTTCATTTTGGCTCAACGACGATAAAAAAAGAAGGGAGTACACTGGACTCGGTGTACTCCCCCTGAAAAACCGCCTAGCTAACGGGTATTGCGGCTACTTGGCTAGGCGGAGACTGAACGAACCAGTTCAGGCCGGCCATCCACCAGTTTATACACACGTCGCTTTCGACCCACGCATAATTCAATGAGTTGCGCCGGTATCTCCAGCTTTTTGAATTGCTCGAAGATACTGACGATTGTACTCTTGTGCGGTCGAGTCAGTTTGGCTGGACGATCCACGGTAAAGGGAACCCTTTGACCCTGAAACGACGCCACGCCGTGGCGATGAATCGGAAAATCGACCACGACTACTTGGACCGTGTGGTCCACAAAACCCAGAGCTTCCAACATGATAGGTCATCCTCGTAATTTCTTTGAATGAGAGAGGAGTAATCCCCTCCCGCCTCTGAGTTACGACTGCGTATTTTGCCGCGTGAATTTAAGCGAACCTGCCCCCGGTACATGCACTTGACGGAACTCATCGATGATCTGCTGAGCATTCGTCCGAATGACAGCCGGCTCTTTTTGCCGGGCCGTGTCGTTGTTGATCGACATAAGCACGCGCGTCTGAATCTCCTCTTGCAGCTGTTGCGTTAAGGCGTCGTACTCACCGCGCGGGAAGAATTGCTCGACGGTGCGCTCCATCTCTTGGATTTGTTCCAACGTGCTACCTTCCTTGAGTTTGGAGAATGGTATCGGCAACTTCGATTGTACCCCCATCAGATGTTTGCCGCTTACACTCTGGACAGTACGTCCGATTCCCTTCAGATACGTGTTCAGGATCTCGTCCAGATCGTGGTCGATGACACCAACCTTATCGCGCTTCATGAAGCCGTGCGCCACGCGAACCTCGATCATCTCCGAGACAGCTTGGTTTTGATCGATCGTCAAACTGGCGCGGACCGCAATACGTGTATTGTTCTCGGACCACCAACGAGCCAGGTAGGTTTCGATGTCCGAGTGACTCACACCAACGTGCGTGCGAGCGGCGTGTTGGCGCTCTTCTTGAGAGTACTCGCCGAGTGTTTCGCGCGCTGCCCGACCCAGCGATTCCCGACGCTCGACGATGGGGCTTCGTTGAGATACCGTAGTGCGACGATTGACAGCCGGAATACGGTGTTCGAGGTTACGTTGATCGAACGCGTAGTGGCTGCCAACTTGGCTAAGATCGTCCCATTCGTCGGTGGCTTCTTGTCCGCCGGACAAATCGACATCATCCACCACCCCGTACGACTGAGCGACGAGATAATGGAAGATATAGCCTTGCGATTCCGCTGCCGACTGAATATCTCGCATCAGTCGAGCAGTCAGAACCGGAGGAGTGGCCAAATCGGGAAAGAGAAAGGGAACCGCCACATGCTGAAGTCGAAGTTTCTTGTGAGAGACCACCACCATACCGTGGTGACCCGCGTGTCGGCAATCCTTGTAAAAGAGAATGTCAACTTCGTTATAAGCATTGCGCGGTAAACCACCGAGCAGGGAAATCAGCTTTGCCTTGATCTTTGCAATGATGCTCATGTTTATTCTCCAAAAAGTTTCTTATCAACATTACTGGGTGAAAAAAAGCCCAAGAGATTCGATGAAGCTCCCCCGGTGGGTAAATCCCTTGGGAAACTACCAATATTACTGCATTGCCCGTACCACGTACAACGGCTGCGTTACTTGCTCGAATGGATCGAGCGGAGCCCGCGAGAGGTTTTTGAAGGTAAAAGTGTTATGTGAATATTGAATGGTGATCGATGTCGGGGTGTAGCCGATTTTCTCCAAAGCCAGCTTTAATCCGATGATCTTCTCACGCTTAATGGTTTCGATAAAACGCGCTTGTTCTCCTTTAAAATAATGAACTACTTCTTGATCGTCTCTGTTCCTCGTAGTGAACCAACCATGTGCTTGGTCCTTCTCACTTTCAGACAAGAGCGTAATCTTGATGTGCCGCTTATACAAGCTACGCATGGTTACTCCCTGTACTTTTCTCTATTATTCTTCTAATGAACGATTGATTCGCTGAAAAAAGGAGCGAATCGCCTAAGGTTTGTTTTATTGTCGCTGTTCTTGTATTTTAACGAACTACCAACTTACATCGCTTGAACTGCCCGATACATTTTGATCGCAGATAGTTCATTCACCTCCAACTGCCTGATAACGGTAGCTTTTGTGTGGACATGGTTTTCACGCAAGTGCATGTACGACTCGGGTGACTTTTCCCACTTTCTGCCGTTCACGTAAATGTCTTGCGTGTCGTTGTCGATGACAATCATCTCGAACATTGTAATTCCTCTTTATTCTTCAAAGGTTAATGAAACCAAGGTATCGCCGCCTCGCGCTCGTAAACAAAACGAAAATACTCACGCGTCTGAATTGGGATACACTCGTCGTTAAGCTTCCACAACTCAAGGAAGATCTCACCCATGTGTTTGCGAAAAAGCTCGTCCTTGGTGAGTTTATTCTCCCCTTTCCACTCAGCCACGATTTTGAACATGGCCTCTTGGATGTGTACCCAAGCTGTACGCATGGCTTCATGAAGTCGAGGCTCTTGGTAATCATGCGCACGGATAAAGTACTCTCCCGCCACATCCAACACATCTTGCTGGGTCATTTCCTTCTTCTCGAACTTCTGACCCATGTGTTTGCATTCGTCAACAAAGGTTGACAAGAACGCCATCCAATCTGGGCGTTGTTCCATTTACCGGTCCTCAACTGTCGGTTATCGGTTGCCGCTTACGTAATCTGCGCGATGCGTTTGCAGGTAATGGCCGACTTGATCCGCAGCGATGATCAACAAACCAAGACCAGCGAAGGTGGCGGTGATGACGAGAAAACGGGTGACTTTGTTCTTCATGGTTTGTTTGCCGGAATGATAGTTCTTGATCGCAACATCCATCATGATAAACTCCTGAGAAATATTTGTTCGAATAAGGTCACAATAAATCGATGATGTTCTCATCGCACGAAAAGAATATATGTCTGAAAAATTCTACATTCAAGATTAACAGCCCCCCCCCCACACTACAGTATCAATGGATTATGTAAATTTAACATCTCGCTTAAGGAGTTAAGGACATAAACCCCGCTCCTTATCGGGGAGCGGGGAATTGAATCGACAGTTTAATCGAGTGTGAACGCAGCACTCGGTTGGGTAAAAGCGCTTGTGTAACGACATACTCGGCTAAAGCGAGTTTCATCGAGGTTAGCGGCAACCGGGTTATTGGCGTTGTTCATGTTACCGATCGTCCAAAACGTACTGATGTTGCCAAAACTATCCGAACTGGTGAATGTACCGATAGCCACCCCGTTGACCCATACGGTCCAAGTCGTACCGTTTTTGGTAAGTGCGATATGGTTATATTGGTTCTGGATTGAACCATAGTTACCAACCGTCACCACACTTGCTGTATCCGTTTTAACGTTGAAGTTTTTTGTGGTGCTATCCATGAAGGCATAGCAAGAATTTGTACCATCGTTTTTTGCCCACAGGTAACCCCCGTGCGAGGCGAGATACACTTCACTTTCGATTGTGAAGTTATTCAAGAACGTCAAATCACCTGGATCGGCGAGTTCCACGCACGAACCACCACTTCCAATACCTAGCGCGTCTGTGCCGAATTTAATCGGACCACTATTGCTGGATGCCCAGGTATTACTCCCCACATTGGTCGCAGTGTGCCCGCGTTGATCGGTAACATCGCCATCAAAGTGGAGCAGTGCAACCGTTGACGCTTGCCAATCCAAATTGATATTTGCTTGCCCATCCAAATAAATCAACGAATTGCTTGTTTGTACAACTGGAGTGGAAGTCGTAGGATCGGAGGACATCGTACTCGGTTTGGTGGGTGTACTCACCCAACTAATTTCCGATTCGATAAAACCATAATGGTTAGCCACAATTCCCAAGATGGTGGGTGCATCGGTGGTGCCAGCCGGTACCACTGCGTGACTTGTTGGAGAAGTTACTTCGGCTGCGGGGTCAAGTCGTCCGTAGTAATACGTTTGATTACCCGTAAAGCCATTGTCCGTGACACCAACGAGTTCAACCGAAGTATTAGCCGCTGCGTCGCCTTCTAAGGTAGCGGCCTGAAGGTTTTGATAAGTGACTTGATTGGGATTGGTTGGACCAGCGCTATTACCACTGGCCGAGTCAATCAAGTTCAACAAATTTTGCATGGCGCTTTTGCTAGGGTCGATTTGCATGTCAACATCCAAGTGAAAGATAAGGGACTTCATTAGATTGGGGCATAAAAGCAGTTGGGGGAATCCCCCAACTGCTGAGTACGCCAAATAATTAACTGGCTGCGTCGAAACCCGTAAGCGCCGTGGTCGGCGTTGCGGCAGCAAGGTCGTGCGTCCAAGTCATCGTAATGGCCTGGCTCGAAGCATCCACGTACAGTAGCGAGTTGGCGTTTGCCACGAGATCGAGTGTTGCTTGATCTGCTGTGATCGATCCGGACAGTGCCACTCCAGCATTGGCTGGATCTTCCAGGTGCACATCCGTGTTCACGAGACCAAGTTGTGTGCACAGTGCGTCGAGCAGCGCCGTGGCATCGATACCGTGCGCGGCAGTGTAACTGTCAACTGGACTCAAAACCGAATCGTTCAACCCACGTCGCACGTACGTGTAGGTCTGCGAACCAGTGAAACCTTGTCCACCTACCGCTGTGAGCGTGAGTTGTGTGTTGCGTCCTTGGCCGTCTGCGGTTTGAGCCGTCGGGGTACCAGCCGTGACTTGCGTGTTGACAATGGACGTGCTGTTAGCGGCATTGACCAGCACCAACACGTTATCGATGGCTGACTTGGTTGAGTCGATTTTTGACATGGATTACTCCAATCAGGAAAGAGAGGGGGGGCCCTCGGAATGAGGCCGCTAAATAGGCAGCCTGCATAGGATTGCCTTATTTTTTTAGATGAAATGTTCAAAATCAGTCGAACACGAACGACGACGTAGGTGGTGTGAAGCTGGATTTGTAACGAGCTTCGGCACTGATACGTAGTTCATCCATCGTGGTATACATCGGGAAAGAGCCGTCGGACGCCGTACCCACATAAAGCGGATAATTGTTGTTACCGAAGGTACCAAATGATGTACTACTAGCTACCGGACTACCACCAACATAGATCGTCGCTGTACCGTTGTATTTAACCAATGCCACGTGATACCAACTTCCTGTCGAGATCGACCCGCCACTCATCTGGTTACTTACAGCGTCGTCATAAGCGAAAATTTGACCAGAACTTAAAATCAAACGCGCACCAGTGTTGGGTGAAGCCGATCCCTTGATAATTAGAACTTGACTCTGAGTGATGTTATTTGGGTTAATAAACCCCTCGACTGTAAAGTCACCTGTTAGATGCAGATCATTGGCGTCTGGGGTGCTGATGTATTTCCCAACCACCCCTGTATTTTGGAAAGCACCACTGCCGAATTTAACCGTCGAAGACTCAGTTGTTGCTCCGGCCGCTGCTGTCCAAATTCGGCCAGAAGCATCTGAAAAATTACCATCGAAATGGAGCAATGCCTTCGTAAACGGCGACGGCCCCACCCCGGCCGCGTTGTCAAAACCGAGTAGATCCACAACGGGCGTTGCCGATGCCAAACTCGTAACGATCCCAACAGCAACAACTGAACCAGGTAAAAACACCCAACTTGATGATGCGATTGTAAGTGTAATAAACGTCGCACCAGCCGCTACCGGTCCATCAACTACGTCCTGTGCTGTTAGATTCAATCCATACTTCGAATTGATCGTAGGTAGCATCGATACCACTGTCGTGGCCGACGAGATCGTCCCCAGCGATACTGAACCTAAGACAGCGTCAGTAATCGAGCGGCGCGTATAAAACAAATTGACTGACCCGTTGTATCCGCTGTTTGATTTGGCAGAAAGTGAGATACGGGTATTGGTCGTACCATAGGTGTTGTCGGCGACTGGTGTTCCTAACGCGCTGTTACTGGCTGACCAGGTAATCGATACTCCTGGTTTCCGATTGTTATTGATGAGTGTGTAAAGGGCCAAGTCACCCGTAACATTAACCGGGATAGCCAGTGGTGCGCGCTCAAAGGCAAACCCTTGAATATTGCGTAGCGTCATACCCGGAGGTACGGTTTCAAAAGCGAATCCTTGGATGTTGCGTAATGTAAGCCCCACATCACTGGCAAAAGCCAACGCGTGAGTTTTCCGAACCGCAATCGGGGAGGGATCCTGCGTCCAGACAACCGCTGAGGTTTTTCGAAAAGTAGTTGACATCAATCCACTCCCGACTTATGTGGCACTTGCAACGCTTGAAAGATTCATCGCCGCAATCTTGGTTGCATTCCATGTACTACCATCTGGTGCAAATGGTGTAAAACCCATGGTGCGACCATATTGGAATGCCGTGTTTGAAAACTGCAACGCGTTGAGTGTTGATTGATTCGCCGGCGTCGCTTGATCAGCAAGCGTCGATCTCAACATCGTCCCGGTGCCGGAATTGCGTTCACCAGAGGCCACGAAAAGTACCCCGTGCACAGCTACTCCTTGATCCACCGTACTTGCTAGTGTCATTGCTAGGGGTGTACCATCGTTTGCCGATGCAATATTCGGGGTCGACGGAGTCGATGTATTGATCGCCGTATTAAGCGCTCCAATGATGGAACCAGACGATGGTGTCCAACCATTACCGCTGGCTGTGTTGATGGTGATTGGACGGGAAATGATAGGTCCTAAACGCGAGACAGAACCATCATTGGGGTCATCCATGAAATACATATCCTTATACTGATACGTACAACTTGTGTTACCCGTAATACCAGCAGAAAAACCGAAAATCAACTTATCGCTAGACACTTGGCCAGCAAGTGAAACAGCTTGCGCATTTACAACTAGCGAGCCATCCACCCAAACCGAACGAGTTTGATTGACGTGATCAATCATCACTTCGATGTAGTAATTGTGGCCAGAAGTCCAACTGAAGTCCGAAATGGCAAGGAGCGCTAGGTTGACCCCATTGACTGTGCAACCAAAAGGGTTGCCAATGTAGGTGCTGCTTGGTTTAAATCGAAAACCGATCCAGTTACGTGCTTTGGTTATATCTAAGACATTACTGATGGGGTGTGACCACTGCCCCATTGAGGTGACGGTGTTGTAGTAATAAGCGTTCGACGCTAACCATACACCGTCACTATCTGACATGGTACCGCCAGTAGTAGCGTTTAGCCCGCCACTAGGTGCGTAGGTGAATGGAAAATCACAATACGCTGACACATTACCACCAGTACTACTCAAAGTGACCGGGATATGGTCGAACGCATACATCATTCGTTTTGTCATGATTTACTCACTCAAATCCTTAACTGGTCGGGGTAATCAGCAGTGACGTGCTGCTAATCTTGCTGGGAGTCCAAACACCGCCGTCTGGGGCTTTGGTGGTCAGACCTAAACGGCGCCCGTAGTTCATGCTACCGTCCGAGAACGAGTACGAACCGAACGAAGTGGTGTTAGTTGCCTGCTGAATGCTGCTTGAGAGGCTCGCCGGTGAATTGGGAGTCTTTGCAGCAAGACGAAAGTCCACAGCAAAGATGTTCTTGTTACTCGAATAGCTAGTGGAGAACCCCACCGTCATGGTGTCATCGGTCGGTGCGTTAGCCATAAGCGGGATACCGACGTTGGCACTGACTGTCCCGTATGCTTGCTGAAATGCAGCAGAAGCAGAAAGAGCGCTATCTATTACCAAACCATTTACATTGGTGTCAAAGTGCAGTAACATTAGCGTATTCGCATCAACCGTGAATGGTGCAGCCGGTGGCGTAAAGGCTCCCGTATAACGCGCAATGTTACTGGTGCGAAACTCATCAATGTAACCCAACCACTGATTAGTAAGTGGGCCGTAGTTACCAATCAAAAATGGTAACGAGTTATTACCATAGGTAGTACCCGATGCAGTTCCCAATGATACCCCATTTTGATACAGTGTCCAAGTGCCATTATGCAGCACCATGGCGATGTGCATCCATGTATTGACAGCAACCCCTGTACTAGCAAGAAGGATTGCTCCTGAACTGTCGGCGCTCCATTGCCATTGATTGCTGTTATACGTTAAGTGCGCATAGGGTGCAGAGCCATTGTCTTTACCAAATAACACACCAATTTGCGCATTATTGGTTGACATGCAAAATGTTTCAATGGTAAAATCACCACTAAGACACTTCACATTTGGACCATCCGGTATAGATAACGCCGAGGATGCAGTCGAACCAGGTGTGAAGCACGCGCCCCCAAACTTCGATTGTGCAGCGGTAATCACCGCAGTTCCCAATAAAGTACCGGTTTCTCCGACCCAGTTCGGCGCGGCGGCCGACGCAACCGATTGCAAACTCGACTTTATTGAACCCAAACGACTTGGCGTTGTTACATCAACATCGAGGAAATAGAAATCTCTGAAGCAACGGGTTGAACCGTTCGTTACTCCACTTAGCGAGTTATACGCCCCGTACCAATAGTAACCATTTCCACTGGAGGGAAGAGCGGCTACTGCGATCGAACCATTTTTGACTTTTACACTGTTAATCCACACTTCGTAGAGTAAGTTGGTGCGATCAATCATCACCTCGACGTAGTACTCCACATTTGCGGTGTTTGCCCCCGCACTCGTCATATCCGACTCTTGGATGAACGCTTGAAAGTTCGTATCCGCGAGTGAATCTGAAATCGAAAAGACATTGCAAGCTGCACCATTTTGCGAAGTAGTTTTGGTGCGAAAACCAAGCCAGTACTTGGTCGCCACACTCCAATCCTGCACTTCTTTGGCTTGAATCAAAAGTGCTGAATTACTACCACTGACCGTGGTGAGTTTCAAAAAACCATCACTTCCGATGACCCCCGTGGCGTTTGTATTCTTGTACAACATTCCTGGCAAACCAGTTTGAAGGTTGTACGTCCCGGTCTCGCTATATGCACTCAACGTAGTGCCGCTGGAGATATCAGTCCCTAACTGTGGGGCATGGTCATACGACCACATGTCGTGGATCGCCATGGTTACCTCAAAAAAAAAACATTAGTTAGTCGGGGTCAAAACGAGCTGGGTGGCATTGACCTTAGTAGGTGTCCAGTTACTACCATCCGTAGCCTTGGTGGCCAATACAGCGCGCCGACCGTACTGCATGCTGTTAGTGTCCGGAAAGGCGTAGGGTGTCTGATTTTGCGTCGTACCACCATTGAGTAACCCTACGCCCAAGTTAGCCGTTGTGGTTGACTGCGCGGCGAACCGATAACCGACTGCGATAATCTTCGCATTCGATGCAAGAGTTGTACTAAACGTCGAAATCAGCGCATCGTCACTGACTGCACTGGTTTCATTTGGAGTCGCCGCCGGCGGGGTGGGGTAAGCGTAGTTGAACGCACTGAGTGCGTCAACCACACCACTTGAACCTGCATTAAGCGTGTAGTTCGGCGCAGAAACTGCCGTCAATGTGGTGAGGTTAGAGCGAATCGAACCGAGTCGTCCAGGTGTCGTTGCATCAACATTCAAGAAATAGAAATCCCTAAAGGCGCGCGACGCATTGGCGATCAAACCACTATTCCACGGACCAAACCAATAGAAACTACCACCGCCAGCAACTACCACCACCGAGGCCAATGTCCCTTGTCGGATAAAGGCGCTATTGATCCATAACTGATAAATCAGGTTCACACGGTCGATAAAGATCTCGACGTAGTAATCCAGATTCAATGTCGCACTGGGAAGATCGGCCTCCGTCATTAACACCGCGTATGAACTTTGCGTCACTGTGTTGGCCATTACAAAAATATTGGCCGTGGATGCATTTTGTTTGGAAGTTTTGGTTCGAAAACCGATCCAGTATTGCGTGGCGGTGGTCCAATCTTGAACTTCACTGGCTTTCACAACGAGACCTGGATTCGAAGTACTACTCGAATTCATGGTCATGTAGCCATCTGTGGTTACTTGAATGGCATTGGTGATACCATTATTGTACGCGTAACCGGGATTGCCCGTGTACTGATTATACAGGCTTGTTTCGCTGTAGGCGGGGCCGCCCGAGCCCGTAGACACATCGGTTGTGCCTTGCGGCGCATGGTCGAATGTCCACATGTCCTGAATTGCCATGAGTGCCTCTACTGGGTCGAGAACGGAAGTGGATACCAGACGACTCTTTCCCTTTCAAAAGTCGTCCAGAATACACTTCACATCAAACCGATGCGGCAGGTGCCGCGTTTGCCCCGGTGTTATAGTGAAGTGCAACGTAACCCTGGGGGGACACTTGTGTATTAGGGAACTGGATCATCAGCACTGTGTCGTACAAACCGTTGCTCAAAAAACCAGTTTCATTCGGACCATTGTGGGTAATTTCTGCACCGAGCAACCCCCATTCAGGATTGGATTGGTCAACCCATAATGAACGACCTTCGCCTGTGTCATGCGCAGAAAGCATAGCGGCCAATGTAGTGGCGCTTGCTTGCGAGATGAGACCCAGTGGTAAGGTTGCGAGCGTATCTTTCTCAGCTGTGAAATCACAGAAAAAAAGATAGTTGGGCCAGAAAACCTGATTGTCTGCCATAATCGTTCCTTTCGTTTAAAAGCCCGGCATGATCGCGCTACTGAAGGTGGTGGAGATGTTGGGTAAAGAAGCAAAACTAATTGTCACGTTTCCAATCCAACCAGGCGATTGCGACAAAGCAGTCAAAGTTAGTTGCGCCGTACCAGTCCCGTCATCGACCGTTGAGACATCGACAAAATCAGCACTCGTAAAGATGATCCCGTACATATCTCGGATCGCGTTCATAACGGTGCTCGAATACAAATCTAAACCGATATCAACCGAACTTTTGATGGGTGAGTAGTTCGATAGTGCTGACAAATCGAGTCGGTTGTAGTAGACATCCACATACCCGCGATACGTCGCAGACGAACTCATCAACATACGCGCTTTACTATTCTTACCTCCCGCTACCCCGGCTTGTTCAGCGGTGGTAGTAACCCGCACCCCTTGCACTGTGTACATCGCGGAGGTAATGGTTTGGCCTATCGCTACCGATAGCATTAACGACAGGTCGTCTTGCGATGCTTGATACAAACTCATGACGCCCTCTCGTATTAAGCCGTGTAGTGAAGATAGAACATACCCAAAAACCAGGAACCACTTACCGCAGCAATGGTCACCGCAGCGGTAAATTTGCTACTGTTTGCGCCAGGTAAGCTCGCCGAAGGTAGCGTGTAGCGTGTAACCACCAAGTTACCCAACCCACCGGTGGTAGCTGAATCACTACCGCTTAAATTCAAATCTGTGCGACTTTGTTGCAAGAAATTCAGAATCGTTGCGTAGTTTGAACCATTGGTTGTCCACTGAGTGGGTGTGATGACCGCACCCGAGGTCAATGCAGCTAATGCTGTTTTGATGGAAGAGCAATCGAGGTTGTAGGTAAGAAAATCCGCTACCGGTTTGCTCGGTGGCATGTTATTGCCACCCGGATAAAGTCGACCCACAAGAACCGGGTTAGTAACCACCTGGTTAATGTACTGCTTACCCTGCGTCCATTTGATGCTAAAAGAGCCTTCGTAGCAGATCGACCCCGTAGCAATCGTGACCGTGCTCTGCGCCCCCGAAGTAAAACTTGCGTTGGTGATATCCGTTGCTACCAACGCGGTGCCGTATTTGTTATTGAATGCAGTGCAAAACTGAGCCGACGTCATCGTCGTGCTGCCGATGTAATCGTCCAGCGTCAAAGTCAAACTGCGAAAGTAGCCGGCCAGATTAATCCGGCGATACGTGACGGTTTGAGCACCGAAGTACTCGACGTTATTGGGGCGCACCATCAAACGCACGGACGTGTCTCGTCCGAATGAATCAGGTGCAATCACTAACGGTACCAACGCACGCAGCTGCGCAGCGCTTAGATCGGCAATGATCAATCCGGGATTGGATGCCTGCACCAGCGCCATGAAGGTGTCGTACTGTGCTGCTTGGTAAGGAAACATTAAACACCTCGTTTAAACGGGTTGGGACTTTACCCAACCCGAAATGGCGTTTAGAAGGTGTCCGGATTGAACGGGTCGTTGTAGTGCAAATACAAGTCACCGGACGGAATCGTCACATCGCTTCGCAAGCGCAATTGCATCACATACTTGTAGTTCGGGTTGGTCGGCATGGTGACCGGGTTATTCAGACCATTGGAGATGATCTGGGCACCCGAGAGGTTCCATGTCGTGTAATCCGAATTCGAAGTCGTGGTGTCATCGTTCCACAACGCGGCACCTGCCCCCACATCGACCGCCTTGATGGCTGCCACCAATGTATCGGCTTGCGCTTGGGTGATCACCCCGGTTGTCCATGACAGATACGTCGAGGTATTGGCCGAGAAGTCGTATGGGTACAGATACACCGGCCCTTGTGTGGCAGTGGCTGGCGGCGCCGACGCATCGGAGACAGGGTAGTTAAGACCCGTCAGTGCTGTGGATTGCACCGCCGTATCCAACCCGATACCCCCTTGTGTGACGTTGATCGTCACGGATCCTTGCCAACCGAGTGAGTTCGGGTCAACATTGACCGTGATCGAACCCGCGCCATCGGTCAAACCCGTGACGGCATCGTTCACCAAATCCCCATTGATGAATTTGATCCCGGTCCAATAGGCAAAGTAGGGAATCAAATCCCAGACGGTATTGATCCCATAGACCGCCATCTTAAACGAGGGCAGGTTCACGATCTGCGAAATGTCGCGACGGTTGTACTGAATGACTTTGTTACCTTTATACGTGGTGCCGTTACCCGTGACCTGAATCGCAGTGTTACGGTCACTGGCTACACCCTGCCACGTACCACCCGTGATGACTTTCGGGTCAGAAAAAGTCACGTCCGATTGTTGCAGCGAGGTACCATTGGCCGCATTGATCGCTGCCAACAAGGCACTTTCAGAAGGCCATTGAAACTTGGACATGCTTCACCTTTAGACGTTATAGTGGAGGAACATTTGACCCGCTCCCCACGTGTTACCCGCTGCAAGCGTGATGACGAGCAAACGATTGTAATAGCGATAATCTGCTTCCGGATAGAGCGCTTGGTTCGCGCCTGTGGTCAGATCGATCACGGCTGAAATGGCTGCACCCGTCAAATCCATGAGTGTGCTACCTGCTGCACCCCCGCCGTTGGTGTACGTCTTACCCGTGAGAGTATTGATGATACCAACGAGTGTGTTGTAATTTGCTGTATTGGTAATCGATGAATTAGCGATCGCAACTGGCAAGGTGCTATTGCTGCCACCAGTACCCAAGTAGTCCGTGAAGTCCACGTAGTACGTATCCAGGTTCGGCACATACACCGTGTTGTTCACGACGTCGCGGTTACCCGGATATGTCAGTGCGGTTTCCAGCGAACCGGTTGCCAAAAGCGTCGATAGGTCTTGCGGCGCTTGCACCCAGAAAACCGTGATACTTCCTTTCCAGGCCGTATTGGTCGTGGTAAAGGTCAGTAGTGCTGTGGAGTTAAGTGAGCCCGCAACCAACCCAATGGTCGGTTGCGCGTTGGTCGTACACCCAGCAAACGCTACATCGGTGATGTCAGTCGTTTGCAGATTCAAACCGTACTTGGCGTTGATGTACGGCAACAACTGACTCATCGAGTAGGGTGACACCCCGACGGCGGCCGCAGCTGAATACAAATCAACCCGTAGCGGTACTGAGCGAAAGAGTACTGTTGAATCTAAGCGACGATACGTGAGCAACTGATTGCCCACATACTGACCCGAGGCAAGGGCAATTACCTTGATTTGGGTATCTTGAATCTGTCCAGTACCGGGAGTGATTGCAGTGGGGATGCCAAACTTCACGTTCGATAGCGAGATGGGCACCGGCAAACCGGAGTTACTTGCATTGAGCAAGTCCACCACCATTTGCAGCGATGTCTTGGTGTAGATACCCATTTTCAAGCCTTGTCAAAGTTATTGTAGTGGAAATAGAGTGCACCGTCGTAGGTACGGAAAAACCCCCCTTGAACGGGTGCCATCACCACCACGCGATCAAATACGGTGTTCGATCCAGGAACGTCTGCCGTTGCGTGATCCGAGACCTGTTGATTCCAACCAGGCGCTGGAAACCACGGGATGCCCAGTTGGATGCAGATATCCGAAATCTTCTCGTAATCAGTGAAACCATTAAACGACAGGTAGATCGGGCTGGCTTGGTAATATTTCACAACCAACGCATCTCGATAGGACGTAAAGTCCGTATTCCAGAGCATCTCCAATCCGTTACGATAGGGGTAGTCTGCCCACTTTAACGTGTTCAGTGTCTTACTCCCAATTACCGATGTCAAAGGTGGTTTGCCATACGTGATGGTGATATCCACCGTACCTTGCCAGCCGATGGAAGTTGACTCAGCTGTGAGCGTGACTGTGCCGGCAGCGCCACCTTGGGTGAGGCTTGGGATGCTAGGTGGAACCAAGTCTGAGACTTCCAAAAACGTCTCGTACTGCGCATTGATCATGGCGACAATCGAAGCAACCGTAAAGGGGTTGACATCAAATAAACTCACCTTACTTTGCAACACCGAAAGATCGATGCGCGTGTAATTGATCGTTTGGTCTCCGTAATACCCTCGACCTGGAATACCGGTAGCCACCACCTGCGTATCATAACCACTACCCACCACCGATTGAGGTGCACCATACACGAGACGCGTATTATCAAACAATTTCGGCGGCAAATTGCTGATGTTAAGCAAATCCGTCAGCTTTTGCTCCGAGAGGGTAAAGACGTTCGTCATACCTCACTCCTAGAGCGGCACATTGTAGTGCATGAAAAGACTACCCGAATAGCCGGTATTTTCCGTCGGATCGAGTTGCACGACCATTACGTTGGTGTAATCGAGGTTGACCTGCGAGTCGCCGTTGGAATACGTTGGATAACCGGCAGTTGTCCCGTTGTACGTGATACTTGCATTGGCCAAAGAATAACGAGAGGCGCCGCTGGTGACCCACGTTACTTGTGCGTTATTCGCACTTTGCGTGAGCGCTGTGGCGATGTCAGTCAAATCCGTATCAGCGCTCGTGTGACTAACCAGCAAGCTCTCCTGAGGGCTGAAATCGCGCCAGTAAGAGTACATCTCCGCGAACGGACGAGTTGCATCGCGGTCCGGATAAACCAAACCCGGCAAAGCAACGGTTGTGATGATCGTGGATAGATCGAAGTTACCCAAGATAAACGGTAGATCCACTGATCCAACCCAACCAAGTGAGGTCGACTGCGCCGTCAAAGTCAAAGTTCCGCTACCATCTCCAGCGACTGTCACCGCATTATCGATGATGTCGGCAGCGCTAAAGTTGGTACCGTAGTAGTCGTTCATCTTAAGCGCCATCTGAAGCGAAGATGACAATCCATTGAACTTCAAAGGCAAAGGGAGTTGTTTGGCTAAATCCGTTAACTGCCAGCGGAAATAATTCACCGTCACGGCTCCCGTGTACGGACATTGCGAAGTGTTGGGGGTGAGCGTAAGCGATGTGTTGGTCACCCCCGTTGCATCATTGTTGGGTGTTGGAGTCCCGACACTGTACTGTGTTGGATCCAACGTAATCCCATTTTGCGTGTCAATTGCCGCAAAAATACTGGTAAGCGGATCAGGAAAAAGCGCCATTTCGAATCCTTAGGATGGGTTGTAGTGGAAGAGCGCGTCTCCCGCATAATCCACACCACTCACGCCCTTTTGCACCACTACGCGCTGGAACTTGGTGTTCGATCCCGGATAATTCGCAGTCGCGTAATCCGACACGCCATTGACCTGGGGAGCAGGCCAATCTGTGATGCCAAAATCCTGCATGAGAGTGGCCACGGCTGTTTGATTGACCCACGTATTGTTACGCACACCCAGCGACGCGATGTCAGCGCTAAAATCGTGATCCCACATCATCATCGCAATATTGCGCTTGCTGTTGACAAGATCCGGATGTGCCGGATATACCAGAGCATTAAGCGTGGTATTTTTGATGACGGTTGAGAAGGTGACAAACAGGCGGATAAACCGGAAGAAAAACGAACCGATGTATCCCGCTGAGCCAGCCTTGGCCACCATGTTGATGTTCACTTGCTCGCCGGCATTTAAGTCGGCGATGTTGGTATCGACCACGTCATCCGTGGTGAAATTCATCCCTAAATTCTTATTGACGACATCGAGCATCGAATACAGGGTGGGGCCGCCCACATCCTGAACAACCGGTGCGACATCGAAAATCTGTGACAGATTGATTCGTTTGTACGTGAGATTACGATACCCGACATACTGCCCGCCCAGCATCGCTGTGACAGGTAGTATTGTCGTCACCCCATCGGTATCGAGTCGCGCTGCGCCAAAATACAAGTTCTCCTCAGTCAAAGGAGTCGGTAGTGTGTTTTGCTGATCAATCAGCGACAACACGACCTCTTTTGGTGTCGCCGGTAACAATGACATAGGTGCCCCTAAACAAATAAAAAGGGAGGGCACGGAGCCCTCCCTCGTCCAGGTCGAAAGTCGCTTTTCGCCGGATTAACCGTTACGACGGTTGCACGTAAGTCAAACCGTTCAACGTCGGGTTCGTGATCGCTGTCGAAAGCGGAATATCGTTGGCCTGTACGGTGAGTTGTACACTGTTTTCCCAGACGAGTGAGTCGGCGTCAGCGGCCAGTTGAAACTGATGTTGTTCGTTGGCCGTACCTGAAAAGGTTGGTAGTGGGCCATCGACAAAGTCTTTGTGCGCGGTGTCGGCCGTATTCGAGAGATTGATCCCGTACGCTGCATTGATCTCGGCGATGAGATCAGAAATGTTTACGGCAGCACCGATCGGGAAGATCGTCGAACGAGCACCCGGTACCGAAGCCAGATCCACTCGATTATAGTGAATCGTTGCACTACCGCTGTAACCTGAACCCGACACGGCTGTAAGAGTCAAATCGGTGTCGCGCGTAACGCTGCCACCGACCGTTGCAGCCGTCGGTGCGCCGAACGTGACCTTCGCCGGCGTAAGTGCGAGCGAATTGTCGTTGTTCACCAAATCAATGATGATTTGCTGAGCCGACTTAGTGAAGTCGGTGACGATGTTTGCCATGATTAATCCCTGGGAGAAAAGGGGAACTTTGCGAGAACTCAATGCATACAATGCACTGAAATTTTAGACGAAACAGGGAAAATTACGGCTGAATATACGTGAGCCCACTCAGTGCTGTCTGTTGGATAGCACTGGCGAGGGGGATATCAATATCTGCGAAAATCGCAGGGAAAACATAATCCGAATCTATCCAACCCAATGATACTTCTTCATTAATGGGAAGCCGATACGTGGGTTGCACGCCATCGTACTGAACATTAACGATTTCATCAGTTGTGAGGTTAAGTCCCAATGCGGTATTGATCGAATCGAGTACATCGTTTAACGTGAACGGCGCACTAGTAATTAGTACGGGGTTCACCCATCCACTTGGCAACTCTCTTAACACTTGCAATGAAAGCCGCGTGTAGTGGATGGTCTCGGGTTTCGACCAGATACTTCCCGCTTTAGGATAAAGTGTTACCTGGGTATTGCGACCACTACCGTCGCTATACGGTTGGGGAGGACCAAACGTGAAGTCCACCCCCACTCGCAATGTCGTGGTATTATCCAGGTTAACGAGGTCGGTGAGTCGCTGGTCGCTCAAACCAGCGTAAGGAGTGGTACTGTCGCCCATGGTATTTCCACGTAAAAATGAAAACTAGATCATAGAAATGACTTTAGGCCCGTTGTAATAGATTACTCACCACCGAGTGAGACGGCATGAAACATCCCTTGGGATAAAATACTTTATCCAAACCCGTCTGATCCTTGGTGGACATCACCACGAAATACGACACTACTGGAGCGAACTCCAAAATCGGATCGTATAATCGAAACTCCTCGTAAGTGGTCTCGACGAGTTGCTCATCGTAGTATTTCTGCGTGAGCTTACACTGCTCTAGCGTGCTATCGGTCAGAGCAAACAAACTAGAATACAATGCATGAAAGTGGTGACGGGGAGAGAACCCTAGGTGTGCCCCTAGAATAAATGTCAGAAACAAAAACTCCAAATAGTCCGATTTAACGGTTTCTTTGTTTTCTTTCAAAATAGAGTCATATAGTTCGGAATAGCGTTCAGCCATCTTACCGTGCGAAGTGATCACGGCATTCCAACTAAATGACTCTTCACGCTCTTTTTGAAGGTGGCGGCGCGTTGCTTCAGGTTGAGCTTTCGACTCGTTGATCAAAGTCAACATTTCTTCTTTTTGATACGTTCCGCTATCGTTGGGTTTAAATAGCGTGAAAAACACCCCTGGACTCATTGTCTGAAAACGCTCATCGGTATTTTCTGATACGTCACCCGTCATCTCCAACACAATGAGTCCTGTGCTTAAATCTTGCGAAAGCACATTTACCTGCACACTTCCATCCATGGAAGTGTAAAAACCATTTCTTACTTTTTGGTTATCCCTAACTTTGACAACAGAGGAAGGAGCCATGAGATGAGTCAGCAAACTCGGCGGCAATTCCGACATATTTAATTCATGTCGGACATCCAGATACCATGAATTAATCATGCTGTGCAATTCTTGGACTTTCTCATGGAACTTCATACATCACCTTTCACGATAGAGTGATCACTCCTTGGCCGGTATTATCACCGTTACCCAAGGGTCGTTGCACAAAAATCGAGATGGCGGTATCAGTTGCGTGTCGAGAACTAGTCATCCCGCTGCCTTGCATTCGTACAAAAGTATGGGACTTTAACACTACGCCATACACTTGCGAGATAGATTCACCGTCCTGATACACTACCACCGCCAGCATACCTGGCGTAATTAAACTGGGGTCTGAGTTCTCCCAGGTGAGTGCAAACGGCGAACCATTTCTGGCTGCCATATCCGAATATTCCACAAACGGATTAGCATTGATCGCACGGGGGCTGACACGTGCATTATTAATTCCGTCAGGGCGCGCAGTGGTCATCACCTCCGTTGTCACCTTACCACGAGAGGCAATGGGAATGCCGTTTTTAACCGTCACCCAGCTGTCAATCAACTCGTCGGCCGCCACAAAGCGCACCCCGTTACCACGGTTTAACTGCATGGCATTGGAGCGATCGCGAAATTTAACGTCTCCTGTGGCAAGGACCACCAAATTACTTCCATCAAGTCGATAAGTGCGTTCTATTCCAACAAAGCGGTTTTTTGGTAGATTGATGATCGTGAGAGCCGGTGCGGTTTTATTGACTCGCGTAGGATCATAACACGGATAGATATACCAATGATTGTTTTGAAGGTAGTACCCAAAGCCTGCACTATAAACTCCCCCGCACTTTTGATGAATCCAAGCGGGAACATCGGTCAGAGCTGTACCTTGCGGAATACTGACAGTGGAACGGACGGTTTGGTTATTAGCCGGTACCATCTCCACCCCTTGATTGACTCGCTGTTGATCGACGATGACCTTCTGAGACTCACTGGTCATAATCGCTCTTAGTGCTTGCTCGACTGTACAGTTGCGAAAGTTATTACCGACTTCCATCATCCGCATCTGGTAAAGAGAGCGATCAATCAGCTGAAACTCCACTGGTACGAAGTCTTTCAAATTGAGCGTATCGCGCGTATCATTATTGGCGCCCGTGTTCTCCAACAAAGGAGAACCATTATCACCGATACTTAAGATCGCTTTGTAGCGTTCAGTTTGCACCGGTGAACTATTATCAGCGGCATCTCCAACCTCGGATAAAGGGTACTTATAGATCGTCACCTCCAGGTTATCATGGTACGGGTAAATATCGGCCCAGAAATCCCCCGCTGGAAATACCAATAGAACATGGATGTCATCCGAATAGTTAACTTCATAGTCGCGCTGAATGTCCATCTCTCTTAACTTCATCGCCCGAATGTTCTTCCCATTCGCGTGCACTGTTGCCGCCCATGCGAAGTGTACGGGCTTAACCCCGCTACTGAGGATAGCGTTGATCTCGCGATACAGTGCGGAATCTTGGATGTCCATTTATTCTCCCCGCCAATTATTGCGCTTTTTTGCAAACACGTCTGCAAACGAATCGTGCGACGGTGGTGAATAGGCTTGCTCAACCACCGGTTCAGGTGCCTCAGGGATAGACGCCGCCGAAGGTAACCCAAGATTACCAAAACCCACCGCATTGAAGCGCCGCAAAAGAACCGATTCAGTGAACTCTTGGGTATAAAGCGGTGCAGCATGTGGATAAACCGTCGCTGCAAATTTATCCAGTAGCTGAAGTTGGTCGAGCGTACCCTGCGAGGGTTTAATGTTCGGAGACTTTAAAAGCACCCGCTGCCATGTAGCCATATGGTCACGACAGTCATCGTAGATCAACTTTGAATCACGCACATCGAACAAACCAACCGTTACGTCGTTTTTGAAGTACATGAGCATCTGGGCCACCGTCTTGTAATACAGGCGGTTTTCACTTCGCATGGTTGCATCAAACTCTCGATCGCCTGAAATAGACACTCCAAAAAACTGAATGTCATCGAGCGAGCGTGTCTGGAAAACTGAAATACGACACTTATAGAGTTTGTTAAAGATACGCCATGTTGCCGTTTGTTGTTCCTCGGGCACCCAAGTCCCACCCGTATTACCACTGGTTGGGGTGAACGGATTGGGACCTGATTCTTGCATCGGAACGAACTCAGGCGGTTCAAATTGACCCAGTTGACTCATGATTAGCTCCAACTATTTGATTGATTACAGCGATTTGATTTGTGATCGAATCAACATGAGGATCACGGGCGTATAGTAGAAACGCTCTAAAGCGCCGAAAGTCTGCAACGTTGAGATCAAAAAGACGAGCAACTGCAAGCTCACGGCGTTTCGATCCAACATATCCCACACGGCCGCTTCTAACTGCGACATATTGGGTCGGTCTTTCTCGTAAAACGCCTGACTAAAAACATAGTAGTCATCGACCAGCACGTCTTTGATCAGGGGTAAATCCGCATCGGGTAATCCTGCAAGTGAACTATCGGTGATCAGATCATCGAGTGAACCTGCAATAGATGGTACCGATGTAAGGGTGTAAGCAAGTGCAATAGGGGGTTTCATCTTGCGTACATCATCCCACGATTGCCGTGGGATACTTGGGTAGATAACATATTGAATACCCGAGTGATGAATCCCCTCCATCATGGGATCGGACGGAAAATACAAAGTCGCTGTCAAACTCATCCGCATGTTGAGAATACGTTTGATCATTTCGTTACGTTGTAGACACATATCCCAGAAGGTAGGAGTTTTCATATCGTCCACACCATCGACATTCAGTAATCGGCAATACTGAATTTCTGGAGAATTGAGTGTCGTACAAAACTTCAGCATGAATTTGGTAAGAAAGTGATCGTAAACCGCCCACGCCTGACCAGGGATAATCAACGTCTTGTATTCATTGGAAAGAAACTCCTTAAAATACTGACGAACGATGTCTGAATATGCGTACTTTAATTGCGCGACGTTTTCAGCATCTTGATCGAGCAGTACAGGATTTTGTCCGTACTGCAAAAAGTCTTTGGCGTAGGTGTATGATTCCACCACCTTCGTATTAAGATCTGCTAAACGCAACTGATCCTGGTCAGAAAACGATACGAAAGTGTAATCGATCTCGTGAATCGCTTCTTCAAAAATAGATAACCGCCGAGTGTCGGTTATCTGCATGATTCCTTCTCGACCACTACCGACATCCATCAAAAACATGTCACCTAGATTCGGTGTCAAAAACGGATAGACGTTGGCTGAACCTGTCGCTGTAAACTGTTTAGTTTCGTCGTTTTGACTCCACTTTAATGCTTCCGTAACTCGGATCTCCATTCCCTTGATCAATTGATACTGTTGGATCGTAGGGGAACGATTCACGTTTTGTCCCGCCACTTCTGAATCACGACTCACCACTTGTGCGTAGTAATTCACCATCAATGGTGAACCTTCCACGTGAGTGAGTAACGCCGTGGTCGGAATATACCGGGTGTCAACTGTTACACCCTTGTAGCGTTCCGAGTAGATCTTGGGGGGGTGCGGTTGCTCCGTTGGCGGAGTGTTCGGACCAGGTTGAAGAACTGCGGGCATGTTATTTACTCTCTGCGCGATGGGCGATCAAGATTGCGGTCGACACGGTTTTCATGGTCCCGTAGGTTTGACCGTTACCCTTGGAGATGGTTCCAGCGTTTAAAGTATCTGTGATTTGTTGTAATCCAGGTTTAGGCAACCAGTTACCCGGTATAATACACGTCGGGAGTTGATTGCGCAATTTTAACGTCGGATCCAAATAGTCAAAGATCTTCACAGCTGCTCCGCAGCTCGACTGCAAGCGCTCTCGTGCAGCCGGAGTCAAAACCGCTAAGTTGCTGTAAAACGCCAGACGAATATGATACGATTGTCGCAGATCCGGATCAAACGTGGTCGTCACGTCTAGATTACTATCCACGGTGATCGAGGACGGATCCATGAGTGAATTACCTTGGTAAAGCGTCAAACTAATGAGCGAAGCCAAAGGTTTTGTCATGTATGGCGCTTCGCTTTGCAAAAACACCAACACTTCGGGTTCAAACGTGTAGGGATTGATGTCACTGATAAGATTCGTAATCAGTCGCGGATTATTCGTATCGATGTAGAGCATGATCGATGCGAGTCGCTTGGTCCACGGCCAAACTTCATTCGGATACCACTCATCAAACGAAGGTAGCTCAACTCCGTCTCGTTTTTGCAAATGGGTGATAAGCCGCCCCTTCTCAAAAGAGCTAAATGTCTTCGTACTCCATTGGTAGGTTCGCTGTTGTTTCTCGATCTCATAAGGCCCATGTTCAGGTCGAAACTTCTGATCGAGCAACTGATTGTGGATCATCAGTGGATAGCGCATCCAGCACACTTCAGGCTTATGGTAGCGAAACTTATACGCTGCGGTAATAAGCCAGGTCTCGCCACCATCATCGCCTCGACCACCTTTTTCCACCGCTCCATCCAAATCCCAGTAACCTTGAACTCGCATCTGAGACTCAGCCATCACCCAGGCTTGGTTTTTCCCAGCTTGATCGGTCACCAGGGTTGCTTTTGGTGACACAGTGCTTGTGAAATACGTGTTCCAATCTTGCCCATAAGGGGCTACGTTCTCCCTCAGCCTGTGAATCTCTTGCAAGATTGCAAGCATAGCTGGAGGGATTAAGTAACTGTAGGTAACGGTGTGTAAATTGACGAGCTTACCGCGTCCGATCTTCATCTTCATCTGGGCGCGCCAGCGTTCAGCGGTGGTTTTGTCTTGGGCACGAAAACGGATATTAATCGTGACATCCATCGACGAATAAGCGGGTTTGATGTACGTGTCCAGATAATCGTCGCGGAAAATAAACAGATGCTCTGGATGCTCGACAGGAGTAGTGAGGTAAGCATCGTGTTCGTATTGCTCATCGACTTCAATGGCGAGTTGATTGTACATCTGCCCGCGCACTTGGTTCGATAGATCGTCTTTGTTGATACTGCTACCAGGTTGATACGTCTTACCGTCGGGACCCGGATAAAGAATCGGCATCCCTTCAGGCATATCGGTGTACTCTTTAATCTCTTCCACAATACCGACGACGACGGGGCGCAGCACCGTCTGATCGGTATCGGTGATCGGCCATTGGATTTTCGGCATGAGGGTGCCCTTACTTAGATTGAGTTTTCATAAAATTCGTTTCTTGGTGACGGCATAAAAAGGGGCCGGGCAACCCCAACCCCTTTTTACACTTAATCCACAGCAGAGGCAGGTTTCCCCGCCTCTGCTTTACGACACCGCCTGCGCTTACTTGTACTGCGCCACGCTGCGGCTGATGAGCACTTCGGCTTGGTTGATCACACCGAACGCAAGCTTGGTGAACTCGATCGTCGGGCTCTGAATCCAGCGAGCCAGAGCGACGTTGAACTGCACCAGTGCCTTGTAGTGCGGCACCGCTGCACGCTCGCCTGCATCTTCCGAGCCACGCTTGGCTTCGCCGGCCTTCTCGGCCTTCTCGGAAGCATCGGCGATCTTCTTCTTCGCCGATTCGATCTCGCCCTTGACCTTGCCGCGCTGATACTGCTCCATCGAGTCGAGCAGCTTTTCCAGTTCCTTGATGAGACCGAGCGACTCGGCCTGCGTCAGGGTCTGGAATTCGATCGCGTTGTTGTTGCCGCTCGCCTTCTCGCTCGAAGGAGCGAGTTGGATGACGGCTTGACGCGAACGGTCGAGCACAGCGAGGTCGCCCACGCCTTCGGCTGCCTTGGGAGCGAGCGAGAAGAGCGAGACGCCGCCGAGAAGGTCGTGCCCCTTGGCCACTTCGAAGTTGGTCCAACGCGAGTTGCCGGCGTAGCTGCCTTGACCGGGAACCTTGCGACCCTTGCCTTCACGCACGAGTGCTTCGGCAACCATCTTCGTTGCTTCGGCAGGTTTTTCGACGTCGAAACTGTCCAGACCCTTGGCCACCGATTCGGCCAGACCCTTCACGTGCGAGACGTAGTCGCCGTAGATCCACTGACCCGTGGCGACGAATTCCTTCACGGCGGCTTCGAGTGCGCCACCGGTTTTCACGGCGGTGTTGCCCGTGAACATGAAGCGCGAGGCACCGACGGTGAACTTGGCCTTGTCGCGTTGCATCGAATGCGTGGCCTCGACCTTCTCGGCGAGCGACTTCAGAGCCTTGCGACGACGCGGGATGGTGCCGAAGATCTTGTAGAAAAACTGGGCGATCTTCTCCCAGATTTCCTTCAGGATGCGCTTGATGTTCTGCCACAGGCGCTCGGCCTTCTCACGGAAGTTCTCCATGGCGAGCTTGCCGGAGATCTTGCCCGTTTCCTTGTCGCGAAACGCCTCCATCGCCGGGACGATTTCGTCCGGCTCGACGTCCGTACCGGCAACCGCCATGTCGCCGGCATGTTCCATCAGACGTGCTTCGTCGTCCGAGAGGTCTTCCTTGGAACCGGCGACGACCGCGAGGTCCTCCAGTGCGTTGGACACTTCGACGATGCGCTCGGCCTCTTTGAGGTCTTGGTCGCATTCGGCAGCCGCCTGGCTACCTTCGTCGATCATGATGGCTTCTTCTTCCATCGAAATGTTTTCATCGCCCAGCGGCGGACCATCGAGTTTGTCTTGATGGTTTTCCAGGGCGACATGCAGAAAGCGACGCATGTTCGTTTTGCCTTTTGAAAAAGGGAAAGAGAAGAAACGCCCTCGCGTCTCACCAAGAGAGCGAGGGCGCAACTCCAACTACGGCGCGATGCCGAAGCTTACGCGTACTGCTTGAGCGACTTCTCGACCCAGTGCAGATACGCTTCGCACGCCTGGATGGCGTACTTCGAGAACGACGCGCCCGGCTCGACGAGCAGGCGGTTCGCGGCAGTGGCGATCGCCTTCACGGCCGACATCTGCTCGCGCTTCGATTCGTCTTCTTCCGAACCAGCCTTGGACGCCACGCCTTCGGCAGCCGAAGCGAGTTCCTTCTGGATCGCGTTCAGGTTGCTCGTGTTCTTGCGCATGGCGAGCAGCTCGTCGGCGATCGTGCCGACTTGCTTGGCCACCGAACCGCATTCGGCGAGCGACATTACGGAGAGCTTGGCATCGGCCTTCGCACCCTTGTTCACCTGAACCGTCTTGTAGGCGACAGCCGAGAGTTGTTTGACTTGCGAGGCGAACTCGCCACCGTCACCGGCCGGCACCCACGAAACGACCGCGAAGTTGCCCGGCAACTCCGCGGTACCGTAGACGGCCAGACCTTCGGGAGCTGCGGCTACGCCGGCTTGCTGCGGGTTGTCGATCTTCTTCGAACCGGGGATCGGCTCACACAGCTTCAGGATCTCGGGCAGGTTCTTACCGTCGAGCGCCTTGACCGCTTCGACCGCTTTCTTGCCGACTTCGCCACCCGTGGCTGCGCCGCGCGTGACGATCGCGCTCGTGACTTCCTTCAGAGCCGTCAGACCTTCGGCCACGCCACCGCCGCCCGCACCCATGTGAACGCGCGAGGCGATACCGCTGTCCTCGATTTCCTTGTTCTTGGCTTGACCGGTCGTCTGACGAGCGCGCTCTTCGAGTTCCTTCGCGCGACGTTGCAGCTTCTCGGCTGCACCGAACACCTTCATCCAGTAGCCAGCGACAAAAGCCGCTGCCTTCTTGATGGCCTCGACGATCGCGCGCCAGATTTCGGCGATGCGTTCCTTGATTTCTTCGAGGGCGATCGTACCGGCTTGCAGGCGGCTACCCGTGCCACCGAACGATTCCATGGCCGGCACAACCGTGTTCGGGTTCGAACCACCGACGTTACCCACCATGAAGCTCGCACCGATGTGCAGCAGCTGCGCGGCCTTGCCGTCGATGCCGCCGTCGCCTTGCATGCCTTCGAGAGCGACACGGAACTGTTCGAGCGCTTCGGCTGTGGCTTCGGCTTGGTCGATGTTGGCTTGATGCGCTTCGCCGTCGGCCGCCGTCTCGTTGATGTCAGCAACGTCGGTTTCCAGGGAGTCCGCGTGATCGGGTAGCTCCTTCTTGTCGTCGTTGTTGACTTTTTCGTTTTCCATTGCGGCCACGAGGCCACTATACATGCGACGCATGGTATTGCTCCTATTGCAATAGGTGAAAGTTTAACTACCAGTAGGTACCCGCGCGGATACTACCTTTTCATGACTGAACGAGTTTTCCTCAAGTCACTATAGTATCAAAAGAAAACCACGGTGAGCTTAAGTCAAATTCCCGAACAGAAGATGAAGCGATCCCACAAGGTCATCGAAACCTCGTGCGTGCGTCAGCCACTTTTGGATGACTTCGGTAACCTTGCGATTGTCCGGACGACGCCACTGATGATCGGCATCGGCAATACCAAAAAACTCGCGTGCCAGCTCCGTGGTCTCGAATAAACGCTCGCCCGCATCATTGATCGTCACGAGCGAAGTCCACGTCATCAAGTCCATCTGGCGCTTACCGTTTTGCAGGAAGAACAGCGTATCTTCCAGAAAACGCTTGTGCAGGTCACCGAAGGCAGGCGACGCATGCTGAGCAGCAAACCACTCATAGAAGTTGTCTGTGCCAAACGCATCGAGTGCGGCAATGAGCACCTTCTTCCGAAACTCGAAAGAGGTGGTTTCCGGTGACCGGTTGATCCATTGACCATACAATGTTTCAACCACGGGGTTGGCGTCGACCGAGTTCACCTGGGGTGTGAAGATGTTCACCCGCACTGCCAGTGCGTTAAGCCGTGATTCGAACGGCTTGGCTTTCATCTTCAGCTGCGCCTCCAGCGGCTTGCCAAGAAAGCCCCGTGGATAGATCTTCAGCTGAAAGTCACTCATGCCGCCACCCCTTGCTGGTTGACTCCAGCTTCCGCCTCCATATCAGCGATTTTCGCGCTGATCTTGCTGATGCGGTTCTCGGTGTATTCGATCTGCTGCTTAAGGGCAGCGTCGGGTTTGCCTTCCTTGAGCTTTTGCAGATGGAGCTTGTGCAGCTGGAGCAGTTGCAACTCTGCTTTGGCTTCGTGGTAACGCTCGGTCTGCCACTGGGCGACGAACATGCGCACATGGTAAATCGGATTCATCCACACCGGGATGAGCCTCATGCTGAATGGGTCGAGTTTGCGGTCTCCAATGGCGGCGCTCACCGCATCAGCTGCCTCTTGCTTGACGACGATGTCGGGGATTTCTTTGATCTTCTTTTTGAACTCCGCCGGATCGGTGGCGACGATGTTCCATGCAAGACCGAAGTTCTGCATGTTCGATTGCAGCCACTCGATTTCAGCGGGTTTAATCGAGTCGGTAAAGACCGTACCCGAGTCGGGGTACTTTTCGGTCTCTGCTGCATAGACGAAGATCAGCAGCTTGCGAGCGTACTTGGAGGTGAAGGCAACCAGTTCCACGAACTGCAAGAGGTTCGCTTTCAGGTAGGTGATCCCGGCGCCACCAACGTCTTCGTTGTAGGTGGCTTCCACGAGACGCTTGGTCTCCTCCAGATTGGCGAGAACCGTCTTCCAACCACTGTCGATGTTGACGATGAAGTTGCCCCGCCCCTTGATGTGGCGCTCGAACGAACCAAGAAACGGTTTGAGGCGCTCGGAGCTGAACTTGTGATTCTTGAAGTCCGGGGCGGCGATCGCGTAAGCCGGATGAGTGTACTCGGTGATTTCACCGGTGGTGATGTTGATGTCCTCGACGATACGGTTCTTCGAGAACGTGGGCAGCAACGAGGTCAAAAATTGGGGGATGCGCATAAAAAATCCTTAAATGTTAATCTTCGACAGCAAAAGCCCACCCGCTAAATCGTTGAGTAGTGCTCCTGAATCGTTTCGCGGCTCCCTCAGAAGAAATACCATGCGCTCTAGCAGCTTCATTGACACTTCTGTACGGAATACCGTCGACAACGACTGACTTCATCGATGGTTGACAATTTCGTCTCTTTTCGAGAGTCTCTAGAGAATCCACCCTACCTCGGCTGGCCTCGCCAATCTTTGTTTTGTGTTCTTCTGATAACGATCTACCGGTTAATGCCGATCGCACATTCTCCACGTGCTCAGGTGAAAGTTTTCGACCAATTAATTTTTGACTGTGCCTCTCCCTTTCTTCGGGATTACTCCAGCGTTCAATTGCCTTTGTACTCAATTTAACCTTGGTTTCCTCAGCCATAGGAATTCCACGATGTGGACTAGGCTGCCCCAGAAAACGCTGACTTATCTTCGCACGCGCTTCTGGCGAATGCGTTCGACCCAACATTGGTGCATCTGTTGATGTCGAGATATTCAAGAAAAAGGGCTCACCATAAAGCTTATTTATCATCTCCTGTTCAATTTCGGCAGCTAATCTACGAGTATCCGTAGGAAAAGCGATAAAATTAAAATTTGGATTACGATTATAAGCTCTCTGAAGTTTCCAATTTGGGTGTTGATTGTTTCTTAAATCAGAGAAATGAGTCGACTTCCTTCTCTGAAGATCTCCACTACCAACGTATTCTTCACCCGTGTCGGAGTTGTAAAGCATATAAACACCGACTTCTTTAGTCATGACGTTTCTAGTCTTGAAAGAGAGGAATAAGGAGGGGGAGGGACTCATCCCTCCCACCAAGACTTACAGCGTCGGGGCGTGACCTTGCGTGAATGCACGCAAGATTTCCGTCACATCCGGACCATTGCCCTTGTTGGCTGCTTTCAGATCTCGCATCGACACTTCCGTCTTCTCCGCGATGCCGCGATAGTAGAACGTTGCGCGATCGTAGTCCTTATTCAGAACCACGAGGATCATGAGCGAGGTGGGCTCAAAGAGCTTCTGACGCGTGTTAAAGTCGTTCAGCGTACCGACCGTCTCCAACTCGATCTTATCTGCCGTCTCTTTGGAGATGACAGCCATGTTCGAGGCGGTAGCTACCGACGGATTACCCGAGAGCAGACCAGCGAACCGGTTTTTCGTTTTGCGTGCCACGATCTGACGGAACAACCCGTCCTTATCTTTCATCAGGGCGTTACGATGTTCATCGATCAAATCGTTACACATCACGAGGTCGCGCCAGAACTGAAGTCGGCCCGAGCGCCAGCCGTGCCAGCGCGCCTTCATCGAAATGTCCTTCTTGCCGAGAGACAAGATATGAGTCATGGTCGAACTCGGAAGCGAGGCTGTCATGAGACGAACCGCAACCGGAATCGAGGCGCTGTGGTTGCCATCGGTGATTTCCACCGAGAGCATTTTACCCACGGACAGATTGGCCAACTCTTTGATCGTAGTGATCGTATCCCGGCTGTAGCCGAACTCGGTTGCCGTTTGCGCATCCTTGAGCTGCTGCTCACGCAGCTCGAACTCTTTTGTGCTCAGCTCGTGACTGCGATCTTGGTTGGCCTGCTGCTTTGCGTCACGACCCTTTTGATGGGCAAACACATCCTTTTGATGTTGTTGTTGCGCAGCCTGATGCGCTTGCTGCGCATTTGACTGAGCTTGCTGGTGCTTGAATTGATTCTCGCGCAGGTTGAAATCAGCACTGGACTGAGCAGTGCGAATATCGTCCTGGTTCAGTTGGTGACCAAACTGTTCACGTTGACGGCGTTCAGCGTCCTTTTGGATCTGCAAGCGTTCAGCGTCGCGTGCATTTTTCTCCGACGCATACGGGTCGCCAGCTTCGAGTGCGAGCGATTCCATTGTCAACTGACTCGGAGCCGGCAGAGCGAGCGGCAGCAGATCGTAACGATCGCGCGACTCCATCGCCACTTGGTCGGACAGGCGCGGCAAGCGGAACTTGTAGTTCTCTTGCGCCATCATCCAACCAGCGGCCAGTACACCTGTGTCCGCTGCGCTATCGAGCGGCGAGCGGCGCGGGTTGAGCTTATCCAGATGACGCATGATCTGGACCCGACCCACGGTGAGCGAGAGAGCAGCCGCTTGCAAGTAATAACCGGCAAACGTGGAGAGCAGCGACTGCATGATCTCCGGAGTGAGGTCATGAAACATCACGTCGTTATCCACCAAAACGATGGGCTCGACGCGTGTCACGCGGGTGTAGTCGATCAGCGAGTCCGCTTTACCGGCTCGCCACAGATCGACAATGTGATGAATATTTCCCAGGCCGATATCCACGGCATTGCTGATCGCGTCCATTGCGAATCATTCCTTCTTACTTAGAGGTTTAAATGGCTGACATCAAAAAACCGACTGCGGTGGATCTGCCCACATTTTTATCGCAGAAAAACCTCGGTACTCCAGCGGCCAATGTGGAACACGTGCAGCTGCTCTCGCAGATCAGCCCCTCCAGCACCGCCATTGGCAGTAGCTTCTACGGTATCAACCACCGCCAGACGCCACCGGCTATTCCGATTAATCGCGATTACTACGGCCTAGCTTTCTTCACACGACCCGCAATGAATCTGTCAACAGCGAACTTGCAGACGCACCGACTGTTCACACCACTGCTAACCACGGTGAAAGACAGTTTGCCGCGAGCGATTCGCTGTTTGCTTGACTACACCTTGGTGCAAGACGGAGTAAGTTCGCCTTTCATTGATCCTCAACAGGCGTTTATTGCACCGCTTACCAACCACCTACTCAGTTTGAACGGGTGGCCCGATATCTCGGTGCAAGAATTCCAATCCCACGAAGGGCTATATAAAGAAGTGTTTGGATTTGTCGACGGCAACATTACGGAGACCGTGCGGTCATATGAATTAACCGCAACCTTCCGGAATATCCCTGGTGACCCCATCACAGCATTTTTCTTTTACTGGTGCCAGTACATGGCGGCAGTCTTTGAAGGCACGCTTGTCCCCTATTCTGACATGATCTGGGAAAACGAAATCGACTACAACACCCGCATTTACCGGGTCGTACTCGATTCGACTAAGACCAAGGTGCAAAAGATCGCAGCCACAGGCGCGTCTTTTCCACTCACTTCACCAACGGGAGCAGCCTTTAACTTTGACTCCCAACAAGGACCGTTGAATTCGTCAAACGACCAAATCACGATTAACTTTCGCTGCTTTGGTGCGACGTATTTGGACGATATTTTAATTGACGAATTTAATCGTACGGTTGTGCTATTTAATAGCAACATGGCCGATGCAGTTCGGACAAGCAAATACACCAAGGTACCAATGTCGGCCTTGCCGATTTTTAACAACACTGGTTACGCGCGGATCGATCCGAATACGTACGAGTTGGAGTGGTGGGTCGATAATGACCAGTACAACTACTTCTTGCCGGCGATTCAGCAAAAAGCGGTACTTGATAAACAGATCACGGGTTAATTGAGGAAAAAGCAATGGCAGCCTCTGTACGCGATACATTGTCGCAACTCTCCACGTTAGGTTACAACCCTGCTGCGTCGCAACGCGCCATGTTGCAGTCGTGGAAGGACGTCAGTAACGGGACGATTCAAATCGTCGACCCCAGCAACCCCGTCGTCTTGGTAATGGAGTCCGCCTGTGTACTCGTAGCCAATGCGATGACACAAAACACAGTGTTAAACCGCAAACAATATCCAATTGCCGCGCAAGATCAAGAAGACTTGTATTTGCACATGTCCGATGTGGATTACATCGGGCGTTTCGCCACACCAGTGACCGACACCTTCTGGATGATGCTACCGTATGCGGAGCTACTCTCGAAGATGGTGCTTGATCCCGCCACCGGGATCAAGAAGGTGGTGATTCCCCGCAACACCGTGATTACAGTTGCCGATACGGATTTCATGATTCAGTATCCGATCGAGATTCGCCAGCTGCTGCACGGTGGGATTCAAATCGTGTACGATACGAGCGAAGCATCTCCACTTCAAACACTCTCGGATAACTTGATCGCGTGGGAGTTGGTCTCGGACGGCACGCTCACGTATTTGCAGTTCCAGTTTCAAGTCATGCAAATGAGCGGCGCGTCGGTGACGCAAAACGCCAACGCTTCGACGCGCTTTTTCTATCAGTTTAAGTACAGTGATCAGTTCTACTACTGCCGGGTCTGGTTGCAAAACAGCGACGGTACATGGAACGAGATGGTGACGACGCACTCGTCACAAATCTACGACATCACCACTCCGACAGCGGTGCTTCAGGTCGACGAAGACACAAACATACTAAGTGTTTCCATCCCGCAGATTTACACGGCCACAGGGGTAATCAAGTCAGCAGTACGGATCGACATCTATACGACCAAGGGTTTGGTCAATATGGTACTCGATAACTACGAGATTGCCAACTTCATCGTGAAGTTCCAAGCGTTCGATCAGAACGATGAGACCGCTTACACGGTGCCGTTGCAATCGCTCACGGCGATCTTTGCCTATTCAACGAGCACGCTTAACGGCGGCTCAGATGGGTTATCGTTCGATACGCTGCGCGCGCAGGTGATCAACAACAGCGTGGGGCCGAAAAAGACGCCGATTAGCAACATCGATTTGCAAGACGCACTGGCAGATCTGGGCTTCACGGTGGTGACCAATATCGATAACATCACCAACCGTACGTTCTTGGCCTCTCGTACTTTACCTCAACCGGTCAATAGCACGCTGCTTACCCCGGCTGGTACGAGCAATGCCACGGTGTCGTTCTCACTCGATTCGCTCTCTGCGCATTCGTACGTGGTCGATAACACGGCATCGCAAAATGCCATGACGCTCACCCCGGATGCGTTGTATCAGGACGTCAACGGAGTGGTTTCATTGGTCTCGGACGCAGAGATCGCGATGCTTAATGCGTTGCCGCCGGATCAGAAAGCCTTGATGATCACCGACGGTAACTATCTGTACACACCGTTTCATTACGTGCTCGACTCCAGTAATAACGGCTTTGCGGTGCGTCCGTACTACCTGGATGATCCGGTTATCCAGACCAAGCTCTTTATCTCGGATAACGACACGACGCTACTTCAGGTCAATGTCTCATCCAATTACGAAATCATCCGTACTACGACGGGATACAAAGTCCGGGTGCAGACTGTCTCGGGTGCAACTTTCCAGGCACTGAAGGACGATCAGATTTACGTCCAGCTGTCGTTTGTCCCGGAAAAAGAGAAGGATCGTGCTTATCTGGCCGGTACGTTAATCGGCTACGACAGCACGGGTAAAGAGCGCGTGTACGAGTTCGACTTGTCCTCGAACATGAACGTCGATGCCAACGACTGCATCCAACTGACCAAGTTCTTGATGTTCACGACGGAGCCGCGTCTGGTGGGTTCACCTCTGTTGCAAGACTTTGACATTGTCTTTGCAACGACCGCTGTGATGGATACGCAGTGGGTGTCTGCTGAAGTCGACACGGTACTAGGGCGTGCATTCCTGCCGCTTAACGCAGTGGGGATCACGCATGAATCTTTGCGGGTGCAATTCGGTACGTCGCTCTCTACTCTGTGGGCACGTGCTCGCTCGGTGATCTCCACTCAGGTGTATCAGACGTACGACGCTGATATTCCGGCCACTTACCAAGCAGACGTCTACCAGCGTGACCCGGTCAGCGGTGCGGTCTTTACGATCGTCAACGGGCAACCGCAATACACGATCTTGCACCACAAGGGAGACGCGGTCACCGACGCCAATGGTAACCCTGTGATCTTGCACGCGAAGGGTACACTCGTGCTAGATGCCGCAGGGGCACCGATTGTGGCTAACCCGCGCGGGATGACGCGACAGATTGACTTCTTGCTCATCGAGGGGGTGTATAAGTTTGCGACCGACTCGGCTGCTCAAGCTTACCGTAGCCAGATGATCGATACACTTTTGACTTGGATGACCGGGGCCTTGGCACAACTGAACGCACAGCTTCTGGAGCAATCCAATCTCTACTTCTATCCGAAGAAGACTTTGGGTCAAGTCGATGTGATGGTGGGGGCCTCGCTGAAAACCACGATCGAGGCAGGGCAGTCGCTAGAGCTTGCGCTTTATGTGGATAAGTCAGTGTATAACAACGCTGATTTGCGCACACGGTTGACGCTTACTGCGACGCAGATTATCGCGATGCAGTTGACGGCGCCGCAAGTCTCGCGCGACTCGATTGAAGAGGCGCTGAAGATCGCTTTCGGTAACGATGTGATTGCAGTGGATTTGACAGGCTTGGGTAGTGCGGCGCAGAACTTGCCGCTCTTTACCATACTGGACGATTCGATCCGTGCTTCACTGCGCAAGAAGCTTGTTGCGCTTACGGATAATTCACTCGTACTGATGGAGGATCTGACGGTGAACTTCATAGTTCATGACGAGTCGGTGATTGCCAACTAAGTGACGGCATAAAAGGGGTCCCGTGAGGGACCCCGATATGTCCCAAGTCTAGACTTGAGAGCCGCCCTTCTTCGGTTTGGTTGAAGCGTTTTGCCACTGATTCGTTGGAATCTGGCGGTTTCCTGCGGGTCCCGATGCACCCTTAGGTTCGGCCACCTGACCTGCCGGTTTAGCGGCACCCGCTTGTACGGCTTTACCTGCGGCTTGGCTAAGTTTGTGCGCTGCACTAGCTGCCGCGTTCTTGGCGTGACCCGGCAAGTGAGCCAAGCTCTGACCCAAGTCGGACGCCGGAACTTTACCCATCGCACGACGCAAAAGTGTCAAGATACCTTGTGCTTTTTGCACTTCCACCGGCATCTCGATCTTCGGAGCACCTTCGGGTACTTTGGTGTTCGCCGCGTAGTGCTCAAACGCTCTCCACGCCACCGACCACCAGTTGGCCAATGTCAAATTGAACCGATCGATTTCGTCCAAGAACGTTTCGATCGCCGTGTTCACAAGCATCATGTACACAAGTTCACGTTTGAGCAGCGTAATGGCCGGAGCCATGGCTTCCGAGATGTCTTGCGGTACCCCCATGCCAATACCTTGACCGGGGTGAGCAGCATTCCATCGATTGGAGATTTCCCCCAATTTGATCTGCTGTTTGTGTAGCATCCCCAGTTTTTCGATGAAACGCACCCGCACTTCGAGTAGCGCCTTATACTGGGAGGAGGCCATCAAAGCAGCAAGCTTTTCCCCGGCGACCACAGGTTCGAGTTTCTTCTTGCCTGCGTTAAAAGCCATCAAGTGATCAGGCTTATCGAGCATGCGCGAGAGCTGATGCAGGTCTTGGTACTCACCGGGCAGTTTGATCGGCTCCTTGACGCTTGCAATGATGTCCATCGCGGTTTTATGGCGCACCGGATCACCTTGCGTTTGCGTCACCGAGAAAATCGACTCAAACGTTTGCACACGCTGCACGAGTTGCTGCTCGATGGAGGAGAGCACAGGGGCGAGCGAGAGCATCAATTTGGTCCAACGACCATCTTGCACGATGTCAAACCAGGCATTACGCGATTGGTCGATGAGGTGCGTAAAACGCCCCGGTGCATGACGCTCGACAAGCGTCTCGGAGGCTGACTCGAATGAAGTCAGATCTTCACTCGTCAAGTCACCCTTTTCTTTGGCGATTTCATCCTTGGTCGAAGTGCGCACTTTACGCAACTCGTCTTCAACTTTGGAAACCGCTTCCTTTTGCACCGATTCAAGCTCACGCATCTGCTCAACCGCAGCATCGTTTTGCTCGATCTTTTGCTCTGCCGCAGTCGTGGCCTCTTTGATCTCCCGATCGATCTCGGAGTCCGACGGACGACCATCACTGGAACTAGAGCCGCCTGCGCCGGCACCAGCGGGTTCTCCCTTCCATTTGCGCACCACCCAGCGCACAAACTTCCAGATGATAGCTGCAATAGCCAGTGAGGCTGCCCCGATTAACGCCCAGACACCTGCATGCAACTCTTCTAAAGCAGGCTTATAAAGCGTGGCGGTGGTTTGTTTGGTGAAGTACCCCAACGGATACTTCTCAGCCATTTCCGGCAGCACCCGGTGCGCCTCCATGGCCAGTTGTTGATTCATCCCGCCTTCTTTGAACATGTCTTGTAACAAGTACTGAAGGTCGAGGAATTGGGCCTCAAGTGCAGCGACCATTTCCTCATCGGGATGCCAGTCTGGCGCTTGCGCGGCGCCCACGGTTTCGATAAGGACGACGTCCGGGTGGTCGAACTCGTCGTCCCCATTAAGGTTGACTGCGAACATTAGGCCACCTTTTGGTTTTCGCTTTCGATGAGTGCGATGATTTCACTAGCCAAGCGCAGGATCGGTTCCTTGTGGTCGTTACAAAAGCAGATGAGGTCCTGATCCATGTAGACACCAGCGCCGCAGATCGTGTCGATAAAACCGATGGCGGAAACCACCGGCAATACGACAGGGTGCGCCGCCGCGTAGCGCAGCAACCAGAACTGGCGCGCTTCGTTACGAGCACACTTCATGTCGAACACCGCGTGCTCGTTCATCTTGGCGAGCGCTTCGTCCAGCCCCGACATCACTTGCGTATTGTAATACGCGGCGGGCGAGGGAACCGGACCCGAAGGGATAGAAGTGACACGCGAATGCGCCAGTGCCATGGCACTCGTGAGGACATCCAGTCGTTGACCTGCGTCGGGTACGAGTCGCGTGAGCAGGTCCTGCAAGCGGGAGAAGACGATTTTCATGATCGATATCTTGATGGTGAAAGGTTAAGCCATGGCTTGCGCCTGCTGACGCAACTTCAAGCTGGAGACGAACAAATCGTTCGCTGCAATCGTCTCCAACTCTTTGGTGAGTTTTTCCTGCGACATGCGACTACGCGCATCGCTAGAAAAGAGGTTGTACAACTTACCCCAAAATTGTTCGCGATCGTTGACATCTTTGAGTACTTCGTCGATGGCCAGAAGATCTTCCGAAAGTCGCTGACCTTGTCCCGGAGTAATCTTTTTGTTCTTCATTTCTTCAACGATCTGATTGCGTACGCGCAAGAGCCGCATACCAGGGCGATCGTAGGTACCATCGCCGATGCCATCCATCATGATGAATGCAACACCGAAACCCATTGCGTACCGACCCGCGATGGCTGTGAGGCCACCTGTCATAGCAAGCAAAGTACCGCCGAACATCAGGGTGAACTTCAAGGCTTCCATTCCCAAATACATCGGCGTGGAACGGAAACTGATATTACCGTGCATTCTGTAAAGTTTGTCCAATGCCGTAACAAGGTGAGCCCCAGCTCCTTGGCGTGCCGCGTACTGATCTGAGAGTGCTTCCCAGGTATTCAGATCGTAAATGTTAAATCCGATTTCATCGGCCGTTGTTTTAGCGACATTGGAGATGACCACATAAGTGATCACTTCGTTGTTCTTTTCTTTGGCAAGCTCGGTCGTATCCAGATCCAGACTGAGCGCTTTTTTTGTGCTTACGAGAATTGCTTCTCGCTGCTCAGCGGTACCGGCCTTACCAAGCGCCATCGACATGGCGGCCAACACTTGGTTGGTTGTTACGGTGCGATCCATATACTCACAGTAGGTCATCAAGTGACCTACTTCGTGCAGAACAATTGCAGCATGCTCTTCGTTCGTCCAACGATTTGACGTGAGCATCGATTCCGGATAATACATCCGGTTTTCCATGTCGGTGAAAACACCAGTCACTTTGCCGGTGACAAGATTCACTGTGCCTTTGACCGAATTACCCGCATCGGTGATGGCTCTTAAACCATCGGCGGAACTGATCCAATCGCGCCGGATGTCGTGAATCAGGGGATGGTTCTTATTTAGGTGGGGTGTTTCCACCATCGGGCCATAATCCGAGATGTCGAACGGCACCTTCAGGTTGGTGTGGTTTTTGATAATCTTGGAAATGTGTCCGCTGGCTTCGCCTGCGTCACGCAGATTCTTTCCTTTGTTTTTTCTCAGCTCGGTGAAGGCGAGCGTCAACTCCTTGAAAAACGCTTGGCTGTGCTGAAACCGGATGGACTCCATGCTGAGCCCGCGAAGAAGTGACGTCATGGAAAGCCTCTTAGAAGAAAAATAATTGATCCACTCGCCTAAACTTACAATCAGAAAAAAGCATACCGCTAAATGGTTTAGGTGAGCGAAACCTCATACTCATTGGTAGTTCCTTGAAGTGAAGCGAAGAACATGGCCACCAAGACAGAGAAAGCAGAAATTGCAGGGTACGAGTGCCGGCATGTCGTCTATGCTAAACCCCCTGAGCGGGGAATGCCCGACATGCATGTGGTGAAAGAAATCATCCACTATAAAGACGGCACTACAAAGCCTAACCTACGGTTCTGGAAGGATTTTGAAAGGGAGTTTGGTGTCACTAAAGAACACGAAAGGCGGCACCGGGACAAAAAAGAATGGGAGAGAGTGGAGCGGTTAAATATCTACAAAGCACGTCAGTGTGATCTTGTCAATAAGATCAGACAAGTGCTCAAGGTGAAAGATCCGTCTTTGTACAATGTTCGCACCCTGGCAGCCGTGCGAACCAAGGAAGAAGAAAAAACAATCGGGGTATCTGGGGCGTATTTGTACGGGGCAGATATTTTATCGACCGCCGTACTTAAGCGTCACTACCAGGATAAGTTTCCGCATCTTAACACGCCGTATGTGTCTGCTCCACTAGACATCGAAACCGATGTCATCAATGGTACCGATGACCCGATCATCATTGTTTGCGCTTATGGGAAAACTGTCCACACCACGATATTGAAAGACTTCGTATCGGGGCAAGTCAACCCTGAAGAACGCTTGCGCAAACTCTTGATGGAAAAACTCGGCGACGTTGTCACTCGTCGTCAGATCGAGTGGAAGATCACTTGGTGCGATAACGCGGTTGAATTGATCACGCGACAGTTCGAGTGGATTCATGCGTTAAAGCCGGACTTTGTCTCGTGCTGGAACATCGACTTCGATATTCAGCGCATTCTCGCAACGTTAAAGAAGTACGGGATCGATCCGGCTGATGTTCTGTCTGATCCCAGCGTCCCTAAACCTTATCGTTTTTGTAACTACGTTCAAGGCACTTCGCAAAAAGTCACCGCATCTGGTGTCGTTAAGTCATTGACTCCTGCTGAGCGCTGGCACACGTTGTACGTTCCTGCCTCGTACTACGTGATGGATGCGATGTGTCTGTATTACCAGATTCGTAATCAAGAACAAAAAGAACAAAGTTACGGACTGGATGCGATTTTGAACAAGGAGATCAAACGCGGTAAGCTTAAGTTTGAAGGTATCACGAGCGTCACGGAAGGCACGCTTGAGTGGCACCAAGAGATGCAAAAGTACTATCCACTGGAATACATCATCTACAACTTCTTCGATGGCGTGGGGATGCAGGAGTTGGAAGATAAGATCCAGGACATGGCATTGAAGTTGCCGATGTTCTCGGGCTGTTCGGATTTCTCGAACTTTAAAAGCCAGCCGAGACGGATGGTCGATGATTTGCATTACTACTGTTTATCGCACCGGGCAGAGGACGCACCGGAAGGTTTGATGATCGCTACGACATCGAACAACATGCGCGATGCGATCGATGCAAAAACGGTAGACGCAGAAGGCTGGATCATTACGCTGCCGGCACACTTGGTGCATGATAACGGTTTGCAAGTTATCAAACATGCCCCTTGGTTAAGAACGAACTTTCGGGGTCACACGGGTGACTTAGATGTCTCTGCCTCTTACCCCACCAACGAGGAAGTGGCGAACATCTCGAAAGAAACCACTCATCGTGAGTTGTGTTCAATTGATGGGGTGTCGCTTTACGAGCGTAAAATGGCTGGCATTAATCTAAGCGGGGGTCAGACCAACGCCGTGGAGGTAGCCGTTACGCTCTTTGGACTACCTGACCTTGATCAACTGTTAGATGCGTTTAGAGAGGATATGAACAATGGCGCTGTCTAAAACAGTCAAAGCGCGGATTCGATGGAATAAAGAGTTCCGCAAACGAATGTGGCGAGAGAGTCAGCTATACGGCCCTCAAGCAAGATACTTTGCTCGTGTACGCCTCAGTATTTCATTCAACGTCAGTGCAGCAAGACGCGATGAGTTTGGAGAAGAGTTTTTTCCCGTGATACGTATTCCCGCTGAATACGCACATGAAGTAATTGACAATATGGCCAATGGGACATAATGCCCCAGCCCAAGACTACCCTGCCGATTAAGCGAGGTAGTCTTGAACGGGTCATATGCCGCTAAACCAATTGACCGGTTGAAAAGAGCTTGTAATTGTTACTCATCCTCATCGAGTAAATCGAGATGTTGGCTGAGCCGTTATACACTCCGGTAAAGCCTGCCCAGTTCTTCGCTTGCAACGAGCGCTGCAAAGCGCCGTTTTGGTGATTCTTGATGAAGTTCACGTAAGCTGCCAGTTGGAGCTTTTCTGACGTATTCATGTCGGAAACGTAGCTCTCCACCGATTGGTAGCCGGCGTCTTTGTAGTTAAAGCCCATGATCTGGAACAATCCCCATGAGGTCGAGAGCAACGCGCAATTGCGATCGACTGTAAGGGCTAAGTTCAGTCGCTTATACTCAGCAGGTCCGCCCAAGTAGTTGCGAGACGGGTTGATGATGTCCGGATACCGGTTCATCAAGCCATCGGTCGTTGCCTGACCCTTGGCGGCGATCAGGTTGCGATACATCCAATAGCGTTCAAACAAAATTGCGCAGCTGCCGTCGTTGAAAAAACCAGAGCCTTGCGATTCGGTCTCTGCATTGGCTTCGATGGCAAAGAGTTCGACTTGTAAGTCGTTTGCTGCTTGCTGAAGATCGGACTTGGCGATGTACTTGCTCGCGATAAACGGTTCGAGTAGCGCCTGAGTCTGAGGTCCATAGACGCCATCGGCGTCAAGACCGGATTGGTGTTGGTAAGTTTGCAAAGCCGCGACAGAGACAGGACCAAACACTCCGTCGACTTTCAGATTCGGTGAAGGGTTGCATTTTTCGTTCAGTGCTTTCTGTACCCCGCGACGATGATACAGATCATAGTTACTTGGCAATGCAGACATGTTTTACCCCGACGCATTAGTGGCATAAAAAAGAAAAAGAGGAGACTAGGTGCTCCAAAAGATGGAGCACCCAATCCCTCTTAACCCTCACCCACTAATGCATCGTGCTTGACTTACTGACCGAGGAACGATCGCACGCGCATCTTGCCCGCTTCGTTCACGCCGTGCTCCATGGCTTTTTCCAGGCTCAACTGCTTCAGAACCTGTTGGCGGCCCGCCACCGGACCCAGCGTCACGAGCATGTGCACCATCGCACGAAATGCCTCGCGATCCTTACCCGAGAGCGGATCCATCCGATCCATGAAACGGTAGCGATGCGTCTCCGCGAACACGCCGTTCGAATGCGTCTCGAACAGCTTGAGCGTGGCAGCAAACGCTTGCGTGAAGTCGCCCTCGACGCGGTTGAACAGGTTCGACAGATGGCGGAAGAGCGTCACTTGCTGACGTGCGCCTTCTTCTGCCGTCAGCGGCATGTTCGGCCGCATGTTGGAGATGTACGCGTACACCCCTTCAATGACGTCCTTCGTCATCTGCGAGCAATCCTTGATCAAACTCCAGACGATCTGGTTGACTTCAGTCGGCGTCAGTGCCCGACCTGCATCACCCGGACCGGGCGGTACCGGATCGACCGGTGTCACGGGAGCCGAAGGCGTATCACTTGCACTCGTCGTCGTATCACCATCGGTGGAAGACGAGTCCGCCGAGGAAGGTTGCGCCGGCTGTTGCGACTGCGAAGAGTCCGAGGAGGACGTATCGCTCCCAGCGTTCGCGGCCGGCTGGACGTTTCCCGAGTCACCCGTCGACGGTGTGGACGAATCCGACGCGCCACCAGCCGAGGGCGTATCCGTTGCGATCGACGACGATGAAGCGTCGGTGGTGCTGGCGCTTGCGTCCGAACTCGGGGTGGAAGACGCGGGCGACTGGTTTCCCGTTGCCGGATCCGTGACTGTCGAGACCGCAGGCGTCGTGGTCGATGCATCGGTCGTCGTTGCATCGCTGCTCGTCGACTGGCTCGCGTCAGCGGCGGATTGTGAAGTATCAGTTGCAGCGCCGGCCACCGGAGCGTCAGTTGTAGAGTCGGCAACAGGGCCAGCAGCATTGGCTGCATCTTGGTCGTTTCCCGCGTCACCAGCCGGCGCAGACGTGGCCGAAGCATCCGTTGTGGTAGAGGCGCCACTCGCAACGTTTCCCGCGTCTGCCGTGGAAGCGGCATCCGTCGTACTCGTCGTCACGGCTGAGACGGGGGTGTCGACGCTTTGTTGACCTGCCGAACCAGCAGCGTCGCCTTGCCCGTCGCCGCTGACCTGTCCACCGTCTTGGGTTCCGGCGTCACCAGTCCCTTGATCGACAGTGGTTGCGTCGCCACCAGCCGCCGTAGCGTTTGCATCTGCTGCTGCACCTGCTGCGGCGTCAGCGGTTGCATCGGTTGCGGTATCGGCGTCAGCATCGCCGTTTGCGGGTTGAACTTGGGTTGCATCAGTAACCCCCGTATCGGTGCTCGTCGTAGTCGAGGTCGCCGGAGCAGCGCTCGGATCCGTTACTGCGGGTGTCCCAGCACCACCGGCCACGGGTGCGTCGGGTTGCTGCGTGCTGTCAGCGTCAGCTGCTGTCGTTCCTGCTGCTGCATTTGCTGCATCGCTTCCAGCAGTTCCTGCGTTGGGATCGACTTGCCCACCGACGGCGGTAGCATCAGCCGATGATCCGACATCGCTTCCGGTTGCGGGTTGTTGGTCGACAGCTGTGCTTGCTGCTGCATCAGCCCCATTATCGCCGCTTGTGCTCGATGTAGCGCTTGCATCGCCAGCGGCTGTGCCTGCGCTTTGAGTTGCGTCAGCGTCGGTACTTGCAGCGCCGGATTGGTCGGCTCCGCTTGCATCGGCGGTTCCGGTGGTTCCTGCTGCGGGCACGGAGGTTCCTGCGTTGGCATCACTCGTTCCTTGATCGGTCGTGCTCGACGCATCGGGAACGAGGGTCGAAGCGGTTTGTTGGGCTGCAACACGGCTGTCCGTTTCGGCAGCCAGTTCAGCCGTGGCTTGCTCCGGGGTCAAGCCGCTCGGTTGAATGAGGCCATTGGCATCGAGCGTTTCACCGGGTTGAAGCGGATAGAATTCCTTCTTGCCGGTCGAGTCCGTGTACTCGACGAGGCCGGGACTACCCACGACAATCGAGGGAGCCGGTACTGCGGCGCTGGTGCTCGTGGCTCCAGCTTGTTGGTTCTGATCGTTCACATCCGACATGTTCACTCCAAGCGAGGTTTGGGTTGAGGGTACTTCCTCAGAAGATCCTCGAACGCAATGAAAAACTAAATCATTCTTCGTACTTCAAGGAACATCCGTTGACAATCTTTCCGTTTTTAATCGAATAGATAATCTTGCCTTCCTTGATGTTGGTCTCTTTTGCCGCTACCCTTATGCTCGGGAATTTCTTCACTTCTTTTGTTTTGATGTTTTCAAAAACAACGGGTTTGGGTTTCTTCCAGCTGTACTTCTCCCCACGCAAGCGTTTGTTCACCCCGTCTTCTAGCGGAGCATCATCCTTTTGGATAATCCAACCACAGTACGCAACGGATTCCCCTTTCTCTTGCCGATGGGTTGCAACTGCATAGTAAGAAAAACCTAACAAAACAGCCAGTTCCTCAAGCTTATCTGCAATTACTACATCGCCAGTTTCAAGACTCTTTGCGTACCAGGTGACGTAAATGTCATCCCACGAATCTTTAACTTTTTCTTTCTCTGTCAACACGGGCCAGGGTTGATCATCATCGTACTTAAAGACATACCAATCTTTAGTGAGTCTCCCATAACCAGGCGAAGCAAGATGTCTAATAAAACGTTTGGTGTTTAATCCAAAATACCTCGCACAGCGTGTGGCGTTAGGAAATCGAATTTCTTTCAGTGTCTGAGTGTTCTTTGCAACGACTTCTTCCCCGTTAAACAATCCATTGGTACTGGCATGGATCATGTTTTCTCTGGGTGTGACCCATTCAAGATTTTTAATCAAATAGTTCGACTTATCTCCGTCCTTGTGGTTCACTTCCAATTCGGAGAAATCCTTTTTCCAATGCCGCTTAGGTCGTCCGACAAAAGTTAGAGCAACAAGGCGATGGATATAAAAGGTCTTGGATTTTCCGTATCTCCAGACTGTGATTGTTTTATAACCCCCTGGTCCGTTTTGGGGTTTTGCTGGGTTTCCTGTAAGGAGACTGATACATACCCCGACTCTGTTGATCGCAATCCAATCGTTTCCTGGGATAACGAAAAAGCCGGGGTATCGTGGGTGCTCAATCAAGGCGACTACTTCAAGTTCTTCATCGATTTTGTACATGTATTTTTTGATACTTCACTAGTTGCACTATACAATGTACAAAATTAAAACGACGATGAAAATCTTGATTTTTACAGGATTACATCGCGATAATCCATCTTTACCAAGGATAAAGCCTTGGCATGCGCAGCGGACATGAAAAGATCTAAGAAGGCGTTGCCATACTGCGCCACTGCGGCCGACAAAGCATTCGGGTTCGCAGCCAATCGGTCTCCTACGCATACCGCGCAAAAGTCAGTCTTGGGCATCGTGCAATACATGGGTGAGCGCACCATGACTGTCTTACCCAAATACTGACCGACGTTTTCTTCTGTCACTTTGATCGGTCCTTCTTTTCCAACCAGACTAAAACCGACCAAGGAAGCTTTATTGTGTTCGTCAATTTTTACTTCATTGCCAAGTTTTGAACCGCAGTCTGGCGAAGTGACTGACATATTGGAGGAGGCACGCAAAAGCCACTTAACCGATTCACCGCCGAGCATAGTCTGGTAGCCCCGATTAAAGGAGCCTGCTCGGAGGGAATTGTTCATGGCGGGGAATTTGGAAATATCCCAACCTTCTGCCAGTGACTTAGGGATATAGTCCACGGTCTGGCTCTCATCCAAACCGATTTCTGCACCCATTTGCAAAAAGAGCTTCTTGCGCACAATGTCGTACGATTTTCCTGCAAGCAAGAAGTGCTCAGCCTCGTCGCCTTTGATCCATGCTTTATCGTGTTTAACGAGTTCCGCGTCGATCTTCGCTACAGTTGTCGCATCGTGCAAGCGATCTTTGTTTTCTGCGATGAGCCTCTCACGCAGTTTATAAACTGCTGGGTCGACGGTCATCGCTTTACGCGAACCAGCGGGGACACACACTTGCGACAGACCAGCAAGATAAAACATCGAGTCGGCGAACTTCAAATACTCGTCGACGTAGATCACTCGATCTTCACGCGCTTGGCCTTCTTCAGGCGTATCTCTTAACCGCTTGATGATGAGTTTTTCCATTCCCCGTGCAGTAATTTCTCCCTCTTGGTACGGTACTTTGTTACCAAAGGGGTAGATCACTGAGGTGAAGTTCACGAGCAAATTGCCGTAGGTTACGGTTGCTCTCTCTTTCTCCAGGTTGGGAAATTCCCGCTTGGTAATAGTCACCCACTCACCAGGGCGGAACATCGGTTCACCCGGTTTGGTGCCTTCAATCGGGAGTAATTCGTCTCGATTCTCTGGGTTGACAAACCAATTGCCTGTAGGTAACTGGACTATCCGATAAGGGTAGTTATCTGTCTTCCATTTCTCCGGGTCTTCCTTCAGTACGGCAAACACGGAGATCACCCAGGCCGAGCGCCGAAACTCCTCAGCGCGGCAGGCTGCTAAAAAGTAAGATCGCTTATCCATGGGCACTCAACTTAAGTAAAAGCTCTCCCACGACCAAATCCACTTTCGTGATTTTGTTCATGTCAGAGACGAATTTTTCCAGGTGGTCAGTCACCACTTGGCGCGGATTGGTGTTCGCATCGGAGGAAATCAAACACATCGCAACTAACTCATTGGCGATATAGCTTGCCTCCATCTCCTCGAAGTCTTGCCCGATCAGATTCAAGTAGATCATCACCGGGTGACCCACATCCAATCCGTGCTCTAAGAGATATGCGATCTTCAGTTGCTTGATCTGTGCAACGGCGAGAAAATCTTTGTAAGCTTGCACCCGCTCACGCTTAGCCACAATCTCTTCATCAGACTGGGCGAAGTGTTTTTGATCGAGGTTGCGCACGACTTGTTGCAAAAGAGCAGCGCCACAATTGCGGACATACTGGTGAAGATGATCGGCTGAGCGCCCCATCACCAAAGCGATACACTCGGAGATAAGCTCCATGGCATCGAGTGGTTGCATCAAGATGCCATACAGTGCGTCGGGGTTATCGTACTCAGGCAACCGCAACAAACCTTCCAAAAAGATATTGAGCACAGAAGGTGCTGCGTTCTCATCGATCACGAGTTGATGCTCCTCCAAAATCTTAAACTGGAGCGAGCGTGTTAAATCATACGTGTCTTGCACCACGCGACCCGTATCAGCTTGGTCACCTGTCATGAGGAATTCTTCGAAGTCCTTCTCGTAGGTGTCGAGCCCGTAGCGGTCAAACAACTCATGAGCGTGGCGAATGGCTTGCTTAAGCTCGGGCGTGGTTACCCCACTCAAGTAGTCGTCGAGTATGTCGAGCATGTTTGCCTCATTTCGCACAAAAAAAGTAAGTCGTTCCGGGATTCTGTAGCCAATTGTCGCCGGATAGTCAAATGATTGAGCTGTCTGTCTGATTTTTTGTGGTATAAACTAACAAGTTAGGAGTCACATCGTGACCAAGAAGTCTCTTAGCCGTCGTATGAAGGACATGCAAAAAGTTGGTGTGGCTCCGGCACCTCGTCAACCCCAAGTGCCGCCCGTTGCGGCCATTCACCCGATGTTTGCCAAAAAGCTCGAAGAGGTCAAACAAGACGAAGAAGAGCGCAAAAAGGCCGAAGGTTGGATGCCAGTGTGGAACGACCTGCGTGGGTTGTACATCGAATGCGCCAAGGGCGTGATGGCCCCGGCCGTACTGGGTGCACTTGCTCGTCGAAAAGACATTATCGCGCACATCCGCGATCAAAAGGGCTTACAGCTGCGCATTGAGATGTTTAAGCGTGACATCCTCACACTCAAAAACGAGTTGACGGCCATCGCAGCCGAGCACGCAGGTCGGGAAGGTGGTACGAGTGATCCGGATGAACTGATGCTCTCGATCCAGATTGCCGAGAAGTACAACCTCTTCAAGGAGCGGATGACGGCCATCATTGAACCGACAGTGGCGCACATTCTCGAAATCTTCACTGAGGCGGAACTACTCATGCTCGACGCCAACGGACAACTGTCGGACACCGGGCTCAAACCCGAACAAGATCCTAACGTGGTGACCGACGTCGAATCCGTCGAGACGACGATGTCGGTGGTCGGCAACGCCATGCAAGAAATCAACGCCTAACGGAATAGTCATGTCCAACGAAGAAAATCAAAACGCTACGCCGCAACCCGATCCGAGCGCACAGGTGCCGAATACGCCCGTCGTCGGTCAGGACGCTGCGATCGGGGCGACGACCCAAGAGTCGGAGCAAGTCGCGAGCGCGCAAAGCGGGCAGGCCCAATCGCAACCCGAGACCGAGCATCAACCCTGGCCGGGTTTGCCGCCCCATGAACCGGCGCAAAACGTCGTACAAGAGTACGAGATCTACAACCCGGACACCTCGCCGGGACCCGTGAATATCGCCAACGGCGAGCTGCTAATCCTACCGGCCGATACGGAAAAGCGCGTGGAGCAATACCACGAACAGCGCCCGAACGAGATGATTGGCGACACGGAAGGCGAGCGCGTTTGGGCGCAGCAATTGCTCGACGGCGAAATGACGCGAGCCACCGAAAATCAGTTCCAATCGTCGGTGGAGCGAGAAAACTCGCGCTGGATGCAAGCTGTCCCTTCGGAGAACAGCAAGCTGATGGCAGCGCGTCCGCGTTTTTCGGCACCGGGCGAACCCGTCACCGGTCAGCGCGCGGTGCAGCGTGTGCGCGCTTTGCTAGGGATGGGGATGTACATCCAGATCCCGATGTGGGCATCGGGCTTCTGGATTACGCTGCGCGCCCCCACCGAGGGGGACTTGCTCGATTTGTTTCGTCGTATCTCGGACGAGAAGGTGACGCTGGGACGTCGCACGTACGGCTTGGCCTTTGCCAACAGTTCCTCGTTCATCGCCGGCCAACTCGTGCAATTCGCTGAAGAGCACATGCACGATAAGACGCTCAAACCGAGCTTGGACTGGCGCAAGTGTCTGAAGACGTCTGATTTGCAGACACTGGCTTGGGGTCTGGCCTGTGTGATCTTCCCTAAGGGTTTTCAGTATTCGCGCTCGGTTCTTGTGGGTGAGAATCAGGAGAAGAAAGAAGCCAAGGGGATTTTGGACGTCTCGAAGCTACACTTCGTGGATCGCTCGATGCTCACCGAGTGGCAAATTGCCCATATGTCACGTCGGATGGGTAACCACACCACCGAGGAACTACTGGAGCGCTACCAAGCGGAGTTTACGCTTAGCGAGCGACGCGTCAAACTCGAAGAGGGTTTGGAGATGACGCTTAAGGTACCCTCGATCGATGAGTATCTTAAAGCAGGTAGCCGTTGGATCGATTCAATTACCGATATGGTGGATCGTTCGTTCCAGCAACCGGTGAACGACGAAATCCGGGATCGTTATATCAGCACCCAGGGTAAAGCCACGGTCATGCGTCAGTTCGTGCACTGGGTGAAGAATTTCATCGAAGTGTCGGGCGACGGCGGTGAAACGGTGATCGAAGATATCGAGACACTGGACATGCTCATGAACACGCTCTCGGAAGTCGACCAAGTCCGTAAGGCGTACTTCGATGCGATCCACAAATTCGTCGACGACACCACCATCAGTGTGATTGCAACGACGGCGGCCGCCCCGAGTGAAGAGAATAAATTACCGCGTTACCCGCATCTTGTGCCAATCGACTCGTTGTACACGTTTTTTACCCTGCTCGTGCAAAAGAGCGAGCGAATTCAAGCCCGTATGGCCCTGTAAGGTCAGCGACGCTTAGATTCGTAGCAGATAGTAATTTCGAGGACGGCATTGCAGTCAGTGCGATGCTTGAACGCTTACTAAAGGTCGTCCCGAATATCTGCTCAACCGATGCACAGTTGTTAATGCTAGAGCAGTACGAGACACTCTTTGGGATTTACGATCATACCAAAAATGATTCGGAACATCCCTTTGCCGTAATCGAACTACATCCAGCGGAAGATAACTATACATACGGGCTTTTGCGCGAGCGAATGGAGCAGTTTGTTTTTCATCGAGTCAGTGAAGCGTTCGGGATTTCTTGGTTGGAGTTCCTGCAATTGCCGTGTTACGATGCCGCTGAAATAATGGAGATTGCCTCTATTAAACGTAATCGTGATGAAAGGACAGCTGAGAACTTGACCAATCAACTATCATTGCCAAAGGGGTGATCGTGACTATTGTCTGGGAAGGAGTAGGTGACATCTTTGAGTCTAAGATGCAAACGCTCGTCAACCCGGTCAATACGGTCGGGGTTATGGGAAAAGGTCTTGCTGCGCAATTTAAAAAGCGTTACCCGGAGTATTTCAAAGCGTATCGACGTGCTTGCGCTAGACGTGTCTTTCAGCTTGAGAAGTGCTTTGTATATAACGTTGATTGGAAGGCGCGCAAGATCTATTCTTTCCCGACTAAAAGCCATTGGTCGCTACCTTCGCGCTGGGAGTGGATTGATGCTGGGCTGCTACATTTGTCTAAGGTCTATGAAGAGTATGGTATCGTGAGTTTAGCGGTACCAGCTCTTGGGTGCGGAGAAGGAGGATTGGATTGGGAGAAAGATGTTCAGCCGCTTTTGCATAAGTACTGTGAAGCGCTTCCGATTCCGGTGGAGATTTATCAACCATTTAGGTAGGTCGTGTAATGGATGCTGAGTCCACTTTAAAACTCATAGCTGAACAGCTAACCATCATGATGATGTCAGCGCATTGTTATGTTGACGGCGATGGTGTGGTGACAGGTTACCGCATTAAGACGGGTGCGATTCACCGCACCATCGGGATATTGGCGGGTGCTGGCCACCACGTCTCTATTCCATTGAACATGCCGCTGGCTGAAGAAACACCTAAAAGTTAGGAATGGAAACAAAAAAAGAAAGAGACAACCTAGGGGAAACCCCCTAGGTTTTATGCCGCCTCTATCACCTGATACTTGAATGTTACACTGCTTGTTGCGACTCTTCTTGCTTTACTGCGAGATGCGTGAGGCCGGCGAGGGTGGTGTTACGACGCGGGGTTGCGTCGTAACTCGGTTCGACCGGCTTATCTTCCTTCTTCGGTTTCTTGCTGAAGAGGGTGGAGAAACTCACTTTCGATTTGTCCTCGCTTACTACTTTCTTCGATTCAGGCACCGGCGCCGGACGTGGAACGCATCCGCCATCTTTCAGGCCGAAGATCCAGGTCTGGAAGATCGTTCCATACATCACCTTATGGTGTTGTAGATCCACAAGGTCAGGTGTCTCTTGTGCGTAGATCGCGCCACCCGTTGTGTAGACGTCGATGTGGACTTTTTCGTCCTCGCCCAGATAAAGTGAGCGTAGGAAGAACGACGTGTCCTTGAAAAGCGGCACGGCGAACTCATCGCGTTTATTATCTTTGATGAGGTGACCCACGCCGTAGAGTTTGACTTCTTGTCCGCTCTCATCATCGATGGCGATAAGTTTGTTCTTTTCGAGAGCAATAACGATGGGGGAAATGGTATTCATGAAGGACTCCTTTTGTAGTGAAATTAACTGGCTTCGTTACCAGTTCGCAAAAGTTATATATAGCTGAAAAAATCTACACTCGGGCATAAGCGGAGACCACTAGGGTCTCCGTCTTTGCTGTTGTCAATGGACGACAGAGACCAGGATTTCTCCAGCAGGTTTTGCGCTACGCTGGTAATCCCTGATGGCGAGTAACTTCTGATCCATACGTTGGAGAAGCAATTGCATAACGTCTATCGCTCCTTTGGGAAGTCGCCGCGTTTTCTGATCATACCCGCTCTTGTTGGTGGGGAGTTTCGTGCGTTTATCTGATCCAATCATAATGAAAAACGGATCTTTTGGCTTGGTGATTCCCTTGTTAATCGCTTCACGAAAATTCACCAATAAAGCATTAGCGATCATGTCAACCGGAACGATGTTATCTTCCCCAAACGCCACCCATGCGATGAGTATCCAATACGCTTCCATAAACGTGTAGTGTGAACTTTCACGCAACACGTAGTTGGAGCGACGCATGTCATCTACGGTGATTTCTTTAGGTAATTCAGCGAACGCCTTACTGACCCGTGGTAATACAAGACGCATCGCACGGCGCTGGAATAAACCACTTTCCAGGTTTTCGGAAGTAGCCAAATCATGCGCCTGCTCGATGATGAGTTTAAAGTTCATCAACGTTTTATCAGCTAACACGCGTCGCAGCAGCGTCATGAAGTCAAAATGCTCGTTTTCCTCCAGCGCATCGGTAAAATAGTTTCCCAGTCTGGCGGTAAGGACCTCCATCCAGACATTAATCATCTCAAGCCTCCAGCATACTGGTGAGATCCTCGATGCTCATCGGGATAAAGCCACTTGTCTTGGACGAAGCAAACCGGCGTCGAAACTGGTCGATCTGGCGCACCGTCTCGCGCATCTGTTCCAAAGTGGGTCGAGCGGGGCGATTACCTAAGACCAACCAGGCTACCGCATCGCGCGCGGCAAGCTCGATCTGTTCGATCGAATAGGTGCGACACACGCTGGACGATTCTTTACGAAAGCGCTCGTGAGCAAAACCTTGTTGGATGTCGCTTAAAGCAAGCTTCTTGGGCAAGAACGGCAGTACCTCTTGGTGTGTGTGGCAGTAGAGATGGAAAAATCCACTCCACTGGAAAAACTCCGCTGAGAGATAGCGCACAGCTGGCCACGCAGTGCCGTCAGCGGGCGGCTTTTCGTGATAAATAAACTGGTGAAACGGATTGCCCACATGCGTCATTTTACGACGATGTGTGCGGCCATTGGTAATTGCTTGCGGCCCTTGGTAGATACCCAGCAACAACGCAAATGCATCGGCAAGGTTGGTGCTCTTAGCGGTGAGAATCGGGTCCATACTTTCTTTCACTCCTTGGTTCTAATAATAGACTTCACTTTCCTGATCAGCGGCTCGGTCAAGAAAGCAAAGCCAGTGCGGTTTTTACAGCAGTTCAGAATACGACTGTTCATTAAGCTTTAAAGCTCGGGGTCTGAGCAAGCCCATTTTCTTGTTGTGGTACGCGACATGTCGTCCCACTTGTTCACAGTAAAGCCAAACAAACCGAGCAGCGCGACCCGCTTCAAGTTTATCGTCACGTAGACGACCTGCCCCTTGAATGTTACCCTGAGTGGAATCCACTGAAGTAGTCAACAGTACGCATTTCAATTTGGGAATATCGACGTTCGTACCCGCGCTACCGAGTGTGGTCACCACCAGCTGCGCGTTAATGAGATTTTCATACGGATCATTGATCGACCCACAATAACGCTCGATTCTCAAATCTGACCAGGTTTTACGGAACTCTTCAACGAGATAGGTGCAAAACTCCACACTGGCGGCGTACACCACCATGCTCTCGCCTTCTCGGTGATCACGGACAAACTCTATCTCCGTGATAAACTTGATCATCTTAACGTAATTGGCTAAGACTTTCTTGTTCTTCATCACCGAGTCTTCAAACACGTAATGCGAATACATCCCTTGGCGACCCAGGACGCGAATCCGATCAGGGGTTTCAAACTGATACGAAATGGCGGTCGCACTGATAAACGGAATGTAGGGTACTTCAAAACGACACGAGAGCGGGTACGTCAACATGTACATCTGGTTGCGAAACCGACTATCGGAGATCATCGTTGCCGAGAGTGAGATCGACTGTGGTACGTGCGTGTAAAGATCTTGTTTGAAGTTAAAATGAAACTCCATGTGCACTTCATCAATCACGCGAACGCCAGCACGCAACAACGGATAAAACTCTTGCGGCATGCAACTGTAACCTACGCCTTCAATTGCTTTGCCCACTTTCTCGTACAACGAAATCCAAATCTGAATCAACTTGCTGCTAATAAGAACGATTTTGCAATCGATCGGCCCTTGCATTGTTTTTAGCAGCAGCAACTTCAAATCCTTCGTGTCGCGTACGACGATGATATCTTCCAATTCGACTTGGAGTGTCCTGAGCATATCCAGTCGAGTCTTCTCCAGAAACTTCGCCTGCACTGACCACACAGAAAGAGTCGAAATGTTTGCTACGGCTTGCATTGTACAAAAACTTTTGCCGTAACCTGTATGCATTCCAAGGAGTTTGCGAGGCGGTTCTGTCCTTTCCATGAAGGCAATGGCATCGGCTTGTTTATACTTCTCTTTAGGGAGCCATCCCTCTTGAATCAATAGATCGACCCCGAGCGGCTCATACAACGGTACTTCAATCCACTCGATAGCATCGGGGTGAACCAAATCAAACACACGCAGGTGGTTCTTAAACTCCTCCATCTGCGCGGCGTGAAAACGGTACTGCGTGCGGTCAGCGTTAGAAGCGGCAAACACACAATCGGGCACTTCATCAAAGCCGGGCCGACCCCGTCTTTTTCTGAGGGTGTATTCGATATAGCGTCTGGCAAAGTCTTCTACTACCCGGCGGCCTCGCGGGGAGATACGCGTTACTTCAAAATGGTGCGAGTACACCGTAATAGTCAGTTCAACCATGTTTTGCCTTCTAATCGCTTGAACAGAAAAAGTGCAAGGGGTGGGCACTGAACCCACCCCTGATCCAACTTATGCTCCGATACTACGCAGGTATTCCTCCTCTCCTGCTTGAAGCACTTCGTGAGGCATAATCACCGCATCGAACGGGTGATCCATCCGATTGGGTGTGATATAGTTGTGCGGGTTCAGGATACTCGCCAACTGATGCTCATAGGCCATCTTAGCCGCCATAGAGCGGTTCTCGATGGTCAGATCATACACACCCAGTGCTCGACCTGTGTTCGCCTTAGGCAGCGCGAAATTGTCGTTGGCACTCGACACCACCATTCCACCATAGAGTACGATTTCAAGCACCGCCAGATTCACCGAGAGGCGATGGTTGACATGGTCAAACAACTTGACCAACGTCGGATCGACCGATTCCTCCAGATCTCGCTCGGCGATTTCCTTGATGGATGCCTCCAGAATATCCGCAATCTCAGCGGAGTGATCGCTCATGTTGTACCGCTTCATCGGCAACGACAGGATAGGTTTGTCGTAATCCCAACCTGACATATCGACGATGTAGTGGCCCTTTTCATTGAGCGACCAACCGACTTTCTTGATGTGGGCGAGCAGTGGATATGTCATGGATGCCATGCGACGATCCATCGCGACACGCAACGCGATTTCCTCATACTTCTCCCCGTTTCCAATGCCAATGCCAATTTCCGGCAACTCACTGATACGCGAGATACTCGTCAACTGGTTGACATCAGCCACAGCTTGAATGTCGGTGAAGTGGGCAGCGAACTGGTGCGGGATGATCAAACGCACATGGTGATTCTTCCAGCGTTTGTGCAGCAGATACGACGCCCGGTCACTGGTCACATCGAAATACTGCTTAGTGATGTTATCCAGCACGATGGCTTCCATCATCGCATTGCCGACAAAGTGCTTGGTGGAGAGTACCAGTTGCGAGACGACTTCGGTCATCGAGGTGCAGGTGGTCTGGCCGAGATTGCCCGTCAAAGGATCGAGGATCGAATATGCCAACTCACCAAAGCAAGCCGCGCACACCCCATACGGATCTGGGTGCCGACACTTACCTAGGGTGCTGCGCACTTTCAGCGTGTGGCCGATCAGGTGCTTATCCGTTTTACGAATAGCAGAGAGCCCGCCCTCCGCATTCACGAAATACTTACCGGCCAACAGATCCAGATCCGACTTCTGACTGACATTACCGTCATCGTCAAACTGCTGATCGCGAATCGTCCAATACAGATACTCGGTCGATCCACAATCGGTCATGTGCAGTCGCCGCACATTCTGACAGATCAACTGCAAGCGTCGACTGAAATACTCAGTCTGCTCAAGCGGGTCTTTTGCTTGAGCAAGCGACATGGACGCATGGCGAGACTCGATGAACGAATCGTGAAAGTCGCGAAAGCCCTCGGCAAACCCCCGCATGATTGGACGTGGGAAATAGTTCCCATCCATATCGGTGATAAAGCCTCGCGGCCCCACGCACTGCAACACCTGACCCATATTCGAGAGTCCTGACTTCACAGCCCGCGCAATCGGGTTGTGCGCCATACTCGGGTCATCCAAGAGCACCTTGGTAATTGTCTCGTGGATATGTGCGATGGCTTGCTCCGTGGGAGGTGCATCCTTTTTCGCTGCCAGCACGTCCGGGTGGTTGAGAATCTCGATGTAATCCGTCACATCAAGCGACGTCACCCATGGTTCACACCGATAGGACAGATCGTTATACATCAGGTTGACGATCCGATACGTCATCTCGGAGAGTTGGTCGAGCGTGACGCTCGTATCGTCTTGATACGCCGCGTGCACACTCCACATGACGTTGCCCAGCAACTTCAGGTGCGTACCGTTGGCCAATCGTTTTTTCCCGATGATCTCCTTGACGTGATGACGTTTGAACATCGGGGTGCGGGGATACTTGCGATGGAACTCCCACGCATAGCTTGAATATAGACTTTCTTTTGCGTTGGTCTCTAGCTCGCCGTCATCGAACACCAAAACAAAGGGACCACGCAACGTGGTCCACAATTGTTCAGTGCTCATGGTGGTTAGAAATCGTGCACTGATTCGCTTCATGCAGCAATCTCCCGTGTTGTGCTACTTTGATTCGGAATATACGGCGCGTACTCGAACTGCCAACCCCAGGTAAGCGCCATGTGTTTCACCAACTGCACTGGTTTGTTTCCTCCGTACGGAATCACCCGTCGATCGACGATACGCTCGATATCGGTTGGGCGCTCAGCTTGCAGCAAGTTGTCGATAAGGTGGCGCGCGGTTCTTGGATTGTTGTTACGGTCCAAAAGGTCTGCGGTCACACGCGGTCCAGGGAAAGAGATGGAGATCCGGACTTCAGATTCACCCCATGCCCGAATCGCTTGCACGCGTTGCGGCGAGCTATGCTTATCCCAACTCGTGATCTGACTGATCACCCCGAAGTGCTGACGCTTGGATGAGGACACAGCCGTCCAGTCATCAGCAATCTTCTCTAGCAAGATGATGTACACACTACCGATTCTCACCTTGTTTCGAGTCTTCACCATTTTACCGGAGTACCCGCGATAGGTAACCGGACCATGGTGGGGGCGATACTGGGCGTTGTTCTGGATCAACTGCACTGCATCCGTGAACTCCCGGCTGTTCTCGGGTGGCCAGTAGATGATCAGTCCATCAACTGAACGAATGACTTCCGCGAGATAGCGAGTTCGCGGATAAGGATTGATGATCAATCCCTTTTGCGTCGTATGCGCCTCTCCCTTCCAATACCACGGATACATCTTATCCGGACTCATGATCTTCAGATATCCGCACAGATAGTACCAAGCCGCATCGACTGCGGCTTTGTTCGTGGCCTCCAATTGCTCAAGCTTCAGTTCCAAACTCGGCTCTTTAACCTCCAGGTTGAGCATCTTGCGCACCGTGGCACACACGTGGGCTGACGCGCTGTTAAAGAACTGTTCGTACTTTCGACCCAGGTTCATCCGGCTATTGGTCGAGTTTCCGTCCATGATGATATCGGCGCGCACGCCGTTTTCATCCACCGGCATGTCCTCAGGTTCGAGGATCTTACAGATGACGCCTTTCCTAATGTCCACTCAGTTCGCTACGCTGAGCCGGTGCGTTAAAGCACCCGCCGTATGTTTCCATACGGAGCAGACTATATCTTCTTCCTCTTTTTCAAGTAGGAAGCTCCCTATTTCGATTTAAAGGCTATACGCCTACCGCTTGGCTCTACAGACTGGTAAGGTCTTAGTCGTTGAACGTTCTTCTCGTAAGAGAAGCTTCGCTGCTGATTGTCCCTACCGTGTGTTTTTCAAACCGTCGCTTTGCCTCGCGGCTCGCAGTGGTACACACGTCTAACAGGAGTTTCCAGCAATTAAAGGAGATTTCTTTAATCATTACTGATTAAAGAGGCATTGAAGTAAAAGTCCATCCGTCCAAATCTTGTCCACTATTTAACCGAAGAACAATAACTGAACGATCGACATCAAAATGATTAGCACATTGAGTCAGTGATTGAAAATCAAGCTCTTCGACACCACGTACCGCAAGAATGGGTTGAGCCTGACTTTTTATATTTCGGGACACACGGTGTTGTTCCTCCGCGTAACTGTCTCGATAACTAAACTCATGATCCGGATATAATGAATTTCCGTAATCGACTAATCCAGGGATAGATCTGCTCGAGCTACGATAAAGTTGATAGCGTTGAAGCAAATCTCGATTCGAATATACTTCTCTAGTTTCGCCGTTTGGTTCTAGAACCACCACCATATATCGGGATGGCGGAACCAGCTCAGTGCGATTTTCATAAAACCACGGTGTCGAATCGTTTGCAAATCGGAACTCAAATCGACCCTCGATAAGTGCTCCAAATTGCTTGAGTGAGAGTTGTTCAACTCGAACGTCTTTACGAAGTCCCATGAATTCCTTGGCTTGCGCCATTGAAGCAAATTCATGCACTTGCTTTGTGTAAAAATCTCTTACACAACAGCGAATGTTATCAGACCTCAGTCCTGCGTTAATAGCGTGATAATTGTTACCTGAGTAATCAGTCCACTCAAGATTTTCCCACCAATTGTTTATCCGAATACCATCGCGATGATTGACAATGGTAAACCGGTTTGGATTAGGATTCACAACCCACGCTAATGCAACTAGTCGATGTACTCGTAATGGTTTTATCGTTTCTTTAAAAAGATCTACGTAGATATAACCATCAAACAAGTATCGCCTCAGGATCGTTCCACTCTCAAACGAAACAACTATTCCAGCCTTTGTAACGCCGTAAGTTTCATAACCAGGAATAACTCGAATTCCCATTTCATCCTCCTTTTTACAAGGACGGACGAACTTTTACTAAATACCACCATGGCAATCGGTAATTTTGAAACCTTCCGTAGGAATGATTTCATACTGAACAACGATTTCCATACGCCAGTCATCGATCGGGTTTTTGCGATGAAGCAGTACTCGACGCTCTTGTGCGCCATTGGCTCGATTATCCAAAATGGCCGTGGCTTCAACTGCCAATTCATGCAACTCCGTCGATAGCACGGGCGGCACACCGCGCCGTTGCTCGATTTCCTTCAGTTCTTGCAGCAATTCCCGATAAAACTGTTGCGACGAGCGATGATAGCGCATCGCTTGGCGCTCCATCTCTTCAGGAGCATTGCTGGACGTATAGTCATCATGATAGATCCGAACATCGATCACCCGACCACCGGCACCGGCGGCGTAAAAACGCCGATCATGCAAGAAGTCCACCTCACGCAAGGCACGGGCTGATTGCTCCACCACGGCCAAAGAGCGATCGTCCCGTCGCAGTGCCATGATTAATCCATCTGGACGAATCACATCGCCAATCTCGGGAAAAGGTTTATAGTTGTTCTCGTCTCCGTAAAGGTTCAGTGGAATGTAGCGACTTCCCCACTCCACTTCATACTTGCGAAACGTATTAATTGCGAAATACGGAAGGACATCCCGACATACCGCAATCCCATCCTCAGAAACTGCCGGATGAGTCATATACGCCACCTTGCACTGGCGACCATACTTGTAACCCTGAAGGCTACCATCATCGTTCTCCACGATCGCCGGAGAATCGAGCAAGATCGTACCTTTCTTGATCGGAGTGCCGTGTGTAATCGAGGACTTCTTAAGCCACTTGCTTCGGCCATATTCGAAACCAAAATACGTCTGATCAGAGAAATACTCCGGTAACGTAATAATTCCGATTTCCCCAGCACGAGCAGGATCCATCGATTCGTATAGCAGATAGGTCTCGGGGTTGTGAATCGTTTCCCCCATTGTTTCTCGATAACGATGCAGCACTTTCAGGATGATGCCATCCTCTGGCATCTTCACCGAGAAGGTGGTTCGTGCATACTGGCGCTCCATACCGGTCTGGATAAATCGCTCGGTGCCTCCTTTGATCACCAAACATTGACCGATATGACTCGCAAACATTTGCTTACGAGGTGAGCTATCCAGGGTATCTGCAAAGTTCAAGCCATTGACCCCCATCAATCGCCTGTCCATCTGGTTTGCTACATAACTGCAAATGTCCAGTTCAGCATGCTCAGACATCACATTTTCCTTTGAGGAAAGATTAATTCAATTCCGAGTAGTTTTCACTACTCTCTTGATGATATGTGATTCAAAATTCTTACATTTCTTCTTGAAGGATACTTCCATGCAAGTCGATGCTCTGATGGTCGCGGAAGGTGCACAATCGTATTACACCGATACGCTGCGCGATGCGTTGGAAGACTTCATGACGGTGTTTCGCACCGACAACAGTACGCAGCCCTTGGTCATTGAGCCGGGTATCGCACAGCGCTTCGATGCTGACTTGAATGGTTTGCTCACTTTCCTGCGTATTCCTGCGCAGTTTCATTACGTTATCATGCGTGTGAACAAAATGACTTCTTCTGACGAATATCGGGACATGATGCTCACTCTTCAGGTTCCCAATACCGCTGAAGTCCAACGAATTATGCAGGTAGAAAACTCGGTTAATCGTACCGCCAACTAACAGCTTTGTTTTACCTACAGCTTTGTTTTAACGACAAAAAAAGAAGAGCGCGGTAAGCTGCGCTCTTCTTTATGCCGTCAAATCTCACTACAACTTAGAAATCCCCACGAGACGTACCAGGCACCCCGTAACCATACCCTTGCGGTGCGGTGGGGTAACCTTGTTGTTGAGGATAACCTTGCGACTGCACCGGCCGTTGTGTACCACCCCCATAGGCCCACGTAGGCATGTCTTGTTGAGCCACATAGGGTGCAGCCATTGAAGCCATGTACGGGGCTGCAAAGGCGGCAAGCGACGGATGTACGCCCGGCATGGCGACCGGCGGTGCAGCGGGAGGAGCCATCTGTGGGACTGCGGCGTACGGTGGAGGATAGCCGACTTGGGGTTGATATGCCGGATAGGCAGGCGGCGGTGGAGGCGGGGCAACAACAGGTGCTCCAGAATACGTCGGGGTAGCCGGTTGCTGGGGATTCTTCGGTGGTAGGCGAAATCCTGGCGGGGCGTGCTCTTCTCCGACCGCTGAGACGCCACTCGGTTGAGCTTGGCCCGCCTGAGCGCTTGTAACCGGGACCGCTTTCGGAGGACTGGCGTACGCTTCCGCTTCTGCTGCTTTCTTATCTGCCGCAACTGGCAACGCACCATCGTTACCATCTTGCATCGGAATCATTCGAATTTGCACTTGTAGCGGAGCCAAATTGACAAACTCCGGCACCCAGGCATCTTCAACACGCAAAATGATCTGCGCGCTTTCCGACAACTTCCCCTTGAAACGCTCAACCATGTCATTCAGTGGCGCAGCCAAGTTCTGTACCGCGTGCATGATCGCATCCATCGACGGCGCGATGTTGCTATTCGATGTAGCTGAATACGAATCGACTTCGGCGATGCCCGGCACCATGTACTCGAAGAGTTTGATAAACGCCTCCCGATCGATCTTGCGCAACTTCACGCCATACGTCTCGTTCGGAATAGGTAGGAGTTTTTCTTCCTCCTTTTTCTCATCCTTCTTCTTTGGTACGTGCTTGCGCGCATTCATCTCCGCTTCACGTTTTTGCCCGTCTTCCACCAACTGCTTGTACAACGGGAACGTGACGATCGCTGCTCGGTGAGCTGACTTACCTTGCACGATGCCGCCACGTTTTAGATACATCGAGACGAATGCCTTCTGATTTTGCCCCTCCGGCATGGCGTCGCACAACTCTTCGAACGTTTTGAGCATCTGCCCGTCGGCCTCCGGCACGAACGAGAGAAACTCCGACTGTTCAGGAGTGAGCTTGGCGTGCATGTCCTGAGAAGCGGCGATCGTGAGCAACTCGCTTGCCAGCGCCAGAAACGACAGATGCAGTCGCTCCGTAACTGTGCGGCGATACTCAGCCGTCACTTCCGATTCCGCACGCGTGAGGAATTCAAACAGCGGATGGAAGACGATTGTTTCAGCCGAGGGTGTCTTTAACTGTGCATCCGTGGGAAGAACCACGGATTTACCGTTGATAAGCCACGGCTCTTTCTTTCCCTTCCAAATCCGCTTGATGAACCCTTCGTCATCAACCACCAAGTGCCCCGCCTTGAGGATTGACTTGTACAAAGGAAGCAATTCCATAGCTACTCCTACTATTTAGAATGAGTCGTCGTTGAAGAACGCCGTGGATGACGCTGCATCCGTCGTCGGTACGACGGCTGTGAGTAATTGATTAAAATCGTTAGCCACTTGAACCACGTGGTTGTGGTCGTTGGTGACAAGCGGGGTGAGTAGCGCATCAGCAAACGACGGTGTGACGAACTGTTCAATCGGGCGACCATCGAGCGAGATGTTCACCACGGTCTCGCCCGTCAGATTGCAATTGACCTCCAGCATGAAACGAATCTGGTTGTCAAAGCACAGGTCCTTCATCACTTCGAACCAGAAGCGTTTCTCGAACGCGTACATCCCCGGACCCAGATCTTGATCACCAAACCCAGCGACATTGATAATCGCAAAGTCCGGCTCTCGACCTGGCCGACCCAAGAACGTGGTCGGATCGACAGCTGAATAGTTGCCCGAGACAGCCATCTCATTGTGCGTACGGAAATGCATCACGGTCAGTGCAAGATCGGCCATGATACCCGGCACACACTGACTGATGATGGTGGCAGCCAGCGTCACCGCATCACGACCGTCCCACTCTTTGGTCATCCCAGCTTGGTGCAACCCCGTGATCTTCTCGGTGCGCCCCGAACACCGACCAAGCGCTCGACCTTGAATGGTCGGATCGAGCCTGACCAAATCTCGGAATCGGAACGTATTGCCAATCGGCTCGCCCCGCAGATCAGCCAACATCCGCAGCACTTCGTCGTTGCTCACCAACCCATCGTTGGAATACGTACGCGCGTTCGTGTAGAAGTCGCCGTTGGCTTTGCTCGGATCGTTGTTGGTCACCGCCGCGTTGTGATAGTTATCCATCACGCGCGACATGTACGCGGCCGGAATCACATTGCTGCGCAGCGAAAGCGCCGCCATGTTGGTCATCGCATTGCGACCATCGAATAGACGCGGACCCACACCAGGGATGTTGCCATACTCATCGCGCACCGCATGCAGATGCGAGCGACTCATCACAGCAAACAGATCGGTCGGGCGCATGCGCTCTTGTGTACCGGGGGTGAAGATCGAACCGTACTTCGGATCGGCAAGAACGTGGGAATTTTTAGCCACCGCCATCGTCTCACGATGACCAGCAGGTCCGAACTCACTTTTCACCTGCAACTGAATGGTCGAATTGACATAGAAGATCATGTCGTTGTCAACCATCAGGGGTTGCGCTTCATGGTGAAGGATACCCCCTTGCGGCATGGCACCAACGCCCTCGGTCCAACCCGTGAGGATTTCCTGCATGCGCATCCCGAGGTGTCCGTCGTACTCGACGACCATCATGAAGCGACACCGGCGGCTATTCCAACCTTGCGGGATGGCAATACCGCCACCGTTAAGATCGACTTGTGCAGCTGGCTTGATGAAGCTCTGCGCGATGCCGGTGAAGTTTGCCGGTGCGTAATGGTCGAGCCCTTGCAACTGCTCGTGGAATTGATTCAGGACATGCCCGTCGAAGTTGGTCGTGTAAGGACGACTCCACTGCCGATTGTATTCACCGGTTTCGTAAATCAGCAGTTTGGTGATTTTGGCTTCTGCGGGAACATGACCAAAACCACGGGGACGGGACATCAGTGCGGTTGTTTCGTTCATTAAAGACTCCCAGTTGCGATGTCTATAGCGAGTTTGGCAAGCTGACTGCGAATGTCATTGGGAAGGACGAATCGACGCGTTGCCATATTCAGGTTGATAAGTTTGATCTTGTCACTCGGCAAGGTCAACAACCAACCATACTGATCGAATTGCTTGGTCACCAAGTCAATGGAAACCACGGCGCTATTTTGCAAGCGACCACTTTCTTTTTGCTGCTTACCACTTGGGCGCAGGTGGTACGGATGCGTGATGGCCAAATGTTCCGTCAACTCCTTGGAAATTCGCCCATGACCACCCATGTTCACCTCGCTAAATTCGGCGTCCCCTACCTCAGCCTCAGCACTCACGAGTCCAGCAATTGCGTAGTGACCCTTATGCCAGAGTACAGCTTGTGCCACTGCCATGGCTTGTAAAAACACCGGTTTGGGAAGATACTGCAAACCACGCGGTTTGATGCCGTCCGCCAGCACCCATTGCATGATCGTCAATTGCGGTTGTTGGATGTGAACTCCGAGAAGCGCCTTGGTTGATTCCAAAGCTTCCTCCACCAAAGCCAAATCAACACTTTGTGAGACAGCACGCGCCAAGCGATATGGGTCACGCGCAGAGTGGACGATCATGGCGATGTCCCCTTCTGCTAACTCTTGCCGGATCTTGTAACCTTCCAGACGAGAGAGTTTGTTATCGTCACCTTCACCTTCCTTGCGACTGTTCTTCTCCCGCACGCGTCCGATGAAACTGGACTCGCTCGGGTTGAGTTTATTCAGAATGTAGCTATGAATAGAACTCACCAAGTGAGTGTCTGGATTGGTGTTACGAATGTCTCCATTGCACACACGTCGAAAAACGATAACACCAAGTAACCACTCAGGGAAATCCTCAGTTCCCACCCCAGCCATGATGGCAGAATGGGGTCGCTTGGTTTTATCTGTCGGAATGAAAGCATTCACATACCCACGAAGCTTGACCATGGCTTCGCAGTTCATCAGTGCAGTTCGGTTAAGCAACTGATAAGCACTGTATTCTTTCCAATTAGTGCCGAGGATTTTGTGTTTCTCGGTATAGGCGATAAGCTCACCCCACACTGGAACCACTGCACGAAATGCAAGCGCTAACACGAGTAACTTGTGATAGTCCTCTCGCGTGTATGTCTTAAGTCGCGTGTTAGAAAGCTCGTCGCTTTCGACGAACTCCTTTTCGATCTTCTCCGGGATCCTGATTCCCGAATAGAAACGCACCCAATGATCAAGTGATTCGATCGGGTGCAATTTATACAACTCTTCAAGTAACGGTACGAGCGTACTAGTAAGGGTTTTGGTGTTTTCCGTATTCTCGAATGTGTCTTTGATCCGCAGATAGACGCTAAAAATCTGGTCAACCACCGCAGGATGATCCTTGGCGACATACTCCCAGTAATCATTGATCTCGACAAACAACCCCGTTGATTGACCCTCCTTTCCTTGTTGTTTCTTAAATGCCGCGTAGTTCCACGTAATGACAATACCATTATGCGACATCTGCGCGTCCGTCTGAGGACTATACATCCCCATTCGATCAGTGTTGATTTTCACAACAACTTTCTCCTCAAACGTAGTCCACTCTAACTACTCTGGAGGTAATATATCGCTCAATTTCTTTTCAATCGAGGAAGATCAAGAGATCTTCCTCTTACCCTACTCACTTCGCAACGAAATCCTTAAAAAGGTATGTCGTCACTATATCCGTCTTCATCCGGTGCGGCATTGTTGTTACCCGAACCCGAGCGAGAGTCGCTGGAGTAACCTCCACCTCCGCCACTACTGGAGTTACTACTACGTTCGTCACCATCTTTCTTCACTGCGCTCGATTCGCGATGCTTGTAGTGCGCATTAGCCACGGTCGGGATCGTATGTTGAAGGAACATCAGGTTCGCTTTCGCGGAGATGACCGAGGTTTCCGCATCGGTCATGGCTGAGCCGTCGCTCTTGTAGAGCGCCGTGTACATGGTGTTACCGAAGGGGAACTTGATGCGCGGGCGACTCTTGTCGTAGGAGACAAGCGACATCCAGACGACGCCGTCTTTCTTGCCGATGTAGACCGTGCCTTGGAGTTTGACTTCTTTGCTCTTTTCCCGATTGAACCACATGTAGTCACTGTACTCCATCCAGACTTTGTGATCACCCTGCTCCGGGAAGTTGATCGCCATCTCCAGCAACACCAAGATCCGGCAGAAATCGGTCGGTGGCATCTGAATGCGCACGGACTTCTTCTCGTCAGCTGGGTCATTGGAGTACATCGTGAGACCGACTTGATTTCCCGCGTAGCTCCATTTCAACGAAGCCCACTTACCCTTGGCGGTACTCGGTGCCGATAGACTCACACGGAAGTCATCCAGCATGTTCTTCGGGCGTTCGGTGCGCGGACCGCTGTATCCGCCACTGCGGTTGTTGTCGTATGCCATGTTTTTTTGCTCAGACGAAATTGATGTATGGACGCATCCAGAAAATGGATCGACTGCGTAAATTCCCACTACTTCTTCGGTTATTTTCCGTGAAGAAGTAAAAATTTATGGTGTTTTTTCAGGGAACCAACATTGCTCTTAACTTCTCCTTCAGATACGGATTGAGTAAGAAATCGAGGGTATATCGAATCTTCTCGGTGGTTGTTAAAGGGGTCAAACTATATTTCTCAGCCACGGCGATTAGCTGTTTGCGATTCTCAATTGGATACGGATGGAACAACTCGTGATCACCAAACACTTGCAACAAATCTTCCCGAAACGGGATACGGGCCAACTCTTTACCGTTAAGATACTTGGTGTACCATTGCGCTTTTTCTTTGATTGCACCCGTGTGACTTTCCAAAAGCGCTAATTCACCGAAGTGCTTATAACTACACAGATCAAGCGGTACGTGGGTGAGGATCAGCGTTTTAGTTCGTTCGGTGGGTTTGAGTGTAACATCAAACACTTTCATCCTAGACTCATGCTGCTGCCCTGCTGGTTTCGTCTCTAACATCAGCAAATGTTGGATTGCCTCCTTCATTGTCTGTGTAAATTGCTTTTGGCGCGGAGTACTATCGACTCGAATCCGAGCATGTGGATAGCGCTGATCCATACGTGTGTAGTTACACACATAGTAGATGACTTGGCAATCGGATTCACTTGCAATAATTGAATCGATTCGATCCATCTCTAATTGCAATTCATCCCCTACCGGTACACCCAACACAAGCTGCGCTGCGTCCGCTTGGAGCGAACCCATCATGTTTCGATACAGCGTCTTCAGGTTGATCCAAAACTCCCCGTATTGCTTAATCGGTTGGAACTTGACCTCGATTTCTGGGTGAATCCCCATAGCCGATTCAATGGCCAAGGAAGTCCCCACCGAGATGGGGTATTGACCGATGGTTCTTTCCGATAGATGACGCGTACTGGCACTCATTTAGATCACCTTTTCCAGTTGCTCCTGTGCAAGTACCAGTAAATCGTTGGTAATTTCCGGGTGAAGGGCCACCCGATACATCACCATTTGAACGATGTTATCACGTGTAATCGTGATCGGGGTATACTCTTCCTCGCTTGCATCAGCCTCTGCAATGACAGATTCCTCTCCTGTCTCGCGAACAATCTTCTCCCACGTTATCATGGGAAAGCGTCGAATCAACGTGTCGGTGCTGGCTAAAAGCGGGTGATCCGCATTCAAATCCAATCGGACATGAGAATGCGGCGGCAGTGTTTGCACCAACTCGTGAATTTCAACCAATGTTTCTTCCAGCGTATTCTCCTGGCACTTGAGCGTAACGAACTTCTTCGCGTTCGTGTTCTCAACAAAAGTAACCTCTCTTTCTCCATTTTGATATACGGTTGCACGAACATGTCCTTTAGGTTCTTCTTGACCGTGGGAGAGACGATCAAAGGAACCTTGCGCTGTGATACGGTCTAGTTGACTAAACATGTGTACGTGACCGATAAAAATCAGGTAACGTACCAGCGCTAAATAGGCTTGAGAATCATGCTTGTGGTCACTTGCCAGATAGGGGATCTGGTAATCGAAGCAACCATGCATGATGGCAAAATCAACTTGCTCTAACCCTCGCGCTGCCATCACCTCTTTGACAACGCCAAGCGTTTTCTCTGGCGACTCCGTGGCTTCGTCCGGAACATAAAGCACATCAATACCAAAGCGTTCGATGTGTTCCACCGAAATATCAGTGATATACTTCAAATCAACCGGTTTACCCATCACCTCGTTGATCAACTCAAACCGCTTCGATTGTTTGCGATCATGTCTGGGAGTGCCTTCTAACACTCTCAGTACGATGTCGTATTTTACGCATAACGTCATCAACCAATAAATCCACAGGTCGATTTCGAGTACTTCGTCGTTATTGAGTAAAAGCAAGTCGTCGAAAACGTCTCCGGCCAAGAAGATGATGTCGAGTTGGGAAGTTCGAACACTGTCGTCAATAGTACACCGGAGATTCGCTATGATCTCCGATGCACTATTGCGACGATGTCCGAGATGCAGGTCACTGAGGGTAGCCAGATGAATCTTCTTAACCTTCATGGCCATGGTAACACTCCATGAAGGATTTACAACGGATCAAAACCGACGACTTCGTCTTTCGACGAATCGGTCGTATTTGGCTTCTCACCTGTGAGTGCCGGTACCAACGCAGGCAGTCCGTAGTAGGTGAAAATCTTGTTCCATGCTTCGGCGTTTTTGCGCATCACCTCCGGATGCCACATGGTATCCAATCGTTCATCGAGGTGTCGCTTCAGGTAATTCTCGGCGTGTTGAGCGGAATGACTGGAGATAGTGTTGGCATTGACGACCGCGCCGTACACCGACGGTTTGTCAGGTTCTCGCAGTGCGGGCTCGATCATCGTGCGATCGTACACGGGTGGTACGGTAAAGACGACCTGTTGCTGTCCATCGATCGTTTTCACTACATCCACTTCTCGCAGACCACCACCCGAATGGTTCAGCCAAATAGCGAGCGCGCGCTCATGCGCTTGACGACCTTTGCCGAAGTACATCATTTCTTCCTTTCCGGCAAAGAAATCGATGAACGCTCGGAAATGAAACTCGTTCATCTCCAACTTACCTTCCAGTTGGGTCGGGTCAATCCGATTTTGAACGCGGTCGAACTCGTTACCGACCTTGTTCGACCATTGATCGACCAGCGCTTTTAGCGCGGGATTATTCGCTTGGGTTGGCGCAACCATGTCTTATTCTCCGGTATTTTCCCACTACAACATGGATTCACACGCTGAAAAAACATCTGATTAGAATGCAGGACCAGAGTTATTGATCCGGGCGATATTGCTGATGATGGAGTTCTCGGCCGAGACAAGATAGCCGAATGATTGCTGCGCGCCGTTTTCCGTGACAAGCGCGGTGATCTTGATGTCGTATTGCGACCCAACCCAAGTCGGGCTCGTGGCATCGGAGGTCACTTCGACGTTACACCCTTGTGGATAATAACGACCTAAGAGATTCTCCAACGCCGATCTGATGGCGCTGACCATTTTAATCGGGTCGTTGTTGTACTCGTGAATCAGATACTGCAAACTGCTGACATTACCTTGATAAAGCTCGGATTGCAAGGCGTCTGCTTCAAAGAACTGCGACAAGATCCCGTCAGCTTTTTCGTTCAAAGAAGTGGTCCAACCCGAACTAGCAAACATCGGCAATGCAATGACGGATGAATTGAGCGTGGACATAAGTTACCTGCTGTGTTTTGAATACACAGCATTAACCTCGTTTGTATTTGAAGAAGTTGACAAAAAAAGAAGGGAGACCGAAGTCTCCCTTTAAACTTCATGAAACAACCACTTGCGCAATGCTCTTTCCTACATCATCCCGCCCAGCAAATCGGTAATGTCGTGCTTACCGGCCTCGATAAAGGCCCGCGCTGCCTCCCACGTACCGATGGCGTTGGACTTCTGATCGATGTCAAGCGGCGCGACACCTTCTGGCAAATCATCGAGCACGATCCGACAGTGGAAGTCGTGCTCCGGGTGATCCACCAGTACGCCGTTCATGACCATCCGATAAGTCGGATCATCCCACCCGATACAACCGGGGTTAGGATCGACATATGAGCCGGAATAGCCATCGATACGCTGATCGTAATACATCTGCCTGATCAGTGGTTCGGACATGATGATGTTTTGCATCAATGGCGGTGCCGACTGGAACTGCCCGATGCTGTCATACGTCAAAATCTCGTTGCGCAGATACATCCCGTCCAACAACTTCTCTTTCACGGCTCGCGCCTTGCGAATCGCGGCCGAACCCATGAATTGATCCCACCTCTGCCGTGCATCAGCCATGAAGGCTGCTCCCTTATCGGACAGTGCGGTCGATAAGGTGTCAAACTTCTGGCGTATATAACTGAGAGTTCCTGGGTGAGGAGTCCCATACGCCAGTGTGTCGAAGTCACTCATTGCAGGAGCGTACATCCACTCACCTCCTTTGCAATTAATTAAGCGTCAGGTATTGCATCCATCATGCGTTGTTCTTCAGGTGTCAGAGGTCCTTCATCGTCGTGCATCCATTCCACAATCGAACTCACCACCGGTTTCGGTAGCGAAAGACTGGAAGAAATGTGATACGGTTCATCCAAATCCAACGTGCTCATGTGAGGAGCAAGTGCGCGTTGGTCCTGCGCGGTACGGTTATCGAGCGCGAGTGAAACATTGACCTGATCGCCATCGAAGTCCGCATTGAAACTGCGCAACACGAGCACCGAGAGCGAGATGGTCGGGATCTGCACATCATGCTTGACCCGACTAATAAACAACTGCTGTGTCGAGCCACGCTGAAGCGACGGATTGCGACCGAGGATAACCGGGATTCTTCCCCCCGGTGATTCGGTAATCAACTCGTCAAAAAGCTTGGCCAGAAGCGGGTGAAACTTTTGCGCATGTTCGTCGAGAAATCCAACGATCTGGTTCGAGAGCCACCCCAGGCGATCGAGCTTGTTCGCCAGGTGCAGTCTGAACACCGACACTGCGATACCCCACGAGATATAAATATCGTCGTAGCGATGTGCGTCGCTGATGGAGGTGATCACTGCTCGGAAACTGAAGTCCGACCGTGAACCATAGACGTGCTTGCGCAAAATCCCCGGTTTGCCAGCCAGCGACTTCGAAGCCCATTCGAGGTGGAACTCGCCGTACTGACACAACGTCTTGATGGTCCGGTTCTCCTTGGTCCGGATCGAGAAGTTGTTTTCTGGAAGGTCAATACCTGTCATCGTGCGAATCGCATCGACCACGCCGCTAATCGTGGTGTCGATGTAATTGCCGACGTTACTGCGTTCGAGAACGACGAGCGCTTTGTTCGGGAAAGGAACGTGTTGCGGGAACAGACAGTGTCGATATCGCCGTATCATCTCCATCAAATCGGTCGCAACCTTCCTCTTAGGTGGCGTACGATAGACTTTCAACTCCATCAGGCGTTCAATGATTCGATCGCCGTCCAAGAAGTTATCGATGAAATAGTTATACCCACGGTCTGGAATAACTGCTTTGACTGCTTCCATCACTGCTGGCACGCGTGCCACTGGGTGATAGTTCGTGTCCGCAATCCAGCGCAAGACATCGAAGTTTCCTCGCGAGAAGAACTCCGAAATCATAGTCCAAAATAGCGGGTTGATGAGTGACCTGACTCCATTGGGAGCCCTCATCCACACGATCGGTTCCAACTCCTGCATCGTTGAATCGATAACAGGCGTATGACACACGTTACAGATGTCATACTTGTTTTGCTCTCCTGTTGTCTGGCCGCAATAACAACTGGGTAAATTGCTCAGCAAATCATCCCCGGAGAACCGCGTCATGATCTTGCGGTTAAAATCCTCCTTCTCGCTTGCCAAGGCAACCGAAATGTCATTTACCACGTGAACGACGTGTTGACAGCTACGATGTACGACGTCCAAATCTGCTAACGCGAGACTGACTCCCAAGATTACCTCCGTACGATAGCTTTAAGAAAAAAAGAGGAGATTTCAATCTCCTCTTTTCTCACATTACTTCAGCTACCGTACAACTTAGCGCCAGCGCCCGGTACCGCCCGTGTAGGACGTTCCCATGCCACCACCACCAGCTGCTTGGAACAGATTCGTCGCTTCGTAACCACCGAGTGCGACACCAGCGAACTGGTACGTCGGGGCATCGAACCCTTGCATCCCAGCCCACGCGGAGACTTCCTTGATGGTCAGACCCGTTTCGGCCACAGCCTTCGTGGATGCCTTCAAGAAGGCGTCGGTGAAGGTCACACGTGTGGACATACCGGTCACCTTCAGATCCGGCATCAGGTTCTTCATCGTTTCCAGTCGGGCGTCGAGTCGTTGTTCCAGCGGGAACTCGCTACGCAGATAGGTATCTTCCCAGTCCGTGACGACCTTCATGTCACGCTCTCCCATCAGGTTGAGCATCGCCAGTTCGTCCAGGTCACGAGCGTCGCACAGCGCGCCGCCCCGACCAGTGTAGTAGCCGTTGATGATGCGGTTGTTTTCGTTGAAGCAGATCTCCGCACCGCGCTGGAAGTGGTTGGCCAACTTACCGGCAGTCAGATAGTTCATCGAGTCAAACAACAACTCGGTGGCTGCCTGACGTTTGGCCGGATTAACGGTCTGAGCCGCTTCCGCGAACGGAGCGTTCATCCACGTGTCATCACCACACTCGTCGATATCCATCGAGACGACAAGACCAGCGCGGCAAGCCGAGTGCAGCAAAATACCCAGATCCGATTCCCGGAACGTATCTTGCTTAGTCGGAATACGACCCACCGGCGCTCCTGTTTGCGGATTGACCATCACGAGGCCGAGTGCACCCACATCCCGAAGATCGATACCGTCGTTGTTCTGAACGCCGTAATCGGGTTTGAATTGCGGGTAGTATGCACCGGGCTTACGCAGTGTGAAGACCGTCACGAGGCCGAGCAACTGCTGCGAAAGCGTCGCAGCACGACCCGAACGCAGACGCGTGATCACGAAACGCGGAATGAACGGGCGCACCGGTACCGGACGACCCGTGGCCGGATCGTACTCGACTTGCTGCTGCGGAGCCAGATACGGATTGGCCGCCGCTTGCCGAATGTGGATCAGATCCATGTAGCCGGCGATGGAGGTGATCTCCTGGGGCTTTTCCGTGTTCGGCGATTGTAGCTGATTCGGGTTGCGCTGCGTTTGACCGGCCTTGAACGTGATGCGGATGTCGGCACGAATCGGCAGACCGGTCGAATCGGTGATCTGCGGTTGCTTGAACTGCGTCGTGAGCGAGAGCGTGTTGTCGACTTCGATGCGCTTGAGGTTCACGTCCTTGAAGTCGGGCAACGACTTGGCCAGCGCCATCGCAGCAGCCGTCACGACTTCGGCACGCAACGTCTTCACGCGCGTCTGGTCGTCCCAGTTGAAGTTCGTATGCACGACACGCGCTTCACCCGAGTATAGCGGCACGTTCGGGAACATGCGCTGAAGCTCCTTATTCACTTCGGTGCGCATGATATCGTCCCATGCATCGCCCACCACTTGCTTGACTTCGACGGTGCGGTTTTGCGCGTACTGGAACGTTTGCGTACCCGGCTCCGGCGCGCTTGCGGCGAGCAGCAGAACGTGGTAACCCATGCCGTAGTTTTGGTTCTGACGAACCGAGACGCCGATCACGATCACCGAGACGCCGATGTGCAGCGCCGGGTTTTCACGATCAAGACCGATGATCTTGATGTCGAACTGCTGATCCGGCACGGCTTTGACATCGGCCTCCAGGACGCTGCGAGCCTTGGCCAGAACTTCCGACTGCGTGTTGGCGGCTGCCGGAAGTTCGAACAGCGCCGACATTTGACGAATGCTGAACGTCTCGGGCGACACAGCGCCTTCACGCGGCATTCCCTGCGTGGTCTCCGCACCCGTTTGTGCACCAGGCTGACGCTGCGATGCTTCAGCGTAAGCTGCACCCATCGAGGTTTGACCGCCACGGGATTGATTGGTCTTCAGAGTCATGATTTTCCTTTCTTCCTTGATGAAAACATGTTTGCGCAAACACAGTGTTACCACTATGCAAGTTTGTGATATATAGCCAATTTTTCTTTCAATCGACCTATATCGCGATCACAGGTGGGGTCCCTACCACGGCAGGAGAACCGTGGTAGGTAAGAGTTGAGTGTAGCTCTTCTCCTATAGTATCTATACCAAGGTAGTAAAAATTTATTGCTAAACTTTCAACCACCTTTCACCAGTGTCGCCGTTTGCCGTCAGAGCCCACTCTTGGCTCTTTCTGCGTGAGTTTAATCAGTCTGGCTTCAAGCCAACCTGATAAAGCTTCTCTCTTGGTATTGCCATACCCAGAGTACTTCCCATCCGTGCATTGCCACAATACACCCCGACACGGATCAGGAACAAAGTGAGGAAGTCTAATCCTTTTGTTTTTTCTCTCCATCTTCGATTGCTGATCGATATTGGTCAAGTTCTACTGCTTGATACGGTCGTTTGCAAATCTGTGCTAACTCGGATTGGGTGTATTGCGTTTCCGGAACGATGTAGTAAAACTTCTCGCCCAGCTTCGTAGCGGTTCGGTTATCGCTTCTGCTCTTTTCGATGAGGTACATCGTCCTCATGTAACTGGAGTACATCCAGAAAACAATGAAAAGAAGCGAGCCAACGAGAAACCCTATGGTAAACGCCTTGTCATTTAGCAGACTATTTACGCAGGTTAAATCCACTGTTTTTCCTTGTTAACGTTATCTGTCCTAGTCCATACAACAAGTGCATCTATTGTTTTTTAGCGCGCCTTTTACTGGACTTACTTTACACTGCAATTTCCTTACATGGGTCATTCGGTGGGTACAGATCTGGATTAAGCGCTTTAATTGCTTCGGTGTAGTACTTCTTGTTATTATCCTCTTCCCAGTTTTCGATAGTGTTCCTAAGTAAGCGACACGGCTGACACCTCTTACAAGGTACGATCCTTTTGAGCGCAAACTCACCAACCGTGTTAGGTATCTCGCACACCCAGGTCGACATGATCAAACATTTGTCAATATCGCGCACCACAGATGCCTTAGAGACGTGTTGATCCAAGAGCGGGAAAAGAAGCGGGGGAGGAGGACTCATGCGGCCTCTTAACAACATCCAGCCGTTTCTCCAGAAGCCTTCCAGTTGCTCACGATACGCTGGGGCTTGATCACCCAGCAAATATCCAATCGCCACTGCACTGTGTCTTTTTGAGTTGTACTTAAGAAGCGCTGCCGTGAGCCAACTGATCGGTTGAGTGTTGTGATCTTCAACACACGAATGCCACACATCGGTTAGATTGACTTGGTGGTCATCCAACACACGGTATTTGTAATACTTCTCGAATAGCTTCATTAACTTCTGTCGCGCTTCGAGTTCCTTCGTGACTTTGTCAGGATGAGTATTAGCTTGAACATACATCGTTTCCACATTAGTCCAGTCCAAATAGAACTGAAGTAGATAGGTGGAATCCATTCCACCTGAAAATAACACGAGCGGTACTTTCTGTTCTAGTTCTTCCATTTTTTTAATTAACCTTTCTTTATCGGTTCCACCATGAGCCACGTTGGTTTTTGGTATGACGCGGGCCCTTAGATCGATTTTTGACTAGTACGTCTTCTTGTTCCTTCTCTGTGAACACTGTAACACCGCAAGGGTATAGCGGCTGATTCGGGAACTTGAATTTGTCCGTGTACGAATCGATAATCACCACTTGGCTGCCGAACGATTTGTTCAACTCCTTAATCTTGTCAATAAGTTCTTGCGAGTGATGGTCGTCTACGGTCGCGATGATCGACACCGGGCTCTTAATGTGCTGAATTGCGCTGTCGATCGATTCGTCATGATTGTTGCGCTCTGACCAATCATGACGAATCGATCGAGTCGAAACCTTCGATACGCATGAGGTGCGTGAATTCGTCGATGCTGCCAGCGCATCGAACAGCCTCGTACAACTCACTCATCGTCATGATCTTGAAGTTGCCAGTCGGGGACTTGCTCTTCTCGATCTTGTCCAGATTACCGAAGAACGATCTTTTCTCATCCATCACGCAACTCCCATATCAGCCGTAAATGATGCAATCGCTACCGCAGCAGAAAGTCGTCCAGTGATTCGCCGTGTCATTGCTGTGCAAGCTCCATCGCGCGATTGACTACCTTAGCCAAAGCTTTCAGGTCTTCCAGTTCCCAGACGGCGAAAAGCTGATCCTTGTCACGAGCGCATGCGTCTCGATAGGGTGTCTCCAGATTCACAGGTGAGCTGACCTCATTTGTGTATAAGAAGCTGGTTGAGTTGGAAATTTCAACGCAGCAAAAGTCATCCATCACCGTCTCATCTTTGATGTGGATTTCTTCGGCAACACACGGCTGCCACTTCGAGTACAGCGTTCCTTTGGGGAGCTTCAAAAACTCTTCTCGTGTGACAATTTTCATTCTCTCCTCCGATGTGGGAATTCCCGACGGTATTTTATAGCCTCTATTCTTCTTGCTTGGATACGACATCCATGTACAGCTTATTCAATTCCATGCCAGAGACGTTGAGCGCTGTCGCGAGGGTGCCGGGATGGAATACTATCCGCGATGGGCTGAAACGCAATCTGGAGACAGTCATCCGCTACTATCAGACCCATCCGATGGCGGTGGAGTCTGATCACTTTTTGGTCCGTCTTATCCAGTCCATCGATGTGCCGTTATCGCTGAACATTGTACGTTACCAAGATAACGTACAAGCTATGTCATTGAATCTATCGATGGCATTAAAAATGACATCATCCATCTACCGGGGTCAGATTTTCCCCGGTGTGTTTTACGGACCTCAATGTCCAGAAATTATCATTGCTGAGAACGAGGACTTTGATGGGGTAGAAGTCGAGAAAAACTGGAAGGATCAGATTCCGGTGCGTGTGCTGCGTCACCCCATTACTGACCTCGGTTTAAAATTACCGAACGGCAATGATAACTCGACCGATTACGGTATTGCCGTGCTGGTGGTGAACATTCCCTTGTTGGCAGTGATGTACCGCTCCTTTCGCTTGGAGCAAGCGGAGCAGCAAACCCTTTACCAAGAAAACCAGATGAGCACGATGCAGTTTGTTCACATGTACGTGCTACCGAAAATGATGTACTCACATCTGGACCATGCGCTCTTTAACCGCATGCACGCCCTGCTCAAGGGTGAACCAATAGGGGAAGCAAAACGTCCTCACTCGTTTCCTTTGGTCCACTGGGATCAACGTGTGACCGAGTGGCAAACGAGGATGCTGGAGTTGCTGGAAAAGATTAGTCGTAACTTTCGTGGGATCATGCATGAAGTACCGCTTGTAACCGATGAGAATCTGGATCTACTCATGCGGTTGCCGCAAATGGTTCCCACGCAGCAGTTGGTCTGGGCGCTTTCCATTTCTCGCTTACCTGCGCTGGACTTTTTGGTACGCGTGAGTAAAGCTGGCGCTTCCACAACCAACCGCAATGAAGTGAATTACGTATTGCGACAGATGAAAATGTATAAGCGCAATAGCATGATGAAAGTGCTCACGCCCGGTGTACTCATGGACGTGATGTCTGAAATCGATGAAATTGAACGTCAGTTGGTGGATGTGAACGGGATGTAAGGGCATATTTTGGGGTGGGTCCAGCCCACCCCTTTATGCCGCTAGATGCGAAGTACCGGGAGAGATCGAACACTCACTGGGCTAACCCAACCGATCGGCATCGGAGAAATACCAGAACCGTTCTGACGCAACTGAACATGTCCATAATGAAAACCAACCATCAAAGCTTGGGCGAGTGTTTTGACCGTAGCGATGATTTTCATGGTGCTTCCCCTTGTAATTGAATCTTACATCCAGTCGTTACCTTGCGCGTCGCTATTGAGGTACTTCAAATAGCGCTTGACCGCGTAGGCGCTCACCACTGCGGCGCAGATGACGCCGATGACGATCTTAAGCGCCAGTGGATGGGCCAGAATTGTTGCCATCGCTTCCCGCCTCTTTCTTGATGTTGTTCTCGACGTTAGTGACGTCCTGGGTAACCGTGGTCGAGGTTTTCTTGAACCACGGTCCGTACTTGACGGCAACCACACAGGCGATGATGAAGCCAGCACAGATAAGGAGGATTTCCTTGATCATGATTGCTTTTCCCGTAACGCGTTGTAGTTTTCCTGCAACGCGCTGTAGGCTACAGCGATTTCGAAGTTGTAGCCTACAAGCCATTGGACAACAAGAGCGACCGTTGAGGACGACAGTTGTTGCGCGTAAGGATTGGAGTTGACAGGAAAACCGTCACGAAATGCCTGTCTACCATCCTCATATGCTTTACGCATCGCAGGACCGAATGGGTCCATTGCAGGCTCTTCACAGAGCACCACTACGGGCTTGGTGCGCTCCAATTCCGCCTGCCAATCGGCACCAGTCAAATTAAGCTCTTGTTGCCATTTTTGCGGGTCTTCGAAACGGTGAGGTACGCGCATCGCCTGGAGCAGAATTTGAATCTCGCCGAGTAAGGCTGACTTGCCGCTTCCGGCGGAGCCTCGCACGATAATTGCGACTTCTTCCGACATACACCCTCCCTACCTTTAATCGGTACCTTCATTGCCTCGGTTTGTTGGTTTTGTTAAGCCACTCGTAATAACCGGGTGGGGGATCGGGAAAACGTTTGGAGGGTTTTCTCACGAGGACACCGATGGCCATTGCAATGAAGAAAACCATCACTCCCAGATAAATACCAATGATTCCTAGTTTCATCAGTAGTAGTCCAAAAAAAGTTTAGTTCTCTTATCGTTAAGCATGTACACGCCATACGCTTCGCTCAGCTTATAGAAGACCGCTGTTGACTCCACGATCATGTTGCGTATATCAACCACCTTGAGCAATTCGGGCGGAATACCGCGCATCGCCACGATCTGCTCAGGTAACATCACCATGCCAAGGTACGACTTTTTGTACTTCTTCATCCACTCGGTCAATCGATCAGCCAACTCCCGGTTCTCTATCGACGCCAACCACTCCTTGGTTTTACCCATCGTATCGAGATTTGATGACAGTTTCAAACACGTATAGGGTGGCTCTGGCACATCACCGTAAAATGGTGCAAAGACCTCTTTCCAGAGCAAGTAAAAACGATAGGGAGTTCTTGCCATCCAATCATGTTCAGGTTCGATCCAACCTTTTTCTTTATCTTCTTTGCGCTTATAGGAAGACAGTTGATTGACTCGTCCAAAACGAAAGAAGTCGTGTGAACCCTTTTCGATCGATTCTTTGATACTGCGCTCGATATCAGCGAACTGTTTTAAGTACGCTTTCAGATCGATCATCTCGCCACGCATGATCGTCTCCATCGATTCGATCATGGTCTTTTTAGCCACCCCCATGATGTACTTATTGACATTCGAGTTCTTCAGGTGTACTCCTTTGATCTCTTCCTTCAACTTATTGTACACCTTTCCTTCTTGCGAGGAAATCAAAGCAAAGTAATGCTTTGCTTCGTTGGTCGGTACAAAGATGTCAAACTTGTACTCGTTCTTCATCGCGATCTGGTGGATCATCGATGTATCGACGCCCATGTTGGCTGACATCCTGGCAAGCACATGAGTGATCGAAGCTGACGCCATGTAAATCATAGCGGAAGAAAGATTATTTTCCTCGTCGCTAAATCCGATTCGACCAAACGCCCAATCGACCCATTCCTGAGCGGTAAAGATGGTGGAGTCCGTATCCGACATCAAGGCCGTATGCCGGATAGATTCCGGAAAATAAGCCATCGAGGCAGGCATGTTCTCGGTGACGAAAAACGTCTTGATAAAATCCTCGTACTCTTCTAGCGTAGTGTAGATGTTTTCGATCGTCGAGGCAGTCACAGCGTACGGATGGGGATGGTCCTTCAGTTTATCCGGGTCGATCCCCTTGGTGACGTGTGAGCAAATCACAATTGCCAAATTACGCTGATCATCGAAGCAACGCTTAAAGACTTCTTGAGGATTGGGGTGTTCGACATCGACCCGTTTGGATAATCCCATCACCAAGGTGCGCACAAAGTCCGAATTGTACTGACGGATGTGATACAGATCACCCGTATAGACAAAGGCGGCACGCTGAAGAGGGGTGAGGCGAGCAGCTATCTCCATCAGGCGAGTATGGGTAGCAGTACTCTTCCAGTGCGGACCCCAGTAGTGCTTGGCAGAGTAATCGATCACGTCGATTACATCTTGCGCTGTGGGTAAATACATCTGATACTTCTCGATAACCGCCTGCAACTGTTTGTAGTCAGTATGTCGCACGATGGAGACGATGTTATTCGTCGCGATCATTGGCGACCAGTAATGGCGATTACCAGCAAGAAACTTTTCGTTGTTCGCATTACCATAGCCGGACGTTGCCCGACAAATGGAGGTCAGTGTCGAGTGGGCGGTCTTATTGATAAGCGTGGTGGAAGTGGAGTTGTGTCCGCCCGAGAGAGAGTTGTTCTTTTGTTTGGCGTAGACTTGCTCCACCTTCTTAAACGCATAGAGTCGATCTTGAGCCGTAGCTGTAACGGTATCGTTGACCTTCAATGCATCATCTCGCGCCATCTCTGCTGTGAACATTTCGTGCTTAGCTTTATTGCGGCGTTTTTTACCCAGCGCAATATAGATGGCAAAGAGCGACTTCTTTTTCTTCGGGTGCAAGTACGTCGTGAATGTGGGGGCGATAATATCTTGTTCTTTTACCGAGGTGGTCAAGAACCACGAGAGTGGGCCCTCTTTCAACTCTCGATCACCATTATCCCCGCGCTCAGCGTAGGTGATCTTACGATCTTGAAACTCAAATCGCCCGCCCTTACCCAATTGCTTTTTCACATAGTTGATGCACTCGGCATAATTCTTCCCAGTCATGATGACAAGATACGTAGCTGCTTGATCAACATAGTGGCGCAAAATATCGATATCTCGCTTATAAGCCTCGGGTTTCAGGACAAAAGGGTTATTCAGTTCCATCTTTTACTCCGTGGGGGATCTTCACTCGTACTATTGATACGCTCGCTAGAAAAGTAACGACAAAAAAAAAATAAGGGCATAAAAGAAAAAGGCGGGGAGAGCCAAAGCCCTCCCCTAATTTGCGAGGTTCCAAATGCTCAAAACAGCGCCACATGTCAAAAGGCTGGACACATGGGTACACCAAAAGGTGCTGGTGCACACCCGTTCTGACGCCGGATCAAGATGAGTGAAGTCTTAACACGGGATGCATCGGGTCCGCCACCAAGGAAAGCAGCCAACTCGATTAAGGTGGCACCAGCGGGTACAGCGGTCGTGACGCTCTAAGGTGTTCCCGGCACCAAAGTTCCAGTTACTCCCCCTGTGCCGCACTGCCCACGGGGTTGAACCAGCAAACCGGACGAGTCACGTTTCGCCCTTTACCTTCTCAGAGAATATGCGATCCACTAAAAAAATCTAGTTGATCAAGCACTCACATCCTATCCAGTGAACACTGAGACTTGGACGTTATTCAGGCCGAGTTGAGCTAAGGCCAGTTGCACGCGCGGAATCCAGGTGGCCGGATCAACGTTGTAAATCTTCACGTCAAGCGTCTGGGCACTCACGAGTTCCACCGTCGAATCGTTGATCCAGGGGATCGCGATAATGGTGCTCGTGCCGGACTGGAGTTTGATGCGCAGATACTGGAACTGTGTCGGGTCGTTGGGGGTGCCTGCTGGTAGCGTCGGGTAGATGTTTTTGTGCATCGCCCAGATGTCAACGCCGAGTTGCTGCACCGTGGTGGCGTCTAGTAACGCCAATACTTGGATGTTTTGGAAGTTGTTACCAAGCTGCGCGACCGGATAGACACTAAAGGAGTAGGTACTCCCGATCTGGTATTGAGTAGACATGTTCGCTCTTTGGGAAAAATGAGGACACGATCAGTACGGGATGTGGAAATACACTGCGTCGTTTCCCACCATCTTATCAAAACAGTACGGAAATTTACTCATGAACCGGTAAGAATCAAAAACCCGCAGGTTTTCAAGTCGATCATACAACCCGGTAGCAAGAGTGAAGACCGCACACTTAAGCAGATGTTGCCGCTCGATCGTTTCACTAAATGGCTTACACACTATACGATCGAACTTGGGTAACTGCCGGAAAAATTCAAACGTACTTTTCTTATCGCAACTGTCGATCTGCTCAGAAATCTGAGTCATGATCTCGCGCAGATCGAAGTCGCTGATGGTGAGGGGAAAAAGCGTTCGGTTAAACTCAGCAATCAAGTCTTCCGTAGGTACGATGACGGTGAGCGGAATGACCTGAGCTTCGATCAGGTCATTCATTTTCTTCCTCGTCTTCCTTAAAGTGCAGACGCAAATCTCGGTAGCTCAATGCCCGCAGCACGAGATCTCCGTCCAGGTCTTGACAATAGCAGTAAGGTAAAAACCCCTTGTAATACGCCCCGAAGCCGCGCAACTGCTGAAAAACGGTTTGACCAAGCCGATGAATCAAGTTAGCCATGCTCTCAGCATAAAGACCATGACCGTCTTCAACCATCATCGTTAGTACATCGCGCCGGTGGACCTCCAGTTCCAATTCGGCTGTTTTCTCGTAAACGATGCACTCCAAAATGTTGCAAAACACTTCTCCGTCTTCAACCGGGAAGTACTGAGTCAGAAAGCCCAACTCACGAGCCTCGTTCTCAGAATTCAGGATCAGGAACTCGGGTATCGTAGATGCTTTCATTTCTAGAAAAGAATAGACATCCATCGGAAATCATTGTTCTGTAGGTATAGGGAAAAACCCCGCGATGGTACGCCATGAGGGTCAAAAGGCGCTCTTTGATTTCCAGCCCGGCTCGCTTTAACACGCGATACAAGCGCTCCATCTTGTTGACATCAAAGAGGTCCGGGAAAATCTCATCTCCATTGGCAATGTCGAGCACCTGTTCGATGAGGTCTTGGTTTTCAAGCCAACCGCTATACGCTAGTCGTCGTTGCTCCAAGCGCTGAAGGCCAGAGAACATCCTGGAGAAAAGTAAGTCCCAATCGACCTCATGCGGATAGATCATCGATACGTCGCGCCGCATCCTCCAGAAGATATCTTCAAAGTCCAGAATCAAGTGCTCCGGAAATTGGGTGTAATCGGCAACCAACTGATTAGGCGCAACCATCGTACTCCTCCGGCACGCGAGCGATCTCCACTACCAAATCGTTACCAATCCACTCGTTGACGTGTTTTGGGTTGACGTGTAAAATCTTAAAGCTCCTTTCCTTGATCAGCGATAAAATCAACTGCTCAGCTTCCTCCTCAATCTGCTCAGCGACAAGGTGAATCACGTCTCGATCCACTTTGTAATGCGCTTGCTGATAATCTTGCACCGACTGCGGGCTATGATCGAGTGCCATATCGATGGCTTCTTCCCAAGCGCGTGCGGTCCGTCCCGCTAAAGACTGATCCCAGTACGCTTCGAGGTGGCGTTCCCCCATGAAGCGAAACTTATTGCGCTTGCCGGTTTCAAAGACAGCATCCTTGATGAGATCTTTGATACCGTTTTCGTAGAAGCTGAACAACGAATCATAGGCCATATAGCGCTGGACTAATTCATCCGTATTCAGAATAACGTACACTTAGGCTCCTCGATAAATATCATCGATGTGGTTTTCTTCTAACTTATCCAAGTCGATGGGCAAATTCACCCGCAGATCAAACTCGTTGAGCATGGTAAAGTCAACTCCGCCCTCATCGTAAAAGACAAGATTGGGGATAGTGGCGGCAATGATGTCCACACACAACTCGAAACTGCGTCTTGCACACTCAACAACAACCTGGGGTTTCATCCCATCCCAAATCAACAGCTTTTCTGCTTGCTCCAGATCCTTATCGGTTTTCCCCACATGACTGACGGGGGTGTTAAAAATCGCTTGCGCGAGCAACCCCATGTAAGTCATGCACGGATAGTTAGCAACTTTGTTGGCTAACTCTGGGGAGCGGCAAATTTCTTCGTCACTCTGACTGTAGAACTTGCGCATGTAGTCTTTGACCAGTAGCGCCGGCTCTTGTAGCGAGATGACAAATACTTGATTTACGACTCGCATGAGGTATCGTCCTGCTCTTGCTTGAGTCGCTCATGATAGACGTAGATGCGGTAGTCTAGATAGGCGTCGAGCACCAAATCAAACGCTTGGCGCCTGACCAGGAAAATCATCCACTTGTTCGGCCCCATGAATTCGCGCACTTCGGCTAACAAGGGATCGATCAAGTAGAAGATTTCTGAGACAAAGTATTCCGCATCATTGGGGTCCTTTTTCTTTAAGACCTCAAAGTCATCGAGCATCTCGGGTGAGAGAAAACTTTCGAAGATCTCATTAAGACCTCGCCCTTTCTTTTCAAATGCGGGAATGCGTGAGTGGCAGTAGTCCGAGACGTACTCCACGATGAAATCCATCATGCGCACAGGATCACTTGGCTGCACCCGCAATTTGACCACATCTTTACCCCGCACCACCAGCCGCTCGTGTTGATCGTACACATCCGCCTCACGCAGCGCATTGGCGTCGCGGATCGACACACTCACGAGTTCACCCGGTCTTAGTGGATCTTTCTCCACCATCGAGTGATAGGTGTTCTTTTCGAAATCCAGGATCGGGCGACTTACGCCATCAAAATACAGCTGCTCTCCTAAATAGGGTTTGAAGTAATGACCGTAGTTGCGCTCCAGTCGTGACGCAACTTCAAGAATATCCAGATAAAGTCTTCGACCGCTATGCTCTTCAGCGGTGAGTGCTTCCAAAAGCGCAAGGTCCATTTTTTCTTCAGAAAGTCAGTGCTGATTGAGTCCCGTGTTGAAAGTACTGGATGTAAAGGTCGGTGCCTTCCATCAGATCAACTTGGACAAATGGATTATCGTAAATTCGAGGGGCCTTGATGTAGGCTGGAATTAACTTCTCCAGCGGGACTGGTATGGCTCTGGTAAGCTTGTTCCGTATCTTACGGTAAGGATCGAGTCGGTGTCTGTGTCCGATACACGATAGCCCGTAGACAACTTCGATCTCCTCGCGGATTAACCACTCGTAGACGTGTTTTATACTGAGGTAATGTCTCGGATCATACTTCATGAGAATTACCCACAGTGGTTGTTCTAGATACGCAATCAACTCACCAGCATCTTGGATGAGTGTCGCATTGTATTTCGGCATCGGTTTTCCCGGCTTTGTACCACAAGATACGTGGTGCGTATAAAAAAGGATAAAGGAGCCGCTCTACGCCCGTTCTGGTGCGTTTTAGAGCTATGTTTAAAGCTGAATTGTCTTTCACTTTGTTCCAAGGACTATCCCGTATAACGGCATAAGTCAGTTTTGCTATCGCCTCCTGGATAGAAGACAGATAGCAAAACTGACTCAATCGCGCTAAAGCGCGCCAAGGGGTGTGTTCTGTTTCTCGGGCAATGCCTGATCTGCATCACTTAGCGTACAGATGTTGCGCGGCAACGTGAAAGCGTTGCGGCAGTGGGTGCAACTGTAGACGGCTACTTCATCGATCGAGTACTGGTAAAAACCTCGACTTTCACAGTACGAACACGACGCATCGCTAAATACGTTTTTCGTAGCTGCAATTTCTTTTCTGAAGAGCCAGTTAAAGAACCGGCCAAACATGTTGGTCTCCTATTTGGATAGTGTGGTTGAGTTCTTGACTTCTTTAAGTTCTTTCATGAAAGCTCGAAAATCCATCCAAAACTCCCACCATTCTCTTAGTCTCCTAAACATCAGGTTCCTCCAAAAGGGTGGTGGTGAGGGGCCCGCCGACTACGCACCGATGCGCCCCTTAGGGCGGGAGTTCGGGTTAGCTCTCAAGGCGGCCCCTCAGGGCGTATCGTGCGACATGGTGTAGACGTATTTACCACTCATACGATCAAGTCAGGGTGATCAAACCCCGATGATCTCTTGGTATCGAGTGCGTCTTCAACTCTCTCATGTGCTATGCCCAACTTGACAGATTTTGACAAGTTTTAACGAAAGATCGACTGGATCAGGGTAGTTAGTCCAGGGGGCGAATTCCGTCAGGATTTAGCAATCCCCAAGACTTGCGCAAAAGGCGTGTCCATACGCATCCTCTTAATGCGCGGTAGGCGCCTTCGGCGTTGTCTAGCGGTCACTTTAAATAGCGTAGCCAAGACCGCTCTTGGCCACACCTGACGGACTCGTTTAACCCATGCTAACTGATGAACCAGCCAACTGAACTTGGTCTGTTTAAAGAACCAAGCCAGAATGCGTAGGCTTGTCAGCATCGGTGAGGAATCCCTCCTTGGTTGTCCTCGATTGTTGTTGGACCTCGTGTTGCTTGAGGGTGGTTTTGAGCATCATGTTCACTTCGTCGAGGATGCCGTCGGTCACGAAGAAATGCGTCGGCATGGCCGCCAGCAGTCGATCGGGGGCGTCGTCGGCGAGAAAGCCGCGATACTGCACTTCAGGGGCCGGGTCGAGCGCCGTGTCTTGCCCACGTTTTGCGAGGGTTGCCACGGAGATGACTTGACCGACGTCTTCGCTGAGCGTGTCGTCCGGTTGCAGCAAGGTGAGGTGTGCCACCTGCGCCTCGAACGTGGTCGGGATGTGGAAGTTCAGGAAGTTGTACAGATCCTTCGAATCCAGTTCCCGATTGTTCGCCGACCACAGAATCGCGAGCGACACGGCAGTGCCAACCATCTGTTCGTCGACCGCTTCGCGTTTGTTTTCACGACTGTTTTGCTGGTACGAGAGCACCACCGGTAGACCCCGCATCTTGGCGATCGAGTCGTACGATTTCAGGGTATTCATCGTGTTCAGCGCATCGAGTCGCGTGTCGGCTGAACCGACCATGAGCACGATCACGGCTTTCTTCGCTTCGAGCAGTGCCGAGACGATCGAGGGGCCGATGACTGAACCCGAACCGCCACAGGCCGAGTGCAGCACGATCGCGAGGTCTTGCGGTTCGAACGTGTCCAGAATGTCGGCCACTTTCACCGAGATGTCCTTGACGTTTTCCTTGCGAATCTGACCCGAGCCGTCCAAACCTTCGAACAGGTAGATGCGATCGGCCGGCGCGTTCACGTGTTTGAGGTTCGAGCGCGAGGTGTCGATGTAGGCGATGTCTAGTTGAGCAATCGTCGGCGAAGGATCGGGTCGCCATTTTTCCAACATCGAACCGATGTTCACGCCGCAGCCGCCGCAGGCGTAGATGCGCACTTTGCCACGGGTATTCAGTTCCTGAGTCATTTCTTTAAACTCCTTGTTAGCAGATCTTCACATAGGAAGGAGATCGCCCACTAAAAACCTAGTGCGGGATTTTCACTTCATGAATTTCATCGACTTTTACTTCACCGCCTTCTGGATACAACATCACATGCGGAACGGTCGCAGCATACTGTTTTTTGATCTCATCCCAATTAGGTTGTTTGGGTAGCTCCTCAAATGCGCGCCGAGTCGAACCAATTAGTTTAATAGCTGCGTTATGGAATTGGCTGGCTCCTTTACCGATTTCCCCGGCAGCTTTCTGCGCTTCGGCGAGTTTGCGGAAAAACACCAACTTGTCGTTGTCGTCGAGTTCATCCCAATCCGTATCGTAGAACATCTTATTCGCCAGCGGGGACTCAACAATTCGGTACTTAAAATCCGACATGCGATCAAGACTGACCACGTGTTCGAAAATATCGTGTCCGGGATACCAGAACGGATGATCTTTTCCGAAGACACGACCCACTACATCCAGGGGAACCGATTCAAGGAAAAACGAGATATGCTGGAGATACGTACCAGGATCTTTGTGGATCTTCATGTCCTCAAACGCATCGGCTTGCTTAGTCTTGGAAATCTTGCTGCGAACTTCAACGGTTTTTAACACCTCGTGTTTTTGAGCTGCGTAATGGTACAACTTCATGTCTGGAGACAAATTCTCCAAGGCCATACGGAAGACACGGTTCATGATTGTTACTTCGTCCTCTTGTTTAACTTTTTCATTCGACGCGTCCCCATTTGGTTCGCTTAAGAGCGTCGTCAAATGCATCCAGTTGATTCGAAAGATTTTCCAGTAGGATCAAAGACTCCCCGATGTATTTTTCTTTAGAACTTTCTGATTGAAGACGCTTACCTTTATCGGCGCACTCTTTTAATTTTTCAAGTGACTGCTGAACCAACGACGCAAGTGGTGCGACATACTGAATGGACTCTTCGTCGGGAAATGACAACAACAACTTCAATCGACGCTCGCAAATGCCGATATTGGCCGATATCAATGCCTTGGTTCGATCGAAATGACTGGCTTGTATCACGCTTGACCTCTATCAAAGGATTGTATGGATGCCTGACCTCAGGTAGATGATATATGTTCAAATTTCTTTAGAGGGATAACATGGATTGCGTACGCTACGCGCTTGCCAATGTGAAGCGCATCATTCCCATGGACATCCTGCGCACCGTCTTTACTCCCGTGGAGCAGGGTTATCGCGACGCGTTCATGGATCTCGATGAGCAGTTGATGTCTCTTGTGGTGCGCCCGCACGTGTTGGTCGACTGCAATTTGGTAGGTGGCACGGAAGTGTTCATTCCGCTCGATGGGATTCCGGCATACCGTCAGAATGATTACACTTCGATCTATCGGATTCCGAAAGACAAGACTCAGGGTCGCTCGATCATGAGTGTGATGAACATCACGTTCTCGGATCCGACCAAAGTCTCCTCCTATGGCGTAGCCGCAGGGGATCAGAACACCTTCATGCTGCAAGGTACGCAAGCAGTGATGGATGCGATGGGTTCGATGCCGGTTACATCCACCGCTTATGTGCAACTGATCGGCGAGAACGTGGTGATGGTGCGTGACACGGTGGTGTTGCCCGCTAACATCTATCTGCGCTGTATTTTGGCCAATGACGAGAATATGTCGCACATCCAGCTGCGCTCATACCGCTCGTTTGCCAAATTGGTGGAGTTGGCGGTGAAGTCTTTTATCTTCAGCCAATACACCATTCAGATGGATAAGGGGCAACTCTACGGTGGTCAAAACCTAGGGCGTTTTCGTGAGATCGTCGATGGTTGGGCCGATGCTGAAGAATTGTATCAAACCCACCTGACCGAGAAGTGGGCCAAGACCGCCCTCATGAACGATCGGGAAAGCTGGACTCGACTTATCCGGATGAACATGGGTGGAAACAGATAAAAAAACAGGAAAAGAAATTCCCGTGTCAATGGTCATGGTAATTGCGACCAACGGCAAGGGGTAATAATGCTGAGTGAATTGATTCGGTTCGTTTTCGACACTGGGTGTTTGCTCAGCATCTTTTTTAGGAGGTTGCTATGACAGCATTATTGGTTCATCTGCTGATTGTGTTGATCATTCTAGGTTTAGTGTATTGGTTGATCAGCACCTTACCCATTCCTGCACCCTTCGCGTTGGCAGTACGAATCATCTTCGTCATCATCTGCTTGCTGATCCTGCTTTCGGTGTTTGGTCCCGCGTTGGGATTTACCCACGGAATCTGGTAGCTCGCACCACTGAAATAAAGAGCGATCATGAGAACCATGGAACTTCGACCGGTCTTTGTGGAGACCATCACCGGTGAGTTGGAGCAAGGAGTGCTGTATGTCTCGGAGAAGTTTCAAACCGCGATCCATCTGTGCGCTTGCGGAACATGTGGGATCAAAACGGTAACACCTTTTCGAGACAACGAGCGTGGTTGGAAGTACACGCGTGATGCGCAAGATCGCGTGACGCTTTGGCCTTCGATCGGTAATCAGAACTTTCCTTGTCACTCTCACTACTGGATCAAGGAAAACAAAATCGAGTGGTGTTAGGAGGACCTATGTTTCCAAGCGGATGGTGGATACCACCTTTCATTACCATTGTCGTGATTGGTGGCGCAGTCTTCGAAGTAATACATCGACTCGTAACGGGTCACTTTTAAAACAAAAAAAAAGAAGGAGGAGGCGAAAGCCTCCTCTATGCCGTCACTCGAACTTGTTCTCGAATGCGTTGCTTTCAAGGACGAGGTCAGCTGTCTTCGTGCCGTCTTCCATCGTACGATAATTGAGCGCCATTGCGACAACGACTGGCGAGGACAAGCAGAAACCTGTTTCGATCCAGACTTCCGTCGGTTCACCCTCATGATTGACTTCCGGCCAGTCCTTGATGAGTTCCTTCAACTCCTTGACCGACATCCCTCTTGCAAAAGGATACGGCCCGCCTTCGACCGGATTAGCCGGGATGATGTTTTGCGACATTATTCTTCTCCGAATAAAACTGCAACTCGCAGGCCGATAGTGTCGTAGCCTTGGAAAGTGTTGTGGAAACACTTCACGTCGATAAACGACCGATGATCGTATTCGATCGTCCAGCGCGTGAGCTTCTCGCCCTTCTCTACGGGATCCGGATTCGGATCGTACATGTTCCAGAGTTCGTTGATGAATTTCGGCAGTGCAGCCGCAGCCTCGTCCGTCTTGAAAGCCGAATCGAGTTCTTTCTGGAAAGCGTCGAGCATCATGTCGAGCAATTTGAAGTCGGTAGCTTGAATGCGCAAAGCGCGACCATCGAATTGGAATTGCAATCCGGTGCCGGGTCCGTTGAACTGATCGGGAGCTTTGGCCTTCACGTTGAATTCCTCCCACATGCACTCCATGAAGAATTCAGAAAACGTCTGGCCGCTATCTGGGTTACTTTTTGACATTGCTTGACTCCCTAGAAATACTTCGCGATTACTTCACTTCGACGTCGTTGCGATAGAAGATGTTAAAGTTCCCTAGCGACGTTGCGACAATCGAGACTACACGCTCAGCCAAACCATGCTTGTTGATCCACTCGGTCACATCCCAAGGCGTACCAGGATGAATCATGACAAACATCTTTTCTTTTGCCTGGTTTGAATAGAGTAATGGCTCCGGAGGATGAAGTGTCTCACATTGCTGGCCGAAGTTTGTCTGTTCCCGATTAAATGTCGATTCGCAGACAAGTGGTTGAACGAGCCAGCTTTTGTATTCGATATCCTCCGGATACAACTTCGGATCAACCTCGAAGTGTTTGAAAACTTCCACGTCGAGATTGGGCCACTCTTCGACATTGCGGGTCGTAAAACGGGACACTCCCCCACTTAACCTACCCTCGGGCGTATGGTCAAGCACCTCGATTTCAAACCACCACGGTGGTGTTGAATCGATCCTTTTGATCTGGTACATCTGGATGCTGCCGCGTGGTAAATCCTTGTTGCCGATTAAGAGTACCGGATTGGTTTTTTCCTTATCGGCAAATTCCACCGTCCAGCGTCGTAGCGCCAGCTCTTTTAGTTTCATTTTAACCTCGCAAACAAAAAAGAAAAGAGAGGCTAAACCCTCTCTTTTCTGAACCATCAATCGAAGACTTAATCGTCTTCGTCTTCTTCCTCGCTGCTACCATCGCCCACACCGATGGCGTCTTCGTCCTCGTTAAAGCGCTCGACAACCAGCGTCACGCTTTGCATCTGGACGACACGTACGTGGTCTTCGAGGTTGATGACACGATCTTCGAAGGTGAAACCGTAGCGGGTGAAGTCATCCACGAGATAGTGCGGCAGACCACCGTAGTCGAATTCGCCGAACTGCTTCACCCCGTTGTAGATCGCCACGAGGATTTCGATCGCGTCGCCAAACGCCTGCGACATGAAGTCGAAGTCTTCGAACGTGTCGGCCACGAAAAGCTGCATCAACGCTTCGATGTCGATGGTGCCGTCGCGGTTGAACGCGGCGAACTGATCGTTTGCTGCGACGTCCACACCTCGCAAGAGGATGATGAGTGCTTGATCCATTTGCTGCTCCTTTCTTACTGGGTTAAATTACACTTCGTCAACTTCGTGTTCTTGAAAGCTGACGTCTTGCACTCGCTCGAACAATCCGTAGTAGTTGTTCAACTCCTTATCGGAATTCATGGCGGTGAGTTGGGTGAAAGAGGTGTTGATGATGGTGTCGGCTTGAGTCGCCGTAAGCTTGTAATAACCATCGGGTTGGATGCCGAACTTCTCGTATTTGACACCCTTTCCTTTGTACATCAGCGCAACACTGTCCGCATACCAGGCAGTCAACATTAACTCAGCGCGTGCATATTCCGGCGTCGCCGACTCACGAAGAATCTCGAAGATACGCGAGGCGTTGACGGACAAAATCAACATCGCTTCACAGCGGCGCAGTTTCCGACGCAAGGTCTGGTGACAACCACCATCGGCCACACTTTCAGCAAAGCGCTGAAGACGAACCCCGACGTTACCCGTATAGCCGTCGAAACCGAAGATGCTGTTCAGTTGCTCGAACGAAAGAGCACCTTCTGAGCCGATCATCTCCGAGGTTCCCACTACAGCAGGAATGTTCATCGTGATGGGTCCTTTCACCGTGGCGTCTTCACCCGGCGTATAGCGCTCGAACACCACCACGTTGCCGAATGTGGTTTTCACCATCAGAATCCGGCGGTTATTTGGTTCGGTGACGCGGCAGCGGATGACGGCACCGATTTCGCCGGGCAGCTTCGCGTTGACGGCGCCGTTAAGGTAGCCAGTACCGTTGGCCCAGTTGGCGTCGTATTCAACGGTTGACTCCACCAACACATCGCTGTTGTAAATCAAATTCCAGTACTTGCTTTGGTCATTCTGCTTCTGGGCTTCGTACACTTCGCGACGAAGGGCGATCATTGCGTCGAGGTTCGAGATCAGGCTCATGGTAATGCTCCTTTATTTCTTAGAAAAACAACAAGAATTGAAGTGGGGGTAATTACCCCCTTGCTTGGGTCAAACGTGAAACTTAATGACAGGACAGATAAATCGATCCGGTCGAAGTCGGAATAGCTACGCGGTGAATCCCGAGAATGCGTAGCGCCATGCGAAACACCCCCAGACTCATCTCGCTTTTGAGCAACTGAAAGATGATCTGATCCTGCGTGAGCGGTTTAGTTTCGCTGATGACTTCCTCTTGGCAATACTTATTCAAAAGGAACTCAAAGCGCTCCAAACCGATTCGGTGTTCCTGCAAAATCTCCCGAAACTTACGAGCGAGCTGACACTCGATGGTGTTAGCCGTTTTAAGCTTAGCAATACCCTTCTCGGGGTCACTGAAGATAGAAACCAAACGAGTGCGGTATCTTGACATCTTGTTTTCTCTCAGAAAAGGTTTTTAAGCGGCTTGCCGGGCCGCACGCTCAGCAAGAATCTCATCGCGTCGTTTTAGGGCGCTTACCTCATCAATCGGAGGGGTGCCCTCTTTGTACTGGTTTGCTTCCATGTACTCTTTGAGCACCTGGGCGCCGGCGTCAATTTCCACGACGCTGACACCGCTGTCTTCCGACCACACCCGCAAAGGACCACCCGAGAACGGGTCACAGATGATCCCCAAGGTCACGCACTTACGCGCGTTTTTGCGTTTGAGCGATTCAGCCGTAATACCAGTTGTACTGAAGTTCGGATGCTTGATCGCCTCCATCGTTGCCGCGTACCCGGAACCACTCATCGTCCATTGAAGAGCATCATCCCGTTCAAAGAGGTTGATGGTATAATCGTAATCGACCAACGAGTCAGCCGGGTGCGGGTTCATCTTGATCGCCGCCCATTTACTCTTGGCCACCACGATCAGTTCCGACTCGCACGAAAGGTCGCTATACTGACCGAAAAAGGCGTCACTGTAAAACTCACGAACGACCACCTTCCCGTTGATCTCGTCGTGCTCATCGATGTGCGTCAGGCTCGCCATCAAACGACCATCCCCAGCCACAGCCACAGCCAACACCGGTTCTCCGTCGAGCGTGAAGTGCTTGGGCTCGATGATCTTCACGGCGTCATTATTGCGCACCTTCACTTGTTCCAGCGAGTGAATCGGAAGAATGCGTTTGTTCTCGTCGACATCCGCCACACACATACGCGAGTCGGCCACCAGTTCTTTCCCGTCAAAACAAATCGTCGTCATTTTCTTTACTCCTGCTTATTAGTTCTTGAAATAGATTGTTTGTTACATCTTAAAACTATTTACCAGAAATACGTCACCAACCGCGCGATGCGACGCAGACACTTGGACCACAACGGCTCGGGCCGATATTGACTGATGATTGCAGAAAAGTCAATCAACGGCGCATCGCGCTTAATCGGTCGAATTATCGCGAGGCTTCTGCGCATCGGAATAACCACCTTACCGACCGGGCAATCGTTTTGATGCATTTTACTCTCCTTTACCTTTTGACTGTTGAATCTTGCGATTCAATTCTTGCAGATTACGCAATATGCAGCGATGTGCGATCACATCCTCGAACGGTTTGGTCGTCGGAATGGCGCGCTCTTTCAAACAGTGAAAACGCCACTCCATCTCCTCGACTTGGTCCACTGAGAAATTACCCTGAAAGCGACGCGCCGCGAACTTACTGATAAGTTGGAACTGCTCCTCCGTGATCTTACCTTGCCGGTATTCACGGCGAATGATATCCAACTCGGTGCTGATACAGGTGATGTAAAAAGAGGCCAAGTTCACCAAGCGGATTGCCTTTTTATTACCCAGTTGCTCGCAGCGCTGGTCATACAGACGCGCCCAGTTTTCTTGGGGATCGTTTTTAGCAAATGCATTAAAGCTTTCCATCAACGCAGCGAAACGGATAGCGTCACTTTGATTCATGAACGGTGTGAAACTCATGATAGTTCCCCGAATTGAATTGATTACGTTACCTATTCGCGAGAGTTATATATGTCTGAAATTATCTAGATTCGCTTTTTCTTACGGCATAAAGCCGATGGGAAATGTTTCTCCCCATCGGCCCTTAGTTGTTCAAAACGTCTTATGGGTCGGATCGCAAATCGTAAAAGTCAAAGCACTTCGATCGACTCTCTTTTTCCAAACCACTTGTAAAGCCAAGATGTTTTGTGAAGAATCTGGAACGATCCACACCGATGGGCTGTCAGGTAGATTCATGATCAACTTCATCACGGCTCTCAACCCTCGGTCTACCACGTAAGCCCCCCGCTCACGCGCGCGAGTGCGATACCAGGAGATTAACCGATTGAATCGGTCAATCTCCTCTGAGTAACGCGCCATCGCCCTTTGGTTCGTCCACACCACCATCGAGAAGTTATTTTGCATCGAGGTTGTCACGTACAATTCATGCAAACGAATCATCGTGTAAATCTCTCGATTCCCGTCGTTCATGAGATGCTGTTGACATGTGGTATCGATCGCTTTAAATTCAAGCTCATCCCACAATTGCTCTAACTGCGAGCGCATCGCTAGAAAACGAAAATACGTGTCTTCATCGTAACGATGCCACATGAAGCGATGACATTGTCCAAACTCTTGCGGCGTAAAGCTAAAGGGTCGGATCAATAACCTCTCGACGATTTGTTCCTCGTCAGGAAACGTTGACATCGGTGAGTACCGCAGGAATGATAATCGAGATCAGCACCTGAAACCGATCCTCTTCCTTGGGTTGTCCTGCTTCGTCCTTCTTAGTCGCCTGATCTAAGGGACGACCAAAGACGAAGTACTTCTCGCTTTTCGGGTCGTAATGGATGTAGAACTTACAGCGATCCGAAAGAAAACACACCAGATTACGCAACTGGTGGTAGATCGAGACGAACTGCAAGGCGAGTTGCTTGCTGCTCTGTCCATCCCAACACATCGAACACGCGTAGCCGCGTTCATTGGCGCGCTTGACGATGTGTAGTCCCGTCGTCGGCATCTCTACTGCACTGGGAAACTCCAAATCATCGCCCGAGACGATCGAAAGGGAAAACATCTTTACCCCTGCGTTGGTGTAAGCTACGTACTGCTCGTTCATGAGGCTCTCGTGCTTGCCGTGTTGTTTGTTTGAAAACACTGAAGATGCGAGTCTCACTTGCGGGTCGTTGGTGAATTCTCCGATCGCTTGTCGAACCATCTCGATTGTCTCTTCATCCCTTTCTTGATAGTACTGCTTAGAGAGGAAGTTAATAAACCCCGCCACGGGCGCCTGTGGTGTGTATTGCGAGGTGCGATACGTGAATTCTTGTTCATGCCAAATAGCTGACATTTTACCTAAGTCCTGTTCTTAAAAAGCGTTGTCCATAAGTTTAGGTAGACTAATCATGCACGCGTACGAGCCTGGATAGTTTTTCAACCTAATCCAAATGTGGATGAGTTCATCATTGGGATCCACCACTGCAACTTCAGTCACACCACCAAAACTGTGTAACGTAGTGATGAGCGCATCCAATAAAGAACTCATACGAACTACCGGGTTTCCCGGCACTCGATAGACGCAGTCATGCCAGACCTTCACCCATGTCATGATGTCCCGTTGAAATTCCCGAACATTGGTCCAGTTACTAACATTCGGGGCGTTTTGATAGAGCGAAAGTTCTGCTCTCTCCCAAATCTGGTGACCTAAATTGACCCAATGGTGCTCCAAGCGCTGGATCTGAGATGCGCTGGCTGCCGCATTTCGATACCACTGCGTTTGTTCTCCATGAATCAATCTTAGCCACCAGAGCAAACCGTTATGGATCCAATCTGCCCGGTCCTTTATACGTTCGTCTGTCACGGCTTTATCCTTTCTTTTTTACCCGTTTCTTGAAAGGGAAAGATTGTGGTTAAAATAGTTTATTGTTATTGCTCTAGAGGATAAGTAATAACTCTAGGTTTTCATTGTCACCCCTTATGTGCGTTAAGCCACATGACTGAGGGCATAAATCCCCAAGGAGATTCCTTGGGGAAAAGAACATTTTCAACTTACCTGACTGGGTGAGTTACTCACTAGTGTTTTCTCCCACTGTTCAATGAGTGGGATAAGTGAAGGACTGATATCGAGTAGAGCTTGTCTGACATGCTTGCGAGCATACTTCATCTCTTCAGAGTTGATACTTTCAATCAACTCTTTTAAGTGGACCCTCACCAATAGGTTCGCTTCTATATCGAAGTTTTCTTTGTTCTCTGTTACTTGATAAAACTCCACCATAGCAAGATGCTCTGCAACAGTACTCATTGTAATTTCCTTGAAAAAGACCAGAAAGCCATAGTTCGCGCAATGGTTTGTTCTGTCCCTTATTTGATCCTCACCCCACAAGGGTGAGTCTCACATGGCTCGTTCTCTTTATAAAGAATAGATCGCCGAGCTTAAAAGCTCGGCTCAGAAGAAGGAGTCATTCGCTCGCTAGGCCCTCTTATTGAGGGCATAGCTCTCTCATTAAAGTCGTCTGCTCGCTTTGCTATCGCTCGCTCGGGGGGTGGTCCTAAAATTGACTGAACGTCATAAAAAAAATTAGTGAAACTTAAATCAGAGGAGCGTTAAGCTCCTCTGTAAGTAATTGATTTTAAAGAGATTTTTCTTTTTGAAGAAGATTTCTTTCAGATCAACTCCTTGGAAAGGAATTTCCTAGAGGAGAAAACCACCAAACACAGTACACATAGTCCGGGGGAAGCGAGTAGCTTCCCCCGGAGGGAGAACTGGGTTTAAAAGAATACTGATGGGCGCGCTGTTACAATTGTTACAGTATTTTGAAAAATAATACACTCCAAAGATTGTGTAGATATATTTGGAGGTAACAATGGATGCTTGGACAATGGCGAGTAAGAAACTGATAGGTCGGGTTCCAAAATTGAACGCCGCGTACGTGATGACACATGTCAAAAGTGGTAATTTTTATATCGGGAGTTCTGGTGATATACTTCGGCGGCGTTACCAGCACCTAAGTTGTCTAAAACGCCACCGACATCCCAATGCGTGGCTTCAAAAACTTTACGATGACGATCCTTCATTTCATTTTACATTCCTTATCACAGAAGATCGAGCAGACGCCTATGTTGCAGAAAAGAATTTATACGAGGAACACAGAGAAAATCCTCAATGCGTGAACTACTTGGATCACATCAAAATCCCATTGGATAAAATTGCTCAGAAGCGACCGGTATCGATTAATGGTCGTCGATATGAAACTTTAACCGAAGCTGCACAAATTCTTCAATTGAACATGGAAGAGTTGATTCGAAGATTAGATAGTCGAATGCAACAATGGTCTCGGTGGAGACGAATCGGTAAGTGAGCGTAAATTAACCACCCAGAGCTGTAGATCAACTACTTTTGGAGAAAGAATGAATTAAGGTCAGGAGGGCTTAGCCCTCCTTTATGTCGCTGGCATAAAGAGGGGGTGTGAACCCCCTCTCCTGGAACCATTACCCGTTAAACCGATCCTCGTTAGGAATCCGTTGAATCAACAAATCCAAGTACCATTCAATCGCTGCGTCTTTTTGGAACTCGGTATTGAGAAACTCAGGATGCGGGGGAGGAATCGTGATCTCCAATGAGCAGGCTTGTTTTAACGCCGCTGGTGCGTCGGGACTGACGACACTGTAGACGTGGTAGAGATCGATGTTACTGGCAGGCACATACCAGCGTGAGTACTGCTTGCGGTAGCGTACCTTACTACAGAAGATCTTGATTCGGTAACCTGTAACAGAGTACCCTTCAAGCCAACCGACCAAGTCATGATCTTCCGGGATGGTGATATTGGTGAATGACTTGTTTCCTTTTAATCGTTTCTCCACAAACAGGAAACATCGAGACAAAATACGTCTGATGAAGTGCATGATTGACCACCTAGGTACGGTAGAGCTTACCTACCCTCGCGATAAGCTCACCGTGCGTCGCAACTAACCTGCGTAGTGGGTCATGGTCAAAGCACGAGCAACCAAGTACAGCAACAAGGCTGTGCGTACGCTTGCAAGCGTCGACTCATTCTTATTCTTAGTTGCCATCTCGACCAGCTTCTCTGCGTTTTCACGCAGCTTCATGAGTACAGGGTCCGTGGAGCGACTCGACGTGTATACACCTTTTAGACGACCGAGTAGGCTCGTCAAGTTCGGCTCACCTCGGACATACTCGCGATGTTCATCGAAGTAGGCAAAGGAATGGATGAGCGTCTCGTTAAGGACTTGCTCGATGATCCCGTAATTGCTCTGTCGATAGTGTTGACTCATCCATTGCAGTGTCTGCTCAAAGACGCTCGGAGGAGCCGTGTGCATCAGTTGCAAAATCACCCGAACGAGTTCTTCCCGGATAAAGGAGTTCTGATCCGTAACGATGCTGTTCAGGTATCGAGTGTAGGCCAGCAAGTTCTTGGACTTGTCTTTTAGAATTTTCTCTCCATCATGATCCACCACCGCAGAGGTGCTTTGGATCGCAACGCCCGAGTTGTGAACCCGGTCATACACGGCGTAGATGTTTTTCATCACGTCGCGAATACGCCCTTGCACGTCGTTGAGAAAATAGATGACGCCTTCGTCTGAGTCAAGCTTTTGAATCGTCTCGTAATGGGGGCTGTCCTTGGAGAGAATGGTTTCTGCCCGATCATGAAAAAGCGCAGACCATGTTCCCACTTGTCGCAAGGTGAACTTATCGGAGAGTGCGGCGTAAGTCGCTTCTGCCACTTCCCGTTTAGCAGGGTAGCGAAAGTAGTGAAAGAGCAAAGAGGTGAAAAACTTGTACTGCAAGATGAGCAGTACATCCATCATGGCTTGCTTGCGCTGCTCCGCGCTTATCGCTTTTGAGGTGTTGATCGCATGAATCAACCAGGCGCACGAGAGGTTCATCGTATTCGAGGAGATTTTCCAATCTCGATTTACACTGGGTAGCGCCAAGAGTTTTTCTTCCAGAATCAATTCATCTGCCCGGATGATTTCATCGAACCAACGCATCTGATCAGAAGGCAGAAACTTAACTGGATTCACCCCCAGGAGGTGCCCACCAAAAAACTCGATGTGATCCGCATTCCGACCCACGAAACTACTTTCATACACGCGCAGGCGTTTGACAAGAGTGGAGTCCAGAAGAAGTGTGTGACAAACTTCCTCAAAGACTCCTTTAATGAGTCCGTTCATTTGGGAAAACCCTTTGAATGCGTGTCGTTAAGATACTTACACAAAATTAACGACATAAAAGCTAGGAAAGCCCTAAGGCTCCCCTAGCTCACAGGATTTAACCTGCTTGTTTGTTACCACGCGCGTTGGCAAACTCTTGCAGCGAATGGAACACTATCCCACCGTTGGCGATAACGAACGATTCCAATGCTCCAGTGAGCATCTGCGCTTTCTCAGCCGGAATCGAGTCCTCAGGACTGTTAGGTCCTGCATCGGTACCGTCGATGATAAGAACGAGTTTGTCTTCACCTTCGAACTCTTTCGAGATATTGACAAAATCATCGTTGGTCGGATTTTGAGCCGATACACCATAGACCGTCGTGTTCGCAGAGTTTTCTTCCTCAGGTGGATTACTGAAGTCGCTGGCGAGTGCCTGCATCATCAACACATCGTTTGCTTGCGATTCAACGGCCACTCCGTCTAAGGCGTTTGGTTTGGCATACGCTTTATTCAGAGCCTCAGTGTAAAGCTCAGAGAGCGGACCTTTCATGACCACAACGTCTTTCTCACCGCCTGTGGATTGGTCGTCGTAAGCCTCCAACGCTCGTTTGAATATACGTGACATTCGGTACTCCTTCAGTTATAACCACAAGATAATGGTTCAACCATATCTTTTTCGGTAGATTTCATTAGCAGACATGGGTCGATCAGAAAATTCACCTTGGTGGGCTGAACCTGCGTAGCCTGAGTTCTGATAGATCGACTGTCCTTTTTGTCCAAGCGGAGAGCGCTTGCGCTCGCGTCTGCTTTCCCGAGCTTGACGAATCAATTCATCCATCGACACCGCGTCTTCATCTTTACTCTCGATTTTCATCGATAACGATTTGAGCATGTGTTCGATACGCATACAAACGAAGTCGTCATTCTCCCGTTGAAGACGTTTATAAAGTGTTTCAATCTCAGCACGCACACGCTCTTGCTCTTTCAAAGCATGTTGTTCGGCTTGAGTGAGAATCCTCACTGGCTGAGCTTTAGCAAGAATGGTGCGCGAATCAATTCCGTAGTAAGCCAGATTGGTTGCTTTAGTCATAAACCAGTGACAGAGCAACCAACCGATGACCATGTCATCGTGTTCACCCGGCATGTGATCGACCCGTCCATCTTTAACCACCAGACCCAGCGTTTGCTTAATTAAGGTGGCATCCCGCATCTTCCCGGACGAACGCTGCATGGCAGAAGTCAGTGTCTCCGAGTAAAGCGCCGTACGAGACGTCACACCCGAAGCTGAAGTGGGGAAACCAAAGGTTTTCTTGTATCGCACGTAAATATCGCTGGGGCGCCGATTGACGTGCATGTTGATTTCTTTATACCGATCTGGATACTCCAAGTAATCATTGACAACAAAGTTAAAGATGCGCTTGAAAGGATCTTCCCCATGCTGAGGCAAAATCCAAAGCAAGGCGTCAAGCAAAGCTGCACCGGTACTACGTCGCTCAATGATCGCAGTGACGTTCTTGTAGTTGACTAAGATGGAAGCCACCCAACGGAAATACGGCGTGAGGTTCGTGTTATTAAACGTACCAGCCGCGACCGTTTCACCTGTCTCGATGTCGACAATGATCATGGAGATATCATCGCCATTGGACGCATCCGAGGTATCCTTACCCATCACAAACTTACTTGACTGCATCCGGTGTTCGATTTGCGACTCCGGAATAAACCAACGCGTCACATACCCATCGGGTTTGCTGATATCCACATAAAGCGGCTCCATCTCTGACTTAGCGGCGCGCTCGGCCAACTCAATCGAAAACGGCATGGACTTCGAACCACTCGTCCAGCGGTTAAAGAAGTCGCGATCTGCTGCTTCCCCTTTAGATTTGACCCGTTGAATCGTCTCGTAGAGCCACTGATCGTCTTTACCCAACTGAATGTGGTTAAAGTTGGCGTGAATCTGGTAGAGCTTTTTTCGACTACTGCCGCGCACCACACGCTCCAACTCTTCCCGATTTTTACAGTCGTAAAGCTTTTCCGTCCACTGTGCTGACTCTTCAATCATCTCGTAGACGTATGCACCGTCTGGGTCATTCTTTTTGCCAGCGGTGGTGGTCATGATGGTACCGTAAGGCGTGTCGTTTTCAATGGCTTGGGTCACCGCTTTGGCGGAAGCGGCCAGCGCCGCCGGCAAAGCAATGGCGATATTGCGTTGGAAGGGACCCTCATCGATCTGGAAGATCGGAGAAGTCATCCCGCGACCTAAGTTATTAGCCAGCTTTTCCTGAGCCTGTGGTACGTGCGCTTTCCATTTATTACCCATCCGATTAACGGTAATCATTTCCGTATTATCGGCGTCCCCCCGTGTGCGCAAATCCAAATAGCGCGGTAGATCCAGCATAATGTTCTTGATCCGTTCGACGTTATCTTTGCGTAGCATATCGTCTTTCGTCAACAAGTTGATCGTGGTATGTTCACACATCAACTCCAAACAGAGCACCCAGAGCAAATCAGTTGAAAAGGATTTACCCGTCTGGCGAATCTGAATCAAGATAATAAACAGGTGGTTAAAGAAACACCACCACAAACACAGATTGCCACGGTTAGCTTCAACCTGAGCCGGCTCCATCGTACCTTGCACCGGCGCACGCGCGCACTCTCGAAAGAAGTACCAGGGATTGACCTTACATTCCAGCGCGATCGCCCCCTGCATTTCGAGTGTTAAATTCTCGTAGTCAAACGGGTCGACCCCTTGCAATTCGGGGTTATGCAGCGCCAACATGAAAGTATGGTTTGAAATTCCCATGTGGCGAAGTACTTGAGCCATGCGCAGAAAACTGGTATTCTTCGTCGTGAAGTCTGCGATAGCTTCTGGGTATTTGCCCCAGTCAGATTCAAAGAGGATAATGATACACCTCCTACACTTGGTTATTCTCTAGGGGTAAAAAGGTCCATCCTTGGTAAGGACGAGACCAACCATAACGAGCGCATTGATTATTAGCCACTTCTTCTTCAAACAGTATCATGCTAACCTCGACTCTTAAGTCGTTGTCGGTACCGGTTGCGGATACATGAGTAATGCATCGCTAATCGAGGTACCATCGGCAAACGTGGCGGTAATCAAAAGGGATCGTCCCAGATTACCTTTGATCTTCGGCTCTGAGGGGTCGGGTACTGGCGGATTCGGGGCAATCACTGACACTGTTTGCGCATCCGGATAAACACTTGTTTTACCATAAGAGACAGCTGAATGAATAGAACAAAAGTTTGTATCATCCGCCGTCCAACTCACAGGTTGCGCATCTTCTGGTAACAAAGGTTGCTGACCCAACAACCAGGGAGTACCGTCGTATTTCACCGCAAGGTTAATCAATCCCCAACTGCTACGCACCATCACTCCTTGGCGAATTTTTACCCAGCTCCCAAGATTCATTGCAGATGGTGGTGCGCTCCAGGATTTGGTTCCCACAACAAGAGGGTAGTACACGGACTCTTGTCCGGCGAGTTCGGTGTACCAGGCGGCCCGCATGACGATTACGGGCGGGTGAATAGCAGCTTGCAACAGATCAGACATGGCTGGTCCTGTAGACGTTATGGATAGGTCATAAAAAAGACTACGCCCTTCCACACCCATAACGAGCAGTGTGAAAAGACGTAGTTGGAACCGACCGTCAGTTCTGTTGATAACAGGGGAATCCCGCAATTGCCAGTTGCAATTGGTTATCACTCGTTTGCTGGTAGAACCGGACAAAGAGTGTACCCGAGTCAGGTAAAGCCTGCGTGACCGTGAGATCCTGATTCCATTGCGAAATCGGGAAAGCCACCTCTGTGTCACCGATGAGTAGCGAGAAGTGATCGGGTACGAGCGGCCCGCTTTCTTGTTGTGTATCGTAAAGCGGTTGTGTGGCGTAGTACGTACGCTGCAACCATACATCGAGATCAGTTTCTCCCATAGCCAGGTTAACTTTCCACAGATTCTGGTTGATAAACGTGGTCGCGGCGTAGTTATTCGGACCAAACTGGGGCGTCTGTCCCGGCGTGAACGCAATCGTCCAATTCGTGGTGCGCTCCGTACCTTGATCGAGCAATGTGAGCCACAGCGTCTGCGTGAATGTGTAGTTCTTAAACGTACCGTTCACACTTTGCAGGTTAAGCTGCACCTGGATCTTTTGCTGCACCCCATATGTGGTTGGACTATAACCGGTCAGATACGAAACATTGGCTGTGACATCATACCACAAATCGCGATCCAGGTTAAACATGAACCAGCGAAGTCTGTAACCATTTACGGCGTCCACCCAAATCGGGTAGGCAAAGAGTTTGACCGTGAATTGACCATCGGCGTCGATCGTGATCGCGGTGAACTCCTTTGTGAGGAAGTTTCCTTGATTGACCGACACACCCATCGCCACTTCATCGCTGGAAAGATTGTACTTCAGAACCAGCGGTACTTGTTGTCCGATCACCGTGGCGACAAATCCGGTATTAAAGCCAAAGAGCTGGAATTTGGTTCCATCTACTGGCAGCTCCACTGAGGAGCCATCCGAATAGTTCACCATTCCCATTAGATTCAACCCACGCAGCGGAACATTGAGCGGGTAGAGGATCTTGGAGGGATCTGCCGAGGAAAGGAACGGTGTAGCCAAGCCGATACTGGTAATGTACTTCGTACCTTGATCGAGTTCACCCACGAATGCCGTGTTCCAGACCCGCAGTTGAGATTGCGAAGCCGTGACACCGGCACTGGATAGAAAAATGGCAGTGACCACGGTACCGTTATCGACATTTTCGGTGAGGTTAAAAGGCATCGGCGCCATTTTACCCGACGTACCATCCACTAACTCCATTGCCACTTCCTGACCTATCAGAGTACCCGATTGATCATACACCGCACTGATGATCTTTTGTGTACCATCGATCTCACTACCAAGTGCGATGATGAAACTAGTTACATCCTGACCGTACATACTGAGGCGACCATCAATGCGTGCCACCGTCGGTTTAACCGAACGGTTGGCATACATGATGAATGTGTTCGGACGCGGACCTGGTCCCGGCGAAATCAAGCGATCCGTATTGCTGAAGTTATCCACCGGTACGGCGGCTTGGATCTGCAAGAGCGTTGAAATAAAGGTGGTCGGATCGATCGCCGTCACCTTGTAGAACTGGTCGAGTGTGGTATCGACAGCCCAATCTCCAACATTGGGAATGTAGTGGTTGGTCCCAGGGGTGAGCGGACCCATGTAGAGTTCGCTGACATTCCAGATCTTCCACGTTTGGTTCTTGGGCCAAAGCGGGACGACGCCATCACTGCCAGCAGGCGGCTGTGTGGTAATGGGGGTTGACATTCAATGTTCTCCGTTATGCGGCAGCAATTTGTTGGATGTTCAGCCACACCGACAAATCCACCCGGTTATGCAAGTACAGATTCACGATCCGGGAGATGAACTTGTAGACGTAGATGGATACCGTCATTGGTGCATTAAGGTTGTGCGGGTGAACGACCATGTACTGCGGGTCAGCCTCGATCGCATCTTGCGTTTGATCAAACGCAAGCAACCACTCATACGAAACGCAGGCGTTCACGACATCCTGGTCGCTGTAGTTGCTGGTAAGAAAGGACGGCGCAAACACCCCACTGATCAGGTCGTTCAAAATCCGACTGCAAAAGGGACTATACACCGCCCACAGATTCGGAATCACTGAAGGGATGTCAGGGTCACTTTCTTGCAATCGTGAGGTGAGGTAATCGGACACTACTTTATCGATGACGCCTGACTGCGACCGCAAGCTATAGGTGTCCGCTGCCACCAAACCTTCCAGCGGTACCACAATGTCACGGATCTGATACGGCTCCCCATTACGGGCATCTTGCGGCAACGCCGCTCCATTGCTTTCCTGGAACGTCAATTGCGAACGATCGTAGGTACGCCCACCCACTAAAATCGAAAGTACTTTGTCGTCGCGAATATCGTAGCGGTTATTGTCCGAGAGTCTGCCGTATTTTACCCAACCCACATCTTGGACCGCATCACGCGTCAAGTCGCTATTGCAAAAACCTGTGAACCGTACGAAGATGTTTTGCTCCTGAGTGGCCACATTTTGCAAGTAGTTCTTGTTGGTGATGACCACTTTCGGAAACTGAACAAAGTAGTCAACTCCTTCAATCAATGCTTGTTGATTGAGCCACACTTGCAACTCACCCATCGGAATTTCCATCTCGATGGTTTGAATTTGTAAGTTACGCACTGCTTGCTGCGTGAGTGTAAATTCCAACACCCCTGCTTGCGCCATCAGGTTCATTTCATACGCTAGGAACTTTTGGTCACCTCGCACTAACGTGTAATACTGGGTGGTGTCAATCAACCAGGTAACCATGTTGTTCGAGATCGCATACTTCGAACTTCCGGTGACATCTTGCCACTGATAAGTGGGGTTACCTGTAACTTGATCAATCGGACAGATATAGTAGCGATAATTGGTTCCGGGGATAATCGCTACTTGCTTTTGCCCGTAGGTCTCATCAAGCAATTGCCCACCTTGCCCAGAGATAAACTCCACTAGGTTAGCAAAAGAAGTCGAGCATGAGTAGGTCTGCCCAAATTTGTGCTGGAAAAACCCGATCAACAAACCGTTGACATCGTATTCAAATGCAGTGCAGTTCGCTTCCAATGCATACGGGATATCCGCAATCGTCTGTCCGGAATACACTCGCGAGAAAGTGGGCGTATCACCGATGACCTTTGAGAGAGCATTGTAACCATAGGCGTTTTGCACCATGAGGTTGGTGATACCATTGGCCACGGGCTGCCGCATGATCTCGGTATAAGCCGCTGCCTCTAATACAGCTGCTTGCCAATTTGGCACCGTAGCATTCACCCCCACCATTGCCTGGACGAGTTCTGCGTCGGGTAGTTTATACAACTCCTCGATACGATTGTTTTCAAATACTAAGGCCCGGCTCATGCCGCTTTTACGCACATGTAAACGCACTACGATTTGCGAGGCATCCCAATCTTGTTGTTGAGCGTAAGCTGTGACATATGCCACTGGGATAGCGTAGTCTTTGTGCGTGACCTGACGCAAAGAGTCAGGGGTGTTGCGGATATAAAAGAGACCCTTCCAACGCCCTTGCGGATCGCTCCCCGGTAGATAGAGAAACACATCGATGTCATCGACATAGTTAATCTGATTGTCCCCTGGTTGTGAATAGTGGATCAAATACTTTTGTTCAGCATCAAGGGTTGAAGCAAAAGAAACCAGATCCGAGACATTTAAGTCCACCACCTCGTAAATGGAGCTGTCGTAAATGTACTCCACGCAATCACCTACTTGCGCAGTGAACAAATCGATCGTTGAAACTCGATAACCATTCACAAAAGCGTAGACTTCTCCAGTGGGGATTTGACCTGCACTCATCTGACTTTGCAGCGCTTCGTATTCGTTTTGCAAACTAACGATCGAAGTGGAGTTCAGACAGGTCTGACCATTGGACTTGATAAAGTCCGCCACCTTAGAGGAGGCCGCGCTCTGATAATAGGCGTTCGTGTACACTCGTAAGTATACATCGTCGGTATCCAGATCGATCTTGATCGTCGGTTGAAACTGAATTGCAACAATCAAATTACGATCCCAAGTCGTCATGTACCAGCAGCTGTAACGCGGCAGCTGTACACCTTGAACACCAAATAGATCGACAATCAGGGGCAACACATTCATTGCCGCTTGAAAGCTTGTCCATTTACCCAGGCTATCGGGCAAACCTAAGAAGGACGTATTGAGTTGACCAATTTGATAAACCGCAAAATGCGTGTTCTGCAACGGCAAATTAATCGTACGCCATTGCACACGGACAGTGTTCCACACACCGCCTAATGGTGTAATCTTCGCCAGCTTCAAGATGGATTGCTTATCTTGGCTTGGCACGCACCACACGTTTTTCTGCGCGTGGTCGACAATATAATCGAAAGCCATGAAAATCCCTTTTGCGAAAATAAGCAAATGAGGCACCCCACTTGAAACCCCTTAGGCTTCAAATGGAAGGTGCCTCACTCACCCACATGGAAATCATGCTTGGGCTGCATCCAGAGCGACGGTAACAGCGCGCATGAAGGACACTCCCTTATCACGCCGATCGACTTTCTCCAGCAAATGATTGACAGCCGAGTTTTTGTATGACCGATCTTGTGAAGCCATTGTAATCATGGCAATCCAAGTCGGAGGATGTTCCAGTGCAACTGCGACGATTTCTTTGCCGTTGCTGTTAAACCAGGTGTTGCCCAAAATCGCGTACAACACACCGACGTTCAGCGCCTTTAGTCGGATCGAACTGACCACCTCACTGGCCAACTCACAGAACTCTTCGATCCCGTTGATCGGTTTTTCGAAGTGTTCCACCACTTCGGTGACTTCTTTGGCGACAGCACCAGTGGACTTCAAAATGGTCGCCATGGCGCGGTGTTTATCGACTGCGCTTAACGGATGATCGTGTTCTTGAAAAAGCGACCAATAGAAAAAAGCTGCATAAATACGAAACACGAGTTGCTCGCGTGGATCGAGCAAGAACTTCTTTGACACGTTCTGTTCGATCCACTGGGCATACATCTTCATTGCCAGAGTACCGACATTCAATAACAAACTGGGTGCTTCCCGCACCCAGCAATTGGTCAAACGTGTGCGCAAAACTAGAAAATCGTACTCCGTTTTATTGCGCACGACAAAGCCACCGACATGGCTGTCGTATTTACCAAAGGCGCGCGCATCCATGGCGACGGGTGCCACTTCATCGTGATCATGGCCCTTATCCAACTGAATCGGATGGGCAAAAGCCGGCACTTCGTTAGCGAGTGGGAACCCCCCCTGCAATTGGTATGCCGATGAGCGAGGAATGTTTTGCAGCTGACCAGTGTGATACACCGCATCCAGAGCGTGCTTCACCCTCGACATCACAAAGGTATGGCAAGCGAACGTGTCGTAAGCTGTTTTATAGATGGTCATCGCAAGTACATCCTGAATGGAGTGTCACGGGTCCAGCCGCTTGCTGGACCACCATATTCTTTCTCGATGACAAGTTTCATCTAATTTTATAGAAATTGTCCGGTGACCTGATGGGTGTTCCCGGTAAAATTTCAAATAAGTATGATGCTTGCCATCGCCTTCGAAACTATACCATTAACTCAGGAATACATCATGCAGGCAACTTTCGTCAATGCTGCACCGATGGTGAATCTGACGGGACTTCAGGACAGCAGCGAAACTGCTCCCGTGATCGCTCCCGAGCAATTGCCGAGCCATCTTCCTTTCTTTTACCTCTACGCAGCTCAAGGCCCGCTCAGTGAGCAATTGGTGGACGGCGCTGCCGCCGCCCAGATGTATGGTTCGCGCACGTTCGATTTGCGCGACAAGTTCGCCACGCACGCCACCGTCGCGGCTAACGCCGCACTCGCCAACGCCAATTCCTGTATTTTCCGTCGACTGCAACCGGCCGATGCACCCAAACCCGCCGCGATTCGTTTGTCGTTGGATGTACTCGGTCCGATCCAAGTACCTACGTACGCTCGCAATTCGGATGGTTCGTTCCAACTCGATGGTGTTACTGGTTTACCCGTGACCACCGGCCAGACGGTGCAAGGTTACAAGGTGAAATTCGTCGTCGACCCGATCGGTGCCGATGTGGACGGTAACGATCTATTCGGCCAGGGTACGCAAATAGCTGGCGATCAGACCGATACGACCACCTCCACGCAGTCCAAGAAGTATCCGATCTGGGATGCAGAAGTTTCCAGTTTCGGTTCGGCTGGTAATAACAACGCGATCCGTTTTTATGCTCCGACGACGATCTCGCCGGTGCCGCTCGATACGCGTATCCTCGCCGATGAGCTTGTCTATCCGTATCGGATCCAATTCGCTACGCGACCTGATGCTAACACCAGCTCAACGGTGACCCCCACGTTAGCGGGTAGCCAGTACATGGATGTGTGTTTCGTGTCGGGAGTGATCGATAAGAACACCGATCAGCAGCTTTACGTGGGTGCAAACGTACCTTCGGCGTGGCAGGATCTGAACAACCCGAATCTCACCCCCAACGTGTACGGGCCGTTCGGTAAGTTCTTCAGCTACGACAGCGAAATCGCGACACTTGTCGAACAGTTTTATACGGCAGAAGTGGCAGCAACGCCAACATTCACCGATTTCACGGGTGCTGCTGGCGAACAAAATCTGTTCAACTTCGTAGGGGGTACGACCTCCACAGGGGTACCATACAGCTCGTACGTGTTTAACACGACCGACGCTAACGCGGTGAAACTCACCCCTAATACGAACCTGTACGCACTTAACGGTGGCGACGGGACGATGAACGAGACGCTGTTCGATACTCTGGTGGGTGCTCAGATCGCTGCTGATTACAGTGATCCGAATAGTGTCAAGATGGATACGGCAGCCAATCCCGAGTCGAGCTTCTACGATACGGGGTTCTCGCTTGCGACCAAAAAGGCGCTCTCGGCGTTCATCGCGAATCGCAAGGATACGTTCCTGGTACTCGCAACCCACACCGTGAACGGACCGGCGCTCACGGCCGATCAGGAATCGTCGGTGGCGCTTTCGCTTAAGACGCAGGTTTCGCTTTACGCGGAATCGGAAGTCTATGGCACACCGGTGGTGCGCGCCATGATTGTGGGTCGCTCGGGAACCTTCATCGGTTCGCAATACACCAAGCGACTGCCGCTGACGATCGAAATACTGATCAAGAGCGCGCAATACATGGGTGCAGGTAATGGCGTGTGGAAGAGCACGAAGAATTTCGACCACGCACCGGGTTCTGTCGTACAGTACTTCAGCGACATCAATGTAACCTTCACGCCAGTCTCGCAGCGGCAGAAGGATTGGGCCACAGGTCTTGTCTGGGTACAATCGTATTCACGCCGGGCGTATTTCTTCCCGGCACTGAAGACGGTGTACAACGATGATACTTCGGTGCTTAACTCCTACTTCACGGCGATGATCTGCTGCGAGTTGGAGAAAATCGGCGAACGTAGCTGGCGCGAGTACTCGGGTGAATCGAGTCTGACCGATCTCCAGCTGGCTGACGGCGTCGATACCTTCATCAGTGATGCCGTGAAGGGTCGGTTCGATGGTCGGGTCGTGATCGAACCGGTGACGACGGTGACCGGCTACGACCAGCAACGTGGCTACACCTGGACGACGGTGATCAATCTGTATGCGAACAACATGAAGACCGTGGGTTCTGTCACGATCAACTCGTTGCGCATGGCGCAGCTCCAGCAGAACCTGCAAAGCACGCAAACGACGGCCTAACGCATTCTGGTTAGCCTCAAAGCTCAGGCGCAGGGGAACGTTGTTCCCCTCGCTCACCTCAAATCTGATTTTAAAGGACTGATGCAATGGGCCGCATTACCGACGCCATCTTGCAGAACGGCACCTCTTACGCTGCCGGTCATCAGAACGTGATGCTCGACCTTCAGTACGGCGGACAGATGGGCTATTCGCCCGTCCTCGCTGAATGGGTCAGCAACCAGCAATACGTTCAACACAACCTCATCCCGATTCTCGTCGAAGCGCCACGCGGTTTTTCGCTGCTACCCAATGGAGATTCGTACATTAAGACGCTGCGTGCACTTATCGAGTTGCACGCGATCTCGATCACGGGTCTGAACGCTGGTCTGCAAGTGGAGACGGCGGACACCCCGGTTGGCGGTGCGGGTCAACGGCAACAAGACCCCACCAACGTGACGATGGAAGTCTCCAACGTCGTCATGCGTTTTAACGAGAAATACGGCATGCCGTGCGCCGCCTTCTTCCGTGCTTGGATCAACAATCTGATCATGGACGAAAACAGCAAGTTCGCCAACATCGCCACCTATGGCGCTGGCGTCACGGACCTGCTGGCGGATATGTACGCGGCAACGATCCTGTTCATCGAACCGGATCCCTCGGGCACACAGGTGGTGCAGTCGTGGCTGGGTACGAACATGTATCCGACCAATACGGGCGCCATCACGGGTCGCCGTGACATCACCGCTCCGGGTGAAACCCGCACGGAAGACATCCCGTTCACGGGTGTGTTCCAGTACGGTGCGGGGGTCGATCTCTTCGCACAGTCGATCCTCTCGGGCATCAGTCTGACCGGTGCCAACCCGCAAATGCAACAGTCGTTCGTCAACTCGATCGACGCGAACGTGCTGGCCACCTCGCGCGGCTATGCACAGGGTGTGCAAGACCTGGGTGCAAACGCCATCAAGGTGTAAGCATTGCTGGATGGTTTCGAGGGCATATTGGGGAGAGCCGGTTGGCTCTCCCTTTATGCCGTCAAAAAATCATGACGCTACTTTACCGTTTCAACTAACGGATCAAGTACGTACTTGATAAGCGCGTAGGCGCTATAAGCCAATACTTGAATGTGCGGGTCGCTTATTTCGCATCGGGCCTGGTAGACGGAAAGCATCCAAGCACAATCGTCTTTTTCAGCCAGCGCTTTATCCGTATCGCTCATCCAAATATCGTGGAAGTCAAGATCCTGACGTCGATCCTCGCCGAAGATATATTCAAGCGTGTTTCTGGACAAATGATACTCTAAATCGCCCGGTTGAGGACCCAGAATCTTTAAAACCTTATCGACAACGTTCATCTGTTATTTCCCTTTAACGTACGTTCCCGGATGAAACCATTTCTGTTGCGTCTTAAATCGCTTATTGTAACTCCAGTCCGAGGATAACGCACCCAGCAATTCGTCGAAGATCAACCTCGGATCGTGGGCGTAGATGCTGATTTGTGCTGGTAGCGCTTGTATTGCAGGCGGACGATCTTCCAGTCGACCTTCATGAACTACCTTGATGTCGATGAACCACACAAAGTTGTTCTTCTTGGCCAGTTCCTCTTGTTCTTCACTGACCCAGATCACTCCGTAAAGGGTCCTTTTCGTGTTGGCTTCTTCGCGACCGATGGCATGGGCAGATCCACCCGTACCAATCCCCATGCAGTCAATCTTGCGTGGACCCAGTGCAGCATTGACGCGCGTCATCACATCTTGAATATTCATGTCGTAAGTTCTCCGTGGTCTTCGTACCCGATGTTTTTGGCATCAAAGTACTTGGTGAGGCAATCTTTGAAAAGATGACGATGGCAATATTCGCCTGCTGGGCAGTAGCAGGCGATCGCCATTTTCTCAAACCCCTCTAAGCGATTCCATTCGTTACGGTACTGTACGTAACAGCGTCGCATCTTCTCCAAGTACCGCTTCGTGTATTCGTCCTCAGTCATTTCACCTGCTTTATACGCCCAGAGATTTTCCTTATCAGGTGCGAAACACTGAAGACCAGACTTAGCGGTGATGTTCAGGATGTGAATATCTTGTCGCTGTACCAGTCTCCACTTTGATAATTGAAGCGTGTAAATGTGAATCATGACAAAAAAAAGACAAAAAAGAATGGACGTGGAAAAGGCGAGGGATTTACCCCCTCGCCTCACTCGCCTTCGAAACGAGTACCACTTACTACTTACCCGTGGGCCCTTCGCCTTCTTCTTCTGCCAAGTCACGCGCCATTTGCGCTGCTTCACCACGGGCGATGCGTCTCATGATGCGTTCCTCGTCAATCTCGGTGAGATGAGGAATTGGCGGGGAACCCTGGGGCACTGTGGCTAGTAAGCCCCCAGGTTCGTTACACCGGCCGGCTCACTTGAGCATTTCGGCCGCTTCGGCGGACAGGAACGATTTGACCGCGCCGACTTCACCGCGATTACCTGCGCCGTACTTGTCCACACCGAGCGTCATGATGCCGTATTTGGTCTTCATGCCGGCATCCTTGTCGCCGGGTGCGCCGTCACGCACTTGACGCGAACGATCGTAGGCGAAACTGAAGGTATCCTTACCAACCGTGGGCATGACGAGCGAAATCTTGTTCAGCGTTTCGTCTTTCTTCATGGCGTGATTGCCCATCTTACCGACGGCGAGCGCGGTGGCGGCGAGCACTTCCGTGTCGTGTGCCTGCACGCGTTCGAGCAGATCCATGGAGACGCCTTCGGGCAGCAAGGACTCGTACAGTCCATCCGAAGCCGATACGACATTGCCATCCAGAGTCAGACCTTTACCGATCTTCTCCGACATGTCAAGGACTTCTTTCTTGATTTCCGTCATGATACTTTCCTTTCCTTGGGGTTGAACATGTGACCGTGTCTTCAGTCACAATCTTGTTACGACTACATGAAAAACTATTACTTATCCCGATACGGCTTGCGATACGATGCTGCGCTGTTACCATAGGGGGTGCGAAGGGTTCGACCAGAGCGATTTTCTTGATCACCTCGGGGACCGGGTGTATGGGAGTCAATTACCCTTTTCACACCCGCCGAATCCCCGTTGTGATAACCGTGTTTTTCCGCCAAGATCGCACTTAACGAATGTTCCCGCGCCGGACGCTTATCGACAAAGCGCGGTGTATTGCGAAACTCGTCACTGTACAGCGGAGCCGGCGCAGGTTTCCCATGATCGGGATGCGTAAAGGTTTCCACTTTACAGCGCTTTAGAGCCTGCGAGGACATGAGGGTAACCCTCAGATGCATGATGCCGTTTTCAATGGCACGGCGAGCCGTCTCCCGACCCCAGAGTAGCATCCATTTACCTTCACGTTTGAACACTGTCACTTCTCCGTGATTCATCTTCGGATCAGTTGGTTCAATCGTCGCAACTTCCACCTTATCGAAAGGTTGAAGCTCACTTGTCTTCAACTCAATCTTGGGCATAGTGTGCGAATGTGTCAACGCACGATCCAAATGGTAAGCGGTACCGGCTACAATCAGACGGGGCTGCGCGTTTTGTTCCATTGATTCGTCTCGATGTGTTTAGAGAAGGAAAACCTAAGCTAAATAACTTAGGCTATAGCAACCATGGATTAGATAAATTTCCAATCCCTTGACTACTCTGGATCGTGATATATTGCCAAAAAATGTTTGATTCTGGCATAATAACCCTAGGGTTTCCCCTAGGGCCAAATGCTGTTACCAGCGGGTGAAGATGGGTGTGATCCCTTTCGGCAGGTGCCACCCCATGACTTGAAAGAGATCACTTGCAAGCGAAGCCGATTCCATAGCGACGTCTGCCGTGGCTTTCATCGCCAGCTCCAATGAACCACGTGTGATGATCTGCTCGTCGTACGATTCGAGTGCCGGAGCCTTATACTTCTCAGCCACCGCCATGCCCGGCTCCAGGACATAGTCGAACGTGACCACCGTCTTCAGGTAACGCTGCTTTACCCCTGCAACGTACTTATCGTCGGTGAACGCACGAATTGAAAAACACACGTTCTCGTCAGGGTTTTCCAGCGAGTCCTTCAGATACCCGCCAAACGGCCCCGACGGTTTGACCCAGGCCATGATCCCCACGACTGCTTTGCCGTCTTTGTCCTTCAAGTTGTTAAAATCCAACCACAACTCACGAAAGTGACAGCAAATGTTTCGCTCATCGATGGTGAGTACTCGGTGAGCAAATTGGTCGGGCCGCATCCCAACTTCGAACTTTGGATGCCCGTATTCGCCTTTCAGCACTCCACGCTGAACGCGACGCTGCAATTGGCTCGATCCTTCGAACAAGCTTTTGGCTCGCTCGTAGTCGTAAAACTCACCAGCTGAGTTGAACATATTCAACGCCCCGACCACCATCGGTCGGTAACCGTTGGCATCGGGTTTGAGCAACCCGGCCTTGTTCGTCCCTTGCAAGGACGTACAAGAGTAACGCACGCTATTAACAGACATGGTGTTTGTCCTTGACAACAATGCTGGTCATTCTTTAAGAGCAATCGCCGAGATCCCGAATAAACCTCCCGCGATTTCTCCATACTCCATCTTGGTGAAGTTTCCACCTAAATGTTCAAGGTACTGAAATACCTTTTGATAAATCTTAACTTCTACATCATTTAACTCAGCGGGAATCTTCCTTTCGGGATAATGCTGGATCGCTTGGGAAAACACACCGATATACACGCCATCTGGTGTGTACGGGTGGATAACCTCAGCTTCATCCAAAAGAATAACTACAAGATGATATTTCAGATGAAATGCGCGATGACATCTAGCGCACAACCAACGAACATTCAACCGATCTTTCTTTAGATAGGAATCATGGTGCCCGTGAATGTGGTCTTTACGCGGGCAATTTGAACACGATTCTGGGCGAATCAAAACCCCGGATGAAATTGCATCTCTAACGGTAGCGTTCGCGTGAAGTTTTCCTGGTTGACTTCTTCGCCGGCGAGTATGAAGCGGTAACCCGGTTCTTTTATCAAGAAGGTAACGCTCTTTTCTTTTCTTTCTTCTGCCGTCGTAATTTTTCTCTTCATATTCCCTGAAATACTTCGTCAATTTTTTCTTGTTTCTTTTACGGTACTCCTCGTGATAAGTGCTACCACCATTTCTATACCTTTCCCTGTTAGATATATTTCGACAATCTTTGCAAACGTTTCTTAGATTGCCACTTCCAGGATGAACGGCGAATCTAGCCAACGGCTTCGATTCGCCGCACCTGATACAAAACTTCTCTTCATGGTCCATGAAAACTCCGTACTAATTGGCATCACTTTAGAGTGATATGTAACCAATTAGGTTCGGAGTAGTTTTTCAATTCGCTCAGTGCGCGAGCCAGGGCTTACTAAGGCTGAGGTTAAAGCGTCCTGGAAATACGATCCGGCCAACTTGTTCACCGTATTGGTCGCTGAGTACTGCACACTGCGCAACGGAATAATCGCGGGGGGATGCTTGATGAGGTCTTCACGTGACTTAACGGTCTGCCGATAATACTTCGAACGATCACTCGGATCGCGCGCAATCATCGAAACCAGTAACTCCGTGACTTCGTGGTTCTGACCGATGTTCGCCCCCGCGAAGGTTTTCGCCGTATCAAAGAGCTTACCCAACTCGTCATAACCCATGTACCACGGTACCCGTCCTTTGGCGATAAATTCGTCATAGATACGAAACACCAGAGTATCTTGTTTCACCAACTGGGTGGTCGGCATGACGGTGGCTCCCGCATCAAACGAGAACTCGTAATACTCGTCTTCCTCAACCATGACTTTGAGCGTACTGGTCGGATCGATCTGCATCATGGCGTTCACGAGGAAAAGCCCGTAGTAGCGATCTTCCACAACTACACCCGCAATCCCACAAATGCGTGTCTCGATACCAATCGTGGCGAGGTTACGCTCGGCAAACCGGCTTGGGATGTAAATCTTCACCGGTTTGACGGCGACCAGTCGCTCATCGGGTAATTCTCTCAGATGCGACTGAACCTTGGCGGCGTCATGAATCAATTTACGCGGGTCCATGTCGCCTCCTTATTAACGTCGGGCGGCAGCACTACCGACGGCCACAACCTTGAACATCTCAGCTACCCAGCCGGCAATGTAGTCGACTGTGGCGATCGTCGAAGCTTCGCGGGGGGTGATGCCGGGGTTATCCTTCTCGATCTTCATCATCTGGCAGATGAAGTTCTCCGCATCGGGTACCTTGTAAAAACGCGAGCGACACACGAGCTTCAGGCACAGCGGGTAAAACTGTTCGACCGACTCCACATCGGTGTCGCGCAGCTTTGCCAACTCGGTCTTAAAGCGTAGAAGGACATCCTCTCGCTCTTGAGCAGCCGTGTCGGGACCTTCAACGTCACCCTTTAAATCGTGAATCGATTTACGAAACTCCGAGAAGAGTAGCTCTTTGAGTTGCAAAAAGCGCGCGGCGCGATCGCCTGTGGCCGAAGCTGCTGCGGTGCGATTCCAAGTCGCTTTCAACTCACCCGCGTTTTCCGTCAACTGCTCAACCGTCGTGTACCCCGTTTGTTTCACGAGGTTACCAAAGAGCACGTCATTGTCGCCCTTACCTTCCATGATCCACGGACGGTAGACCACTTCGTTGACGATGATGCACTTGTCGTCGACTTTCTTCACGAGCAGCTGACGACGCTTGACGAGTTCCCACTCACCCAAAGCTCGGCGAATCTTAGCCGCCGCTTGATCACGAAATTGAGCCGCGAGTGATTTGAACGAGGGCAGGGACATGGAGATCCCCTCAACTGGATCTTCGTAGAGCTTACGAGCAATCAGAAAGATTGCCAAAGCGCGATTGATCCCTTGCTCGCGATCGTCGATCGCTTGACTGAACTTATCGAAGTGATTGTTCTTCGTCTGGAACACGTCTTCCCACAGTTGCAGGAAAAACGAATCACCCTCTACGGCGACCCACTTATCGACTTCACTGTCGAAACCACCCGCACTCGTTTTCATGAGTGCGCACAGATCCTCCATCTGGATGTCCGGACACTTCATGCGTAGCGCCGGTGACTCGTGCGGCACTCCTTCGTACTTGGAGATGAGATTTTCGATGGCCGGTGACTTTAGCGGTTGCGGCAAATCGTAGATCTTCACCTCCATTCCTAGCATACGCGAAACCGGCAGTGCACTCATGGCTTTGGCCACGTTATCGTGCAACTCGACGATTGCCGGAATCACGGCATTACGAATCACCACCAAATGCCCGCGCACTGCGCGCGCCGCCATATCGACGATTTCATCTTGCACCACGTCATGTTCGCATACACCTGCCTCACTGCGCTTGTTGGCGATGTATTCGATGTCGTAAGTGCTCGGTTGGAACTCCCCTTGTTTGTTGTTCACCGGGAGTGCAAACTGCGTGTTGCTGCGCGTGGCATTCACCAGTTGTTCGAGCGGCGTACCCGGCACCGGCAGCAACATCTGGTTGCTGCGGTCCATAATTTCGGCAAGCGGGATGGCCGCGTTCAAAGAGTTAAGACTCAACATGTTCAGTTCCCCACAGGGATGAAGTTCGAGAGTTGACCTTGGAATTTCACCAAAGCCAGACGACGCACCACATCGAGCGTGAGCGGAGTGCCGTCGTACATGTCAGCCACCTCTTCACCCACGACATTCTTGGTCACGAGCGCCACGAGTTCTTCCGCGTTCGCCAGCGTCACCAGTGTCCGTTCGGATTCACGGTTTTTCATGGAAAGTCCTATTGCAGGATTGGTAAAAAATAAGGAGTACGGGCAACCCCCTTACAGGATTGCCCGTCACCCGAGCGATGCGGTCAGTCTTTATGCGACTTAAGCGGCGCAGGTTGCGGCTGTCGGTGATAGGTTCGCACCACGCGCGCGGCCAATAGGTTCAGATTGGTCGTCGTAGTTCCGATCTGATCAGGAGAGTGTACGATCCGCGCTTGAATACTCTTCGCGCCAAAGATCGCACCGATTTTCTCACCCGACTCGGTCGTCACCTCGTGCTCCAACACTGTTCCGAACACCGTCTTCATCTGGTTACCAAACACCCCCTTATCACCCACCCCGGCCGGGACCTCGGCAGTGATGTAAATCTTGATTGCAAGAGTGTCCAGTAGCAGCGGATCGCCATCGCTGCGGTAGCTGTCGCCCGCCTGACCTGTCATCACCGTGCGTCCTACTGAGCGGTGACGCGCTGCAAACTCCCGATCTGATGCATTGGCCAGTAGCCGCAACGAATCCGACATATCCTCTTTTTCACCGTGATAGTACACCTCGATGCGCTCCACGATGCCATTGACTTTGGCTTGAGGCGTTTGCGCTGAAAGCACGCGTAGCGTGTCCAGCGACTCTTTGTCAAAGAGTTCGTTGCGTGCCGTGGTTTCGTCTTCGATCACGCATAAAATATCCTCGGACGAGACCGCTTGACCGACCTTCACCATCTCCCGCACCGTCTGCTTAAAGTTCACGATAATCTCGCGTTCTTTAGTCGTTTTGGTGCGTAAAAGGTTAGCTGTCGGAGCACTAATGGCGGAAGAGTCCTCCAGCGTCAGAGGGCTCTCCATGAGCGCCACTTTGACCGTGACACCGGGCTTCCATACCACCTGAGAAGGGTCGATAAAGTCAGGTTCAAAGAACCCCTCGTTGTAAGCGAGTACATCCCCGACTTTAAACTTCGCCCCAGGTTTAACCGCAGCGCGCACATCGTGCGGGATGGTTGAGCCTTCTGCCGTACCAAAGCGTCGCCCCAACTCAATGCCTTGTTTGCTGCCGTCATCGTACTCGACAATCATCCCCCGCTCATCGAGTGAAATCACCTTACCAGGTTTTTTCGCCGTCGTTGCATAGAGGTCGCTTGTGCGATGCGCAATGACTTGCTCATAGCCTGTGCGAACGGCGCTGGCGTGGTAGCCGGCACAGGCAACGCCGTGTCCGTGCTGGATGGCGATGAAGTTGACACGCTTGGGCGAGATGTTCACCTAGGTCGTTATTCTAGGCCGCACCATTACGTGCTGCTTCAGGATTTCCCTGAATGTCCAGACTATATCTTCGTCCATTTAGGACGGCTCCCATTTCCCTGCCACTTGGTCAGGTACACCGTGATAAGCGGTTAGTCGTTGAACCTTCCTCTCGCTTGCGCAGGGAGGCTTGGCTGCTGATTGCCCAATCTGATTCGTTTTCCAACCGTAACGTCTGTGCTTTCGCACTTCGCTTTGGTGAATCAGCTCTAAGGGGGTTCCAGCAATTAGAGAGCATTCTATCTCAACGTTACCGTCGAGTAGGACCTTGGAATATCTGAATAGTAGCAATAACTAAAACCATCAGAGAAAGTTTTTGTTCCCTTCGATTTCAGTCGGAGATTCAGGGTGGTTGGCAATATTCCCATGCTTCTTGCACATTCCACAGCTGAATCAAAGATCTTAGATTCTCCGGTTGCTGTCTTGGTCACCACGACGGATTTTTTACCCGTATAGTTTTCAAGTTCCAGACGAGGATCAGCAATCGTTCTCCATGGAGTCTGATCACTTGCCAATTTTATCTGGATGCAACCAGGGAGTACTGGTTGATTGGGCTGGTTAAGCCAGAGTGTGATGGTTGCGGGTGAGACACCGAGATGCGATGCCAATTGTTGGAGTTGAGGAAACACCACAACCGTTTCGCTATCCAAGTACCGAAGTAGGATGCATCTCGATCTTCCAAACTCAACTTTCTCATCCACCATATTACCGGGGGAAATCCACGGATCATCAGCGCGTGTGGTTCGATATTGTTTCCGATCTGGAAACAGTTTCGCCTCACCTACTTTTACACGCCAATTGATCGTATCTTTGGTAACCCCAAAATGACGAGCACACTCAACGATACTCGGAAACTTTATAACGACACCCGTATCGATGTCTCGAACAGATACCGGTATGCATTTGGTCGTAAGACCCAACATACCTGCGTGTTCAATGTTCCCTTTGTGCGTTGTCCATTCCAAGTTATTCAAACGATCATCTCCTGGAATCCCGTTCAGGTGATTAACCACAAGACCTTTTAACGAAACACCAGGGTGTTTGAATACGAAAGCCAGGAGCCTATGTCTCCCGATCGTTAAGACCAGAAGATCGTTAGCAATTAATCGATAATGGCAGTAACCTTTTGAATTGACACTTCCAGAAAGAACTTTCCGAGTCAATTTGTTAATTACACGTCCTTCTCGATCAATTGCGTATCGAAAACTAAACCCCGGAATTTCGTAATAACCTGGAAAACCAATTGATTCAACCGGTTCGATCTTTTCCATACGTCTTCACCCCAAAAGCGATTAACATAGGATGAAGAGTAGATTTCATTGCTATTCACAACATTCCTTTAATCATCTTTGTCAGCGGCGACGGAGAGCAAGGCCGAGGTGGAGAGCAAAGACGTAGCGCCAGTTTTGTGCAGATCATAGCGTTTGGTCAAGCCACGCAAAGAGACAAACTGCGGGTTCGCACTCATGTAAGTGTTCACCGCCACATCGGACGAGTCCACCGTGGATTCAGAAATTACCCCCATGTCGTTCTCATCGTACGCGCGGGTGTTTTTCGTCATCGACCGTGAATTGCGTCCACCGGTTCCTGAGTAGGTAACAGACTCCTGTTGTTTCAAGTTCTCAATCGGGTTGATATCCTTGACCGTCAACTTCGATGGGTCTTCAGAGATCGCTTTCCAGACTTCGAACGGGTTCAAATCGAGCGGCTGCTTGCTCTTACCCGGACGCCCATTGTGCGTACGAATCGCGTTGACAAGTTCCGTATAAACGGCCCCTGCAAAACGCTCATAGCCCTTAAAACGTTGGTAAGAGGTGTCAAGCGTGCGCGGGTGCGTATCGGTAAGGAGTAACTCCGCCGCACGCAGCAAGATGTCCTGGAACTGAGTGGGTTCGTGCAGCTCCACCAACAGCTCACGGGTAATCGGATCTACCCAGAGTTGATAGAGTAAATCGATTTCTCGCAGGTAACGCGAACCAACGCCTGATGCTTCCAACACATTCAGGTACACGCCACGCTTATCGAACTCGTAGACGCTATACTGCTTGACCGCTTTCCAGTACTCGTTAAAGCCTGCCAAGATAATCGCAGGCAACTTGTCTTTCTTGCGAAACACAAGCGTCTCATCGGCAAACGCGATCGAGTACTCTTCACCGGTTAATCCTACCCGCTTACCTGCCGGAACACGTCTGGGTTCTACCCCAAGGTGTTTGAGCAAAGACGAGAGTCCCATCTCGTAGGCAAGCACCACACCCAGCGGGATGTTCTGACCGAAGACCGAGACCACCGCAAAATCGACCGGCGCTTTCATCGGATCAAAACCGCACAACTCATCGAACGAGGCGAGATTGATCATCTTACCATCGGCGATCACCGAGATCCCACCATCGGCGGTCATGATCATCGGATCGCGCTTATCGGTGGTTCCCACCATCAACGCCCCTTCTTTTTCCACCCGCGCTAATACGTCTTTACCGTAAAGCTGCTCACGCTTGGTGTGGTCAAAGTTAAACTCCAGGCTACTGAACTTCACCTTCTCAGGCCAAGCACCAGGTTTCACCGTAAAGCCGCGAAAACCCATGGCACAGATGCTGTAAAGGCGCGGTGCTTGAAAGAGATGATCAAACACGTTAGCTGGGTGAAGTGCACTGACGTGCGGGTTATCCAGGTCCAAGCCAGCCGCCATGATGTTACGCCTTAGCCAGTCACCGTAGTCGTTCACCTTCTTTTCACTACGGGTGACAAACACTTTCCCGTAGTAAGAGGTCAGACCCACGCGGGAAGTTTCGATCTTTCGAATCGGCAAGTCCCCGCGTTGCGTGCGCATCCGGTAAGGTACGTTATTGGCAACAAACACACCATCGGCTCGCACCGACGGCAGTTTCCAGCGCAGTGTGGATGCGGAACCCTCCACCGGCGTCACGCGACAGGTGTACATGTCGTAATCACCCGTGATCTGTTCCACATGTTCGACTTCGTAATCGGTCACGCAGTAGCCAGCATCTTGAATCTTCAGCACCATCGCCGCGACGTCTTTTTGCAACACGTTTTCCACATACTTCGGGGTGAACTCGTGTAGCGTCGAGGCAAGCATGCTCTTGTCGAAAATCGACGGCTTATCCGGGATGGTTTTCGCCTCTACCTTCACCGCCTCCGGGTGCACCACCACGAAATCTTTCATGCTACCCTTACCATCGGGCGCCGTGATCGATTCATGCTTGCGTGCCAATTCCTGATAACGCCGCACTTCAGCAGCCGAGAGCATACCTTGCTCAGCGTGCCGATCGATAAGCTTTTGCACCCCTGAGGTGTAATCATGGGTGGTTGCACTTACCTCTGGTTTCGGATCGATTGGTTTAAGCTCGGGTAGCTTACGCGGCGCTTGTATCGGGTTTGATACTTGCGTCTGACCCAAACGCATCCCTTGCGTGGCAGATAGGGGTTCTTCGTCGTTTTCGACCATGAACTCCATCATCTCTTTGCGCCGCTGAATCACCGCCTTACTGATACGATCCAGCTCCAACAGATCCGCTTCGAGTTGACGCTCTTGCTCAACGCTCAAATGCAGCTGTGTCTGCGTTTGCTGCTCATCCCGATTCGGGTTGAGAATGTCGAGCGGGTTGGTGCGCACTTGCGTGTCGACCAACGCCGTGCTTGTGCTGCCGGTTACCGGGTTGACCTTTGGTAGCGAAGACACCGGAGCGGTCAGTGTAGCTTCTTCACTACCGTCGGATTTTTTTCCGTCGCTATCCTCATTGACGACGTCTTCTCCGAGATCCTTATTCGAAACCGAACGCGCTTGGAAAAGCCGCATCAGCATCCCAAGAAAACGACGTTGCAACTGGTGCGAATCGATACCCGAGTGGTTCGGGTTTTGTCCTTCAGCCAGTTTGGTCAACTCCACCTTCGGGGTGTTGCGCCAGCTATTGAGCAAACCCAGGTTAAGCATCAACCAGCGGCCTGACTCCTCGAAGATGATGTTCACTTTCGAGAGTTTGTCTTCCGGCACTCGTGCAAGCAGCGACTCAGAGCGGTAATCGCCCAACCACTTCCACAGCTCCAAGATCACAAAAGCATCGGGTTCGTAGACATGATGAATGGTGGTGGCATTCATCTTCGCTTGTGCTTGTTGCAAGTCGCCCACCGACGGCAATGTTGTCGGTAAGTTAAACTTAACAAACTGATTACGCACACTCTCACCAGCTAACATTGCTACTCGATCCCACAATGCCGCTTGCTGATTATGCCATTGGTAATACGCACTGAGCACGTTACGCTGGTACTTTAACCCCAACGGAATAAATCCGTAGTTTTGCACCACCAATGTCATCGGTGTGTTTTCATACTGCGCGAGCTTACTGATTTGTTGAAAACGACGATTGCGCGACTGGTAGTGACGAATGACCTGGGGCCAACTCACCACGTGCTTTTGCGGCAAGCCAAGACGGGCCCCTGGCTCCGTGATGTGTTGAATGGCGATCGAGCGCGTGATGTTGCGAAAGAGGTATTCGTTCGAGGAAGGCGCCACATCGACCCCGGTGTTCGATCCCAGATAGTGGTAGATCGAAAGCAGCGGTAACTCCATCAGACGCGTCGCGGCCAGCGGCGGAGAGAGCAACTTATCGACACGTCGAATGCCGAACTTACGGAAAAAGAGGTCGTAATAAATCATTCTTTAACCCCAGTGAAATTGTGCAAGACGAGTTCTACCGTATCGGTAGAGGTGGAGGCCATAAACTCGCCATTGGTGTTGACATAAGCGCGCACGGTCTGTAAAAAGCGATGTACTTCATCGACCGCTTCTTTCGTGTAGATCGAGTTACCTGAACACGTATCTCCATCAAAGTCAGCACCCAGACCCACGAGTTTAGCTGGATGAGGAATCAATGTGTTGACAAATGCGCTTCCTGTGATGGGAAATTGATAAGCGGTACGCTCCTCACCCATCGGATCCCAGTTGAGGGATAACTCGTGGCGCTTTTCGTATTTGATCGTCGTCTGACAGAAAACCATCGACGGATAGATCGAGCCAATTCCTGTGACCGGGTAACGCGTCACAAAGACTGGATATTTATTGAGCGCAAAATACGTTGAGCAGTACAGCAACTCACAAAAGGTGAGGGGGTGAACGTCTTTCTTCTCGCGCCCTTGCGGCACTTCATCGATATCGTGCATCAAACGAAATGTGCCATCGGGTCCCTTGTAAATCAGACCCAGATAGTGGTTCTCTAACTCCAAGTGTTTGTGGCGATTGTCCTCATGGGCAAAAGCTGCGATGACTTTTTCAAGCCCTTCATCGGTCATCCAGCGATCGTACATTGTCGGTTTGAGGGTTACCGGTTCAGCTTTGAGAGTCTTTTTGTTCACCAATTGCGCCGGTTGATCGGCTGCTACAAAAACCGTGGATAGAAAGCTTGTGCGCAGCAAATACTTCGATACCGGTAGCAGCATCTTAAGTGTCTGATACAAGCCAACACCCGTATCGTTGATACTCATACCACCTGGTGCACCTAGGTACGCAACTGCCGTGTCCGCTGCGGTAATCACATTTCGCGTGCCGTTAAAGATACGGCGCGAGACCCAACGGTTTTGAATCAACTTACGGCGACCCGCAATCATCTCCTCGTAGGTCGAGTAAATCTGATTGAAGCTCTTTTGAAGTGTGAAGCGCGTATTGTTGATCACCTCAGGGTTATGCGCAATCGAAGCGTCGCTGATCGTATTGGCCACCATCAGTAGTCGCCGATAGAGCGAATTGACTTCGTCTTCCTGCGGGCGACCGTCTGCCAAAATCTCCATATCGCGCAAACCAGCGGGCAAGACCACCACATGGTCAATCATGCACTTATCCTGATACATCTGAATAAGCTTGATGTTGTGTTCACGTGATACCGATTTGGTGTCCTTCCACTCGATACGTTTCCAGTTGGAGACAAAGAACTGAAACCCCGTTTTCCCATGCACTGAGTCCGACCGAGCGAAGTCCTTTTCCTCATCATCGAACACGGCATATTCAGTGCCAGCGATAATGCCCATGTACAGCTGTTTCAAATCCGCCAGTGCGCGATAAATGATCGGGTGGAAAATCGAGATCTTGATGTCGATGTAGGAAAAGCGGCGCGAACGCAGCTCGTCTCCGACCCGGCCAAAAATCTCGGTACTGAACAACCCATCGGGATGAAAATTGCTGCCCGTACCATCGAAACTGTCAAGCACTTTCACCGGCCGCATCAGGTGCAGCTTAGCCGGAGTCAGTTGCAAGAGTGTCAAATTGAACGGGATATCGAGTTTCGCGCTCATCGCTATCCTTTTTGAATCGAAAACTTATGAGTGAGGGACGTTTCCCTCAGCAATATACGGAGCCACAGTTATGGCTGGGAAAATTAAGTTTGAAACCGGAAATGATTTCAGCTTCGATGATTCGCTGGACATTCCCGAGTTTAAAGCATTCGGAGAACGTGACGATAAGCGCAGCGCTCGTCAAGCGGCATTAAGTCTTTCAAAGACGGCGCTCAAAGGTGCAGTTGGTAGTCAAGGTCTCTTGGATAACAATTACTGGCGCCGCACCATTCGTAGTGATTTACCCAAAGGTTACGGCACGGCACTCGACATTGCTGATGAAGCGTCGAGCACCCTGAAGAGTCTATACGATGAGACCTCACGGGAAATGAAGCCTTTGCTGAACGACATGAAGCGCGTTGTTCAGCGAATGGAAGAACCGATTGATAAATATCTGCCCAAAGGACTGGCAGAAAAACTGAAGAAGTTTGGCCGCTCGATTGAACCGGGCGCATCTTACGTTGATGCCGAAGCGCAGCGTGAATCGATGCTGCAAGCGCAAGTGGCAGAGGTACTTAAGCACCAGGTCATTAGCGAAGCGAAGCGTCAGCAATCGGAAGACTCGCGCAGTAAAATTCGCGAAGGGATCGATCAGATCCGTCACAAAGACAGCATGGGTCAGCTTAACCAGATCCGGTTGTCGGTAGCGCAATTGGCGGCGTATCAAAATAACGTCACCTCGGCTTATCATCGTAAGTCTTTGGAGTTGCAATTCCGTTCGTTCTACGCGCTGCGTGACATCGTTGTTGAGCAACGCCGTATGAACGAGGTAGCCACCGAGGCTTACCAGAAGATCATCAAGAACACAGCACTGCCTGAGTACGTGAAGATTACCGAATCGGAACGGCTTAAGCAGATGGCGCGCAATAAGTTCATGGGCGCAGTCGATTCGTTCGGCAGTGGCCTACTCGGTGCGCGGGCAGATTTCATTCGTAAGACGGGTGAAAATCTGCGTAAGGTGATGGGTCAGCGCGTTAAAGACTTTGCATGGGGCGCCTCCCAGGGGTTGCAAGGGCTGGAGAGTACAGCGGACATCGTCAGCTTAGCTGAGATGACGGGGATGCGGCCGGAAGAAATCTTGATGCAAGGTGCATCGGGGATGGCCGCTCAAGCTGCCGGTACGCATGCGATCAAGTGGATCAAAAAGCGACTTCCGAAAGATGGAAAAATCGCGGAGTTTTTGCGCCGGGGCGGACGCATCGGTAACATGGTGCAATATCACGCAACGAACTTGCCTGGTAAAGCGAAAGATTGGGCACAAGGCTTTGACAACCTGCCCGGTTGGTTACGCTATGTCCCCGGCCCCATCCAGGATATGTTGCGCGATGCGATCATGATGAATGGCGGACTTGACCGCACCATTCAGAAAGATCGACTCAAAGACATGCAAGGTCCGGCAATCTTTAGTCGACAAGTGGCCAAGTCGATCACGGAAGTCATTCCGGGCTACCTCGCTCGGATCTTTCGCGAATTGCAGGTGATGCGAACTGGTAACGAAGGCATTGAACTGACGCACTACGACTTTATGTCCAATAAGTTCAGTGCCAAAAGTGCGGTGCGTAAAAAGCTCTTTGAAACCGTGATCGATAAGAGCAGTAGCCAGATGCTGAACTCCGACATGGAGGGGTTGCTTAACGAAATTGATCCTGACAAAAAGCTCTCTGTTGGTGCACGGGCAGCGTTGCGCAAGCAACTGTTGCGTGACAATCTGTACAACCGCTCGGGTTCCACTGAGCAATATACCGATGCGTTTAACCATCACTTTGGTCACAGCACTGAATTGGCCAATCACTTCGCCGGGCGCTATGGTAAAGACAGTGATCGAGACTACAGCAAGCGTGTTCAGTTTGCTACTAAACACACCGCCATTGGCCAAGGCATTAAACTGGCACGCGAGGATATTCAAGACCTCGTCAACGCCGGGCTGCTTGACGAAGTAAAGAGTTTAGGTCTTGTGGACAAGTTCGGCAATATCGACATCGATCGGATTGCCAACTATCACCTGGATAACCAGTACAGCCCTGAGCAAGGTATGCGCAGTGCCTTGCGGCGCGCGTCTCGCAAACGCGGCGGTGCGGCTCAAGCAGGAATGCGTGGAGCAGGCACGCGTCACGCTACCACCAATGTTTTTAACGCAGCGCCTTCTTACGAAGCTAGTTACGATCGTAGCACGGCTGGTGGACAAAACTTCACCGAAGTGATCGATGCGATTAAGGCGAACAATAGCCTCTCGATGTTAGAGAAGGTCAATCAAACGCTTTTGCGTATCGAAGAAGAAATCCAACGCGGCGTCCTCGTCTATAACGGTGGTGACGTCGGCGGGATGGGAATGATGGGTGAACCTCGCCCTGGGGGTCCGGGTGGTCCCGGTGTGTTGGATCGTTCACTGCGTCAGAATTGGCGTATGGGGCAAGAGCATCTCAAAGGGTTGGGTCAGCGCGCTTGGCAGTGGTGGAAGCAACCGGGTTGGGGTACCGCCCAATGGGGTAAGCGTCATGAGCACTGGGACAATATAACCAACAAAGTCGGAAGCTGGTGGCAATCGGCTAAAGACAAATGGGAGGACATGAAAGAAGTCTATATCGACGGCGAGCTGAAACCACGCTTAACAGCGTGGGGATTTAAAGCGGGTCTTTACTACGATGGCCCCATCACTGATGCCAAGCGCAAGGTGATTCATTCGTGGAAAGAGATTAAGGGTGCCGTCTACGATGAATTGGGTAACATCATCCTTGACCCCCAACAAGCCGCTAAAGCGTTTATTCGCACCACGGCTGGAAAGAAGTTGCTCGCCGCCAAAAACTGGCTCCTCGATAAGGGTAAAGAACTTTTCACCCAAGCGCGTTCTGGCACCCTCTCGGCTTACGGGGCGGTGCGTACGGGTTTGCATAAAGCTCAAGAATACTTAGACGCTCAAGATGTGTTCACCCTGGATGATCTTAAGAACCCGAAACTCCAAGCCATTGTGATGCGGGCAAAAGGGTATCGTTCGGTTCACCGTCCGGATAAATACGTCATGACGCCGGCCGATATCGATGGTCCTGTGATGGATCTGAAAGGCGAGCAAGTCCTCACTGACAATCACCTGCGGGTTGGTTTGTGCGATCGCTTCGGTCGCCCGCTCCTTACCGGTAAGTTGCGCCTGATGCAGTTTGGGAAGGATACCATGCAAATGGCGTTCCAAAAGGTGCAAAACGGTTGGAACATGGCCAAAGAGTTTCTCTCTGGCAAATGGGCGGGCTTTAAGAACTGGTTTAAGGTTGATGGGATTGCATTCTCAGGTGGTAAAACCATCATCGAGCGCTTGACCGAGATCCGTGATTTGCTTAAAGAACGGCTGCCAAGACGACGCCGTACTTTGGGTGATGTCAACGGGGACGGCATCCGAGAAGGCAGCTACGAGGATGAAGTTAAACACGGCGTAGCCGGGACAGTGGCGCACGGAGAATCCGCCGCTGATGCGGAGCGTGCTGCTGAGCAAAAGCTCGGTGCGAGCGGGTTTTCGATCTTTGGAGCCGGCGCTGCTGGTCTTAAAGCACTGCGAGACGCATGGCGTCAGCGTAAAGCAGGCGCTACTGCTGAGGAAAAAGCTGGGGGTTTGGGTTCGACTCTGGCCAACTACGGCGGTTACGCTTTGGATGCTTTGACGCTGATTCCAGGAGGAAAGCTTTTGCGCGGTGCAGGTCGCGGCATATGGGGAGCATTGCGTGGCGGTGGTCGACTTGCTGGTAAAGGTTTGGAAGCCAGTGGTGATCTGCTCAAAGCCGCTAATGCCGCCCGCATGGCCGGTCAAGGTGGATTAGTTGGCACCATGGAGGCGATGCGTGCAGCCAAAGGAATCAAAGCCGCCCATGAGGCGGAAGAGATTTTGCAAGCAGCGCGCGCAGCGGGCCTCTCAGCTGAAGAAGCCGAAGCATTGGCAGCTGACGCCCTGCATGGAGGGAAAGCGGCTGAAGCGGTGGGGTTGGGCAAACAGGTACGCGGTCGTATTTTGTCACTTCTGAAAAGAGGCGGGAGCGCCGCGTGGAAGGGTGCAGGTAGTCTTTACGAGTTGAACCGAGCCGGAAACGTCTCTACCGCTCGCTTGGCCGGTCGTGGTTTTGGGATGCTGGGTCGCGGCTTGGGGGCTGGTTTGAGACTGGGTGCTCGCGGACTTTGGGGTGCCACTAAGTTGGGTGTCACCAAGGGTGTACCTTGGCTTGCTCGGGATCTGACCAAAAACGGCCTAAGGTTTGGTAGTATGCTCGGTCGTGGTGCACTCGGGTTGGCTAAAGCCGGTGGTGGTCTGGGGTTGGGTTTAGGTGTCGATTTGGCTGCCCACTATGCTAACACCCATGGACACCACGGGATCGGTTCGGCCTTAAACACGGCTGGCACCGCGATCACGGGCTATGGTCTAGCGTCTACCGCAGCTGGGTTGATGGGGATTGAAGGTGGTGCACTGGGTTTGGGTGGTGCGATTTTGGGTGCAGTTGGCGCACCGGTTCTGATCGGGGCAGGTTTGCTGGCAGCCGGTGCTTACGGAGCTTACAAGCTCTATAAGTACGCTAAGCGCAAAAAGCTAACCGAGCTTTCTAACCTGCGCTATATCCAGTACGGCTTCTCGCCGAAAGACGAGGCTCATGCCGACGCGATCTTCAAACTCGAAGACATGCTGGAACCCAATGTTCAGTTCCACGTCAGTGGTGTTCCTACACTCACCAACAAAGGGTTAAAGGAAGAGGATTTGCTTTCTCCTTTTGGGGTGGATATCGGCGATAAGGAGCAAAAGACTAAATGGTTGCAATGGTTTAGCCTGCGCTTTAAACCGGTGTTCTTGGTACACATGCAAGCGATGCGGCGCGTGTCTGAGCAAGCCAAAAGCTTGCGCGATGTGGAGAGCTTTAAACCTGCGCAAAAGAAGATGTATGTGCAAGTGGCAAGCTATCCGGGTGGACCGTATAAGTACATGACGGCGCCTTTTCCCCACATGGATGGTCTAGAGACCAGCGATGCGGATGTCGCGCAGTACGCCAAAACCCTCATGGCTTCTATCGAGTCGAAAGTCAAAAGCGATCCCGATGCTGCCAAAGAGCCTGCCTCCATGCCTAAGGTTAAAACGGTGGCTGAAGTTCAAGCCGAGGCCACCACGGCGCAAGGACTGGGACTTAAAGGTAAGAGTACCAACTGGCAACCGCTGAAAGATTTGGCTGGTACGGCTGCCGGTGCTCAAGCGGGTGCATCCGCTGCGGGTTCGCTTATCACCATGAAGGGTAATTTTGATGCCGCTCACCTGACCACGGGCGCTACGCTTGATGGTCTCTCGACGATTCGGTTTAAGACCTACGGGTTAAAAGACATGAATATCGAGAAGGTGAAAACTTTGCTCGTGTTGGAAAACGCTGTCATGAAGGATATTGACATCGGAAGTAATTTCCACGCGACGTATAAGGGTGACATTAAACGAACCTTTGCGGAGCAAGCCCCAGCTTTTGGTGTCAATGGTCCGTCATCAACTGATGCGTACAGTTGGATCGCTTGGTTTAATCTGCGCTTTTTGCCCACGTTCTTGAATTACCTAAGCGCGGTGTGCAGTACAGCGAAGAAAACCGATCCGCGTGCAGCGGTGCTGGCGCTTAAAGCTGACCAAATGTTGGATGTGGCTGCCGCCATTCGAACCTCCAGCGGTAAGAGTGGTAGCGTCTGGTCAGTTGCACAGATGCCGTGGCCGAAGTATGAGGCCAATGTTGATGTCTCCTCGACGGATGAAAACTACGCGGGCTTGCAAGATCGGGCCACGAGAACGAAACTCGATGAGATTAAAGGCACACCAGGGGCAGGCGAGAGCGATAGCAGTAAGGGTAGTGCAGCGGGAAGCGCTCAGCAGTCGTGGCTCTCGAAGAAGTGGAGCGAGTTGACCACCGGGGCTGATGGGAAGAAGAACTGGTTAGGGCGAGCCGCTGATGCGGTTGGTAACGCGTTCGGTGGGGTAGGTAAGTCCTACAGTGACGCAGCCGGTGCAGGAGCCTTTGGAGCCTCGCAAGGGATAGCAATTCAAGCCAGCTCCTCTGGTACGGGCGGGAGCGTCAATAGCTTACCTGATCCGAAAGGTGACGGTAGTTGGGCGGCCTTGAAAGATCTCATTTTGGCGGCAGCTAAAATGGTAGGGGTCGATCCGAAGCTGATGGCAACAATGGCAGCTATTGAATCGGGTTTCAAAGCCACGGTGAAAGCGGGTACTTCTACGGCAACGGGGTTGTATCAGTTTATCACAAGCACTTGGAACGAGGTGATCAAGAAGTATGGATCGAAGTATGGCATCTTACCTGGTACACCTCGAACCAACCCGAAAGCTAACGCTCTGATGGGGGCGGAGTTCACCAAAGATAACATCAACATCTTGTCACGTGGGTTGGGTCGCCAACCCACCGCAGGTGAGGTGTACGCAGCGCACTTCTTTGGTGCAGGCACCGCTCTTAAACTGCTTAAAGGCAACCCCAATCAGGTCGCCGCCCAACTTCTACCAGAACAAGCTGCAAAGAACCGCAATATCTTCTACGAAGGTCAGCGGGAGCGTACCGTCGGTGAAGTGGTTCAGTACTTGAATGCGTTGGTTGCCAACAAGGGTCGACAATTCGGTATTGGTACCGCTGGTGGGGAGCAGTTGACAGCCTCGGATGCTGGAAGCACGACTGGGAAGCCGCCTTCAGGTGTAGGTGCAGCTCCGGTAGGAGCGGTGAGTACCAAGGATAATAATGGTGCAGATCGCTTTAATGCACCGGGCTCAAGACCTGTGGGTTCGTCCGTTGGAACGGGCTCTCCCATGGGTTTTGGAGGCTCTAGCGGGCCGCCGGTGGCCGCTGCTGCTGCATTGGGTGCCGGGAACACGGTGTTCGATGCAATGGGTGGAAATGGTAAACCGCTTTCTTCATCCAGCACTGGGACAACTGGTGCAGGTGCGAAAGATCCGTTTGCTATTCCGGAGATGGGTCCAGGCGCTGCCATGGGGACAGGATTTTCCCCAGATGCAGCACGCAGTGCAACAGACCTCTTAGCCACCCGCCGTGCTCAGCAAGCCTCCAGTCAAGCAACGTTACCCGATGGTGGATTAGCTGCTCAACAACTTAGCGTCTCGAAAGAGATGTTGGCGCAATTGCAGCTGTTGGTGAAGTACGCAGCTCAATCGGTGAATCAAGATCAGAAAACCGGGGCATCACAAGTGTCGACGGGTAATGATTCGGATAGCATGCAAAACACCATTGCATCGAGAAAAGCCGCGTCTTCTCAGCCGCAACCGATGAAGCGCTCTCCTGTTTCCATGGCTAAGCCTAACTTTAACGCTTAATCGTGTGAATGGAGAATTCTGTCGCAAGTATTGGGCGGGATTCTCCTCATTTTTCGAAATATGCCGCTGGAGAAAAAAGAAATGGTTAGCCCATTCATGGTGAAAGACACAAGCTGGATTCGTCAATCATTCGCAGTTCCCAATTCAGCACTTGATTCAACCTCAGGTGATTTGGCCAGACGCACTTTTTCGACCAATCAAACCAAGTTCACCGACACCACCTTGGGGGGAAACTTTGCTATTAACCCCCCGCCTCAATTTACCCGTACAGCGGATTTGCGCCCTGCAACCAATCGTCTCACAGGTAGTAAAGGACAGGGTCGCTGGTACAGTGAAAACATCGACGACAATAGTCAGTTGATTTTCATTCGTTGTGGGGTGCCGGAGTTTAACTCCTTGACCACCTTCTTCACCGGTTTTTACAACACGGGAGCAGGTCAATTGGCACGCACAGGGCGTGCCACGGGTGCGTTCTATGCACTGGGCCGTGCCATTGGTTTTGCAGTGTCAGTGATGAACTGGCTACCTTTGTCGGTCCATTTGTTGGGAGTGGGATACCGCTTTTTTGCGGGCAAACCCGCTTCCAAGTTTTATTACCTTAAACCGACAATGCCGCTTTACTGGAACGCGGTGCAAACCATCGTCAACCAGATTGCGGTGAACCGAGGAATTGTGCCACGCCTGGGTTCGGGCTCGCAAACCTTCACGGGATCGGTTGATTCGCAAGGTACCACACAAGAAGCGACGCTACTGGATCTGTCACAAGGCTATCAGTGGGATGATCAAGCGCGTCAGGTGTTTGCGCAAAATTCACCTAATATCTTTGGCGAGGGCGGCGAAATTAACGTTTATGCCATGGCAACGCGCGCGATGCGCTTACAGCATCGTTACTACAACGCCATGGAACAAGCTGCTTCCGAAGGTCAATCGGACCTGACCACAGCTTTTACGCAAGTGATGCAAGAGACATACTCAGATACCCCGCCAGATTTTGGTACCTACCTTTCTGGTTTTGCCGGGCGCGTGGATTCCAACGGGAAATTTGCAGGTGGCGGTATCCCAGAAGGCCAACCGGTTTCACCTCCAGCTTCCAGTGCTGATGCGACCGATAACAGCGATAGCGGAAGCAACGCCAGTAACACCGGTTTTACCGCCCAACCAGATACCTCCGTTGAGCAACTGGTTTCGTCTCCGACAGCCGATGATGGTTTTGGTGCTTTTCTTAAAGCTGAAATGGACGATGGGGCAGAGTTCGCTTGTTTTCGCGTCAATGCAACGGGTAGTGTTGGGGAATCGTTTTCTTCCTCGGTGGCTGATTCGGAAATTGGCAACAAGATCAATTCGATGTCCAGTTCTTCTCGCTCGACTACGTTTGACTTGGCAAATTTTGATCTCGTAGGTGGACCAGTTGGAAAGTTGCTCGGCTCTGTGGTCAATAGCGCGATGGATGTGGTAAGGGGTGCGGCTGAACAGTTGAACATTTCGGGGTTGGCAGCCTTGGCGGGTGCAGCTTTTATTGACATCCCGAAACATTGGGAGTCTTCTTCAGCCAGTGTTGGTAAGGGGATGAATTACACCATCAATTTGGTGTCTCCGTATGGCAACCCGCTTAGCCAGATGATCAACATCCACATCCCGTTGGCGATGCTTTTAGCCATGGCGCTGCCGCTTTCCACGGGTAAGCAATCGTACACTTCTCCTTTCATTATCGAATTGTACGATAAGGGTCGCTGTCAGACCCGGCTGGGTCTTGTCACTGATATGTCGATTAACCGAGGAACAGGTAATCTCGGTTTTACACGAGAAGGTCACGTCATGGCCATCGATGTGTCGTTCACGGTGATGGATTTGTCCAGCATCATGCATATGCCAATTACTCAAGGTATCAGTTTCTCGGCCGCTGCTGCCGGGGCTGTAGCGGGTGGGTTACTTGGTGGGGCAGGTGGTGCGATTGGTGGCTTTGCTTTGGGAGCGATTGCAGGAGGCTCGTTTGATGAAGATACCATCTTCACCGATTACATGGCAGTACTCGGTGGAATGGGTTTGGCTGATCAAATCTACCCGTGGCGCAAGTATAAGCTTAACTTGACCAAGCAGATGACCAACTTTAAAACCTGGGCTTCGTGGGCACACTTCGCTTCTTGGATGGGAAACACACCACCAGCGCGGCTGGCCTCGATGATCTATAAGGGTGTGGAGCACTGACGGCATATTCGGGGACTCCTTAAGGAGTCCCCATTTATGCCATTAATTAAGGAGGTGAAGAAAAGAGCGGCGTCTTCGGGATATATCCATCGTCTGAGTAGACGGCACGACCCAGTGGCGTATACCCAAGTAAAATATGACTTGTTACCGGAACTTCATTACCAAAGGTATCGGTCACGGTTGGTACCGTACTTGCCGAAGACGTCTGTACAGCCGGGGCGACTGTATTGCTACTTGACTGTGAAGCGGGTAAACCGTATTTGGTCGGATCGTACGTACCATTGTTGATCTCTGACATGGCCGAGTAATACTGATCCGTGGCTTGCTGCTGAGCAATGGCTTGTTGCCCGTCTTTGGCAAAAGACAAACCCGGCATGATACTTGCTAATTTATCGAGCAATCCGTTCGATTGCGGATCAGCCGTTCCGGTGTTTTTGATCGATGAGTTCCCTTGTGATTGCACCACATTTGGGAAGTTCTCCGCGATGGAGGAAGACACATCTTGCGCCCCGTAAAGGCCAGCCAGCGCGTAGTCTTGCTGTTCACTTTGCTCAGGTAGCGTCATCACGGCGTTGCCCATCATATCCGAAAAATCTGACGATACTCCTGTTAAAGTCGTCAAATCCGTCGTGGTTGACCCGTTGCGGGTGCATGTATTCCAAGCGCTATTAGCGCTGTTAAACGCACCCATGACGCTGGCAAACGTACTGCTATCGGTGGCCGGTGCATTTCCATTACCTGTACCAATGGATCCTAAACGCGAGTACAGTGAACCGAACTGCGAAAGCGCCGAGGGGTTGATCAACGACACCCCACCAGGAGATAGTGACGATGCAATCTGACTAAGTGAAGCGATGTCGCCATTGGAGATAACCGAAGGCAAAGATAAACCCGCTGCCTTATTAATCACCTCCAAATCAGTGATCCCAGTCATCACTGCGCCAAAAGTCCCCGTGATCCCATATCCCCCGGCTTGCTTGACAATTCCACCGATGATCGACGCAATCGAATCTTTATCAACAATCCCCAAATTTGCTGCACCATTGGTGAAGCTATTAATGAAGTTGCCAATCGAATTCAGATTGTTAAAATTTGTAACTTTTAATTGCTGAGTCACCCCCGCCAGCGTCACGGCAACAGGACCAAGCGTCTTTAACCCTGCTGTCAATTCACTTTGCAAATCCGGCCCAAGTAGCTTGAATGCAGAAGTAATCTGGGAAGATGATGCTAAAAGACGGGTGACGAGATTAATCGGGTTTGTCAGTAAAGTACCGTTTTTCAACCCAGTGATAATCGGGAGTAAACCCGCCAGGGCTTTACCACCTTTGAGCACATCGGGGATAGAAATCCCGAGGTTACTAAGTTCATCTTTAATGGCGTTGACAACACCGCCACCTGCCGTATAGGGATTTTGGACCGCCAATGTATCGTTCGGCCCAGTGAAAAAGGTCGGTTGCGCAAGAGGCGGCGCACCCGGCATTGTGAATTGCGGAGTTGTTGCCATAATTGAGAACAAAAAAAGAAAGGAGACACCTTTGGGGTGTCTCACGGTTTCACTTATGCGTCGGTGTCTTGCGCGTGGCAAAGACTTCTTGATATTCCTTGTAAGGGACGATTTCTTTCTGGATCCCTTCCTTGAACATCTCGCGAAGCTCTTCAAAATCCTGCACGAGCCATGGCGCGGTCTTTGGGTTGATCGGAATGGCGTGTGGTCCGTAGTTGTAGTACTGCGTGAGCGGCAACGTTGAGGCGATGAACAATTCCTTGATCCTCGGGTTCTGACTGATCTTGAAGTAATTGCCATCCATGATGATTTCTTGGAAGCACCGCCGCCGAATGCTGGGTAAACCCTTACCGTATTGATAGGCCGCTTTACCAACAAGTGAGCGTAACTTATCGTCAGGTGTGGCTGTCTTCACGTAGTACCAGTACCCCTCCATGCAATTGAACGGTCCGAGGTATTCATGGGTGAACCGTGCTTCCGTGAAGTGCGCAAGTAAGACACCTAACTCAGTCTTACCTTGGGGACTAATGTTGATGTGATCAATCCCGTCACTCGCTTTGGTAAATCGCGCCAGCGCACTTTGCGCAGGGGATTTATCGTTTGTCATTTCCAGTATCCTCATTTGCATTCGTACCGTCAGTATGAGGTTGTGTGGGGGTACCTTCACCCGGTTTATCCGGTGTCTTGCGATCGACGAGGACCATGGAGGTTTGGTGAATCTCTTCTTGACCATTCGCATAATACGCGCGAATCGCGATATCGATCTTTACGATCTTCAAAAACTTCAACCCCTTACAGAAGACCTTCCAGGTCATCTTATCTTGAGTGAGCGCCATGCCGAGGTTTCCTCGGGCACTGGTGCGATCTTTTCGATTGTTCGCGATTCGGTTGCTGGGGTCGTTCAAATAATCGTACATTAAGGAACCAAACTTCTCAGGACCGACTCTGCGGTCTCGTAAGATTTGTCGGAAAAGTCTCGACAATGTTCCGTTTGTCCCGAAAGTGCGACCTACTCCTTTATCGGAAGAGGTCAAAAGACGGAATAAATCATTACTTGCCATCATTGTTCCTTTCTAGCCTGCCACAGCTATAGAGGGTTAAGTTATACTGCGCATTTGGGGGTACTGCGATATGGGTATTGCTTTTACTTAAGTGTCAATTGTAAGTCATACAGGTCTAAAAGCGTATCGCGCAGTCGAACGAAAAACGGAATCAATGCACGATTATTGTAACCGGCGACCCCAAGTTCTTGTCCATCCGCTTGCGCCATGAGTTCGATCACCTCTTTGATTGAAATAAGAAACTTAGGTAAAGCGCCAGAAGTCAAATAATATCTTTCTTCCCCGATCATAAAGTCACCCATCGAGATAATTTGCATCTCAAACGATGACCAACCTCGATCGAGTTTCTTTTCCTCCCTTAGTGCATAGCGGATATAATTCACGGTTTTATGATACGTCTCGATACTGCGGTACGGAGTACGCAGTGTGTGCATCTGGAGTAACGAGACAGGAATTAAGCAGTAATCATCGGGGTTGATTCCCTCGATAATCTGTTCACACAGTTTCCACATCCGATCAAGCGGGACCCCTTGCTCCATCAACTTCATCAATCTGGTTTTGCGATCTTTCACCAGTTTGTTTTTCAAACTCCGGTGAATCCCGGATAAGAGAGACAACATCAAGAGTTCTCCTTATATTGACAAAGCTTATGAATAACTACTCAAGAAGATGATATAGTACTGAGATTTCTTTGGGACCTCCATCATGGACAATACAACTCAAGGAAACTTCGAGATCGTTCCTAACGAATTCGAAGTGATTCCCCCTCTTCCCTCTGAAGATAATATCCAAGCTTTCGTTCATCATCGTCGAATGCAGTTAGTCAAAGAGATGATGCAAAAAGACGGACGAATACCTGACGATCCAAAAGATCGCCTCTTGATGTTGGCGGCTCTAAAAGATATGGATTCTTCGGCGATTAATCGCAAACGCTTGGCGATCGAAGCCAATAACGGTGAAATCACAGCGGGCGCCGCTGCGGTTATCGCAAAACTTTTAACGACGTACGGTAATAATTCGAAGCGCGATGTCGCGCCCGCTGTGGATAGACCAGCCCCAAAACTGGGTCCTGAGGTCCCCGAACCAACATTGCTGGAAGGGGAAACTGCGGTCACATTACCCCAGCAGTCCTATGACACCTTCATGTCGAAGTTTCCCCACCCCGGAGAAGCTTAAGTGTAACCATTGGCTAAGTGAACGGACGTTCACAGCAGCCGCCCCCACACCCCTCCCTCACCTGAATAATAGGCGGGAGTGGGTGTGGGGGTCGAACTCTGTTTATGTCGTTGCCTGGTTACGCTGAAGGCGCACAGAACTGCTGAAATACCCTACGTCGAGGTGCGTCACCCCGGCTATCGGCGACACGCGGAACTCGTCAAACGTAAGGGGGTCGGGAGCCTTTCCTACAAACTCCGCCTGGTATTGTCGAAGAGCATCAGCATCCGGTTTTCCGTCGTGGAATAAACGTGGTGCATAGATGATCACTTCAGGCAACCTGACTTCGGTTTCGAAGGTCTCCGGTTTGTAAAAATGGTTCAACCAAGTCCATGGGTTATACATGTACATGGCACCATAAGACGCTTTGCAGTGGGCTGGAGTCAGTTCCTCTGGCTTCTTGTAGATGAACTCAATCGACACGAGGTCCTTTCCACTTACCCTTAAAGATGCGCCACCGTTTAAGCGCTCTAACAAAACCCTACGCAATTCCTCTTTTTCTTCCTCACTCAGAGGGTAGGGATAAAGGTTCACGGTTACTTGAACGCCATCGTGATTCGGCGTAGTTACCGCTTGTTTCTTCAGTTGTCTTAGTAGATCCCGGAGATGGAAGATCGCACTTGTCATCACCGAGTTCTTTAGTACTGCCAGGTCCCGTTCGGCGTATCGGATCTTGTATTCGATCATGTTCACGCCGTCAAACTCATCTGTCTCTCGTTCGAAATATTGTTTCGAGGAAAGGCATTGCTTCGCGGCCTCCCCAGAGAGAAGGCCGATGGTCCCCAGTCGAGTATCGAGCACCTCATCGAGCCCGATCAAAATGCCCTCGACTTTGTTAGCATGAGCCATTTGCCCATACCCCCGGCATTGAAAAGGTTAATATACGTTCTTGAGCTTTGAAATTCATTGCTTGTTGAACGACCTATTCGTGCAGGCATTTCGCTGCTTTTTTATCCGTTCTCCCTTACTGCATAACAAGTACCCCTGGGCTTATTTTTATAATTTCCACAAAGGATTTTGTTACAATTAACCAGGTGTTTGGGTGATTATTGCCTCTTTAGCGCGAGCGATTTTCTCTGCTTTGGCTTTTCTTTCGAGATGCTCGTTCCAGATGTGATTCAAATCATCCACCGGCATAAGGTACAGAATCATTAATGCCAAAGTGGTTGCCCAGCGATTGTAAAGCAAGATGTCGCGCACATCGTCAATCGTGGGGAGTCGCTCTTGCAATTCATCCGGAACAATGACAAGTGGCGTACTTTCGGCCTCTTTCTTATCGCGTGGGGCCGGTGCATCGATGAAACCAATGGCTTGGGCGATGTTATCGACCAAAGCCGGGTAACGAGTTTGCGTATCGCCAAATTTAGCGAAGATGTGCATCGTCACCGTCAAGATAAAATCCCGAATGGCGTCATCCTGATACATCAAGTCAGCCAAGCGCTTAGTGCCCTCCAGTTGACCCGAGAAGAGTTGATATGGTATCTCTCTGAGCACAAGGCTGATGCTAAAACCCAGAAGCTTCGGACGCAAAGCCTCCGAAGCAGTGGAGATAGCTGTGAGTACAGCGGTATTGACCAGATCACCAACACGATCCATTTCTTCTGCACTCAAACCCATGTCTTATCCTTCAATCGAATTAGAAAGGTGCATCGCGGTCAGTATGATCCCGAGTGTCTTGGTCGACTCCACACCCCCCGCATACGGTTCAATCTCCTTTTGACTGACCGAACCGGTTTTCGCGATGATGGTGTTCGAAGCGTTAAACGCCTTGGTATCACCGCCACGAATCTTAAGCATCTCCATAATGGAGTGGTCTAACCCGAGTGCGGCTAACACCTGTAGTTCGGGATAAGAAACTTTGCTGCCTTTGGATTTACCCGTGGGTTGACCCGTCAAATCATCAACGGATTTGTTATCCTCGGGAATGGAGATCTTCTTGATCAGGTGTTGTGCCTGTCGACGAAGAGGGAGATCGTAGACCAGATATTTCTTGGGCGTCAAGTAGTACGAGCCATCCGGACCCATCATCCAGATGCGTTGGAAATAATCGTGACCCCATTTAGCGGCCACGTCAAAGTTCCGATTGACGTCAATTTGATGCTTGGAGAAATTGGGCACAAATACTGCAATTTGCTGCGTGCCTTGCCCCAGCGCTTTGATCCAGTCTTCGAATTCGGAATCGGACATCGACTCCAACTTCGCCTTGTAGAGCGCGGTATTTTCACTACCAGGAAGTATGGCTTCCAATCCCGCGAGCAGCTCGGCGGTAGCTGCTTTACGATCACCTTTCATGACTTTTCTCCCGCATAGGGTGTGGGACAATCTTGCTAAACTGTCTGCATAATTATCCCACCCTCCGATGCGGCTTCACGCGGCTTGCACTTGGCGTGACACACCCAACTGGTACTTCATGATGAAGGGGACGACTTGCTGCTGAAACGAGTGCAGCCACGTCTTTTGGTCACCCTTGGGCAGCAGACAGTAGCGGGCGTCGAGTTGATCGCGCGCGTAATCTTGCGCGACTTTCTCACTGAAAACCGCATGCGGGTCGAGCCCGCCGATCGACATCTCGAATGCACGGTTGATGAGAAATCGCCGCACATCGAAATCCAACTTCTCATCGAGTGCATGCGGGTGTAAGAACACATGCCAGAATGCCGGGTCGGGGTGACCAGCATTCGCCAGTGCGTGCTCGGCGGCTTTGTGTAGGGGAACTTCCTTGGTTGGTTGTTCCGCAACGGTGGTTGGTGCTTCCATTGTGAAAAATCCCTCTAAAGAACCGGGAGACAACCTCCCATATCAAATTACTTTAGCGCCGTATCAAGCACGTTGCCACGGGTATCTTACAAATATTTGCTGAATGGCGCAAACTGTAGCGATAAAAAAAATCGTCAACAGTAGCGCATCTCCCGTAGCGTGATAATGCCAGGCTTTGTCTCCAAGTGCATAGGCAGACAAAGCCCAGAGCAGTCGTTTCATTTCTGGTATTCCTTTTTCAAGGTCTTCTTATCCGTTTCCAAGAAATATGGGTGATACTCGTCCTTGACCATCCGTAACAAGTCCATGCTGGAGAGAAACGGCTGAGCGTGTTTGGGGCTCTCGTTATCGATGGTCCACCAACCCCGTGTATTGAGCAGTGTGTTCCAGTCGTAGCCCTTTTCCTTAAGTTTGGTGTACAATTCAGCAGGGGTGACAATGTACTGGTCCATGTTGTGCCAAAGCGCGTTCATCTGGCAAATCTCGGACGAGATATTAAGTGCGCGCCGCAGCTGCGCGTCTTCATCGATCTTGTTACGGATCGTGGTGCGCGACAGACGCACACTCGGCAGCAAATCGAGTGCGTAGTTCTGAAGATTACCTTCGAACCCCCAACGCTTATCGCCCGACTCTTTCACCCCACGCATGTAGTGAAATTCAGTCAAGGAAGGTTGTACCCCTTCGGATTGCGAAACCACCACTTGCCAAGGCAACCCCGATTGACCTGACTTACCCCGCAACAACGTCACTGTCACCTCGTTCAGATCGGTGTCTTTCTTGAGCTTGTCGTCCGAATCACGCGGATACTGCGGACCATTACCGTCGTCAGCTTGAAGTAAACTGGCGCTTGACGAGAGCCAGCAATTATTGGTGAGAAATAGAAAACCTTCCGGCGCACCCTTGATCTTCTGACCTTGCTTCAGATACTGCAACTTCTTTTGCTTCGGATTGCGCGGATCGAGTTGATACTCTTCCCCGATATGTACCGTAAGAAACACGTAGTTGTACACAGCCTGCGCCAGCGCCGGAATATCCATCAAGAACTGCGCTTTGGCGCGTCCCTGATTCATGTTCAACATGTTCGTGTCGGACGTGCCAATGCGATTTTCTTCCTGGATCTTCATTGCATTGGCCGAGATGAACTGTGAGAACGAATCGACCCCGGTGAACGTGGGTACCGGAATTTGCATCAGGCTGCCGTCGCGCTCTTGGAAAGGCGTATTGCGCATCAATTGCTTGAGTGCTTTTTTCTTCGTCTCGGTGAGATACTCGCGAAGAATTTCGTACCATTCATCACCCGTGTGTTTGGTTTTGTCGGTGATGATAAAGCGACCCTGATCGAATACGTCCGGCTGGTCATCCAGACTCAACCAGTGTTGAATCATGGCGCAGACCATCTTCAGGCGCCATTCGTGTACGTTCATTTCCGTGTCATACTTGCTGCCGGTGGACTCTTCACAGATGCGAATCATCGCGGTAAAGAGCATCCAATCCATCAGCGTTGACTTAAAGCTGTTACCCGGCCCTGCGATACCGGTGATATTCGCCACTCCCCCGTTCAGAATCATTTCACCATACTTGCCTTCCAGGAAAGTTCCGGTAGCGATGTCAAAGCCAGCCCCAATATTGATCATGGCTTTGTGCAGCGGGATCCGGACAAAGCCGGGCATGAGATGTTCCATGTGTCGTTATCCGTTAAGTGAAAACCCAGCATTTCTCAAAGAATGCCACTCACGCTTACATTTTTATGTAGGTTCATCAGGAATCAGTCTCGTTTTTACATGGAACCATAAATGGACAGACAACTCAAACACGCACGCGATCTCGTCGCACTCGAAGCGTACGTTGTATCGGATCTCTCGGGACTGATTCAGCGTATTTTCCCCTCGGTCAAAGGTGGGTTGGACGGTTTCAAAGGAATGTTCAGCCAAGAACCCGCTGTTGCCCTCACCGGCAACGAGAAGAGCTTTCTTAACACCGTCGAAAAACGCAGCTACCCGAACATGATGCCGCTCACCGCTTTTGTTCCGGAGGGGCTGAAAGTCACCTATCTGGAATACAGCGCGGCTCTGTACCCTGGAGTTGAACATGCTCGTGGCTCGGTTGCCGTGATCGATGAATTCGCCGTTTTCTTGGCGATGCTCGTCTCCAACCGTTCCTCGATTCTGGAAACCGCTACCCGCAAGAAACAATACGCGGAGTTGATGTTGCAGCGTGAACGGGTGAACAAGGACATTCAGGCGTGCTTTAACGACACCACCCGCACTACCGTCAAAGTCGAAGATGTGGTCAAACGCAACGCCGATTGGAAACCGGCGCTGGAAGCCGCCAACGGGCTGACCAAATCGATCAATTTGATCGAGCGCAGTCACCTGTCCAAGAAAGTGAACGAGTGCTCGGAACTACTCGATCGTATTAGCCGACTCGTGAACGAGAACTACTTCGATAAGGTCAGTCCCGAAGTGTTGCTTGATCTGTCCGACGGCGCATACCAAGTGGCCGCTGAGTTGGAGTTTTACTCCATCATGTACTACCGTGTTCAAGCTTACGCGCACGCTGTCAGTCGCACGATGGAGCACGTCGAATCTGTGCAAAAAGCCGCTTAATGCGGCGTCTAACGCGGGCATATAGGGAGAGTCTTATGACTCTCCCGTTTTATGCCGTTTGTACTTACTGCTTGTGAATCGCACTAAGTCGAGTATTGATGTCTCGAATCACCGTTTTCATCAACGAATTTTCCAGATGCGTGAACGGCAACTTGCGTTTGGGTTTGGCCGAATCACCGTGAAAGATTAATTGCAATGCCTGTTGTTGTCGCGCGGTGTTGTCCGAAACCAGATAACCGAAGTCCATCACTCCAATTACATCGTTGGTTTTCACGAGATACTGAAACGCCGAGGATGAAGCGTTTCGATAGAACCCTTCCGGCCAGGTAAGTAGCCGTTCGTACGGCAGCATCAAAATGTCTTCCATATAGTGGTTGACTCCTGCGATGGGTTTTAACGGACCTTGCCCACCTCCGTAGACGTCCGAGGAGAACCACACCGCGAGTAATCCGTTCTCACCACAAATCATCTTGACGAGGTTTTCGTGCTCGGCCTGTTCGTTTTGACGCTTCAATACCTCAGCGCTCGGTTCGACTTTAGTCGGAGCCGTCGATGTAAGCGTAGGCATGTCGGTTTGCATCGCTGATTTAGCTTGCTCCGCACGGTGCGCTTGAAGTCCCTTGGCAAAGTCCGGCCCCAGCTTTTCACCCAACATACCTTCAGCCAACCCTTGGGCGATGTCTGCGATTCGTTGACGTGCGGCCGACATCGGGGGTGTGGGTTGACCGGTGGCCTCACGCAACTCATGTGTCAAAGAGCGCGTATCAAACTTGACCGCATCATGCCGCTGTTGCACTTCAGCCAAACTGGGTGCTGATTCGTTTGCTTGAGTAGCCAACTTATTGGCATTACCTGTGACGATCGCTACTCGCTGACGCATATTCAACGCCATGAGACTTAGCGAAGGTACAGCTGCTTCGAACAGCTGGCGAAGCAGCTCCTCGTTCTCTTGGTCGAGGTTCAGTTGCCCCCTTTGCAACGAAAGCAACGTAGTCACTACCGTTTTTTGAACGTCGGTGAGTTGCTGGTTGACGTTGTTCAGAACCTCGATGAGTTGTTTATGCATGACTTTTCCTTCTGGTTAGAAAACTGTTTAAAGAAGAGATCTGGTCCAATGAAAACGAGATACATGCTTTACTGAATCGTCACATGTTCGTTATAGGTATCAGGTACCACGATATTTTTCGGATCGAGCACACAGACTTGCACATTCGCAAACGACGAGTAATTCTGGTAGTCGTGACTGATGAGAAAAAGTTGCGTAAGCGCTGTCGTCTCCATCAGAGTCTTTAGCGCAAGCATCGTGCTCTTTTTGTGCTCGTTGTCAAACGAGGAAGCAGGTTCATCCAGATACAGCGGAGACTCAGCCAAACCCAGATACTTCATGGCCACCACCATGAAGGACAAATCAATGATACTCGTTTGTCCGGTTGAACCTTCCGAGACATCTGGTACGATCTGGCTCGCCCCAAATGCAGCCAACGGAAATTTGTAATCCAACTCAATCCCGTTGCCATCCATTACCCCGCACTCTTTCAAAATCAAGGGGTATGTCCAGATCTTCTTAATGAGACTATTCATCTGTCTCACGTAGTTCTTGATGAAACCAAGCAACCCTTCTGCAATCATCCCGTCTTTGGGTGAAAGCGTTTCGATCACGATGTTAAGTGCCTTCTCCTTTTGCATTTCAATGGCGATCTGCTCTTCCAGATCTTTTACTCGCAGCAGTTGTTGCTTGACTTCGTTGAGCGTCTCCTCTTTACGCAGTAGCTGCGACTGCAATTGTCGAACACAGTGATGGATTGTCTCCATCCACATCGTATCGATAATCGTCTCGGTGACGCCCGTTAAGTTTTTCTCCAACTGCTTGATTCTCTCACCCAACTCAAACGCTTCTCTTAACTGCTGGCGGTAATTCACATGCTCAGCAATTTTTGCCCGCACAAACTGCATGTAGTGGGTAATTTGCTCAACCGTGATCTCGATCTCGGCAGCTTTTTCTTGCGTCTCCAAAAGCGTTGCATTACCCACCAAGGTGGCTTGGTGCATGAGTTGCTTGGTCGATTCGATCTGTTCTTGAATCTCCTCGGCTTTAAGCTCGTACTTTAAGTCTTGCTCGATTTGCCCTACTAACGTGAGAACCATTCGCGGAGCAGATAGCGGAATATTTTCCTGCTCAAGGTATCGCCAGAAAGCACCAAGGGCTGGGTAACCTTTGGTGCAGTTGCTGTATTGTCGGTACAAGCTGGCGTAGGTGTCAATCTCTTCGAGCTTGGATTCAACGGATTTGAGCTTGCCGTCGACTTCAACGCTTTTCGTTGTTCCACGCTCAATAGCGTTCTTAATCTCCTTGAGCTTGTGCTCGGAGTAACCTGGTGCGAATCGGGTGTGACAGGTGGGGCACTCGACTTGTCCGGATTGAAGGTGCTGCTCTTGATGATCCTTTTGTGCCTGAAGTCGATCCAAACCACCTCGGTAGGTGTGCAGGGTCTCTTGCAGTGATTTTTGTTCACCGAGATAGCGTTCCCGATTGACTTGACTGAATCGTTTGTGCTCATTTTCTGGCAACTTGGAAAAGACGTCAACCAACAAATCGCGCGACGCTTCTAAGGCTAAGAGAGCTTGACGAGGATTGTCAAACTCTAGCGAAAACTTACGCTTGCCAAGCGTCTGTTGCTTTTCATTGATCAACCGGTTAAGCTTCTCCGACAATGATTTTAAACCATCGTCTCCTGTTTGCTTCAGAACCTTAAGCGTGTCTTGTACCTGGGCGTGATCTTTCACCGCTTGGTTCAAAATCGCTTCATGCGCTGCTAAGCGCTCGCGTAGCTGTTGGATATAAGCGTCGATC